GTAAGCAGTTACTAGAAGCCTATGCAAAGGGTGAAAGAGTTTTTATCAATGCGGACCTCCGTGGCGCGGACCTCTATAACGCAAACCTCCGTGGCGCGGACCTCTGTGACGCGGACCTCCGTGACGCGGACCTCTGTGGCGCGGACCTCTATAACGCAAACCTCCGTGGCGCGAACCTCTGTGGCGCGGACCTCTATAACGCAAACCTCCGTGGCGCGAACCTCTGTGGCGCGGACCTCTATAACGCAAACCTCCGTGGCGCGGACCTCTGTGGCGCGAACCTCCGTGGCGCGAACCTCTGTGGCGCGGACCTCTATAACGCAAACCTCCGTGACGCGAACCTCTGTGGCGCAAACCTGATTTATCTTGGTACTTGCAGCCGAGGATACGGCTGTTATGTGTCTAAGGCAAAAGATGGAAAAATTATTTTCCGAGGCGGGTGTCATGTGTTCACTTTAGGTGAGGCGCGAGAATATTGGGGGGAGTCATATCAGAAGGAGCGCGTACATGGTGACGAATGGCTTAGAAAAATCGACTACGCCGAGGCCGAGGCGAAGGCGCGGGGATGGATCAAGGAGGACAGATGAGTAAGCTGGAACAAATAATGGAGGTGGTGTGTCGCCACTGCGAGGCCAATTGTGCATTTTCTGGTGGATATGCAGAGCGGCTAAAAGAAAAGTCTGCCGGAGATATCCCCGACTGGAAATGCCCCACGGTTGAAGCAATCTCCGCCATCCTCGCGGAGCCCGACGTGATCGTGGTGGATGGGGTGAGTTGGGTGCCTGGAAAACCAGACCATTATGAGTACGGCGATTGGGTAGTGACAGAGGGCGGGCATAGATGGCACGTATATCATGGTGAAGAATATATCGGAGCCTTTGATGATTCATCTTCCGCCCTCTCCGCCGCCACCACCGCCGTCAAAGGAGGATGACATGTTGAAAAAATCAGCGACGATCAAGAGGAAATTGGAAGAGTACCGGGTGGCGATGAACAAGGTTGAAGCGATGGGATCGGCCTATGCCATCTGCCCTCAGTGCAAAGTAGAAACAGAGTTGTATGGGATTCTACTCTGCGAGGGGTGCGAATCGGTCATCTGCGATGAGTGCGCTGACACCGATTGCGAGGGCGTGTATCTCTGCCGCAAGTGCTTCAAAGAACTATGCGCCGCCACCGCCGCCATAAAGGAGGCCAAAGATGGAAAGTAAGCTGGAGAGGATCATGGATTTAATGGATGACGCGTGGAATAACGGGTACGATTGCGCGGCTCCAATGTCAGGAACCAAGTCGAAGGTGAAAGATATTAAATCCGCCATCGCCGCCATCCTCGCGGACGACGTGATCGTGGTGGATGGGGTGGAGTGGGAGGCGAACTGTTGTGAGTGGATTGGCCGGTATGTTGACCGATCTGCCATCGTAAACAAGAGACGCGACAACGACTATCCTTGGTACTCCGGGATACAGAGTGATGAAAATGGCTATGAGGGGATAGCGGTGACGAGCCAAGGCGAAGAGAGATGCCTCAATTCCGCCCTCTCCGCCGCCACCGCCGCGATAAAGGAGGGAAAATGAAACTTCTGTTTCAATATGGAGAAGTGTCGTATGAGTTCTTTGCCCTTGACCATCCAATTATGTGGGGCATGATTATTGGCGGATGGGCAAATATAAGATGGTGGTTGGGGATGGGAGTATTTATCGTTTATGTGTTGTTGTATATTTCTATATGGAAGGAAAGAAAAGGTGGGTAATTATGAAGAGGTAAATGATAGATTACAGAGAAGTATGCTTCTTATATGTGATAAATGTTCTTCTAAAGAAAAATGTTCAGGAATAACTACAAACTATAGTTGTCAAATGAGATCAGAATTATGGAGTATTTGGTGGCCGGAAACTAAAGAACATGTAATTTTAAGACAGACAAATAAGTTGTATAAATCTAGTTTATTAGAAATAGCTGATAAGTCTTCAGGAACAACTAAAAACTTAATAGATAATATTATATCTTTTACAAATGAGATGTTAAAGGATTAATTATTGATTCTTTTCCCAATGCATACTTTTAAAAGAGGGGGCACGTAAAGCTCCTTTTTTATTATTACGTTTATATAATCCTAAAGCTTGGACTTTAGCTATATTACCTATATATTTCTCAGGATGCTCATACATATCCCTTCTTAAGGCATCATTTAGGCCCGTACCGACCTTTCCAACAACTACTTGAGGATTATCCTCATGGGCGTATTGAATGGCTCCTATGCCCGTCTCCTTAAGTTTACCAGTACCTTTAGTAAATCCTTTAATTACTACATCATAATCATCTATTAATTTAGATTTAATCATATGAGAAGGATATATAGGATCTACCAAAACAACTCCTTCTCCTTTTTTAGCTATTATCTGTCTAATTAACTTAGATTTTTCTTTAGGGGTTTTAGCGACATCTATAAGTTTTATAGCCGGAATTTTTCTAACCACTTCTTCTAATAATTTTCTTTTATCTTCAAAGGATAAATTACTAACATCTTTATTTTTATATCTAGTTATATTAAATGCGTGAGGTTCTATTTCTCCTAAACTCTCCTGCTTTTTTCTAGACTCAAATACATTACTATTTAAAATAGCTCCTATAGAATTGGCCGGGGCAAATTTATTGTCTTTACGAGCCATTAATTCTGCTTGTAATACTGTCCCTTTTAGATCGGCATCAGGACGAGAAAACATTAAAGATTTTATCTTATGAGTATATTCTATTAAATCTCCAGTACGCTTACTAGTTCTATAGCTAAAAGATCTTAAATCAGGTTTAGGTTTTTTAGTAATTACTATATTAGTAAATGCTCCATCTTTTTTTTCTAACATTACATGAGAAGTATTTATATCTAAATCTTCAAATTTAGTAGATTTAAATTTAGGTCGAGCTAAGGATATATTCTCCATACTTTTACTTTTTTTAGTAGTAGTTCTATTAATTATAATCCAATTATCATCTTTAAGTTTTATTAAGGCATATTCTTGAGGTCTATATGAGCTATAAGAATTGAAAATAAGGCGATCAGGAGAACTTCTCAGTACCTCTACAGGTTCATTCATCACTAATTCTACTTTTCCAGCGCCGTATTCTCCTTTAGGAATATTCCCTTCCCAATCCATATAATCTCTAGTATGTAATGGTTGATAAACAGATAATACTTTTTCTGAAGGAGAAGGAAGTCCTTTAGGAATTGCAAAAGAATATGCTTTAGAAGAGTTTGGAGGAGATAAACGTAAATCATAATGGATTCTAGTTCCTTCTTTACCTTGAGGAGTAGAGTGTTTTTGAAGAGATAATTTCCATATCTCCCTTTTTGTAATAGTAGGAATATCTTCTTTAGTAGGAGGATTAGGTACTCCTTTAGCCCACTCTTTAGAATATTTAATCATCCACATATTTCCACTTACTTTTTCCACAAGTTTTATACTTTCCTCTACAAGTAGCTGTTATGCTAGTCCCAAATAAATTATTTTCTTGTGCTGCCTCAGTTACACTAGAATATTTTTTAATAAAATTATCATTTAAATCAAATTGAACAACTTTTACTTTTCCAATATTGTGCTGTCTTTTCTTAAGAGGGGGTATGTCCGTTATAATCTCTCCTTCTTTATATAGTCTCCACATAAATCCTCCAGCAGATTTTTTCTCCCCTCTACACACACTAGATATATGTGAAGTTCCTAGTCCTAATTCAGCGCGGGCAGAGACAATGCTTTTAAAACACCTCAAAAATTTACCTTCTAAAGAGTATTGTAAAACTTTTTTAGAATGTATTTCTTTTATTTTACGTTTATGGTCATCTGATAATTTCTTTCCTATATGCCCTAGCCTCATTTTTTCTATAACATCTTTAGATCTCGGAATTCCTTTACGTAAAAGGCTTAAATGTTTTTTCATTGCATCTGTCGGATGAAATGGATTATTTTTTCTTGTTTCCTTCATTTTTAACAAAACTGTTTCAGGTATTTTAGTTCCTTTTTTAGCATCACTCATTTTCATCCTTGTCTCTTTAGACACGATCTTACCTTTATTTTTTTCAGATATCTTCTTTTTGGCTTGAGAAGTATGGTGTTTTCCCTCCATAGGAGCGAGGGCATTTTCAGCACTATTAAATAATAATCCTGTAGATTTATAAATATCTAAATATCTTTGTTCTTTTTTTAATGCTTCTTTTTGAAATAGTTTTTTATCTTTTAGAGGAGTAAGTATTTCTAAAGGCCTAAATAATAAAGTATCTATTCCATACTTATTAACAAAATTTTGTAGATGGGTACAGTAATGTTTATTCTTGCGTAACATATTTTTATGTTCTTCAAATCTTTCTTTAAAAGGTCTTATAGTACTTCCTGGGTAGAGTCTCATATCTACAGTATTAGTAATAATATAGACTCCCTGTTTTTCTAATAACTTATCAGAATACTCAGCCATTCAATTACCTATCTTCGTTTAAGATAGCCCAAGCATTTATAATTAAAGTATTACTACTATCACAATTTACCGGGGCCAATTTAAATCTAAATAAAGAACCGGGTAAATTAAAAGAATAAGCATTTTTACCAAATCCTATAGAAGCAAAAGGATTAGCAGATAAAGCATACCAATCTACTCCCTGATTAGGACTAAATTCTATAGTAAGTGCGGGTAAATCAGGATCTCCTGTTTTATCTATACTTATATAAAGTATTCCTTGATAATTTTTATATCCACTAAAACTAGAAGAATTAACTTCATTATTATCTTCTATAGTAATATCAGTTAATGCGCCTTGAGTAGTAGAATCTACATCCCCGCTACCGAAAATTATTAATCTATTTTTAGAATAACTATTCATTATTAACCTCTTTATTTCTTTTTAGGAGCTTTACCTGCTCCTTGACTAATCTCTATCTTAGTTTTTCCATTCTCAGCACTATGCTCTATTTTAGTATTGGGGTTTTTACCAGAATCGCCCGATTTTTTAGGGGCGGGTTTATCCTGAGAATCTCCTTGAGCGCCGCCCATAGGCTTGCCATCAGGATCAACTTGCTGAAGAGGCTGACCGTCAGGTCCGATACCTAGACTAGCATTTGCTTCCATTTGTAATTTACTTATCTCATTCTGTAAGGTAGCTTGGCTCATAGCTTCTTTTTTCTGTACCTGTTCTATTTTAGACATATCAGATATTCTCTTTTCCATTTCTTTTTCAAAATCTATTCCAAACTCAGATAATAAAGTACTAGGAGCTATTAGTTGCTGTTGATAAAGACCTACTAATGCTTGCCTTTTAGCCTCATTATCTCCCATTCTAAATTCTGTAAAGCTAACGCCAATTTCTTCTTTTCTAAATATAGAGCAAACTCTTTTGATGACGAATTTTAATATTTTTAAATTTTGTTTACGTATATTTAAAAATTCATTCTCTAAGAATCTCATACTTATATTAGTACTACTCCATTGCATTCCCCCGAAAATTACTTCGAAAGGAATACCTAAACCGGCTAATATATTTTTATCCATTATATCTACTTCAGTAAAAGTAGATAACATTTTTCCATCGCCGCCAAAAGTACCTTGTCCGGCAGGGAACGGTAGTAAAGATATATAGTTAGGATCTTGTCTCCATTTAGTCAACTCATTAACTAAATGACTTTTCCATTGATTTAAATTAATACCCTGCCAAGGAACATCAGTACCTGCAATATTACTTCCGCTAGGATATAAATATCTAAAAGGAGTCATATAGCCAGTCATAATACTTTCATTAGCTTTCTTTAACACCTGCTGCTGATATAAATCTTTAACTCCACTAAGTAAGATAGGATATCCCCAACCAGGGTCTATTCCAGCAATGGAGGGGGCTTTAAAATGGAATATAGTGCCTTCTTTAAACACTATTACCTGATCTTCAGATAAAGCAGCATTAATATACATCTGATGTATTTTAGCTAACTCTTTTAAAGGCATAGTTAAGTTTCTAATCTCATCTCTTTCTTTAGCTGGAATATCGTAAGTATATCTAGATTCTCCAGTTAATTTATTATACTTAATACCCATTCTATTAGGGTCCCATGTTTGGACTCTAACCTGATTTAGATCTGTAACAAGCCTATCATTAAATTCAACATCAGGATCTGTAGCTTTACAGTGAGGGCACTCTCTTAATACTAATTTATTATTTTTTATACGATAAGTATTTCCCTGCTCAAATTTAAATTCTGCGTCACAAGCTAGACACTTAGTATATTTAGCAATAGGCTGAAAAATACTTATAAAGCAATTTCCATATACGTAATAATTAAGGTTAAGTTCTTCTAATAATTCAGGAAAATTTAATTTATCTTCTAATATAAATTTCCAAGTATCTATTACAGAATCGTTCTGATGATTATATATTATAGATGTTACTGGATAAGCTGCTTTTTTAATTAAAGCCGCGTGTACTATTTTATTCTGGCTATAATAATATTCAGCCAGCCCAAACATATCTTTAATATTATTAGGAGTTTTAGTACTAGCTATATCTAAGAAAGGGCTAGGATAAAATGCTGTCGGCGGCGGAACCTGACCTATAGTTACATCACTCATTTATTTAATTCCTCACGCAAAATAGTTTCTTTTCTGGCTAGATAAGTATCTACTGTTAATAACTTACTTAATTGACAGTTAATAGGATCTTCAGTATTTAAAACGAAATTACTGTTATCTTTACCCTTCATTCCCGCCCACGCTTCTTTAACTTTATTCTGTAATTCTTTATCTTCTATAAAAGTATCTAATTTATCCTGACAGAATTCTAAAGGAGAGGGAGCTACTACAAATCCTTCATTAAGTAAAATAGCGGTTATAAATCCTCTAACATCATCCGTATATTCCTTATCTTTTTCAACGGCCTTCATAATTAATACACCATAAGCAGTATAATAACTAGGAGGTATGACCATAGTATTTAAATTAGGAATATATCCATTTAAGGCCCAAACTATATTTTCAAAAGTACTATAATCTATCCAAGGAGTATCAGTTACTTTAAGTACTGTCATAGCTGCTAACATAGATAACTGTTCTTTATTTAAACTGACACTTAAGTTTCTTTCTAAAGTATCACTAATAGTTTCAATATCCATTAGATAAAAATCTTTACCTAAATGCTTTATACAGGCAGAATACAGTGTTGCTGGTTCCATATTTAATTCCTTATATTAAATTTTCTAAAACTTCTAATTCAGTATCAGAAAGTAAAGTGATAGCTTTTATAGGATCGACTGAGAAAGTAGATATAAAGTAATCTGTAAAATGTTTAGAGAGTAATTCCGTATTTTGGGCGAGTTTAATTAAATCAGTAACACTAATTTCTTTACCGCCGATTTTAATCATACTAAGCCCTTCTTCTATATCTTCAGTCGCGGTAATTATAGGATTCTCTAATCTATTATCCCAAAACTTATCTATTAAGAGGCTCTCATCAAACTTAAGTAATCCTTCTATTACATCATCTACCGCTTCAGCAGTTTTTATAATCTCATTTACTTTAGCAGCCGCCGATTCATCATACAATTCTCTAGTACCTATAAAACTATTTAAGCCCTGTTTACTTAACTTAGGTTTAGCATAACTAGCTAATTTTTCATGTGTTTTAAGTCCTAACTCTTTTTTATAGTTAGACACATTTACACAAAATTCGCGGCGAGAGCGGATAGGGATATCTAATTCATTTTTTATAAAATATTCCTCAGCTAATTTAGCATCTTCTAAATTATTTAAAGGAAATTTATTCATACTAGGTAAAGCATATTTCATTATCTAACTCCTTTTCAATCATTATTTCTCCCGGTTAAATAAATAACAACGGAGGTTATGGACTACTCTTCCGAGTTTCCTGCTTCATAGCTTCATCTATTGATGATAGCTCCACAGGCTTTAAACTGTCATCCCGACAGCTTTTCAAATTCAACTCTCGTTGAACCTGATTTAATATATTTTTACTAGCATTGATATCTCTATCAAGAGTATTTTTACACTTAGGACAAATCCAAGTTCTATCTTTCAAAGTAAGTTCTTGATTTATAAATCCACAAACATTACAAGTCTTAGAACTAGGGTAAAACCGATTGATTTTCTCGACTTTACCATTATATCTTTTAGACTTATACTCAAGTTTAACTATAAACGAATACCAACCTTGAAAGGAAATACTTTTTGCTAAATTATGATTTTTTAACATACTTTTTATATCAAGATTTTCTATAGCAATTAATTTATTTTCTCTACAAATTTTATCTGAAAGTTTATGTTGAAAATCTTCTCTATTATTATATATTTTTTCGTACTGTTTTGCTAGTTTAATTCTAGCTTTATTTCTATTTTCACTACCCTTAACTTTTTTACTAACTTGTTTATGTAAATATTTTAAATTTCCTTCTTTAACTTCTAATTTAAATTTCTCTCCAGTAGATAAAGTTACGAAATCTTTAATTCCTAAATCTATGCCTACTTGATTGTCAGAAATTCTTTTTTTCTTTGCATCGAAATCAGTAGTAATTGAAATATAATACTTACCAGTTCTAGTTTTACTAATAGTAGCAAATCTAATATTACCTTCTATTTCTCTATGAATATTAACTTTAATCCCCTCTCTAAATTTAGGAATAAATATTTTATTATTTTCTCCTAATTTAACATCTTGAGGAATTCTAAAAGATTGGATATTTTTCTTACTTTTAAAATTAGGAAAACCAGACTTCTTCTGAAAAAATCTATTGTAAGCTGTATCTAAATCTTTTAGAGTTTGTTGGAGAGATTGGGAATTGGCCTCTTTTAACCAAATATTTTCTTTTTTAAGCTCTGTAAGTTTATTAGCACAACCATAATAATTTAAATGTTTCTTTTTTAAATCTTTTTCTTTAGCCTCTAAATATATTTTATTATTTAAATCTAGAAAATAATTATATACAAACCTCGAACACCCAAACATATTATTGAGTTTTTCCTGTTGAATTTTAGTAGGATATAGTCTAAATTTATAACTCTGCATAGTTTAAATATAACATATGCTAATTTAATAATCAAGCATAACTTGTTAAAAATAAAAATTTTTTGTTATATAATTATAGAGGAAAGGAGGAATATAAATGACTTCAGCACAGTTCAAATTGGCGCGGTTCAAAAGAAAGGGATTTACAACTACTTGTCCTAATTGTTTTAAAGTAATTAGATTTCCGGGTTTGACCGAAGAACAAGTTAATGACTGTACTTCTGATTGCTGTAATTGTGGTGCTCTACTCATTACTAAAAAAGGGAAAACATATTTGATGCATGAGTGGATGCATTCTCAAGATTCTCGGTGGCCTAAAGATGGTAAAGGCACGGGATACATAACCATTTAAAAGGAGGGATTGATGGAAGGTAGGATAAACGTCTATTTTAAAGTTACAAAAGATCATGAAAAAAATCTTGAACCAATCTGTTTTGCCTGTGCAGTGAAGGAAGCACTCTTAAACAAGGCTCAAATAGATATGTACTCTGACGATGATCCATACCATACTTGCAAAATATGTGATAAGGATATTGCTAATACTCTCAGATTTTAAAAAGGAGGGAAGAAATGTTGTCTTTTGAACCAATTCCCAATCTTTGGTTTTGGGTAATTATGTCACTTATAGTTTTGAAGTCTTCAACTATTGGAAGCGAGTTTAACTTTTACTATCTCTTGAAAGATGGGAAAATGTATTGGAGATGGTATATGCGAAGGCAGACATATTCTCAATATAAAGAAGAGAGGTGTTGTAGGAACTGTGTAGATGGACATCCCGATTGTGGTCCTTGGCCTGAAAAGGGAAAAGTATGTAGTTCCTTTCGAACCAAAAAATAGATTGGAGTAGTGGATAGCTTTCAACTACTTCATGTCGGGTAAAAATTAGTTGTGAAGTAAAGCGGTGCTTTACAGCTAATTTTTTAGTATAAGATTAAATGAAAATTTCTTAAAAAATATGGTATAAAATATATGAAGAGACACCTTGAGTTTGCGATAAAAGAAAATGCGGTCGGATGCGGACGAACAAGTTTCCCTTCCGAGCATTTTCTTATTTATATGAAAAAAATTAAAATATTGTGGTATATAGATATTGCCAAGACTCGTTTTCTTTTTAATTAAGGACCGAAAAATTTTCGGCCCGCTAAAAAATTGTTTGAAGTATAGTATAATGTTTTTAGGTATATAGTTTATGCATAAGCATGACAAAAGGAGTAAATAAGGATGGAAAAAATAAAGGGTATGTACAATGAGTTTTCTAAGACAGAGGAGTTTAAAAAGATTAAATTGGCAGCCGGAATTATGGCAGCCGCAGCATTTGTAGCTTTAGGAGAGTATTTAATAACAGAGTTTAAAAATAGTAAAACAGCCTCTGTAAGTTAATTATAATAGAGTCTTGGCAGTTTATTAAATGGAGATTTTGAAAATGGAACAAAAATGTGGTTTGGGCGGAATATGCGACGATATTAATTTAATTATAGATTCTAAAGATAAGAAAACTGTAGGGGTAATTTGTTACAACGATGCCTGTATAGATTTTCCTAACGATGAAACTACTATGAAATCTAAATGTACAGATATTATAGAAAAAATGTATGATCGATGTATTTATGGAAAAGTTTTTTGGAAAGATAATTTGGAGGTAGAGTAATGTCTCATAAAGTTATAGATGGTAATGCTATTATAGATTGGGAAACAGGAGATCCTGAAGGAGATAGAGCAGGATATTTTAAAGCTATGAGATATTTTTTGAAAGAATTATCTATGACCTGTAGTAGAGAACAGTTGGATTTATTTAATACTTGGCAAGTTAGAAATTTAGAAGTGGACTCTTTTCCAAGAATATCTATAGTATATCCTGAAGGATATAAACACGATTAATGAGTTTCTATTTAAAACCATCTGATAAAGATACTTTATATATTAGAGAGGGATTATATATTCCTAAATCTAAAGTTCATATAGAAAGTATTAAACAAGCTTTAACATTTGAACATTCCAGCGGTGAAAAATTTACTCAATATACTGAATTAGAAAATCATATTATAGTGCCTCGCCGATTTATACCTATTGAAAAACTAAATTCTAAAATGGAAGTTATAGATTTACGCCCCAAAAAATATGAGACTATAAAAATAGAATCTAAAGTAAGTTGGCGGGGAAGTATGCAGTTACAAAGTTATGAAGCTATAAATGATAAAGAAGGAATACTAGTATTGGGATGTGGTTCTGGAAAAACAGTTATAGCTTTACAAGAAGCATATAGACGTAAAGTACCTACACTTATAGTAGTAAATACTGGACAGTTATTACAACAATGGAAAGATAGAATAGCGGAATTTTTAGAAGTAGAAAGCGTGGGGATAATTAAAGGCGATGTTTGTGATTATGAGCATCCTATTACTATAGCTATGATACAAACACTTTCGTCTAGGCGCGAAGATTTTAATTATAAAATTCGTAAGTATTTTGGATTTACTATTTGGGATGAGTGCGACGAGGTGGCTACACCTCATTATTCTAAAGCTTCTGATATTTTTATTGGAGATAGATTAGGCATGTCCGCTACTCCCAAACGAAAAGATGGGGCTGAAAAAGTATTTGAATATCATATGGGTAATATACTTTTTACTAACCAGGAACTTATGCAATATCCGAAAGCATTTTTTGTAAAAAGTACTTATAATCCTCCAATAAAAGATTATATTTTGCGGTGGGCGGATAAATTTAATTTTGCTAAATTATATACTGATGCTAGTTTAGATAAAGAAAGGAATAATTTAATAAAAGATTTAATTAACCGCCGTTTAAAAGAAGGTAGAAAAATACTTGTACTTGGGGAGCGTAAGCAACAATTAAAAGATTTACACGATGAATATGAAAATTCGGGGCTATGTATAGCAGAAGTAGATGTAGATGAGCGTATGGAAATGTTAAGAAATTGTAAAGTTATATTTGCTATAAGTAGATTATCTAAACGAGGGCTTGATCAAGCTGATCTTGATTCGATGATAATACTTACTCCTATGTCAGATGAAGGACGTATTAGACAAGCTGTAGGAAGAATTACTAGAAAATGTGAGACAAAGAAAAGTCCTGAGATATATATTATAGAAGATATTAATATAGGACCGATGAAAGCATTATGTATAAAAATGGGAAAGGTTATGGAAGCATTAAAATTGGAGGTTAAGCATATAAGTTTATGAATAATTTTGACGATAAATTATCTAAAGAATATTTAAAAAAGAATTATCCGATATGTCCTAATTGTGGATCAGAAGAATTAGATAGTGTAGATTCTGGAGAGACTGATTATAATAGTCATATATACTATCAAGATATATATTGTATTACTTGTGGAGCTACTTGGATGGAAGTATATAAGTTAATGGGAATAGAACAATTTACATTAGGAGAAACAGATGACTAGTATAGAACGTAAAGATAATGGATATATATTAAATACGGAATTGGGCGGGCTGCATTATAAATCTTTAGTTTGTGTAGATTTTTGCGATTTAATGAGTAAACTTTGCCATCATATCCCTTCATTAACAGATGAAGAAAAACACGTTAGAACTGATATATCTAATGCTATTGATGAGATAACAAAAGGAAAATAAAAATGGACAGTGATTTAGAAAGAGAGGTAGTAGAACTTAGGCATTCAGTAAATACTTTGACTTGGATAGTTGAGAGATTAATTAAAAAAGAAGATATAAGTGATAGGGAATTACAGACTCTACAAAATAGAGCTATCAAATACCATATTTGGCGCTCAAAAAGATTTGATAGAGAAGTCATTACTGCTAGTAAAATATGCAATAAAGCCGCCGAACTTTGTGGGGAACCTGATCCATTTCCACATATTAGAAAAGAGTATGGGAATTATGGTGAAGATCCGGAAGATAAATACAGTGAGTGGCTTGGATCAGTAGCCTCTTGTAGAGGATATGAAAAGAAAATAAAAGATAGTATAGAGTTTCTAAAAGATAGAGTATCTATAGATGATGTAATAAGAATGTGGAAAGAAGTTGAAGATAAAAAGGAGAATGAATGAGTTTAACACAAGTTAAAGAATGGTATGTCACTAAAGATAATGAAATTCATGAAATAAATAAGGATATGAGTTTTGTATTTTTACTTCAAGAATCATGTACTTTATGCGATAAATTATTACCGAAAACTTACTTACAAGTATCTAACGGCCCCGCCCCATTTTTAGACCCCCTCAAAATTAATGTTTATTGTGATGAGTGTTTAAAGGATATAGAAGGGGGGGCTAAAAAATATGGGAATAATTATGGAGGAATAAAATCTTCTTATAGATTATTAAACCCCTCTGGAAAACAATTAACAGATGTCGAGAAAAATAATATTATACAATTAGTAGAAGAGAAGCGTAAGTATCAGATTGAGAAAAATGTAGAACCGACTATTAATATAAAAGAAGAGGATTTAGTAGAAAATTTTATTAGTGAAAAATAATTAAATTATTTGTTATATAAATAATGTAGAGAAGTGATTCCTCTCTACCAAAACTTTTGGAGTGTTCCTTACATCTCCTCCAATTGAGTGCCCCAAAATTCGACGGGCAAGAAATCCTTACAAAGTAAGGAAGGATTTCTAGGAATCAATTAGAGAGGCACCCCTCTCTTTTTTATTTATACATTTTGGCCCGCCAAAAAACATTATTTTTTGTTATATAACTTTGAAGGAGATTAATATGAAAGAATATATTCAAGTAACTAAAGATGTAACAGATATGGATGGTAATTTTGCGGCGGCTGGGGAAAAAGGAGAATTACTTGTATATCACGGCAAAACCGATAGATACATAATTAGAATTCCTCCTAATGATATTAATAGTAATAGAGGTATAAGTTTATTTAGATATGATTTTAAGTTTATAAATGAGGAGGAGTTATGAAGAAGTATACTCCCCCCACTCTTTATAAGTTTAAAAATAAAATCGAAGAAATTGATAGATGTATTTTATTTTCTATTATAAAACTAAAAGGAGGTATTAATTATGAGAAGATATCTAAATTATTTTAAATACTTATTTATGCACAAATACTACGTAACTGTAGAGTGTTTTAAATGCAACCTTTATTGGCGCGGATTAAAACATGATATGAGTAAATTTATGCCGCTAGAATTTATAGCATATGCTAAATTTTTCTATAATGAAGATGGAACTAAAAAACAAATAAGAAATGCTACTGGATATTATAAACCTACGGATACTGGAAGTTTAGATTTTGATTTAGCCTGGCTTCATCATACTCATCATAACGATCATCATTGGCAGTATTGGACTGTAGTAGATACTGAAGTTGAAGGTAATATTAAAAAACATGATATGCCTAAAAATGCGATTAGAGAAATGATATGTGATTGGATTGGCGCGGGAAAGGCTCAAGGAACTCCAGATACTTATAGATGGTATAAGACAAATAGAGATAAAATGATAATTAGTGACCGTACTAAAGAACTCATAGAAATAAATTTAAGTAATAGAGGATTATGGATTGGAGGAGAGTGATGGGGTGTACTTGTAGCTGTGATTCTGATTACGATAGTTCAAATTTTTATAGAAATGCTATTCATAAATCTAAAAAATGGCGTAGATGTTGTGAGTGCGGAGATATAATTTTGTCGGGTGAAAAATATGAGTATAGTGTTTATGGAGGGCCTGGAATAAATACATATCATACTTGTTTATCTTGTGCGAGAATAAGAGATTCTATATTAGATGGGGGATGTATAGTAGGAGAGATGTGGGAAAATATTAGAGAGTGTATCGGAGAAGAAGCCTTACCTAATAGATTAAGGCACGATAATGATGAGGAATTAGGTCTATATAGATATCTATTAAATTGGAGATAGTATGTCTAGTGAAAATTGGAATAAAGAATGTCATAGAGGTTTAAGTACTACAGGTATATATACTATATGGTGCCATAATGGTTATGTATACTATTTACATGAATCTGAAACAAAGCCTATTGAAGAATTACTTGATAATTGTGCTTTTATTAAGCCTAAATGTTCTATGTGGTCTGAAGATTTGGGCGGCTGTTTAGAAGTAATTAAAATAGAAGAAAAATTACTTAAACACCATCACTATTATGATAGTGAAGAAGAAGCTAGATTAGCTAAGAAAGGATGTTAAAGATGAGTGATATAAAAAGATATGATACAGGGTATCATGAAATTAATGAAGGAAGTATTATAGCTGCTGGAGATAGTAGGATATTAGTTTCTGGAAGCGCACATGTCGAGGCTTGGGAAAGCGCACATGTCGAGGCTAGGGGAAGTGCACATGTCGCGGCTTGGGGAAGCGCACATGTCGTGGCTTGGGAAAGCGCACATGTCGAGGCTTGGGAAAGCGCACATGTCGAGGCTAGGGAAAGCGCACATGTCGTGGCTAGGGGAAGCGCACATGTCGTGGCTAGGGGAAGCGCACATGTCGTGGCTTGGGGAAGCGCACATGTCGAGGCTTGGGAAAGCGCACATGTCGAGGCTAGGGAAAGCGCACATGTCGTGGCTAGGGGAAGCGCACATGTCGTGGCTAGGGGAAGCGCATATGTCGAGGCTAGGGGAAGCGCACATGTCGAGGCTTGGGAAAGCGCACATGTCGTGGCTTGGGAAAGCGCACATGTCGAGGCTTGGGAAAGCGCACATGTCGAGGCTAGGGAAAGCGCACATGTCGAGGCTAGGGGAAGCGCACATGTCGTGGCTAGGGGAAGCGCACATGTCGAGGCTTGGGAAAGCGCACATGTCGTGGCTTGGGAAAGCGCACATGTCGAGGCTAGGGATTATACGTCTATAATTAAATATGGAAATTCTAAAATAAAATTAATTTCTAATAAAGCCATAATTATTAATCCGAAATATCCATCAAATATAGATGATTGGTGCGCTTTAAAAGGAATTAGAATTGTAAAAGGGTACGGATATTTTTATAAAGCAGTAAAATATAATGGGACAGATTTCTATACTGGAAAAATAAATTATATTACGAGAAAAGAGATTATTTGTCCTGATTGGAATGAGTCATTTACAGGTGAGTGCGGGCCTGGATTACACTTAGCAGACAGTGAAAGCGGCCTACTAGAATTTATACCTAAAAATGTGAAATACAAAATACTTTTAGTTAGAGCAAAATTAAGTGATTGTAGGTGTTTTGGAGGACATCCTCAATATCCTCAAAAAATTAGGGCCAAGGCCTGTAAATTTGTTAAAGTTATACGAGAAGGTTAATAAAAAGTACTAAATAGTAATACTATTTGCAAACTTAAAAAGGAGATTATATTGCCTAGTTTATATGCAATGTTGGCAACTATTTTAGCGGCGGCGATTTCAATTACAATAATTTTCTGGTTAGGGCAAAATACTAATGATACTTTAAAAAAGGCAGTAACAAGTGTCCCTATTATATTTTCTACAATATTAATATTAATATTTTTCTGGATAACTACGATACATATCTACACAGATTATGTAGCTATTAAATATGATGGAAATTATAAAATAGAATGTGTTAATCCTGAATATAAAGTTGAGCATGGATGTAATAAACCTATAGAAAGATAGATAAAAAATTGGAGGACTAATTCTCCTCCAAATTTTTTAGTATGATATTTTTTTATTTTTTATGGTATAAATATTATGCCGAGTCCTAGTTGCCGGATTGAAGTTAAGTATGGAAAACTGAAAAGTACGATACTTAATGGACTGACAACGAAGTTGCAAACACTCGGATCTGCTGGTGAAAATAGGATAAAATAGCCAGCGAAATATAATATAACATATTAGGAGTAATTTAATAAATGCAAAGCATATTTAAAGAAATTTTTATAGAATCCCTATCAGACATGATCCGTGTTCAAAAAAAGATGGATATTATATTCATTAATAATGGCATTGTATGGAAAATATTTTGTTATGAAATTCCGAAATATAGGCCGCATAATTATGACATATCGAGCTTAGAAATTAAGCAAATTATAGATAAATATAATTCTACTCCAAGAATTTGGTTAGAAAAGAGTGTGGTGGGGAAGATTGAGATATAATCTATAAAAAAATATAACTTCTATGTTATATAGATTATGAAAATATTTTATAGTCTCGCAGCTCAATTGGTTCGAGCAGTCGGCCTATAACCGACAGGCTGTTGGTTCAATTCCAACCGGGACTACCAGTATTATGGACCCTTGGCGCAGTTGGTAGCGCACTCGGCTCATAACCGAACTGTCGCATGTTCGAATCATGCAGGGTCCACCATAAGAATTAAAGTTCTTCGGAACTTTTTTAATTTATAAGGAGATAGATATGCGTATGACAATAGACATAGATATGAATCATGACTATCCTTCAGAAGTTCCTCTAGAATTTTTACTGACTAGTAAACTATTGCTTGAAATGTCTAATAGTATAACTGTTGAATATGAAGGATTTCCTAATGCAGTATATGTATATAAAGATAGAAATGGAAAAGAAGGAGTGTGGAGAGATAAATGAAAGTAGGCATAGCTAGTAGAACTTTAAATGGGGATATTATTGAATTAGAGGCAATAGTAACTGCGGCCAGGTTATATGTTGGAGATTTTATAAGGAATGAGATAAGTAAGAAAACCCCTATAGATAGAATTATATCTAAATTATCTATGAGACTTAATATAAGTTGTGAAGATACTGTTACTCTTTGTCATGTAGTCTATCCTAAATGGTCTAGTAAATTACTTAGATAATTTGGTCCGCAATTTTCTAAAATAATATGTTATATAATAATTGAAGAAGAGAAGTCGTCATTTTCAAACCTCCTTTGCAAAAGACATTTTCCTTTCAGGATCTTCTCTTCTTCTTTTTTAGTCAAAGTGTTCATTTAATTATTAACCCTCAACCAATTTTTAATTTTAGGCTACAATTTAATAGTTTTTAGCTATTTATTTTAAAGGAGATTAATATGGATTTACAAACTTCGGCGCGAGAGGCGAGAAAAGATTATATAAATGAGAAAATGTTAATTCTATTAGAGAATATAAATAATACTTTAAATAGTATTTATAAAGAAATAAAATTGGAGCCTACAGCAGATGTTAAAACTTACGTAGATGTAGAAACATATTTAGGCGGTAATAAGTGAATATTATAACTGATGAAGAATTGAAAGAGATAGAAGGAGATATTATTGGATCTAACTCTATTTTAAGTTCTTTAGTAGATGTTGATGTAGAAATATTATTAGAACAAGTAAGGCTTTTAAAATCGCGGCTTTTAAATGAGGCCGAAAAAATTATATTAGAGTACTACCATAGACATGGAGATTTAGAAGCTAAATCATATATAGATAAGTATATAAAAAAGGAGATAGAATGAATAATACAAATGTAACTAAATTAGATACTATATTTGATGCGCGGGGAAGTTTAACTGAAATAGTTAGAATAGATAGAGATTCTAATGGTCCTATACAACAAGTATATATGACTACAGTATTGCCGGGAATTTCTAAGGCTTGGCATCTCCACCGCGAACAAACAGATAGAATGGTGTGTGTGAAAGGAAGAGTATTATTTGTAACTTTATTTATTCCTGAAATTGATAAAGACGCCCTTCCCAAACCTAATCATTTACAAAGTTATCCTCCCTTATTTTTAGAAGAACAAAAACGGGCTGATTTGAAAAAGATAGTTATGGACGGTACGAATCCTAGTTTAATAACTATATATAAAGGTTATTGGCATGGCTTTAAAAATATAGGCAATGAAGAGGCTATTATAATTAATTGTCCTAATCAATTATATAATTACGACGAGCCAGACGAAGTTAGAGAAAGTATTGATAGATTCAACCATATATTTGCGTGGGGCGCTTCAGTAGATGGATAGCCTATTGTTTTCTATGGAAGAATTTTTAAATGTAGTTAATTACTATAGAAAATATAGATATGAGGTAGAAGGATTAGTAAATCCGAATACTGAAATATCAGATAAAGACTTAGGTTTTCCTAGTAATATGTATTTAAATAGAGAAGATATTGGTAAGGATATAAATGTAGGCAATATGTCTATATATGTGATAAATTTTAGATTATCAGAATTAGTTCCTATAAATTACTTATTAGTAGGCCGTAAAGCTACTCCATTCAGCATTGATGTGGACTATACACTATTATATATAGCTAAGGGAGAATTTGATGGCAAAAGATAAATTAGAACTTATAACTAAAGATAGATTAATTAAAATCCATACATCTTTATATGAAGATGATGACCCGGACTTTAGTGCTTTTGACGAAGCTACTCATGTAATAATGAATACTCTATTTGAGTATTTTGAATTAAAAAAAGAGAATAAGGAACTTAAACAAAATATTAAACATTTACAAATCTGTTTAAATAGAAAAGAATGAGGAGGATAGTTTGATATCTTCAGACGAGAAACGTGAATTATTAATGGAGTTATGTAAAGAATACATACATTGTAAAAAATGTATTATGGGAGAAAGAGATAAAGTATTCGGGTCTGGTAATATAAATGCTGATTTAATGTTTATCCACATCTCCCCCGGCGAAGATGAGGAATCTGAAATGGCTCCTTTAGCTGGATCGGGTGGAAGTATATTTAATGCTCTATTAGAAAAAGTGGGCCTGAAAAGAAATGAAGTATATGTATCTAATTTAACTTTATGTAGATCCGTAGAAGCAGATAATATAAATAAAAATAGAATACCTAATAGCTTAGAAGTAAGTAATTGTATAGATAGATTAAATAAAGAAATATACATAATAGACCCTAAAGTAATAGTTTTATTAGGCCAGCCTCCGATTCAATATCTAGTTAGGCAGGATAAGACATCTTTATCTAATGCTAGAGGTAAAGTTCAATTAGTTACAGTTCCTGGAAAAGAGGGGGCTATAATATATCCAGCATTAGCTACGTGGCCTATAGCTTATCTATTACGTAATCCAAGTGTAGTAGTTAAAGATCCCTTACATGATTGTTTATGTGACTATGCTAAAGCATTAGAATTATCGAAAATTTATAAAGAAAAAACAGGAGTATTAGTATGAGTACAAGAGCTAACATAATATTTAGAGAAGGAAAGAGTAGATTATATTTTTATAGACATAGTGATGGGTATCCTTCATGCGTAATTCCTAGTTTAAAAAATATATTAGGATTATTAAAAAAAGGAGCTAGAGATGATTTAAATCAATTTTGTGGATGGGTTATCCTTTGTGGGGCGCAGGAATATTTAGGAGAACCTTGGAATGCTTCTGGAAATAAAGATATAAAGTTAAAAGATTATTCTCCTAGCGGCCCCGGTAGCTGTAATTGGAAAGTAGGAGCGTATGAGCCGACTACAGGATTACATTGTGATGTAGAATTTATTTATGAGGTTACTTTAGATCCTGTAGAAATTAAAGTATATACCCCGAAAAGAGATGGAATGTATAAAATTAGAAAAGGCACATTAATTGATACTATTACAATTGGTGAGGAGAAATAATGGATTCTAGTAAAAAAGATGAGAGCGGGTATATTGCTAGTACTGGAGAATTGACGGCTAATGGAGTCGTACTTAAGAAGATTAAAAACTTTAGAATTATAGAACAGGCTATAGAAGGCGATTTACCTAAATACCCTATTTATCTTGAATCTGAAGTTAACTATAAAGAATCGATAAAAGATATGTATGCTAGTGTCGGCGGAAGTGCGGGTATTAGGGTGCCTGTAGATGTTAGGCAAATAGATATTCCAGATGCCTATAAGGAAATGAGATTAATTATAACTGAGGAATTAAAAACTTTAATACAGGAACTTACAAAAGATTTTATAAATAAAAAGGGCGACAATTGATATGGCCGATAAAATGAGATTGAGTAGAATAAGTGATGTTAGAGTTAGAGATATATCTTTTGTTAGACATGGAGATACCCCTGAGTTTAAAGTTAATTTAAATTTAATCGCTCAAATAGATCAAAGAAATTTAATAGAAGAATATAATAAATTGCCCGCCGATTTAAAAAAGATTGTAGCCCCAGAAGAGAATGTGTCTGACTATATGGAAAGTGGAATGGGGTTTACTTATTTAGAGGCTAATAACAATTATATTATGTCCGATGAAGTTAATAGTAAGTTAAATGAGTTATGTAAATTAATTGAAGATGAAGTGAGGCATAGATTGTTTGATGATTAAGATTAATAGTAAGCACTATTCTTTATTAAGATTTTTAGTACTTTGTTCATGGAACGATTCTGATAGAGAGGGATGGATTGATTTTATAGAAGAAGATGAAAATGGGGAATATAGCCCTAGAGGAGCTGGATTAGTATCTAAAATAAGTGATGAGGATATAGATACATTTGATGACTTAGAAGAAATGGCTTTAATCGAAAATAGGGGTACAGGTTTATATCCTTCTATACGTATAAATTCTAGAGGTTGGAAAGTTGTAAGTATAGTTTCTGGAATTAGATATAATTTAGATCCGGGATGGAGAAATAGGAGAGATCCTCATAGCTATTTTATTGATATAGAAAATAAAAAAATTATAGATCAGGAGGAATAGTTGGCTAATTGGGAGATAAGATTATTAAGTAAGATTATAGAAAGTAACAATCCAGATATTCCTTTAATCAAATATGGAATTCAAGGAGATCATTTTAAAGATATTATTGCCCGCCGAGTTTACGGAATTATATTAGAACATCGTAATAGATTTGGCGGGGTGCCAAGTGCTGAATTAATACAAGAAAAAATAAAAGAATTTAAACCTGTAAAATCTACAGATACTATAGAAGCTTTATGTGAACAAGTAGTACAATCTAACTTTGAAATAGAGATGGGTAAGCTACTTCAAAAGGTAACTTCTTTAGCCGATACTAGTCCTAAAGATGCTTTAAACTCTATGACCAAGGGGGCTAGAGAATTACAGTCTAAATGGAAGTTCTCTCCTAATGATATTAACTTAACCGATCAAGTTAGACCTATATTAGATACTTATCAATCTACTAAATTATTTAGGGGTGTAACAGGGCTTCCATATCCCTGGCCGTTTTTAAGTGAAGAGACTGGAGGTATGCATCCTCAGAACTTAATCGTTATCTACGGCTCTCCTAAAAGCTGTAAAAGTTGGGTAATGCTTTATATGGCTATCCATCTTTATAAACAGTGTGGAAAAAGAGTATTAGTAATTACTAAAGAAATGAGTTCTGAACAAATAGCTAAAAGAGCAGTAGCCATATATGCTAAAGTTAATTATGGACAATTCAGTAAAGGTAAATTAGATACTGAAGAAGAAATTAGAGTTCGTAAAGAATTAGAAAAGATGGCTATAGATAGTAAAGAAAAAGCTGATACTCCTAGTGTAGGTAAGTTTATAATTTCTGATGGTCGTGGCGCGGCGGGAGGGGCAGTATCTGTAAGTAGTATCTTAGCTAAAGTAGATGAATATAGACCTGATATAGTATTTGTAGATGGGGTATATCTACTTGCAGACGATAGAACTAAAGAACGTACAATAGATTATAAAAATATAACCCATATTACTCAGGATTTAAAAGAATTAGCTCAAATAAAAAATATACCTGTAGTAATTACTACTCAAGCAAATCGTGGAGGAGATAGTGCTAGTAAATACGATGATATAGGTTATAGTGCCAGCTTTACTAGAGATGCTGATGTAGTACTTAGAATATTTAGAGATTATAAAGAAAAAGAAATAGCTGTAGTAATTAAAGCTATAAGAGAAGGTGAAGAAAAAGCTTTTGTTATAAATTGTCTATTAGCTGAAAATATGGATGTTAAATATAGCGATAAGTTAAATATGAAGAAGTTCTTAAGTGCTGATAGATTAGGTGTAAGTGAATTAGACGCTACTATAAGCGCCGAAGCTATGAATGGGAAAAGCAAGGGTAAGGGTAAGTCTACAGATAATGTAGAAGAAAAATTAAATAAGATTAGAGAAACTAATTTTAATAGTGGGTGAAATAATGAAGCCGGAAGATTTTAATAAGTATGTTATGGATTATTTTGATGGAAATATTAGCGATGAAGAAAAAGCGGCAGGTAGAAAAGTTGCTAAAGGAATAATGAAGTATTTAAATACTACTAGAAAAATGTTTAAAGTTAAAAAGGTGAAATAATGTCTAAGAAAAAGATGTCTGTAAAAAAGGCATTAGATATAGTATATGAATTAGCTTTAGGTAATTCTCTAGATCCCTGTGATTATGTAGGAGATGATCTTATATTTGAAGCTGAAAGACAGCAGCAAGCGTTAAGTCTTGTAGAAAAATTTATAAAGAAGAATAAAGAACTTTTAAAAAGTTTGCCAGATTAATGAATGTAGAAGAATATGTACGTAGTAAATTTAAACATGTAAATATATCTGGAAAATCTCTTCAAGTTCCTTGTATATATCATCATGATCATGGGAAAGGACATTTATATATTTATCCCGATTCCGGCTTTTTTAGATGTTTTCATGCTAGTTGCGACGAGCGGGGAAATTTCAAAAAGCTTTTGAGAGATTTAGGAGATCGTGATATAATAGATTCTATTGAATTAGACGATTCAAAGTATAAAAAACGGCGTATAACAAATGCTGTACATACTTTACCAGAATCTATCGTAGATGCCTATACACAATTTATTCCAGTAGACTTGTTAAATAGCGGATTCTCGCTAGACATATTAAAGAAAAAGCAGATCGGTTTCGATAAAGCTAATTATCGCGTTACTTTTCCTATTCGAGATAAAGACGGAACTTTAGTTGGAATAGGGGGTAGACGAGTATTTGATGATCAAGGTTCTAGATATAAATTTTATGTTGAGGACTTTCAAAATATCGCGCCGGGATATGAATTCCTTAAAGGGGAATTTCTTTATAATTTAGACGAAGTGTATAGTCGAGCATACTTCGACGATTGTAAAGAAATAATAGTTGTAGAGGGCTTTAAAGCCTGTCTATGGCTATTACAGCACGGATATTGGAATACAGTAGCTCTAATGGGTGCAACTATAAGTGATGCTCAAGTAGATATTTTAACTTCTTTGACAAATAAATTTATATTATTTTTGGATAATGACGAAGGAGGGTTTAGGCAACTATTAGGCACAGGTCAAGAAAAAACAGTAGCCGATAAGTTATTGAATAAAGGCACAGTCAGGATAGTATTAGGCGATAAAAAACAACCTGACGAATATAATAAGGAAGAGTTGGAAAAATTGTTTTCAAGCTCAATAAGCCCGATGACCCTAAAATTAAAGATAAAGGAGATTTCAAATGAGTGAAGGGTATTTTAAATTCGGCGCGGCAATGAAGGAAACCACTAATAAAGGTTATAAAAATGAGATCGTTCCCGAAAGATCTGAGTATTTTAATCTGAAAGCTAATGAAGGTAAGGCAGTAATACGAGTACTTCCTAAAGAGATGTACACTTTTACCCAACATGCTTGCTATAACAAGAAGGGTAATTTTATTCGTTTTACTTGTACTAAAAATAATCCAAAAACTGATGGTAATTGTATTGGCTGCTATTATGGCAAATACGGTGATGCAGTTAAGACTGGGTTATTGGAGGAGAAGAAGGCAGTAGGGTATAGCAAGCAGTTTGTATTTACTATTTTAGATTTACGTCAGATGCATGAATTATTGGCGGCTGGCGGAAATAAGACTTTTGAAAAGTGCAGTAAAAGTAAGAATTGTGAATTATGTAAAAACAAAATTCCTTTAGTTACTGTAGGTCGTAGGCATTGGGCGGTAGGTAAGAATCAGAAGACTTTATTGGCTAAAGCTAATATGGATATTGGAGGTACTTGTTTAACTTGTAAGACTGGTACTATAAAGACTATAGCTTTAAAGTGCTCCGAGTGTGGTAGTGACTTAATAGATCCTGAAGCCGATATTTCTCCGGAGAAATTTACTGAGATGGCTTTTGAGGATATTCAGTGTTCTAGCTGCGGCCATGTAGGAATGCCGGTTGAGAGTATTGAATGTTCTAATGGCTGCGAACATCCTGTTAGAGCGGGTATCTATGATACTAATCTTGTCGTAGAAAAAACTGCCCCGAAGGATAATCCTAAATCAGTAACTTTAATCATAACTCCTACCATGAAGTTTGAACCTATTCCCGAAAATCTTATTGAAGTTCCTGATTATGATTTCAGTAAGATATTCGAAACTATAGATATTGATAAACAGTGTGCTTTTACTAGCCTCGCAAATCCGTGGAAGATATCTGATAAGATAGCTGTTAATTCTGCGGAGGCCGATGAATTCGTAAAGACTGAGTAATTAAGTATTTAAAAATAATTGAGGTACTAGATACCCTTATATTTTTATGGAGTAAGGTGTGATCGAGTTTATAAATAAGGAGTATTGGAAAGATAAGAGCGGTGTTTATTTTATTATGAGCACTATAGATGCTAGAACTTATGTAGGCCATACTTTAAGAAAGTTGGGAAAACGTGATGTAGAGCATAGTCAAGAATTAAAAAGAAAAGATCATGGAAACTATATTTTACAGAATTTTTATAATAAATATGGAGAAAAATGCTTAGTTTTTAAGCCTATGATAGAGACGTATGATTTAGAGACAGCTTTAGCTGAAGAACAAAAATTTATAGATTTTTTTAAAAAAAATAAAATTTCATTTAATATAAATCCTACGGCTAGATCTTGTAAAGGTAAAAAATTGACTGACGAGCATAAAGAAAAATTAAGACTATCTAGAACTGGAACTAAGGCAAGTGAGGAAGCTAGAAAAAATTTAAGTATTGCTCATATGGGTAAAAAACTGTCTCAAGCTTCTATTGAAAAAGGAAGATTGAAGCGTATAGGGCAGAAAAGGTCTTTAGAAACTAGAAAAAGAATTAGCGAGGCAGGTAAGGGAAGACCTATGACTTTAGAATCTAGAAAAAAAAGTATGGTTAGCCAACCTACTAGTAAAAAAGTATATCAATATTCATTACAAGGAGATTATATTACTACTTATCTAAGTATACATGATGCAGGTAGGCTTACCGGAATTCCTTTCCCTAATATAAGCTTTGTATGTAGTAGTGAGGAAGGTAGAAGGCAAGCTGGAGGATTTAAATGGAGTTATAATTATAAGGAAAAGCTAGATGAAGTTTAATGATCTACCGGAACCCATAGTAATCGATACATTACGTAAAGCAAGAGAGTTAAGTGATATACTACAAAATAGTAATATTCCTTATGCTGTAGATACGGAAACAAATGGCTTAAGTGTTAAGAATAAGATAAGTCCTTGTAATTTAGATTCTATTAATTGTTGGAGTTTGAGTGACGGTATTGACAGATATTATATAGAAGCAGAGTATTTAAAAGAGTTTGATAAAAGTTTATTTAATAACTCAAATATTATAAAAATATTTCACAATTTAAAATATGATAGACATTGTTTAGAAAATGAAGGCATATTATTAACACATCCTTATGTAGATACTATGATCGGGCATTGGTTATTTGACGAACGAAAATTTCATAGATTAGATGCGTGTGCTAAAGAATTATTAGATATGGGTAAGACTAGTTATAATAAAGTATTTAATAAAAAAGAGCGTGAAGTATTAGACGCAGATATAGACGAAGATGAGTTATTTAATGAGGATGGAAGTCCGGATATATATGCTGAAGATATAGAAGAAGTTATAAATAAGAAGTTTAATAGACCCCAAAAACCTGATACTAGTTTAATTAAAACTCCTAAAATGGTTGAGTATGCTACTTTAGACGCTTATTTGACCGCCAAGTTATTTTTTATACTTAAAGAAAAATTAGAAGCTATTCCTTGGATACCTACGGTTAAAGAGGAATTTCAATATAAGTATGAGAATAAAACTTTATGGGATTATTATTGGGAGATAGAAAGACAGTTTACAGATGTTCTATATAAAATGGAGCGAAACGGAATATGGGTTGATGAGGAATATTTAAGGGTAATAGAAAAGAATTGTTTAGCTGAAATGAGGACTATAGAAACTTATTTTAATACTTTAACAGGAGAAGTTATTAATTTAAATAGCCCAGATCAATTAGCTAAATTATTTTATGAGAAATTAAAGCTACCTGTATTAGGCATGACTAAAGGTGGGAAAAGCGGTAATAAGAAGCCTACCACAGATGCTAAAGTATTAGAAAAATTATATGCTAAAAATCCTGAGATGATAGGAAAAATATTAAGATATCGTTCTATAGCTAAAACTAAAAGTACTTATGCTGCTGGAATTGCTTATTCTATCAAATGGTCTGAAGATGGTAAATTACATCCTAGTTTAAATCAGGCCAATACAGTATCTGGTAGATTAAGTGGATCTAATCCTAATACTCAGAATATGCCTAGACCTGATGGTGATGAGTTTAAGATTAGAAATTGTTTCAGGCCCGAACCTGGAAAACAGTTTATAATATCTGACTTATCTCAAGCTGAAATAAGATTAATAGCGCATTTGGCGGGCTGTACTAGATTAGTAGAAGATTTAAAGACTAAGGATATTTATAAAGCAGTTTATTCTTCTATGTTTAGTATGTCTATAGATGACGTATCTAGTGCTCAAAGAAAATTAGCTAAGGTAATAGTATTAGGTACTAACTATTGTATGGGGCCGAAAACGCTATCATTGAAAATAGAAAGCGATATTGGGTGGGAGAATACTCCTTATGGTAAAGTAAGTCCTAAAGAAAGAGTAGAAATATGTAAAGCACTGTTAGCTACTTATTTTGCTCAATATCCTGAATTAGCAAATTATATAAAATATACTCCAATTCTGGCCCGCCAAAAACAGCCGATGCCTTATTTAAGGACATTACTTGGGCGTTATCGTAGAATGCCTGAATTAATGGGATTAGAAAAATGGTCAGTAGCTGCGGCGGAACGTGAAATAGTAAATGTAGGCCCTCAAGGTGGAGTAGCAGACTTATTGCGCGGAACTATGATAAAAATAGATGCAGATGAGCGGTTAAAAGAATTAGGATGTAAATTATTACTTCAGATACATGATGAAATAGTAGTTGAATGTCCCAATGAAAATGTAGAAATGGCTATGCCTATTATAGAACATTATATGACTCATCCTTGGGATGATTTAGGTATAGAACTTATATTACCTTTAGAAACCGAAATACATGCATCTGATAGGTGGACTAAATAACGGTGTTATATAAAGGAAAATCTAAATATTGGATATGTGACTATCCTCCTAACTATGAATCTTATTCTTTATCAGGAGCTCATTCTATTTGGAAAGAATTAGTTATACATATTTTTAAAACAGTATCAGGAGAACATATTAAAGAGACTACTTCTCCTTTTAACTATACAACTATTGTAAAGCACCCAAATTTTATAGATCCTTTAGGATATGAGTGGGAAGAGATAGGATTTTTTATTCGTACTTGTGTTATAGATGATGATAAAACTATACATAAGCCAGCTTTATATGAAGAAGATATGGTAAGGTGGTCAAAAGATTAATGGAAGATTTAAAAAGATTAATAAATGAAGTTTTAAATGAAGAATTTAATTGTTTTAAATGCGTATGGTGTGATCCATTTAAATTAAAAAATAAAGACAATCCTTGTATGGCTGAGGAATTAAATTTAAAGCCTTTAAGAGGAAATGAGTGTATATTATTTAAGTATGATACTCATTTAGATAATTAAAAAAATGGCTCATAAATTAATAACTATGTGGTTTAAAATTTTATATCCTAATTATGTTTGTTATGAGGGATTGATATTAGGGCATCCTGAAGGAAAAATAGTGGATGTATTTAAATGTATAGATAAAGATAGATTAATAGATACGGCTTTTAAAAAATGGGTAATTTAAAAATGATTACAATTCCTTATGACGAAGCTATTTGTTTTGGCTGCGCGGGATGTATGAATTTCACATGTATATGGAGTTTACGCCCAAATCTTATAGGCGAATGTTATGCATTTAGATATATAACTAATGATGAGGTATAAATGATTTGTAAATGTGAAAATAAGTATGCATATATTCAAAAAGTCCATCATTATATAGAAACTGAATAAGCGTATAAATTCGGATGGGTATAGAGGACTATATTTATCATAAATAAATTTTTGGAGGATTAATGTCTGATAGTTGTATTCATATTCAGTGTGATAATGGTCAAATTACACTGATTTCTACAAATGACCCTAAAATTAAAATTACTTTAAGTGATGCAGAAGAGAGTAATTATAATGGGATAATGAAAATGAAATGCGATAATGAGTTAGCAAAATATCCAATTAAATATGAAATAGTGACAAAAGAAATTATGGATAATTATATACTTAGTTTGGAGGGATATAATATACCTAGTTCAATTAGAACTAGCGTATAGATAGACCATCGATACAATCAATTATCTATAACTAACTAAAGTTATAAGTTTGTAGCTAAACAAGTGTTCGCTACCATCGGCTGATTGACGACAGCCCTAGCACTAATATTTAGTGCTGCGATTGTGTCAGCAGGGCCAGCGAAACCGCACTTAACACAAATAAAACTATCTCTAGTTTTTCTATTAGATTTAGAGATGTGTCTACACATAGGGCATTCTTGAGAGGTATATCGAGGATTTACTAATATTACGGGAATACCTGCCTGTTTAGCTTTGTATTCTATGAAAGTTCTTAATTGATAAAATCCCCAATTAGACAATCGTGACCGCTGTTGCTTATTAGCCGTAACCTTCTTGGTAATTCCTTTGAGATTCTCTAAGGCAATTATAGAAGAAGTGCGTTTAGCATCTGACACGATAGCTTTAGAAATGCAATGATTTACATCTTTTTGGTATCTTGCTTGTTTACCAGATAATTTCTTAAGTTTATGAGTAGCTGACCTAGTATGTTTTTTCTGAAGATTTTTACGACGATGAGAATATTTACATCTATTTCTATTAATAGCTTTACCACTATATTCTTTTCCATTAGAATCTACGGCAATATTAACTATTCCAAAATCTACTCCTAATACTTTAGAAGTTTTAATTAATTCAGGGTCATCAATATCACAAACACAAGTTAGATAAAAAATATTGTTGATGTATAATAAATCAGACTCTCCTTTACGAAAAGGAAATAGTTTTCGTTGGTATTCTCCCATTTGATAGGGAATTTTAATTCTACCGTTTACGGTCCAGATAGAAACTTGATTTTCAGTAAATCTTAAAATTCTATCGTCATAAGGTTGGCCGGAGTAAGTACGAAATTTTCTAATAGTTTTATGGTCTTTTTTATAAGTATCAGCCACCTTAGCTATAGAACGGACTGCCATTTGTGCAGAAAGATTAAATCTTTCTTTGATTTTTAAATAATATAATTTATGTAAACTATATTGCCCAAAAATTTTACTTTTGAAGGCCTCACTAGATAAATAATTACAGGCGTCGTTTGCTACTTCTAAGGTAGTTTTTAATATAGTGTGTTGTTCAGAAGTTGGAAGTAACTTAATATTTACTACTAATTTCATAATTCAAGTATAGAACAAATAGATATTTAATGTCAATAGACATTAAAAAATAAATAAGGAGTATTAATGAATTGATAAATTGCATACAAGATAATAGTAAAACATATAGGAGTTTAGATCTATCAACTATTTGCCCGCGATTAAAAGCAGGTAATCCCTGTAGTTATTGCTATGTTCAAGAAAGTCGTAGAAAAAAATATAGAGCGAAAGGTTTTTATGAGACTCATTATAATCACGAAATATTAAGATTAAAAGATTCTACATTAGTTAAATTAAATAAAATGGGCGGGCTAAGAATGTTTAGCTTTGGAGATTATGAACCTTGGATGGACGATGACATTAAAAATATATTAGACGATTCTGCATTAGCAGGATTAAGATTGAAAGCTATTACTAAACAGCCAGAATTTGTAAAAAAATATAATAAGTATAAAAACTTAACTATTAATTATAGTTTAGATTTTAATAGTGGCGTCCCTAAATGGATAAGACAGTATAAAACTTCTAATGTTAAATTACGTATGATGGTACGTAATGAGCATGAGGTTAAAAAATATCATCGTTATGTGGATATTCTAACTCCTTATCACGGTAGAAAAATAAATGATAATTATAGAGCAGTAGAGGCTAAAGAAGCTTGTCTAAATTTGGCCCCTCAAAAAACATGCTGTCGTACTCACGACTGTAGTACTTGCGAGGTAAGATGTGGATATAAAAACTAAATTTGATATAGGTCAGAAAGTATATTTAGTACGAATTAAAAAAGATTATATTACTTGTCCTGCTTGTAATGGATCTGGAAAACTTTTAGGATTGGATGGAAAAAAATATGGTTGTCTAAGGTGCTTCGGACATGGGGATATATACTCAGATGGAAAATTTGAGGGTGTTGATGAGATGATAACATCAATAGTAATAGAAAAATTTAATAGAGTATTCTATCATTGCTCTTGTACTTATAGTGTTCCTGAAGATGAGATATACTCGACTAAAAAAGAGGCCGATGAAGTAGCAAGAGAGGCCAATACTCCTTCTAAATCCAAAAAGAGTAAAGTATGCAAAAAGAAGAATTAATAGAATTATTAAAAGAGTTTATAGAGAATGAGGGTAAGTGTAAACATTCAACTATCAGTTTTTATGCGAGTAGAGACTTAGAAAATAGTGGAATAGAGGAGGGAGATTATTTAGAAGATAATATAATAGCTCATTATATAGATATAGAACATTTATGTAGATATTATGGAGGCATTTCTTCAGGCCCCTGCATTCCAAGCTATTGCCCCCTATTAAGAGAGATTAAATGAGGGTGTTAGTGGCGTGTGAAATGTCAGGAGTAGTTCGTAAGGCTTTTAAAGACTTAGGCCACGATGCTTGGAGTTGTGATATTGTAGATTGTGAAGACGGCTCTAAATATCATATAAAAGATGATGTATTAAATCACTTAAATGATGGCTGGGATTTAATGATAGCCTTTCCCCCTTGTACTCATTTAGCAGTAAGTGGGGCGCGTTGGTTTAAATATAAAGTAGAAGAACAAAAACAAGCATTGGAGTTTGTTAGAACTTTAATGAATGCTTCTATAAATAGAATATGTATAGAAAATCCAGTAGGAATTATAAGTACTAGAATATGTAAGCCTCAACAAATTATACAGCCTTGGATGTTTGGACATATGGAGACTAAGGCTACTTGTTTATGGCTCAAAAATTTACCTAAACTTAAATCTACTGATAATGTTTATGATGAGATGATGAAGTTACCTATTAAAGTCAGGCAGCGGATACATAATTTACCGCCTTCTAAAGATAGAGGAAAAATAAGAAGTTATACGTATACAGGTATAGCAAAAGCTCTTGCAGATCAGTATGGAGAAACTATATGAATATCGATAATTTACGTAAGGATTTAATAGAAGAAGGATACGATAAAATCGTACTATATTATATATTTGAGGATATTTGGGATAGGCTTGCTAAAGTAATTACGAAGTCTCGCCCATGTCAGGTTCCAGATAAAACTAGGTATGATCTTTCAGAATGTCTCCTTATGGATGGGGGAACTGTTGTAACCTCTATATTTGTAGGGGGTGAAGGGAATGAGACAGGAAATACTGAAAACTATACAATTGAGTTACGTGTATACAAGAATAGGTAGAAAGGAGAATAAAGTATGAAGACTAATTTGTTAGATGAAGTTATTGATCAGATAGAAATGGAACAAGAAGAAAATGTTTATTTACTTGATATAGCAAAAGATGTTGTTAAACGTCTCACCACAATAAGGTCTGGAAAAGGTGCTTATCCTTTTGACGCTACTAAATGGAAATTAATTGCCGTAGATACTGATATGGCGGGCCAAGATAGTAGTATCTTTATGGAGTTTATGGATGCTAGTGATAATCATGAGGACAATATTAGGATAGGAATTGTAATCGATATAGATAAGGAGAGTAAGTAATGAGTGCCGATAATAAGATTATAGACGATTTTATAACCGAAAAAATACGTAGAAATAAAAAGTTTGTGAAGGATGGTTTAGATGGTGCTATAAGAAGTATTATTGATTCTATAGCGGATGAGACTGGAGAGGGTACTCAAATTGAAGGAGATTGGAAGTTGTTGGATATATCATTAGGGACTGTAGAGGAAAATAGCCAATTAATAAATGCTACTTTAGAATATAATAATTTTAAAGGGAAAAAGAAATACATACTTAATTTAAATATAGTAGAGGCTTAATAATTGGCCGGATCTATAGCTTATTGTACTTGGGACGAGTGTGAATATTGTAAACATTATCGTAAAGATAAAGGAGGCTGTATTCCTTTAGATAATAATTCAATAGGTTTTTATTTGGAAGGAAATGATATTGTATGTGATATGTATGAGGACATTACTACGGAGGGATAGAATTTGGCGCGTCCAAAAAAAGATAAGGAAATGGAAGTTACTGAAAAGCTAGATGTTAGAGCTTTAGTAAATAAATTAAATAAAGAATTGGAAGGAAATTGTAGTATTAAATTAGGAGCAGAGATTCCTAATCCATTTAAAGATAGGATAAGTACGGGTAGTATAGGATTAGATTGTGTAATTGGCGGCGGAATTCCTAGAGGTGGAGTTACTCAGATTATAGGTAAAGAAAGTTCTAGTAAAACTACTTTAGCTTTCTCTATAGCCCGCGAAGTTCAGAAACGATTTAAAGAGAATGCGGTTATAACTTATGCTGGAATAGAAATGGCTTTAGATGTAGATAGAGCTAGAGCAGTAGGTATGGAAATTAATGATAGAGTTATAAATGTAACTGCTAAAAATGCTGAAGCATATCTTACATCTCTTAAAACTATTATTAAATCTAATTCCAGTCAGCTTATAATAGTAGACTCTATTAATGGTTTAAATACATATGCTGAACAAGAGACTGCCTTTGGAGAGTCTATTCCTGCCACTAGAGCTAGAATAGTGGCTAAGTTCGTCCGAGAATGCGTCTGGGGGTCACAGATAAGAGATGACGGACAGCCTAATAATACTAGCATAGTTATAATAAATCAGTTTAGTAGCAAAATTGGAGGCTTTTCTCCAACTGGAGAACCTGTAGAGCAGGGCGGCGGAAATGCATTAAAGTATGCTAAATTATTAGACATACAGCTTCGTTCTGGCGCTCCTCTAAAAGAAAATAAGGATAGTCCTCCTTATGCTAAAGAAATTAATTATAAAATATTAAAAGGTAAAGCTGGTTGTCATGAGGGCGGAACGGGTATGTTCATTTTAATGCAGGAGGATTATAATGGACTAAAGAAAGGTCAGATAGATATTGGTAATGAGTATAAAACTATTGCCAGTACTTATGGTGTTGTCTCTCGCGCCGGGGCATATGTAAAGTATAATGAACAGAATTATCCTATGGATGAATTTGAAAGATTAGTCAGAGAGGATGATGAGTTCAGAAGTGCTTTACGTGCCAAAATACTTTTGGCGGCAAAAGTAGAAAGTTATGACGAATAATAGTTTTTCTTTAATTAAAGATTATACATTTACTATAGATGAGATTTTAGATCGAATAAATAAAGAACTATTAAATGAAGGACTGATATTATCTTATGAAGAAGATAAAGAATTAAATGATACGTTCTATAAAATAAGTAGATATTTAAATATAACTAAATCTCTGCTAGATAGTAAAAAAGAAGTTAAATGAATAAAAAGGGAATAGCTAGTGAAAAGCGGGGGGCTAAGGAATTAGGAGGAAAGTTAACTCCTAATTCTGGAGCTTCTTGGCATACTAAAGGGGATATAAAGATAAGTGAATCTATTGGAAGTTATAGAGGAGTATTAATACAGAATAAAGCTACTGGTAAAAAAAGTTATAGTTTAAAATTGAAAGATTTATTAGAAATAACTAACCAGGCTTTAAGTATAGACAACATGCCTGTACTACGATTGGATTTTGAAAGTGTAGGCGAGACATATATAATACTTCCAAATTTTGTTTATACGGAGTTAATGAATGCCCTTAGAAATCAAAGTGGTGGAGGAAAATAGTAGTCCTACTACTTTCAATCCGCCCAAAATCTATTCTATATCTCAATTAGACTGTTATATATCTTGTCCTGCTAAATATAAATATAGATATATAGAACGAATTCCATCTCCAACTAGTGCTAGTTTAGAGTTTGGAAATTCAGTTCATAGAGGACTGGAACATAACTTTCATCAGAAGACATTTTCGTGGGCCGATTTATCGGCTAATGAAGTGTCTGATAAGTTTGTAGAAAGTTATGAACCTAGTAAAGATAAAATAAATTGGGATGAAGAGAATAGAGATAAAACAGATAAAGATAAAATTAGTTTTGTATCAGAAAGAGATAAAGGTGTAGCTTTATTACGTACTTATATGAATGATGGCTATACTAAAACTATAATACCTTCTAGAGTAGAGCATAAGTTTGAAGTGCCTGTTCCGGGTGTCAGTAAACCTTTACAAGGTTATATAGATTTAGTAGATAATAAACTATTACTGATAGACTTCAAAACTGCCTCTAAATCGCCCACAGAGGCTAAATTAGGCCCTTATCATAGGCAGTTGTGTGGATACTCTTATGCGTTATTAAAGCTTAAACAAATGAGGCATGACTTATCTGAAGTAGAAATAAATGCTTTAAATAAAATGCCCTTTTTTAAGGCCCGACTAGATTTTCTGATAAAAACTAAAACACCTAAGATAGTAATTGTTGATACGTTTAAAATTGGATTGGAAGAAATAAAAAGATTTGTATCTATGCTTCAAGAAATGGATAAAAGCATTAATGCTAATCTATTTCCTAGAAACAGTACAAGCTATTTATGTAATAAAAAATATTGTAATTATTGGGATAAGTGTCATAATGACCAAATTGAGAATATAGATTTGGAGGTAGATAAGAGTGGTAGACTTTTCAGAAAACCCAAAAGTTAGAGAAATAATAAGTACTTATGATGTAACAGCACAAGTAGAAGCGCTATTAAAAAAGAAAGGAATTAATTTAGTAGCGAAACCCGTATTTACTAAAGTAGATGGGATAGATTTAAATGAGGATATGGAACCTATGATACCTGAAGATTTAACGATATTAAGTTCTAAGCAAATAGGAATTATATATTCTATGTGTAATTCTTATTTCTCATATATAACTTCTCAGCTTACTTTAGCCGATTTAGAAATGAGTATTTGTGAGTCTTTAAAAGATGCTTTATGGGCGGCGGTTAGATTGGAAGATGTATCTGAGAAAAAAACCAAAGCCGATAAAGATGATAGAGTGCTTACGGATTCTCGTTTTATGCGGGCAGATGCTGATTATAAAATAAGAAAAAGTGTTTATGATATGTTAAAAGGTAAACACGATAGTTTTGAAATGAATTTAAAGGTTATATCTAGAGAAATAACTAGGCGTTCTCAAGACGCATTTTCTGGGAATAGTAGAAAATTTTAAAGGAGAAATAATGATTATTGAAAATATGAAAACTGTAAATGCAGTAAAAGATAAAAGTTCCTCTTTTGAATCTCTTATTAATAGTTTACATGGAGATTTAATTTTTATTGAAAAAGAATTGTCTAATTTAGATAGTAATTGTTTAAGAGGAGCGACCGTTATAGAAGAGAAAGGCGAACTTATAGAGGAGGTTATTAAAACGGGGAATCTTCTTTTGAAACTTATGGATTGTTCTGATGTGTGTGAGACAATTAAAATAGATATTAAAAAAATTAAAACTGTTTTAGGTAATGAATAATATTACTTTTACTATAAATGGAGTACCTCCGAGTACCAATCATTTATATTTTAATCTTCCTACTGGTGGCCGCGCTTTAAATAAAATAGGTAAAAAGTATGCTGGAGATATTAAAGATTTAATAGGTAGAGAATACTTTGAACAGATGTCTGAGTTTAAGGTAGATGATAAAACTATGTTTAAAGTAAGTTCTATTATATATTTTAAAACTCTTCGTAACGGCCCGACTGCTAAAGGATACTATAAACAAATAGATGTGGATAATAGAATTAAATTATTACATGATGTAGTATTTAAATCTATTGGAGTAGATGATAGGAATATATTTAATATAAGTGTGATGAAAAAAGAAAGTAATGATGAGCGTGTAGAAATAACATTGGAGGTAATTGATAATAGTGAAGGATACCTTAAGTAAGTATGATTATAATCACGTAAATGCAAATATGTTATCTTATATAGCTGGAATTGTAGATGGAGAAGGTACGATAGATTTCGATAAAAAATATAGTAAAGCTTATCTAGCTGCTGACTATTATGAAGAACTCCCTTCATTTTCTCTTAATCCCCGCGTTAGAGTATGTAATACTTTCTATTCTTTAATTGAGCGCCTTCAATTAGTTTTGGGGGGCCGAATTGTAAGTAATAATAGACCTAGAAAAAGTAATCATAAAAAAGAATATTCTTTAGAAATAACTGGAGATAGAGCGGTAGCAGTAGTGAAAGCTTTATATCCTTATTTAATAATAAAACGCGACCAGGCTTATGAGATATTAGAATATGATTCTTGTAATTATCTTCATAGAGATAGACGAGCTTGGAAGACAAAGAACACAGTGCCTACAAATATATTATCCATGAGACAAGGATACTATTCTAGAATTCATTATTTAAATTCTAAACGAGATAATAGTAAGGAAGCTAATAATGGCAGATGAAAATATTAATCTGAAAAATGTTCCGATGAATACTTCAGAATTAATACAGAAAAAACTAAGTACACTACTTACATCTGAGCGCGAAGAGTTAAAAAGATTTGTAAATGCTAATTATTTACAATTAAAACTGCAAGCTAATTGTGAATTAGATTGTCATGCATGTAATGTGGCTAGAATAATAGAGTGCTTCTATATAGATAATAAAGAAAGATTTGCTAATAAAATATCCGCGCCGATTATAGAAGAGATAGCAGAATGTAAAAAACCTATAATATTAAGTAGAGATGAACATCTAAACTTAATTATAGATCAAATTAAAATAAGGGAAGCCGAATTAGATAATATAGATGCAATTATAAGCTATTATAAGTATCTGTAAATTTTAAGTATTTATTGTTATATAGTATGTGCGAAACAATATCAAAAAGGAGATATATAAATGGGCAGAGGTTTAAGTGATGAAACGAAGAAGCAGATTGAGAAGGCGTTGAGTAAGCAGTTTGATGAGACTGGTACTCCAACTATTGTTGTACGTTTGAAGGCTAAGAAGGAATTATCTTTAGAAGAGTTTAAGGATATAGTTAAGAAAGCATTGCCTGATTCGGTAGATGATGCTGTTGCTTATGGAATGAAATATGGTTTAGTCCCTCCTGACGGTAAAGGCTATTCTGTTGTAAACTCGATGAAGTATGTCGTTAATTTTTTCGTAACTCAGTTTGATAATTGGAAGAATGGAAAGGTTGTAGAGAAGTGTGAAAAGGTTGTTGAAGTTGAGGAAGAGGTTAAGTCTACTCCTGCTCCTACAGCCGTTCCTGCTACGAAGCGTGGGCGTAAGCCTAAGACCGCTGCTGTTGAAGCCGAGACTAAAGAGACTCCTAAAGTAGATAATAAAACTGAGTCCGATCCGGACCCTTGTATTAAAACTATTTTAAATATGTTGCAGCGCATTGATGATCGTATTACCGATCAGAATCATAGTGTAGCAATGGCTTGGGCTATTGGGTTTAATAATGCTAATGGTCCTTTTACGCATGAGAATGTTAATTTAGACGACCTTAATGCTAAATATGATTTTGGTAATCTTCCTACTAAAGGGGATGCTTCTGAAGCTATTGAGTTCTATACTTATAATGTTAGAAAATCTTGTACGGTAGATAATTTATTGTCTTTCGTCTCTCAGGTATTTTCTTATTCTAAGTCGGAAGTGGTTAAGGATTTAGGCAAGTTGAGCATTCAGGATATTAGAAACATTCTAATTCCTAAAGCTAAAATTAAGTAGTAAGTTATAACTGAATAAATAGGGGGAAGAATACTCTTCCCTCTATTTTTTAAAGAAAGGATTATTATGAATATCTCTGATATTAAGATTGAAGATGCTTTAGTTATATTAACTAAAGAAAAGACTTTTTATCGTACAACTATTACTGATGAGTTTGTTGAAGTTCCTGCTTCTATAATGGCATTACTTCCAGCTAGTACTGATAATATTAATGTACAGGCCTATTTATTTCGGCGGGGAAGTACTGAATTATTAATTCCTTTATGGACAGCTTTAGTAGATTCTATGAGAGAAATAGATATAGACGCCTGTTTATCTATATTTGAAAAAATAGATAATTTAATGAAAGAGGGAGATAGTATTGCTACTATTACCGAAGCTGTAGCTACTGCTATGGGCATCTCTAGTATTCTATTAGCTACTAAAGCCAGCGCCTATTTAGCTAATAAGAAAGATAAGACTTCTAAAGAGCAAGAATTAGAAAAAGAGTTTGATAGACTTTTAGGCGATATGGACCCATCTAAAATGCCGAGTTGTTAATATGTTTAAATTTAATTCTTCAGATGAAGCTAGAATGTATTTGGCGGTTAGAAGAGAGTTCATAAGATCTAGACTTAAACAAATAGATATTCATAGTTACATGCTATGGCATAATTTATTACATGCGTATAGAGAGACTATGATATTTACTAAGATTTCCGAGGTTAAAAATGAGAAAACTGTATAATATTATAAAAATATATTTATATAAATTATTTAATAGAGAAACTAAAAGTACTCATGTTGTAGAAGTAATTAAAGTTAAATTACTTAAACATTCTAACGCTGATAGTTTGTCTATAGTAATGGCTGACGGTTATCAGGCTGTAGTTAGAACTGATGATTGGGTTGACGGACAATTAGGCGCTTATATTCCTCCCGATTCTATGGTTAATACTAATAACCCTTTATTCGAATTCTTACTCCCTTCAGGCAAGCCTAAAGGCACATTAGTTCGTATTAAGGCTAGACGTTTGCGCGGGGAATGGAGTATGGGGCTTTTAGTTCCTGCTCCTAAAGGTAGTAAGGAACGAGATAATGTAGCAGGTATATTAGGAGTAACACATTATAATCCTCCTGAGCCTAAAAGATATAGACCAGGAATGTCTGGTAAAATGCTTAAAGCTCAGTGTGCTAAAGGGCCTAGCTTAAATTTCCCTGTTCCTAAATATGATGTAGATGCATTTAGAAAATATGCTACTAAAACATTTGAGCCGGGAGAATTAGTATGGGTAACTGAAAAGATACACGGTACTAATGCTAGGTTTGTTTATGATGGTAAAGACTATCATTGTGGATCACATACTACTTGGAAGAAGTCTAAAGATGATCCTAGTTATAATAGCCATATTCCTTGGTTATATAAAAAGGATAAACCTTCTGAAGATTGTGTGTGGTGGAAATGCTTACATCAATATCCGGCGCTTAAAGCATTCTTAAAAGAAAATCCTAATACTGTTGTATATGGAGAAATATATGGATGGATACAGGATTTAAGATATGATCATAAACAAGATGAATTTAGCTTGGCTGTTTTTGATGTTATGAGAGACGGGAGATGGTTAGATGCTGAAGAAGGCTATCACTTAATGACTAGTAATAATATTCCTACTGTTCCCCTATTCGGCACATTTGAATATGATTATGATAGGTTAATTACTATGGCCGAAGGTAATAGTGAATTTGGAGCTAATATAAGAGAGGGAATAGTTGTTAAAAGTATTAAAGAAAAATATGTACCTCATGTTGGGCGGGCTAATTTAAAAATAGTTAGTAATAATTATTTGGAAAGAGCTTAGGCTCTTTTTTTAGCTAGAAAATAAATTATATTTTTTGTTATAAAATATATGTAGGATACTCAAATGCATGAGAGGTAATTTAGGTGAAAACTTCCGTATCGCGGGAGAGGCAGAGGAATAGAACCTCAGTGAAGCCTAATCCTACAAACTTTTAAAATCTCTTTAAGGAGGAGAAAGATGAGTACCCCTGATACCCTGACCGAAAAATTACTTGATGATTATAGGTCTGGCGATCCTAACATGGAAGCTCTTTTAATGATGCGACAGCGTGATAACCTTGCTAACGTGTTGGGGGATGAAATGGTATTTCTATCTGAATTTCTGATTATGTGCGAACCTGATAGTGCAAGATATATTCAGGTAGAAAATCGTTTGGCAAACATTCGTGCTGCTCTCAAGCGAGAGGGACGCTAAAACTAGAAAGGGGCTATCATGGAAACTAAGCACACGCCGATACCGTGGAAATGGCAAGGAGAAGACTACAGGGGTGGGTGGGGATGGCAGTTATTGGTTGGTCCCGATGGGCAGGGGATCGTTTGTGGTCAGAGCAAAGACGGCCCCTATAAGAACCTGCGGGCAGGTATGCCCATAGACCCCGAATTTTGTAAAACTGGGTTTAATTCCGATGAGGAATCGGCCCCCGGAATCCATGTACAGGAAGCAGATGCCGCCTTCATCGTCGAGGCTTGCAACAACTATGAAGGTTTAAAGGAGTCTGAAAGAAATATGACTGAGGCTTCTATGACACTCATGCAGCAGCGGGACGACCTAGCCGATGCGCTGGGAATGGCGGAAAAGATGCTCGACTTGTTTGTCGTGAATGGCGATCATATCGATACGGGATTTATTAAAGCTGCCCTCAAGCGGGCGGGGAGATAGACCACGAACGGGAGCGCAGGATTTAACCAAACCGAGAAGGAGGAACCATGATTATTGAGGAGCATGGAGAGGGAAAGGGATTTTTCTGCGATCATGCAAACGTGCCTGTCAATATCTGGATTGGGAGGGTTGAGGAAGACGAGGGACACCCCGTCCCCGTCGGCACATGGTATCTACACTTTCAAAACTACATGCCCCGCAAGGACACTGTTTATCTGGCACCCAACGAGGATTGGGCTACCATTATTTACGCCACCGAACGGGCCGACCTAGAAACGATCATCCGCAAGCAAATCAAACCCCTTTACCTCAAGGCGGTTGCGAATATTGATGCCATGCTTGAGGGCAAAGGTGAAGCCCTTTATTACTGGGACTAACCCACAAACTGAAAAGGAGAGAACATGAGCAAGCACACGCCGGGGCCGTACAAAGGCATCAACAGGATAGTATTCGCAGGGGATGAGCAGGTAGCCTTCATGGTCGATGGTGACCAAGTGGCTAATTGTGCCTTCATCGTGGAGGCATGCAACAACTATGAGCGATTGAGGGCAGAAAAAGAGGCTGCTGTAAGGTCTGCAACCGGGGCGGCTGAGGATGCTATGAAGGCTCATTTTGAGCCAATCATTGACGGCCTCGCCGACGCGCTGGAGAAGCTAATCGATGAGTTGGGGGAAACATTCGTTTACCACAATCTGGTTGTCAACGCCCGCGCTGCCCTGAAGCGGGCGGGGAGGTAGGAGGAACCATGACGAAACTTGAACAGGCTCAATCTGACGTTGCCAAGCTGCTGAGCATCAAGCAAGACCTCGCCGACGCGCTGGAATTGAATCTACGCGAGCAGGAGCGGACGAGCATCCATTTTGCAGGTAGCATTATTGACACTCCGGGCATGATTGCGGCCCGCGCTGCCCTCAAGCGGGCGGGACGATAGGAGGAGCCATGCCTAACGGTTGTCCTGCTGACTGTCCTTGGGCTAAAGGACTTCGTGGGTATTGTCCTCCCAAAAAACAACGACCTAAAAACTGTCCAGCCCTCAAAAAGGAGCTAAGATGAACTTAGAGTTTTTGAAGTTGTTCATCATCACTACCTCATGTCTCATGGTATACTCCCTACTGATCTATGGACTGGCAGGTAAAGTATATTATTGGACAACTCTTTTCCTTCACCGGCCCCGTGGAGTTAGACCCATAAGGAGGTAATATGAGAAACTACTGTGGCGACTTCAGAAAGGATACGGAGTGTTGTAAAAAGGACGGAAAGCCATGTCCGTATGAAGAAGAGTGGCTTGAGTGCCCGCGTATCGAAAAAAGTAATCCCATCGAATATTCCGGCCCGATGGGGATATTTACAGGGATGTACGAGTTTGAAAAAGGGAAGGGCTGACCTTCCTTTTATTTTTATAAGGAGATTGTTGTGGGTAGATATGAAGATATTATTAAAGAGTTAAAAGAGTTAGAAGATGAGAGAGAAAAGTTTGATGAAATACAGAGGCTAGAAAGAAATAGAAAATGGATGGAGGAGGAGAAAATTAAAAAAGAAATTCATAAAAAAGAAATATCTAAACTGTACGGTGTCGTAGATAATCCTAAACTAGATTTACTTTATGATAAGGCGTGGGACTTAGGGCATTCGATTGGTTTTAATGAAGTAGAGATACATTTCGCAGATTTAGCAGATTTAATAAAATAGGAGAATAAAAGTAATGGACGGAAAAGAAAAGAAGAGATATATAGAAAGAAATTTACCTAACAATCTTACTGACGAAGAAGCACTAACTTTATTAAATATAATAGAAGTCGCTAAAAAAAGAGAAACCATTGAGAAACAAAATGAGGCTAAAGAAAGGGCGGAAAAACATAGACAAGAGAAGCTTAATTTAATGAATAATTTAGCAGATATGTATGGAGTAAAAGATAATCCTAAACTTCAACAATGTTTTGATTTAGCTTGGAGTTATAGATATTATGCTGGAGAACGCGAAGTTAGAATGGAGTTTGCTAAATTTGTAGAATTGATTAAATAGAAAGGAATTATAAATGGCTAATATATTTATAGGAATTGTAATTTTTGTAACCATAGGATTTAGATGTTTATATCTTAATGAAGAATACGGTATGCTTGAGGCAATTTTTCTAGTAGTCGGCATTCTATGTGCATGGTATGGATTTATTAAAATAGATAGGAGATTAAATATCAAATGAGAACTAGAGAAGTTATTAGTATGTTAAAGTGTTTAGATAGAACTGAAGCTTGTTGGAGAAAATATAAGTATAGTGAAAAGCATAACTACTTTGCTTATAAAGGACATGATGTAGATAATTCTAAGACTTGTGAATTATGTAAACAATATTTAAATATAGATAAGTATCCTAACTACACTTATTGCATTAAATGTCCCATATGTACTGTACTTAAATATAAAGAAACTCCCGATTATTTACCTTGTTATGATATACGCGAAAAAGCACAAGTTTCTAAGTCTCGCCGCCCAATTTTTGATGCTATTAGAAAAATGCGCCGAGAGATTATGAAGAAATATAATATTTGTAGAGATACTTATAAAGATATAGACGGTATTACTAGAATTGAATATATTAAAAATCTTTCAGTTGAGTAAATTATTATGATCTATTGGGGAACTGATTTACATCTAGAATGGATAGGTAAAGATAACTTTAGAAAACTATGTAAACAATGGCCTATTAATAAAAAAGATATATTGTTTATAACTGGAGATATATCTAATTATAGTGTAGATAATAACTTCATAGACTACTTAAAGATAATGATTAATATACTTAATATTCCTATATATTTCGTATTAGGTAATCATGATTTTTGGGGCGGTAGGATAGGAAGTATTATAGCTAATACTATTGAAAATATTAGCAATAAAAATAATGATAGTAAAATATCTAAAGAAATGGGATTTAATAAGGATGAGCATTTAGACATAGGGAGCTCATTATTACATTATTTAGATAATGAGGAATATATAAATATAAGTAAATATAATAGAGATACTTATATAATAGGTACTTCAGGGTGGTATGATATAAGTGCTGGAGCTAAAGAAAATACTACAGTATGGTTAAATGATTTCGATCTTATAACTGATTTTGCTCTCGCCTATTATAAGCCAAGATTATTTGAATCTGTTAAAAAAATCGCGGCCAGATTTAATAATGAATTTGATAATAAATTAAATACATTCTTAAATAAACATGGAGATGAGCATTGTAAGTTATTCATATTAACTCACGTTCCACCTTATGAAGATAGTGCTAAGTATAATATGAAGCCGACTGATAGTAATTTTCTACCTCTATTTACTAACATACAATTAGGAAAGATTATAGATAAACTTAAGGACTATCCTAATATAGAAGTAACAGTATTGTGTGGGCATACTCATTGTTATGCTCATTATCAGCCCGCCAAAAATATAGTAGTAATAGCTCAAGGCGCAGAATATAAATATCCTAAAATAGAAGAATTAAATATATATCCAATAAGGGCTAAGTAAGTGTACATAACTCCAGATATAAATATAGTTGAAAATTGTGATACTTGTAATTACAAACCTTCAGGTGAATTTACTCCTTGTACTAATATGTATATGGATGGAAGGGAGATAAGTCGCTGCGCTAATTATGCATTAAATCCTCAATTAGCTAGAAAAGCTTTTAGAGATTTTTTCTATAATAATAATAAAAATATAGAATTAGATAAGCTTATATATACAGATGAGTCATGAAAAAATTATAAATAATATGGTATAAAATATATGAGAGGATACGATTTACATCTCTCTGGAGTGGAAGCTTCAATTCTCTTCCCTGCCACAATGATGTTAATAAGTTGTGGAACGATCCAGATAATTATTGCCGGGGCTGAAATCCTCGATTAAAAACTTTCCGGTCGTATAGGAGTAAGTGCTATACGATGACCCGTTTATGCTGCTAGGGTTGATGAAACCCGGAATCTAAAATTCTGACTCTATACATACATACATGAAAAGGGAAGAGGAGTACTACTCCCCCTTTTTTATTATGAAATTATTTTTAAATAAGGGTAAAGAGTAATGTCTTTACTCTCTTTTTATCTGTATAAAAATTAAGAAAATATGGTATAAATAATTGGGAGGATAGATGTTATTTCTATATTATTTAAATCTATTGTTTTTAATCGCGGCCATAATAGGAATTATACTTATAATTCCACATATTACTTTAAACAAAGTAATAAACTTCTTAAAACATTTTGAGTAGGAGGGAAGATGAGATTATTGTTAGTAGGAGGGATTCTTTGGGCGATAGGCCATATGTTATTGAGAGATAATATCTCTCATGAATTACTCACTAATATAGCTGGAAGTGTGTGTCTATTTCTATCTGGCGGATTTATATTTTTTGGCGCGGATAGAATAGATGAAGCTATTTATAAAATTTTAAAGGGATAAATAATGAATACTGAAGAAAAGAAACAATGGACTATTGCCTTAGAACAACTAACTAATAAATGGTATAAAAAATTATATTATGATAGTGAAAGAAAAAGTTGGCAGATAAAAAATGTAGAAAGTAGATGCAGTAATTGTAGTATATGCGAATTATCTGAAAGATTAAATCAAGATCCTTATAAAAGTAAATGTACTGTATGTCCTATAGTATTATCTGGAGCAACTACAAATACAGAATGGTCTTTTCCATGCTTAGATATTATTTGGCGGGCAGATAATAAAAGAGATACTAAGCCTATCTATAGAGCTTTAAAACATATGAAAAACTGGATAGACGCACAAGTACCTTCTGAAGATAGAATGAGTAATGAAGAAAAAGAAAAATGGTATAAGGCTTTAGACAATACTTATAATAGATGGCATAAGACCTTATATTATAATAAAAACTTTGGGTCTTGGGAAAGAATTGATAGAGAACAAAGGTGTGAAGGATGCCCTTTATGTGCTGTATGTAAAAATTGCAATGAGTGTATTATAAATAAAGCATATGGAGGTGGAATGCAACAATGTTTAAGCATACTTTCTCATGCGGATATACAAAGAGATACTAAAGTTATATTCAGAGCTATCGATAAAATGAGAAAGTGGTTGGATAAACAATAACTTTAGGGGGGGAGTATGCTAAAAGTAGCTTTAGGTATTAGCGCAATAACAATAGCTTGTATGAACCTAGATAATTTAGTATGCGTGTTTGTACTAAGTATTGTTGGCGGATTTTTGATTGCAAACGGAATTGATGAGGTGTAGGTAATATGACTCCAGCACAGTTTAAATTGCGGTGGTATAAAGAAAGAGAATGTAAAGAATTAGATTATATTCTATCTCCAAACTTTATGCCTAATATGATTGAAGATCTTAAACAAGTTATTAATAAAGTCATAGGTCCTAAAACTGCTAGAATAGCAGAATTTATGAGTATCTATGACCAAATATTGAGATAAGAGCTTCGGCTCTTTTTATATATTTAATTAATATTTCGCGGGGCCGAAAAAATGATATAAATTATGGTATAAATATTATGCCTGTGGGAAGGTAGGCCTTAGTATACTTTCCTAAAGATAGTTTGTGGGAAGACTCATAATAGAAATATTATGGGGCCACCGCCTCTCACAAGCTATTTTTTATCTATATATTTCTGAAAAAATAATATAAATATTGTTATAATAATTATAGCTACGGACAATCTACTCACCTAATATCTGCTACGAGATTCATAACAGCTATTTAAGTTCTTTAGGATACAATCCTAAGACGTAGTAAGGATAATAAAGTATAACTCTTTAAGAGTAGTAAATTATCCTCGAAAAAGAGATTAGTCTCTTTTTTATCTATATATTATTGTATTTAAAATATAATAAAAGTATAATTAAAATCAGCGGGCCAGAATGGATCTAATACATTTACTCGCTAATTAACCAATACAATAGAATGATATTCTATTAAGGTAAGGAGATAATATGCGTTCATTCTTCGATCACAAACAAATAATGTCTAATACTTACGATAAAATTTTGGGGGCCGTTAAAAGCTTATTCCCTTTTGAAGGATATAAAAATAAATTAATCCTTAATAACATATGGGTAGAAGATAATAATTATAATATAAATGATATCAGCGCCCAACAAGATGCTAGATTAACTGGTGGAAGCTGGCAAGTACCTGTATATGCTGATCTAACCTTAGTAGATAAAGAAGGTAAAGTAATAGATAATAATAAGAAAATTAAAATATTAGATATTCCTCATATTACTCATAGATATTCATATGTAGTAGAAGGAACTGAATATCAGGTTCCTAACCAAATGCGATTAAAACCTGGTGTTTATGTTCATGAAAAAGGCGATGGATTATATCGTGGATGGTATAACTTAGCTACTGGAATAGAAAGAGAATTTGGTATTCAATTAGATCCTCAAACTAGACGATTAACTATAATCTATGGTTCTATAAAAGCTACACCACTATTACCTTTTTTGCGCGGGCTAGGAATAAGTGATAAAGATATCTTAAATGCATGGGGAGAAGAAGTATATAAAATAAATGATAGAGGCGATACCGATACTATCATGTTCAATATGTCAAAAAATATATCTGGTATAGAAAGTAAAGATAGAACTGAACAAGTTAATAATATATTAGATAAATTTAAAGAATCTAAAATGGATGGAGATATCAATAAACATAACTTAGGAACTGCTTATGATCATGTAACTCCACAATCATTATTAGATACTAGTAAGAAATTATTAGCTGTAGTTCGCGGCGATAGTAAACAAGATGATAGAGATAGTCTAATCTATAAAAATATATTATCTACAGATGATTTCTTGGAAAAACGTATAAAAGACAGTGTACAGCGTATAACTAGAAAAATAAAGAATAACTTAAATAGAAAAGATAAAGTTAAAGATATATTAACATACGATATCTTTTCTATACCTATTAAAAGCTTTTTTAAAAAGACTAGTTTATCTAACGCAGCCGAGCATTCAAGCCCTTTAGGTTACATTTCTGAGAACTCAAAAATTACACCTTTGGGAGAGGGCGGAATAGAATCTATCTATCAATTGCACGATGCAGCTAGAGCTATTAATCCTTCAACCTTCGGATTTATCGACCCTTTATATACTCCTGACAATGATAGAGCAGGGGCTATATTACATTTAGCGACTAATGCTTTTAAAGATGGTAAAGATCTAAAAATTAATATTTGGAATGTAAAATTAAATAAATTAGATACTATGAATCCTACTACGGCTGATGAAAGTATAGTTGGATTTGCTAGTGAATATAATATTAAACATACTGGCGCGGGAAAATTAGTTTTTACTCCTAAACATAAATTAGTCAGCGCGGTTAAGAAAGGAGATTTTGTTAAAGTTAAACCCACTGAAGTAGATTATATTCATTTAAATGATACTCAAGTATTCGCGTTAGAAACTAATTTAATACCTTTTATTAATCATACTCAAGGCAATAGAATACAGATATCTACTAAAATGATTCATGCTACAGTCGGCCTTAAAGAGCCTGAAGCCCCTTTAGTTAGAACATCATTATCTAAATATACTTCTGATGCTAGTTATGAGGATTTCGTAGGTATTTTAACTAATCAATATGCCCCCGCCGAAGGTATAGTTAAAGATATTAAAAATAATGAAATTATAATAGAAGGTAAAGATAATAAAATACATAAAGTAGGATTATATAATAACTTTCCTTTAGGTGAGTCTGGTTTTATGACTTCAACTCCAGTCGTTAAAATAGGAGATAAAGTCACTAATGAAACTATGGTAGCTCATACTAATTATAGTACAAAAGAAGGAAGCTATGCATATGGTAAAAATCTTAATGTAGCTTATTTAAGTTATAAGGGTTTAAATACTGATGATGGTATAGTTATTTCTGACGCGGCGGCTAAGAAATTAACTAGTGAACATATGTATAAGTTCAGTGTACGTTTAGATACTGAAATAGAATTAAATAGTAGAAAATTCAAAGCTTTATATCCCACGGCGATTAATAACGAACAATTTAATAAATTAGACGCCGAAGGAATTATAAAAAAAGGGGCTATAGTAGAATTCGGAGATGTGTTAATAGCTTTACTTAAAAAAGAACCTATTACTATGGAAGATTTATTAGTAAAAAAATTATATAAGAAAATATCTAACCCCTGGAAAAATAGAAGTATTGAGTATGATAACCATGTGCGCGGCGAAGTAGTAAATGTAGTTAGGACAAAAAAGAATATAGATGTATATATTAAAACTGCTGAAAAAGCTGTTATTGGTGATAAACTTTGTTGTGATATAAATACAGAAGTACTTACTTTATCGGGCTGGAAGTATTTTAAAGATTTAAAATATAGTGATGAAGTATGTAGTTGGAATCCTATTACTCAAAAAATACAATATGACGCCCCTGAATTAATTACTAATTATTATCATAAAGATAGAATGTATTTAGTTGAAGGAGATGAATTAAGTATTTGCGTTAATGCTGAACATAATATGTATATAAAAGATATAAATACTCTTTTAAATAACTATGCTAATAGTAAAGATATTTATAAGCTTGTAATGGCTAAAGATTTAGATAAACCATTCTGGCCCCGCGAAAGTTATTGTTATTTAAAGAAAAATAGTGCGGGGGGGTTAGAAGATATTTATTTAAATGATACTTATAAAAGTGAGTGGATAGATTACGATAATTATATCTATTGTTGCACAGTACCTACTCATATTATGTATGTACGTAGAAATGGTAAAGAATGTTGGACAGGCAATACTAATAGAGTAGGTAGTAAAGGAGTTATAACTCATATAGTACCTACTGATCAAATGCCTCGTACTCATGATGATAAAATAGCTGATGTACTGTTTAGTCCAACAGTTATTACTACTCGTATGAATGTAGGGCAAGTTTTAGAGTCTGCTGCCTCTAAAATAGCTGATAAGACTGGCAAACCTTATATGGTAGAGAATTTCTCTGGCGGCGAAAATTATATGGATAAGATAAAAGCTGAATTAAAGAAATATAATTTAAAAGATACTGAAATAATGTTTGATCCTAATACTGATAAAGAATTAGGCGAATTAATGTTTGGTAAGCAGTATATTGTTAAATTAAAACAGCAGGTTTCTCATAAAATGGCCTCTCGATCTGGCGGGGCTGGAGAGAGTTATAATATAAATAGAATACCTAAAGGCTCTGAAGGTGGAGGACAGGCTATTGGTCATTTAGGTTTATACGCTATGTTAGCTCATGGTGCCCCTGCTAATTTACTTGAAATGAATACTATAAAAAGTGATTATAATCCAGAGTATTGGGAGGCATTACGTTTAGGACAGCCTTTACCTCCGCCAAAAATACCTTTTAGCTATGAGAAATTTTTAGGCTATTTAAAAGTATTAGGAGTAGATACGGTAAAAGAGGGTAATTTACTTAACCTTACCCCATTGATGGATCGTGATGTTACAAAGCTTTCTAGGGGCGCTGTAGACGCTGTGAAGGCCATTCGCGGTAAGGATCAGAAGCCTGAAAAGGGCGGAATATTCGATGAAAAATTAACTGGAGGATTAGATGGTAATAAATGGACTCATATATCATTAAACGACTCTATTCCTAATCCAGTATTTGAAGATGCTATAGTAAGTATACTAGGTATAACTTATGAAACTTTTAATAATATAATGGCGGGCAAATTAGGTATAGACGATAGTAATAAAATTACTAAAGACTATAAATATACTACTAGCAAAGCTTTTATAAAATTATTAGATAATGTAAATGTAAAAGCCGATCTTATTAAATATACAGCTATGTTAGATAAATTATCTGGTAGTGAATTAGCTAAAGTAAGGAAAAGAGTTAAAATATTAAGAAACCTTGATAAGCTTAATCTCTCTCCTAGAGAAGCTTATATTAGAAAATTAATACCTGTCATTCCTCCGGTTTTTAGACCTATAGGATTATTAAGCTCTGGTTCTCCTACTATAGATGATCTTAATTATTTATATAAAGATATTAGCTTACATAATGATAGTTTAGAAACGGCTAAAAAAATATTAACCAAGGAAGATGTTAACGAAAGTTATAATAATCTTTATACTGCGGTTAAAAACTTAGAATTAAGTGGTTCTATGCAAGCGGGCAAGAAATATAAAGGCGTTATGGAAATTATAAAAGGTAATAGTCCTAAAGAAGGATATTTCCAAAAAGCATTAGTACGTGAACGTAAACAGGACGTTAGCGGTCGTTCTGTTATTGTACCTAACCCTGCTTTAGGATTAGACGAGATAGGTTTGCCTATAAAAATGGCGTGGAAGATATATGAGCCGTTTATTATGAAGCGTTTAGTCCAGGCTGGTTATAAACCTAATGAAGCTATGAAGATGATAGATGATCAACATCCATCAGCTTTTAGAACATTAGAATTAGAAGTATCTAAAAGACCTCTTAAAATTAAACGCGACCCTGTATTACATAAATTTGGTATTATGGCAGTTAAACCTAAATTAATTGCTGGAGATGCTATTGAAATTAATAGTATGATCAATAAAGGACTGGGTGCGGATTATGACGGAGACTGCTATTTCGGAATGATTTCAATCAGTTACAATACAGCGAATAAAGATATAGCAAAATATTTTGAGGAGAATTTGACAGGGCTTGAAAGTTGTGATACCTTAAAGTTAAGTTTAGAAGATATAACTGAAAATAAAATAAATAATCAGTTATATAATTCTGACAATAAAGCTTTGGAGGTATGTAATATGATAGATGGTAGTACAAAGATTGTAGTGAATGATAAAGAGAGTTTTTTTAGTAATAAGACAATACATATAAAAGACTTTCCGAAAACTGGTAAGCCTGAGATACGAGGTAATGTAGAGTTATATAAAGTGCCTGAAGGTATTTATATACATAGTTATAATTTTGAAACTAAGAAAATTGAAAGAACTATGATAACCCAATATAGTGTTCATAAGGATTTAAAATTAGTTACTGTAAAAACGCGGGGCAATAGAGAAGTAATAGTGAGTGATGATATGAGTTTATATTGTATAGATGAGGAATTAAATTTAAATAAGATAACTCCTGCTAACGCCATTAATAAACTTACTCCTCGCCCGCGAATTTTAGAAGGTAAAAACTTAACTGAGGTTCCTATAGACGCTTATTATAGAAATAATAAGAAAGATGTTATGGGAAAAGTATCTAATGATAAATTAATTTTAAATTATCATACTGGGTATGTTCTCGGATTATTTGTAGGGGAAGGGTGGGGAGACGGTAAAGCTATTAATTTCGCTTCAGTAATTCCTGAAGTAAGAGATTATGTAAAAGAGGGGTTATCTAAATACTTTAGTGATGATTTAAGTTTTAGAGATTATGAACAGCGTAATCAAGATTTTTGTGAAGGTAAATATGTTTCACATAAAGTAGTAGCTACTTCAACTGAATTAAGTTCTCTAATAATGACTTTAAATGGTCATCGTGCAGGAAATAAGCATTTGCCTCCTTTTTATCTCGATGCGTGTGAAGACTTTAGATTGGGATTATTAGCTGGTCTTATGGACGGAGACGGCACCGTAAGTAAGGTGCAAGCTAAGTCTAAAAAGAAACCTCAATATATGTCTAACTACTGTACTATAAGTGAAATATTGGCTGATGAGGTAAGTTTATTATTAACATCTTTAGGAATAAAGTCGGGGATAACTAGAACTAAAAAGACTAATGGAGTAGGAGACGCATTTTATGTTACGGTATCTTTGCCTGACACTATCCAATATAAAGATAAATTAGTACTTCATCATCCTACAAAATTAGGACATATGAAAGATATGTTCGAGATTGGATTTGATGCTAATTCTTCGGCGCGAAATGATATAGTCCCTACAAATGGAAATGCTTTAAATGAAATTACTAAAAAGTATATATCTAATAAGGGGCATAGTAATTTATATGTAGAGCTTAGAAAAAGTATAGATAGAGGATATATTTCTAGAGCTAAAGCATTAGAGACTTTAAATATATTAGGAGAAAATATTCATAATATTTATAAAGGTTCTATGTGGAAAGATATAGTATTAAACAATCATATTTTTTGGGATATAGTGGAAGAAATTACTCCTACTACTGGTAGTGTTGCTTATGATTTTACAGTTCCTGGAAGTTATACTTTCATGGCCGCAAATTCTATTATACTACAAGATACAGTAGCTCTTTTTGCCCCCGTTAGCGATAAGGCTATCGGGGAGATGGGAGCTATGTTACCTTCTAGTAATTTATTTAGTCCTAGAGATGGAGGAATAGTATATTATCCTACACAGGAAAGTACATTAGGTATTTATCTTATGACTAAAGAAGGAAAACATGTTAATAAAAAATTTAGTAATTCAGAATCTGTTATAGCCGCGCTGAATAAAGGAGTTATAAGTATTACTGATATGATTCATATAGGCAGTAAATTAACTTCTGCTGGCCGCGAATTAATTGCTAAGGATTTACCGGCTGATACTAAAATATCTTATCCTATTAACTCTAAAGAATTAATTAAGATAGTTACTAGTATAGCTAAGGATCATCCTGAGAGTTATGCTCGTATAGTTAATAATCTTAAAGATCACGGCTTTAAAGAAAGTTATGATAGCGGCTTTAGTCTTTCTATGAAAGACTTTGGTATGAGTGATAAGGTTAATAAAGACATAGAAAATATATGGGTAGAAGCTGAGAAGAAAATATTTGGCCGCAAATTAACTGATCATGAAAAAATAAGTATATTCAATGATGCTAAAGAAGATGCGGATAAAATATTAAAATCGGGATTAGAATTACAGGCTGATAAAAAGGATGATAATCATTTACATACTTTAACTATATCTGGCGCGAAAGGTAAGTGGGGAAACTTAGCACAGATATTAGGATCAGTAGGTATGGTACAGAATATCTTTGGTGAAGCTGTTCCATATCCCATTAAAGGAAACTTTAGTAAGGGTTTAGATATAGCTGAATACTTAGCCCATACTCATGGCGCTCGTAAGGGTACTGCTTCTAAACAGAAAGAAGTTAAAGACCCTGGATATTTATCTAAGCAGTTAGTTAATACAATGTTAGACACTATAGTAATATCCGCCGATTGTAATACAAAGCGCGGGATTAATATGAGTACGGAGGACCCAGAAAGTTTAGATAGATATTTATCTCAAACTGTAAAAGTAGGAGATGATATTTATAATCATAATACTCTAGTAACTCCCGCACTTTTAGCTACATTTAAAAAAGCTAATATAAAAAATATAGTAGTAAGATCTCCTTTACGCTGTGAATTACCTCAAGGTGTTTGTCAGAAATGTATGGGCTTAGATGAGACAGGTCATGAACCTAAGATGGGAACACATGTAGGTATTAAAGCTGCTCAATCTATTGGAGAGCCTACAGTACAGCTTTCCCTTTCAGCCTTTCATACTGGAGGCGTTGCGGGTAAACAGGTAGACCCATTAACTAGATTACAGCAGTTATTACTATTACCTAAGAACGTAAAAAATAAAGCTACTATATCTAGATATTACGGTAAAGTAGAAAATATAGAACCTTCTGTTATGGGCGGCTATGATGTATTTATAAAAAGTGAGAGTATGAAAAGTGCGGTTAAACATTGGGTGCCTAGAGGATTAGAATTAAAAGTACATAAAGGTAATGATGTTAAAAAAGGGCAAGTATTATCTGCTGGTTTTATCGATCCCCGCGAATTATTAGAATTGCGTGGACCAGAAGCTACCCAGAATTACTTAATAGATGAAATGAGAGATCTAATGAGTATTACTGGAGCTACTAAACGTAAAAACTTTGAATTAGTAGTTCGTAATATTGGCGGTATGGGAGAAGTAACTCACGCTGGAGATAATAACAATTATTTGCGCGGAGATATTGTTCCTACTTCTAAAATAAACTATTATAATAAGAGTGAGCGTTTTAAAGAGATAGAAAAAAGTAAAGCTATAGGACATAAATTATCTGAAGATATTCCAGGTTATAGTAAAGGTACTGTAGTTACCAAGAGTATGTTACCTAAGATAAAGTTAAATAATGTGCCTATAGAATTATCTCCAATAGAGTATAAGCCTATTATAAAAGGAATTAATGTCGCGCCGTTAGAAATAATAGAAGATTGGATGGCTAAGTTAAATTTCCATCATATAGAAAGCAGCTTACTTAATAGTATATTATATGGTGAGAGTAGTAATAAACATGGACTTAATCCTATACCTGCAATTGCTGAAGGTATAGATATTCAGAAAATAATGGAACGCCATAATCGAGGGGAAAAAGATTGAGTAGATTAAATCAATTAGAAAAGTTGGCTGGGGAGTTAAAAAAATATATCTCTCCTATCCTTAAGTATGAGAGTGGAAATGTTAATTCTTCTAGAGCAATTCATGAAGCGGCAGACCTAATAAGAGGAGCTAAAATACATCAAGATTTTGGTAAACCTCACTTCATACGAAAATTAAAATATGCAAAAAGTTTATTAAAAAAAGATTTAGAAGAAAAGGCTAAAATAATAAAAAATAATAGAGAGACATAATAAAGGAGAGAAAGATTGAGTAGAGTATCGCAATTATCTAAATTAGCTTTTACTCTTGCTGAGGCAGGAATTGTTGGAACAGGTCTAATAGGTAGTCGTATAGCATTAGGTAGAATAAATAAGCATTTAGATAGAAAATATAAACGGGATAACAATTCTTCTAATAAACTAAGTAGGGGAACTAAAATAGGAATAGGAAGCGGAGTAGCTTTTGGAACATTAGTTCCAAGTATACTTAATAGAGATTTTAGTAGAGAGAAATTAATACAACTCGCATTACTCGGCGGATTTTATGGAGTTGGTGGTGGATTATTGGGGTCTAATATATCCCAATTAACTAAATTGCGGAAGGAGAGAAAGATTAAATAAATGTTTTTTTATTTAAATACTTTTTCGGCCCGCCAAAGTATAAATAATATTATCTAAGGATGATTATGAATAGAATAAATCAAATAAATACATTATCTAATTTAATTAAAATTGCTTCTAAGAGAAAGTTAGATATTCCCATGATACATAAAATTATGTCTAGACTTAGCGGCTATGATGAAAAACTTATAGAGCATAATGCTTATTCAACGGGATTTAAAAGATTTTTAACTGATGAAGATATGCAATATTCTTGGGGTAAGAATCCAGTAATGAGTTTAATGAGGGTAGTTAATGGTAGAATAGTTCCTTTAAAAGAGCGAACTTCTAAGATAGAAGATTTACGTAGACTTTTAAAAAATCCTCATAGTTTATCTATTCCTTTAAATTTAAGGCTAAAAGCTTTTAAAGAATATAAACATACTAATGCAATTCCTACTTTTTTAAAAAATAATTATACAGATGAAATTATAGGATTTGGAAAACAACATACAGAAAAAAATACGGGGAGATATAAAGAAGAAATAAAACATGTTATGAGTACAAAGAATATTCCTTTATATACTGGAGGGAGTTCTTTAACTTTAGAAAAGGCTATAAATAGTCCTTTATCTAAGGCAGATGAATTATTTTATATTCCTGGAAAACTAACTACTCCTACTGTAGGACTTTATACTTCTCCTAATAGGGAGATAGCTAATAATTTTATGGGGCACACTCGACTATCTTCTATTATGAGTAGAATTCCTCCGGGATTAGCCTCATTGAGAGTTCCTGAACGAGAGGTAATACACGCTAAAGGTCTGGAAGGTCATGAAGTATTTATTCCATATTCGGCCCGCCGAAAAATAAAATTATTAAAAATAGAATCATAATAAAGGAGAATAAAATAATGTGTAAAAAATGTCAAAATGATCCTGATTATAATTGGCAAAGTCATTTAGCTTGTGAGGATAATGATTTTTGGGGCCATATAAATAGCCCTAAAAATATGCAACCTACTACTATGACTGAAGAAACTATGGGTAGATTTATTTCAGATATTAATATTTGGAAAAAGGCGTTAGAAAGAAAATGATTAAACTATCTCATAATATACAAGATACTATTACTTTACTTAAACGTATTAGGAAAGATATAATAAATAAAGATTCTATTTCTTTTTTACACTCCCGCGCCGAACTATTAAAGGGCGTTAATAGTACAAGACGTTTACTACATAAAAAGTTTATAAATAAATATTTTAATAATGAAAATATCTTAGAATTATTTGGCCGCCGCCAAAGTAAACAATTAAAAGCTGATGAGTTAAGAGATATGAGTATAGATAAATTAATTAGAGAGGTAAATAAACGTAATGGTTAAAAATGGTATTCCGAATTTTTTAGCTAGAGATATAACAGTTAAATTTATATGTACTAGATGTTGTAGATATGTTATAGATAATGAGCATCCTGAATTACGTGAGCACGATTGTAGACATTGCGAGGTAGATAAGGAAGTAGTTAATTATCTAAATACTAGAATATCAGATATTAATTTAAATATATTCTATGAAGAAGTTATTAAAGAAAGAGATTAGAAAGGGTGAGAAATAATTTTACACCTTGATTTTTATAAGGAGTTAAAATGAATAGGATAGAACGGATAGCTAAATTAGCCGGGGTAGGATGGGATGCTCATGGATATCCCGATAATCCTAAAAAAGCATTTAAAAGAATGTCTAAATTTGACGATGACTATTATTATAATAGAAGGGTTAGTAGCAAAGATACTAATTATAAATATAATGACAATATGACTATCAATTACGGAAAAAATTTTGATAGATTTACTTCCGATCACGTATATGGAGATAAATCGAGCGGAAAATTTTTATCTAAAAAAGAGGCTAAACAAGCATTAAAAGAATACGTAGAGGCTCATAAAAAATATATGTCAGATGATAAGAATTTTAATTATGGTGGGTATGGAAAAATTACTAAAGAGCCGGGGACTATACGTAAACTATTAGGAATGAAAGGAAAGGAAACTTGGGGATCTCTTCCTACTACTCCTGAAAATATTAAGAAAAATAAACAAGATGTAGATAGGTATGGAAAAGCGTTAATTACTCATATGAATAAATTAATTAAAGATAAAAAAATTAAGTCTATTGGTTTAGAGTACGAATAGGGGGGGAGAGTTATGGATAAAAAAGCTTCTAGGATAGAACAGATAGAGAAGTTAGCTAAAGCTTATATTAAGCCTTCATTAACTAAAAATGAAGGAGTAGAGGATTGGTTAACTAAAATTATCGTTGATGAGAAAGTAAATCCTAGAACGGGGAAAGTAACTAGAGCAATGAATAGGTTAATGAGTGATCATCCAGAAGTACCTTCAAAATCTAGGTACTATTTAAAACAATTAAAAAAATGGGGTAGAATAAAATAGAAATGATTAAACTAGCAAATCGTCCTTTATATAAGTTTCTTAAAAGTCATCCACGTTTTTCGCGGTTAAGAAATATGATGGGTATTACTAAGCACGAAGAGGCTATGAGTAAGTTTTCTCCTGAGGTACAAGAATTAATAAAAGAAATGAAAACCGAAAAAAAGAATTCTCCATACTTAATTCATGATGCTATAATGCGTAGACAAGGAGATATAGATAGAGTAGAACAAAGAGAAGAAGATAGAATACATAAATTGATTAATAAATTGAATAATTCAGATGATTATAAATCTATGGAACAGAAACCCGGACAGTCATTTAAAGATTGGATGAATGAGAGAGATAATATAATAAAAGAACACAATTTAATACATGATAAAATTGATAATTCTAGAAATTATATGGATGATTATACTTATAAGCATAGGAAAATAAATTCTCAAGATGTGGCAAATTCTCATGAAGCCGAAAAAGCACATTCTCATATGAAAATTAAATTTAATCAATTAAACTTAGGCGCTGGACTATTAGGTACTGCTGGAGTAGGAGCTAGTTTATTGGCGTTAAATAAGATGAGGAAAAATAATGGAAAGAAAAAATCAAATAGTTAAATTATCTTTTAGTATCGGTAAAGGTATTAATAATTGGGCTAATAGACATGAAGAAGCTATAATGAAAACATACCATAGTCTCCCCTCTAGAAAAATATATAATTATTTAAAGGCACATCCTGAACATGAAAAATTACGCAATTTAATGAATATCAATAAACAAATATCTACTTCGAAGGCAGGAGATGATGCTTATAATGCGTTAGTAAATCATCGGCATGTGAGTGAAAAAGTTACAAAAGAAATAAATGATACTTTGAATAAGGAAATGAATACGGCACAAGAAAAAGTGAGAGGTGAATGGAGAAAAAAAATTGATGTTGAATTAGAAGCTTTAAAAGGAAATGATGATTTTACAGAAAGGTGGGATAGGCTTAATCCGTTGCATGAAGGTAGAGATAAGGCTGAAGATGATATTAAAGAAAAATATAGAACATTAATAAAGGAAAAATTAAATAATTCAGGATTGAAAAATAAAGAAAAAGAGTTAGATAAAGATTTTGACGAAAAAATTCATTCTAGGAACCATAATTATTATAAAATGCGTAATAGATTTGGATTAGTTAATGCCGGTATTGGGGTTGCTGGAGCTACAGGAGTAGGAGCGGGGTTATATAAGATTAATAAGATGAGGAAGAAAAATAAGTAATTTTATTTTTTAACTACTCCCGCCGATTTTTTAAAAGGATATAAATGATTAACGTATTTTTAGTAAACTCTAATCCTGATTTACCGATATCTAATGAAAGCATGATGATATACTTACAAGATGATGTAAGTAATTCTATAGTAGCTTTAAGTTGCGTAAATAGTTTTAAAGTCGGCCAGCGAAATATATTATATGATCAAATGTTATTTGAAGATATAAAAAATATACCTACTATATTAACCTTATCTATGAATATAGGTACTGTTAAGTTAATTAGTAAAGAAGAATTAGATAAGTTAAAGAAATAGTATTAGCCGAATTTTTTAAATAGGTATTATGAAAATAATACCTATTTTTTGTTATAGAGAATATAGCAAAGTAAAAGGAGATATATATGAGTTATTCAGAAATTAAAGTAATACTTCCATCAAAGGAAATTATAACTAAACAAACTCTTCATAATAGTTGGGGATTTGCTTCTTTACTATGGGACTATCTATTTTTCAAATATGTCCCTCAAAAACATGAATATGATCATTGGTTAAATGATAGTGGATCGCGGTTATGGAATCTATGTATAGATCCTCAAGTACCAACTGATTTAAGGACGATGATGTTAATGACTTGTGATTATGGCTATATTAAAAAAGAGCATTTTGGAAGGGCTATAAAAGATATAACTAATAATTGGCAGTTAATTAGTCATGGAGCAGCAATAAATCATTGGCCCGCAATAGCAGATTTTTTAAAAAATAATTCTACTAATGACGATATTGTAGGAGTTTGTTTTAGAGTTACTTCAGTTAGCTCAGATATTTGGAATCTTGAAGATGATGATGGCAATAAAATTAATATAGATTGGGATAAAACTTATTCTGTTTATGATGAAATAAATAAGCAGGATGATATAAAAGGAGTTTAATGTATGACAAATAACGGCAATAGTATTAAGTTTATTACTTCTTGTGATGAAAAGTGTGTGCATAAGGTACATTGTTTTTATCATAAAGAAAATACTCCTATTCCGACCAAGGAAAGTAATCAATATGCGCTTCCGGTATTTTGGTATCCTCCAGGAATAGGAGCTTTTATGGATCACGAAACTGGAGAAACACATAATTATACTTGTTATAGTTATGTAAGTAGCCAGCGACAAAATCAGGATATTGACGAACAAATAAAGATAATAGATAGTTCTCTTAAGGAAGCATTATCAAAAAATCTATTTGATCCTGAGCAGATGAAAATGGCTGAGGAAAAGATGGAAGAATTAAATAAACAGTTTTGTGAAAAGGTAATGGAAGATATACGAGAAAATCCTTTACCTCCAGAAATGGTAGATTTAGGTAATAGAATATTAGCAAACGCTCCTTTTATTCCGGAAAAAATGATTCCATTATTAAACCCCGGCTTTATTGAGGATAAATATTTTCCTGGAACCGAGCTTCATGTAAAAAAATATGATAGAGGAATGAATCACTACTTATATCAATTACTTGTAAAAGATAGAATAATCCATGTATCTTCTTCCATATTAGAAATAACTGCTTTCGTAGCCGGATGGATTTTACGAGGAAATTATGAGAAGGAGCAGAAAGATGAGTGATAATGGTATAGATAAAACTAAAACATGTGGAACATGCAAATTTAATTATCTGGGTTGTGAGACAGCCGCGTGTGCTTATTCAGCATTCGAAAAAGATATTGTGGCCGGTAATGATAGTGAATATATAAAAAATATAACTTCTTTAGCCAATTGTTGTATTGGATATAAAAAATATTCTCGTTGTTGGTGGGAAGAGGGGGGAAAATGTTATTGTGAGGGTAGAAATTTTATACGTGGTGCTGATGGAATAAGTACATTAATATCTCAATGCCCCTGTGATTGTTATGAAGATAAAGTAGAAAAATTAGCTACTGTTATTCCAAGAGATAAATTAGTGATTACTAGTGATAGATAAAAATGAGGTATGGAAAAGGAGAAGTAGGTGTCTTTATATATAGAATTAAATGAGTGTATTTGTAATAGGCATTCTATAAGGGAGCCTCTTACTATAAGAGTATGTTACGAGTTACCAGATCAAATATGTAGCTTTGAATGTTTTTGGTTAGATAATTCTTGCGGCGCAGATGGAAGAGAACATTATGCTTGTACACTACCTTATAATTTCTCTATGCTTAATAAAGTTAGAAACGGTATATCTAATTATTTAGTAGCTAGAAGTGATAAATGTAAAAAATTATTTATAAAGGAATAGTAGAGGAGTAATACTCCTTTTTTATCTACATACTATTGAAGTACTTATAATAATAAAGTACAATCAAGATATGATTTATTTTCTCACATCTCCCGGCCAAAAATAAGGAGCTACTATGTCTAGATTTGAACAATTAATTAAATTATCCTCAAATATGAGTAGAACTATTGCAGGACTTCGTGCTTTACGAAAAGCAAGGGCAGAAGGTAATCTTAAAGTATTTAAGGGATTGGCGAAAGGGATAAATGAAAAGACTCCAGAATTACTTAGTGTAGGTAATTTATCTGCTGAAGCTAGAGTATTAAGTCATGCAAAAAAGATTAATATGGCTTATCCACACTACGGATACCTAAAATCTCCAGAGGGAAAGATCCATAGAAAAAGAATTGAAGAAAGAGCTAGTAAATACCAGAAAAAACACAATGAAGTAGTTAAACAACGCCGAGAAGTAATAAAAGATATAGCTAAAAATGAAGTAGCTCCTAAAGATAAAATTAGAAAGGCTATTATTAAGAAAAGAGAAGCGGCAGCGAGAAAAGCATATACACATCCAATGTATGATACAGCAAAGTATAGGCAGTTTAGTCCACAGACATTAGAGGAAAAAATGGAAAAGAAGGGGCCTCAATTATTATTAACAACAGATCATGGTTGGCCTAGAAAATAAATAGTTTCAAAATTAAAGTTAAGAGATATATTAAATGCGAAGAGTTAATCAAATAATAAAGTTAGCCGGTAGAGTGCTCACTTCTGAAGAAGCAAGTATTATTATAAGTAAATTAATGCCTGAAGGTACTGGAAGATTAGTAAAAAGTGTAGTAAAAAAAGGAAAACGAGTTTCTGCGACTAAAGATGAAATAATTTTAAAGGCTGTAAGAAAAGCATATAAAGATAGATTATATAAAGATATACCTTTAAAGAAGAGATTAAAATATTATAAGCAATATAAAAAGACAGGTAGGCCTGTGGTAATAGATGCTTCTCCTAGAATAAAAGCTTTTGGACTAAATCATGTTAGAAGATGGATGAATGAATTAGATCCTCAATTAGGAACTAATGCTAATGAATTACTAACACTATATTCTGGAGGGCGAAAATTTAGTTTGTCTTCTGCTATTAAAGGTCCTATGTCTAGGGCTGATGCGGTTTTCTATTATCCCGGAAAAACTAAAGCATACTACAGAGGATTATATACCTCTCCTGTAAAAGATATTGCTTCTCAATATGGAGATGCTGTAGCTACTCTAAAATATCCAAATAAGAATGTGGTAAGTATTCATAATAGATTAACAGGAAGTCCTATTCCTCATTCTGAAGTTTTTATACCTTACGGGCATCGAAAATATATTAAATTAGAAACTATTAAGAAGGCTTCTATTTCTACTAAATCTAAATTTATAACTAATAATAAAAATAATATGTTAGATCTTTTATTAGCCATTAATTCCTCGCGGTCCAAGAAAAAAATAGAAAAGGATGTGAATAAGGATATTACTAAAGAAGTAAATAATGATATGACTAATGAGAATATTCCTAGTAACAGTACTTTTATAAGTTATAGGTAGTATATTAAAAGTATTTATAATATAATGAAATAAACTATAATGCCTTTAAAGGCACACTGGAGATAAGGTATGTCGATGGTAGACAGAAATAAAAAGACTATGCTACATGCTGTAGATGATGCTACGGTAGTAGCAGATCAAGTTATTTATTCAGATATTATAAATACTTTTGATTTTATTTACGCCGGATTAATGATAGAAGTATCTGGATCTGGTAGTGGTGGATTAACAGTAGGAATGGAAGTAAGTCCTGATCAAGGGACTCATTGGTTTGATTTAGTAGATAATTTATCTGGTAGTCCTGCATTGCCCGCCAGTTTTGCTTTTGGTGGAATAGCATTACCCGCCTCTTGGACTAGAGTTAAAGTTACTGGGGCTAGTAATTTAACTAATAGCTATCAAGTATCAGTTTGGTTTATGGGGTATAGATAAATGGTAGATTTTTTTGGTGGCGCGGCTGGAATAAATGGAGGTAATGTAACTATTACTTCTCCTATACCTTCTGGTAAACCTGAATTATTAACAGGTACAGTTACTACTGCTATTACTATTATAAATGCTACAACTCCTGTAATTGGAACTACTAAACAATTGACAATCCGTTGTCCTGAAGATAGTACTCATAACTTAGAATTTCAGTTTGGCACTGAAGGTTGGTTGGAATTAAGTATTGGAGATAGTTATGAAGGTAATATAAATTGCGGCGTAGGTGGAAATGATTTAATGGTTCGTGGTAAAAGTAATGCTTCCGCTATTTACGAAGTCATAGCTACCTATTAAGGAATTTAATAATGCCTTTTAGTTTAGGAAAACCTCATATATTAGATATTATTGGGGAAGTGCGCCCTGATAATATTATTATAGTCTCGCCCGAATTTACTGATAGTATTATTACTAAAACTTATTCTACTATTAAAGCTGCGGTTGATTCAGTAGCGGCTTTAGCTACTTCAACCAATCCTTACGAAATTCATATAGCGCCGGGAGTTTATAATGAAGACCCATTTACTTTACCTTCTAGTGTAAGGTTGAAAGGCGGGACAACTGCCCCTAGTGTTATAGTTATAGCTAAAGATGCTAATAATGATTTAATAACTTGTGATGTAGTAGCTAATTTTGCAAGCGCGGTAGAAGGCATGACGTTTATGGGGGTTACGGCAGCTACTAAATGCTGTATTAGACAAAGCGGTAATTATTCTACAGTATTCTTCGGTAAAAATATTAGTTTCTACGGATGTAGTAATGGCCTAATAAATGATAATGGTGGGATTTGTATAATAATAGAATTATTAGAAATAGTGTCTACTGCTGCTCAAGCTGTAGGAACTTTAATAACCGGCACAACTTCTTCTAAAATATTAATTTCTAATTATATTATAGAAGCCCCCACTGCTGTAGGGTTTAGTGTTAATCCTATTAAATATTGTTTTAATATAAATAATAGTCGTTTAGATTTAGTATCAGGCAGTGCGGGAGTAGCTTACTATGATAATACTCAACGTATTGTCAATTTAAATAATGATGCTATATTTAATAGTTTTAGTTCTAAATATAGAAATGCTAATGAGGCTATACATGTAAACTCTGAATTGACTACTACAGCTACTTCAGTATTCGTACATGGAAGTACTTTTGAAGATTGTGTAAGCAATGTAACTTCTCAATTAGTAACTGCTCCAATAAGAATATTATCCTGTACTACAGACGATGAAAAAGTAACTCTACCATCTGGCGGCGAAGATTATTTCAGCGCGTTTTGGGGCGAAGAAGATGGTAATACAGATTTCTACGGTCCTATTAGATTAGGATATATAGATAATGCAAATAAATATTTAAAAATAAATCAAGGGCTATCGGATGCTCTAAGTTCTGGAGTACATTCTGCGGATAAATATGTTACTTTAGTTTCTGGATTAAATGTAACTGTAGCGGCGGGGCATGGAATAGTACATTCTAGTGATGATGAACAAGCGTGGAGAGTAGATTGGGCATTAACTACTCCAGTAGCCGTTACTGATGACGCTACTACTTGGATATATGTAAATGGAGGCACTAGTTTAGTAGCCACTTCTGCTACTCAACCTAGCGATGTAGAACATATAGTATTAGCTAAAGTATTAGCTAGTAGCGGGGCTATAGATGTAATACATGCGTATAATAGACCTGCGGCTCATGCGGGCCATATATTAAGTGATTATGCTAACTCTATTCATAAAATATTAGCTAATACTGGATTAACTATTTCTAAAGGATCTACTGCTCGTAAATTAGATTGCGAGCAAGGCAGCTATTGGGCGGGGGATAATTTATTATCTTTTAGTACAGCCAGCGATTTAACTTTTGATAGTTATTATGGAACAGGTAACGATAATACTAAACGCAGTTTAGCTCAAACTCAATTAGACATAACTAATTATGATAGTTCTGGAACTTTAACTGGAATGGGCGCTGGAGAATATAGATGTGATACTATATTTATGACCTCAGATAATAAATTCTTTATTAAATATGGAACTACTACTAATGCCGACCCGGTTACAGCTAGAGCAGAAGCTAGAGCTATTGTATGGACTAAAATAACAGATACTGCTATCCCCTTAGCTAAAATTATAGTTAAACAGGGAACTGGAGTTGAGACTGAAGGAACAGATATTATAGATGTTCGTCCTTTTATTAATTATGGCACCGCTGCACAAGCTGGGGGATCTCCCTTAAGTCATGGTAGTTTATCTGATTTAGATGTAGACGATCATACCCAATACTTATTAGCAGACGGTACTAGGGCTTTAGGCGGAAGTTTAGATTTTAATTCTAATAATATAACTAATATAGGAACTATAAATAGTATTACTTTAGAAACCCACGCAGATAGACATTTATCTGGGGGTGCAGATCCTATAGCTGTTGCTGATGCGGATAACGCGGGGCTAATGAGCGGGGCGGATAAGACCTTCTCAGATGCTATGCAAGCATACGCTCCTACTATAGTATGGCATATTGCGGCTATAGATAATCCTCATGAGGTGACTAATACTCAAGTTGGATTAGGAAACGTAACTAATAATCCTCAAATAACAGTAGATATAAGAAATCAGTATTTAGATGCTGCTCAAAAAACTACTTTAGTAGATGATGATTATTTTTTAATTGAAGATTTTGAAACGGCTCCTAAATACGATAAAAAAGCTCTTAGAGCGGCTATAATTAATCAAGTTATAGATCATACTTTAATTAAAAATATAGGTACTAATGCTCATAGTGCTATAGATAGTCATATAGGCAGTACTTCTAATCCTCACACAGTTACTAAAGCTCAAGTAGGATTAACTAATGTTACTGACGATGCTCAATTAAAACGTGCGGCTGGAGATACAAATAGTTTTACTGAGAAAACTACTCCAATAGCTGCCGATTTAGTGTTAATAGAAGATAGTGCGGCTACTAATGCTAAAAAGAAAGTTCAATTGGGAAATATACCTGGAACTACTGCGTGGGAAGATATGCAATATGCTGAGGACGAAACTGTTACAGCCACTACAAGTACTACATACGTAGATAGTGCTAGTCCTACTGGAAATAGAAAATTACGTTTAACTTTTACTCCTCCTGTTGCCGGGGATTATATTATAGATATTATGGTATTAGTTACTTCTACCGCTACTAATAGATATCCTAGTGTTAGATGCCAACTAGATGACACTACTGACATTCTTCCTGAAATAACTCGTAGTATAGTCAATGCTGGAGAGTATGTAGATATTAAAGGATTTAAAAAAGTTACTTTAACTGCTACTGCCCATAATATAGATATAGACTTTAGATTAAACGCTAATGCTGGAAATATAAGTGCTAAATCAGCTAGAATTACTGCTAGGAGAGTAAGTTAAATGAAACGTATAGAACAAATAGAAAAATTGGCGACGATTATGGAAAAAATAAGTATTACAATGCTTACTCACAATTTCGAGGGACTTTCAGATTTAGATGCAGATGAAAAGGGAAATCATTCTATTAAAGATGATATTAGTAAAATAAATACTTCTAAAATGTCTTTATCTGAGCGGCCTAAAAATGTTAAAATAAATAATAGTAATAAATTATCGCGCCGATTAAAACTAGTAAATAAAATTAGAAATGATAAATTAAATAAGAGTTTAGATCGGGAAGGTAGTATTATTACTAATAAAGAAAACGTGTCTGGTGAAACGAGTACAAAATCTGATATAACTACCGGCGAAGAATTATCTCAAATTCGCAGCCAAAGTAGTAATGGATTAAATTCTGGAGTTTAATGTGAAGCGTAAAGAACAAATAGATAAATTAACTTATAAGTTAAAACCTTTTAGTTATAGTAAACAAAATAGTGAAAAATCTTCTACTTTAGATTTTATTCCGGGCGGGCGAGGAGAAGGGAAGTTAAATAAGGATTTTGATCCTAAACAATTAAGTATGGGTAAAAAAGTTGAAATGGAACATACGCACGATCCTAATATTGCTTTAGAAATTTCTCGTGACCACTTACAAGAATATCCCGATTATTATGATAGATTAGAGCAAATGGAAAGGGCGGCTAATAAATATTGGCATACTGGAAATAAGAATAAACTTAAAAGTTATATTAAGGATAGGATTAAATGAATAGAATAGAACAACTTATTAAGCTGGCGGCTAAATTAAAATATGCGGCCCCTAAAATGAAAGGTATAAAAGAGGTTGCTGCTAAATATTTAACTTCTATGGGTAAGAGAAAGTAATGAGTCGATATGCTCAATTAAATAAATTAGCTAGTTTTTTATCTACTAGTATTAAAGCTCAGATGCCTGGTCTAGGATTAGCTATAGTACAATCTGAACCTAATACTACCTTACTTACCGGCGCAGAAGTTGGGGTAGCTACTCCTGCTTTAGCTGGATCGGTAATTAAGTATTTACATAATGTTAATAATTTAAAAAATGCTGGATTTAGCCCAGAAGAGATATTCAATCATAAGGTAATGTATTTATCGGAAATATTAAGGAAGAGTAGTCTATTACTTGCCATTCCTTTACTAACTTATATTTTATCGGCCCGCAAAAATAATGTAGAAAATAACAGACCGGCTAATATAATTCCCAACCCATTTCCTAATTACAATACTCAATATCCTATTAGATAAAAAAGGGCCTAAGCCCTTTTCTTTTTCTTTAAGTCCAGTATTGGAGGACGTATTTTACCGAATATAATTTTGCGGCTATGGTGTGAAAGAGTTTCTTTTGTTACATCATCAGGTTCTCTACTAATATTTACTTCTCCTATAAGTTTTTCTTTAATATAAAGCGGCTCACAAGTTCCATATCCTTTGGGAAAAGATCCGTTTTCGGTTATAATCTTTTTAATCTCATCTAAGAAGATATTTAATTCTTTAGCAGAAGCGTATTCGTGAGTAGTACTAAGTTTGATAGTAAATATCATTTTTACTCCTTTAAGATAGTTACGTTTCCTATAATATCTTTATCTTTTATCCAATTTCCAAAAGATTCTCTAAGTTTCCAAGCTTTTTCTGGGTATTTCCATTTTCTAATCTTTAGTTCTTCTTTTATATGAAGGACTCCTACATTTATAACATTTATAATTTCTTTATTAGTTATATAATCTTTATCTGTTTCTATAGTAATGGTTAGTTTCATACATTACTCCTTAAAATTCAAAAACTCTTTAGGCCAATCATCTTGTATCTGGCCGCAATCTAAACAATAGTCAAAATCAATATAGTCTCCACTTCCAATTCCGATATTACGAGGAACATATCCTTCTAATAGAATATCTTCATCAGCTTTTTCTACTACGCACATATCAGAACATTTAGCGTTTACTTCGACTATATTAGGCCCGCCGCAATTAAAACATTTAAGCATGTTTAGTCTCCTTTTAATTCATCAAAAATAAAGATATGCACATCCCGCCTATGCCCATCAATATGAATCCTCCAAAAATGGCGGCTACGATAGGGGATATGAGATAACAGGCATATGCGAGTACGATTAGACTAATTACTATTAATAGAATGCCTACCTTGGGCAATAAATTCTTCATACTATTCTCCTTTAAAAAATTCTATCTACTATGATAGAGGTTAAGAGGATTGTTATAATGACCAAAATTCCGTAGATATTATATACTTCCATTATTCATACTCCTCCTTCAGTATATTTTAAAAATCTAATATACGACTTAACGGACGGATAGGCATTATACATTTGAGGCACTTTGTTTGTGTATAAAGAATACTCTAATTCTTTAATCCTAGTTTGGTTCTTTAACATCTGGTGTCTAGTAGAAATGTCTGTTTTCATAAATCCTCCCTAATAGATTTTTATCTATATATTTATAACTAAAAAAAGGGGGAATTTACATTCCCCGATTTTTTATTCGCCTATTACCTGTTTAACTATAGAAACAACGTCTATTCCCATCATAGCTCCCCGCTGTATAATATCCATATAATCTCTAGTATATTGTCTATTACGGACTAAACTATATACGAAAGTAGCCATATCGACCGATTTAAATCTAGTGTTCATATACACTTCCAGTATTTTTGAATCTACAAACTCAAAGGGTCTAGATACTTTTCTATTTTTATGTAATTTATCATTTAACAGTTCTTTAATTGCCTTAGATCTAGTAATACGTAAAGCAGTCAATATGGCTATCTTACGTAGATCTTTTTTATACAATTTTTCTAAAGGAATTCTTTTAGAAATAGTTAATTTATAAGTTCCTACTTTAGTGCCATCATCGACTACTACTTCTGCTGGCTCACACTCATATAAATGACTATAGTTTTTACCCGCAACATGAGTATTTCTAAATAAAGATGCTAATAGAGGATGTGAATAAGCATGAAAAACTCCGTTAGAGCATAATATGGGCCGCCTATATATGCCATCTATCCTATTAGGTTTTCCTATCTCCCAATAGGTATTCGTGGATAGGCCTGAATATAGAGAAGTGTTATCTCCTCTAGTAGTTTTATTTCTCCTAGTTAACTTATATAATTTTACAGTTTTTCCTACCAAGGTTTTTTTCATCTATTCTACCTCTACGTATTCCATCATAGTTTGTAAAGCTTTATCATAACTATCGCATTTAAATATCTTATTAGTTAATTCAGAGGCTTCTTTAGTAAGGCCCGCTTTTTTTAAAGCCTTAGTACACTGTCCTAAAAGGGCTAAAGTATTTCCATCAGTTCCAATTAATTTACATTTAGGCTTACTCATTAAAATTAGTTCTCTGCTTATAATAAGCTTTCTGAATATCTTCATACTTTACAAACTGAGAGAGGTCTTCTTCTAAACTAGCGATAATTACAAATTCGCCCCAAGTAATAGTTTGGCAGTCAATACCTTCAGGGGTTAGATAATGTTTAACTAATCTACCTCGCGCAATAATACGGCCCTTTTCTTTATCAAAGTCGTCTGGAGCTAAACAAATACTAAACCCGCAATTACCTTCAATATCGAAAGCAAAGGTAGCTCCTTTAAACTTATCCATATTGATAAGCTTACCTATAGTATTATAGGCGCTTCCAAATTCGTGAGTATGAATACCCTTAAGACTGAAATTAGGATATTTGCGCTTGATATGAGCTTCAAACTTTTCCATAGCATATCTAGCAAAACTAATCTTCTTTTTATTTTTAGCGGCCTGACGATATTCAAGATATTCCAATAAAGTCTTTTCACCAATCGGATGATCGGTATTGTAGAGATGACAGAACCTGATTTTTTCGATACGCATTTTTGCCTCCTTACGGCAGTTTGTTAGAGTATTAATTACTCTTTTTAATTAGAGAATTAAGTTTCTCTCTAATTTTGAAACCATGATAATTTACAGTCTTAGCAGTATTAAGATTTACATAAACATCTATTAGTAAAATAATTAGAATAATATAACTCATATATCATATCCCATATCTCTAATATACTTTTCATGTACGCGATATCTAGTAGAATTTTCGACTCGCTCTTTAATTACGCCTTTGATTTTATTATGTTTAAATAATTTATAAGCCTGTTGATATGAAATTCTCATAACACTAGCTACGTCTCGAATAGACATAAATAACCCAAATCCCCAGCGCCTAATTTCTAAGCCATCTGCTAATAATTTAAGATTATTCTCATACGCTTTAGTAACTCCTGCTGGAGTACACTCCTCTACTACAATATGACTTTTACCATACACTGATCTAACTCTATTATTAGCATCTTTATATTTATTAGGAAATCTAGGATCAAAAATCATATCTTCAATAATAGCTTTAGATTTTTTTATGATAGGAATTCGCGGGCTAGGATGAGAGCTATAAGTATATCTACCAGATATAGTATCTCCAATATATAAGATAGGACTACTTTCTTTTATAGTATAGGCTGATGTAGTAATAGTTTTTACATTCTCATCTCCAAACGTAGTACTTTTAAGTAATTTTCCATTTTTATATTGATTTACTACAACTTCTATATACTTCTTCTTTTCTTTCCCATCCATAGTATGTACATAATTTACTCCACTTTTCTTACTCATCGTCACTCCTTACGTGATAAAAATTTGAGTAGTGTTTACTCATGGTTATATAACATAAAATAACTATTTTTGGCGGGCTGAAATTTCTATTAAATATTTGTTATAAAATTATGATAAAGTTTTAATTATAGTCTAGGAGGAAAAATGGAGTTTAAAGTAAAGGGAAGTTTTACGACACAGGAACTAAGTCTTATAACAAAAGTTACTTCAGTAGATATTGTAATCTCTACTCCTGATAATAAAATGTTAAGAATTAGAGATGAAAGAGAAACTGGAGGAAATGTACTTATTGAGTTAGTACCTGAAGATTAATAAAGGAGATAGGGATGCTGCAAGACAATTTTTCCAAACAATTAGATGCGGTACAGAAAATTTTATGTAGGCGTAAATACATTACTCAAAGACGGCCTTTAAGTTGTGGGGGGTGGGGTATTGATATATTTGAAAAGGGGCGATGGGATATTGTTTATTATTCACAGGAAGGAATGTGTGGAAAGTTTAGACATAATTTAGAGATTGCCCTAGAAGTTCAAGAAGCTTTTATGAGAATAGAATTTCCAGAAGATTATAAAATTAATGAAGATAGGGAGGGGGACGATAAGGGTAACATGACTGAAGTAGTAATTAATAGAGTACGTGCTGATGCATATATACAAGAATTATTAGGAGGAGGTCAAAAAAAGACTTTTGCAATAATTAATTCTATTTTAAGGGCTTAGGCCCTTTTTTTAATTATATATTGAATTATAAATAATAACCTAGTAAACTAAAGATAGTATTTTATTAAGGAGATTATTTTGGCCCCCGATAAAGATACCAAATCTAACTTAGCTTGGGCTGGAAGTAGAGCATTAACTTCTGGAGGGGCTAGTGTCATTTCTACTACTGCTATAATTCATGCTCTTAAAAAATCTAATGCTTTATTAAAAGATAAAAATGCTCCTATTTTTAAAAAAATTAGACCTATGTTGGGAGTAGCGGGAATAGTGGGAGGTTTAAATACTTTAGAGGGATATGGTGAAAAAAAATTGGATGAGAAATTTAAAAATAAATTAAGTAAGAAAGCGGAAGAGAAAAAGAAGGATAGTTCCTTACCTTGGGCTTTAAGTAGAGGCATAACTTCCTTCGGTTCTAGTGCTTTAATAGGCGGAGCTACTTTAGCCGCTGTCCATAAAGCAGATAAAGAAGTTTCCAAAAAAACTGATTTACCTAAAGCTGTATCAGCTTTAAATGCTTTAAAAGATAAAAAACTAGTTGGTAAACATGAGTTCTACCATAAAATAGTAGACAGTATTAAAAATAAAAAATTTCCTAGAGAAGCTTTAAAGGATATTGGAAGCGGTCTAAAAAAACATGTTAAACCTGCTTTAGGAGTAGCGGGATTAGCTACTTTAACAGGTTTTGGAAAAGGTTATTATGAGAAAAAGTTAGAGAAGAAAATCAGAGATAAAATGGAGCATAAAAAAACTGCTTCTATAGGAGAAGATATGAGAAATGATCAGTTAGAAAAATTAGCTTTAATAGTTCGCGGGCCTAGTGATGGAGAATATAGAAGTCGTCGTCATACTTTCGGCCAGACAATAGATCCTTTAGAAGATATGAGATTAGGCATGACTCCTGAAGTAACAAATGCTTGGGATGAACGTATTGCTAAAATAATGGCTTTAATAGGTAATAATGCTACTTTAGAAAATAATGAACTTAGTAAACAGGCTAATTGTTCTAAAGGTAAAAAGTTTAAAAAGCATGAAGCTGAAGAAAGTAAGCGTGAAGAGCAGTTAGAAAAATTAAAATATAAACTTAAAAAGTAAGAGAGTTTATTTTGAGACAAGAACAGTTAAAAAAATTAGTTTTACTTTTAGGTAAAGTTAATGGAAAAATATCCGGCTCTAATAAGTGGTTACGAGGATTCTTAGAAGAGCGGGGATACGATATTGGTAGAAATAAAAATAGGGTTAAAGGAGATTGATATGAACAGATCAGAACAAATAGATAAATTAGCTAAAGAGATTGAAAAAGATAAACCTACATATCCCATAAGTAGGGCCATAAGTAGAGTACAGAATTGGAATCCTTTAGGAATAGGCGACCCTAGATATTTTAATGAGGTCGCTCTCCCTACATCTTTAAAAATGGAAAAAGAGATGAAGAATGGGACATTATATAAAATTTTAAAGGCTTTAAATAGTCCAAATACAGTACCGAGTGATAGGGCTAGAGAGGGCCGTAAAAATATGGGTAAGCCTTTACATAGATGGGGTACTGAGAAAAAGCTAAATGAGGAGCGGGAATCTTGGGAAAGATATGCTAGACTTATGGACGGTATTAGAAAGAAAAAAGGAATCATTAAAAGCTGGTCGGAAACCAGTAAGATTCAAAAAGAAGTTATGCCCTTCCATTTCTTTAAAGATTTTGAAAATATTTCAGATAGAATGAGGAATAAGGAAATAAGCCCGGAAGTTATGAAGAAATTAAAAGCTATTAAAATAAAAAAATCTAAGGATAAGTAATTGCCTATACTTAAAAATACATCTGACGAAAAACTTTGGGAGCAGTCTAAAATAATGGCTGCTCTTCAAGGTCAAACTGAGAACTATGCTTATGTACTTACTATATTTCAGAAGTTAAAAGAAAATAGTAAAAAAAGTTTGAAAGAAAGTATTAAAGATAAGTTTAGAAAAAAGGCTAGTGAAAATAGTAAATATAGTTTTAAGAAAATTGATAAGAAGAAACTTAGATATAATTTAAGAAGAGGAGTAGCTGCTGGTAGTGCGGGAGTATTAAGTTTACTTCCTCATCATCGTCAGCCTATACCTTATCTCAGTGCCCATGTTCTAGCTCCTTATATTATAGCCGATAGAGGAAATAAATTTTCTGCGGCTTGGGGATCGTGGCTATCTAATTTAGGAACTGATTTTTTAATGCGTCAAGCATTACATAATGTAGCCCCCTCTAAAAGAAAAATACAATTAGCGGCATTAGCTAAAATATTATCTGTAGGAACGGGTACGTACTTATCTCAACAGGGATATAAGAAACCTAAAACTAATAAGCGTAAGGTAAAAAAATAATGTTATTAAAAATTGGCGAGACGGTTATTGATATAGACCCTAAAAGTGGTAAAGTAAAAGGTGTAGATAAAAACTATGCTCCTCCTACAAATAAGTCTAAAGAAAGATATATGGGTAGAGCTAAAGTAGTAGAGCCTGAATTAGATAACTCTACTACTCACGCTATCCAAAGTGTTAGTGAGGCTAGAAAATTCGGTATTGGTAAAAGAGAAAGTCAGATTCATAAACTTTTAAAGAATAAAAAGTTATGGGTAGCTGGGGCAGGATTAGGTGCTGCTGGAATTGGCTATGGAGCATATAGACATTATAAAAAAAAAGATAAAAAAATAGTTAAAAAAGCTTCAGTAGCTAGAGACATGTTTAAAGTAATAGAAGGCGGGGCTGCTAAATGGTCTCATGCTGGAAAAGAGAATCCTTTACAATTATTAAAATCTAAACATAGATTTGAGAATATACTTTCTTATATAGAAAGGATGAGGGAATTAAAAGGAACTAAATTTCCTAGTCAGTGGTACGAAGACTTTTTTATGAAATTAGAAAATAATCCAGAATTAGCCGCGAAATTAAAAGACTTAGGAATTGATAGTCCTGATAAAGCTATGGAGTTTATAGCTATATTAGAAAACATAGCAAAACGGAGTAAATAGATATATAATAAATTTATATATTTTTATTAGGAGATGAAATGAAATTATTTATGACGGACATACAAGAGATATCTGAAAAGGAGATGGTTAAAGTAGCCGGGGCTGCTATTGGTTTATCTCCAGAAGTAGGTAATTGGCCCGCTGAAATTACTAATGAGGTTTATAATCAATTACCTTACTTATCGGGTAAAGAGGTTAATGTAGTATTGAATCAGGTAGACCAGAATAATAAGTCTGGTATTGGTGTTATAGAAGTATCTAGTACTAAGGATAAGGTTATGAATATTCCTGTAGTAATAGATCAGGGTAATTTATATCCTTTAGATATTATATCTATAAATGGTAAGATGATGCCCGCCACCGAAAAATCGGCTAATGAGTATTTCTTTGAGCCTAGCTTATTTGAAGGATTAATTAAACGTCAGAAGGGCGGTCAGAATGCTCAGATGACTGATAATATATTCCCTATGAACTTAGCTTCTAACGCTATTGGTAGAAACCCAATGGGTAAGGTAGCTAGTATAAATAATATAGGCGAGTTATCTAGTGTAGGAAATACTAGTATAGATATTAATAAATTCATTTCCAATTTAACTCCTAATCAGACTGAAGCATTTTCTAGTTTTATAAATAGTATTAATAACTTTAGTTTTACTAAAGAAGCTTCTATAGAAGAAGAACAGGCGGATGCTTGCGTTATCTATAAGGACGGCGAAGAAGTTAAAAGTATTTCTTTATCTAAAGATCCTTTTAAATTTATAAGTTATAAAGGCGATAAATTAACTAAGATAGCTAGTGAAGTACCTGAAGAAGGATTATTTATGGGTACTGGTAAAGGAGTATATGAACCTAAAGACTATGTTTCTAAAACTGGTAAGCTTTTAGTTCCTACTTACGGTGAAGGATATGCTTTTACTGAAGTAGTCGGTTTAGATGGCCGTAGAGTTCCTTATCAGCTTTTTATAGGCAAAGATTTCTATTCAATGCAGGAGAAGGTTGCGGGGGAAGTAATATTAGATCAGGTATACGCTAATGATGAAATTAAAGGTAAAGGCGTATTTTATTATGATGATCGTGGAACTCAGAAATGCACAATTCCTGTAACCGTTAAAGGTAAATCTGGCGGGGCATATAGTGTAGAGACTGATACTGGAAGATTATTTAAAGTAGCTATTACTAAATCTATTAAACAGCCGACTTTAGGTAAAGATAGAAAGACCTACATGCTTCCTAATACTTGTAAATTTGCTCAGATCAATGGGAATATGCATGAATCTTTAGCGCCGACTGGAAAAGAATTATCTGAAGTAAATAAAGTTAATATGCAGTTAGATAATACTGGCTTTACTCTTTCTGGCAATCCTTTAGGAAATGTGGAATTAAGTAATTTACCTGAAAAGGTAGCTAGTGTAGTATTACTTGGATTAGGCGCTATTCCTGAACAGATAAAAGAATATATGGAATTAGCCGAGGCCGGTAATAGAGTTACTTTCTATACTACTGAAAGATTTAATAAAGAAATAATTCCTGATAATTCTTATATTAAAAAATTAGCTAGTTTAACTAAAGTAGGAAATGATGATATAACTTCTACTGCTTATGCTTTAGCTACAGCCAGTGGGGATTTAGAAGAATACTTCACTAAATTGGGCGCGGATAATGATATCCGTACTGAAACTGTAGATAGTTTATTATCCTTAAACTTTGTTAATGAAGATAATATAAATAACTTCGTAGAGGCATTACCTCAGTTTGAACAGACTGCTAGTACTTTAGCTTCCTTTATGTTAGCTACTAGATTAGGCTTAACTTCTTTACCTGAGAAGAATATTCGTAGTGCAATTAAGAATTTATTACAGGTTATTAGATCTTTAAGAATACTTAAAGAAGGGGCTACTTCTCCAGTTCCTCAAAATAATTAATTTAATTATTTGTATTTAAGTAATTTAATGTATATCATATAAAGTATGGTCGAATTTCCGCACGAAAATTTTATTCTCTTTTTATTTCAACAGGGTAAGTCCAGGTTGGAGGTATCTCAAGTTCTTATTGAAAATGAGCTTGCTATACCTCCATCTGATTTTTTGGATAAACTTGCCTCCAATGTCGTTTCTTCTAATACTGAATTATTAGATATAAATAAAGACATTGAAGATATGCCTGTTAATACTAGAAAGGGAATAGATGAGTTAACTCTTAAAGCTATAGGATTGTTAGATCATAAAGATAGGGAGTTATTGGACGTATTATGTATTCTTAATAATACTAATTTATATGAGTTATCTAAAGACTGCCAGAATTTTGGAATTAGCGGTGAGCCTAAAGTAATAGAAAGATATTTATATTTATTCTGGAATTCAGAAGTTTTAAATTCTCGTAAATATTGGCGGCGATTTATCAATTGCTTAGAAAATAAAGATTTACAAAATACTTATAAATTAGCCAATTCTGGAGATCGTGGTTATGTTATCTGGAAGATGGGCAAGAGTAAAAATTTTGAATTTAATAAAGACATTATAAGCAACTCTATAGAACTTTGTTATAGAAAATTAATGGAGTGTAGAATATCTACTATTAATGAAGTAGACAATTCTAAAGTTGCGGCCAATTGGGGTATGCAATTAAATAGCTTTATAAGTAAGTTACATGAGGTTGAAAGTGAGAGTCAGTATGAGAGCTTCTTAGAGGCTTTAAAGAAGAATGTAAGTTTAAAGACATTACCTTTGACGCATCCTACGCTAGAAGAAATAACGAACGGTAAGGAATTAGCAGATGAAAACAAGGTCACTAATCAATAAGGAAACTTTAAGGGAATTATTAAAAGTATCTTTTACTAAAAATGTCGATATAATCCCCTATCATTTTTCGCGGGCCGAAGCAGTAAAGCAGCTAGAAGAAAACCCTATATTTATTAAAACAGATACTATATTAGACTTTAATAAATATATAGGTAATAAAAAAGAATTTATAGCTAATACTAAAAAAAGTCTCATAAAAAAACTAAAGACTAGAGATCCAGTTAAAATCATATTAATAGAACGGTTAAGTAATGTTATATTCTATCTAACCTACCTAGATGCTAAATATCCTGATACTGAATTACTAATAGGTACTACCCCTTCAGCTAATACCTTCGTCCATGAATTAGAAGCTATTAAAGAAAAGTTAACTCAGCAATTTGTCTATTTAGCTCAAGGTATACATTTAATTAATTCAGATATAACTGAAATAAGGTGCCTATCGCCTAAGTCTAAAGAAAAAGTAACTAGAAAATTTAAAGGAGTTAAAAATGAAGACAAGTAAAGAAATGAGAGAAGATTTTTTAGGGTGGATGTCTGAAGAAGTTAGACTTAGGTATTTAGAAAAAGAGGCAGACTCTGAATTTGTAAAAGAATGTTTATATAGAGTATGGAATATGTATACTAAAGCTAAAAATTCTAATGTAAATTGCTCCCATCTAAAATTAACTTGTATAGATGAAGGACTGTATTGTGACTTACAGCTTGATAAACCCTCGAAATAAAAATCTTAGTACTTTATCTAATAATGAGTTACATGACTTATTATTATATTCTCTAACGCCTATTACTTCTTTTGGCGGCAGCAATAAAACTATTAAATTAAAAGTAAATAATAATGGTAATATTAAAACTTTAAAAGTAAAAGTAGTGAAAGATGATGCTAATATGATATACGATGAGTTTCTTATCTGTCCTAATTGCGGGGCCAGAAAAAGAACATTATATTATTTAACTGGAGAAGTTAAATGTTCTATATGTTGGGGAGAAAGTAGGCCGGGAAATTGGGAATGTAAAAGGAAAGATTTTAAGCTTTTAGAATTATGCTCTAAATGGAATAAAATAAATAAATTTAGTGAAGATGAATTATACAATAGACAGTATTCTATAAATAGTTATATAAATACTATAATAGACTTATGTAAGTTACCAGAAGATTTAGAAGGAAGCATATCTATGTTAGAAAGAAGTTTCAATAAGATAAATATGCCTCCCAATCCTTTCCATCTAATGAATGAATCTAGAAGATAGATTATCTATTTATTTTAAAAGTCCCATCTTTAAGATACTTCAATAACATTTTTATACCCTCTATTTTACTTACCTTACCTGCTTGAATAGTATCTATAATTAATTTAACTGGACCTACTACTTTCGGCCCGCCAGAAAATAGCTCCCAAGATAATTTAGTTTTATCATTAGGTAAATAGCTTAATTTACTATTACCTTTAATTTCTTTCTGCATCAATCTACTAACCGCCTGAACAGTTTTCGGCGCGGCAACTAATTTATTTATTTTACTCATAGTATCTCCTTGTGAAATTACTTTAATTATATATAAATAATTATAAAATCGCAATATGAAAAATAGTTAGATTTTTTGGTATAAAATATATAGAGGAGGAAAGTATGACTAAACGTAAAAAACCGATTGACCCCGTTCAAGAAGAACTCAAAGAAATCTTGAACGAGAATCGAGTCAAGGAAGATGCGTTGTTGGGAGATACGATTTCGGGGGGAGTTGATAGCTCCGTGACTGCAACTGATTCTAAGGAGGAAGCCATGAGCGAAGAAAAGAAGAATGAGAAGACCGAGACGAAGCCTGTGGTCGAAGATACGTTGGAGAACCATGACGGGGCGCTGGCCTGGACCCTGAAGTGGGCCGGTCGGGTGGGTCTGGCAGGTCTGGCCATCGGAACCGTATTCGCCGCCAGCTTCATGGGAAGTGCGACCGGGTGCCGCATGGAGAATGCGAAAGCCGCCGAAGCCAAGGCGTCCAAAAAGTAGTTCCTAAAAAACAAAGAGAGGTAAAGTAGTAATACTCAATCTCCTGTTTTTTTAGCTAAAAAGAATGGTTGCCCATTCTTTTTTATTTACCATATAATATCTTCAATCTCACTTAAATAAAGTAATTCATCTTTAGGAGTAAAATGATTAGCTATAATCTCTACTGCCTCTAATTTCTTAATTTGGAATTCCTTGGAAATATATTTCATAATATTCTTACCGACTAATTTTTCTAAAGCTTCATATTCATTATTAGTAAGATACTGATCATATAAAAGTTTAAATTGCTTATAAACTTGCTCGGCCAAATTATTATGATAATTTAAATCCATTCTTTCGATAGCTACTAATTCTTGCTTTTTATATTGTACATGCGCGGCCTTATGATAAAGACTATTATATCCAGTTAAAGTCTTAAATATTTTTTCAGGTACTGGAATCTTATAGGCATCCTTCCAAGTAATCATATATTTTAAGTAGAGAGAGCTATTCCCAACTTCACTATTAATAATAGTTAAGCCGACAGTTACTGGGATTATATCTGTATACTCTAATAGAGAAATTACGACCCACATAGAATTATCAGTAATTGAGGCCCAATTATTATTGGAGGGCAGATCTGAAGTATTAACTACTTTATTTAAATTATTTAAAATAGTTGTATTATCTATAGGATAGTAAAGGTCTGACAATACTCCTTTAATCTCTTCTCCCCAAGTTCTAAACAGAAAATATCGTTCTTTACTATAATTTCTCTTATGTTTAGTTTTCCAATACTCCAGTTGAGGGCCTCTTAAAAAATCCGGGCAACGCTTGAAATAAGATACTGGAATCCTTAATTTACTACAAAGCTGAGTAGTAGCAAAATCATTAATTATAAAACTATGTGGGAGAATTAAAGGCTCATTATCTAACTTAGCATAATTCGCATCTCCTTTACACTCGAATGCTACATCTTTAGGCCACTTGTTATAATCTATTCTAATACTATCTCTAATAGTACTATTTCTAAGAGCAGTATCTAGTACATCTTTACTATTTCCTCTACAATACATGATTTCTCCTTTTTAAAAATTAATAAAAATGAAAACTTGTCAATAACTATATAACATAAAATTTAAGATTTTATCTTGTATTTTTTAACTATTAATTATAATATTGACTAAGGAAGTATAATTACCTATAATTAAAGAAACAAGGTATTTCAAATACTTAGTTTTCAGGAGATATTAATGGATCAAGTTAAAATTGCGTTTAAGAGTGCTGACGAACTTCAACATTTAGGTATTCGTGCGGCCAAGAGAATTATTGATGGTGGAGAGAAGCCGAATAAAGTAATATTGGAATTGTTAAAGGAAGAGGAAGGATTGTCTCAAGAGCATATTAAACGTGTATGTGAATATACTAATTCCACTTTAGCCCAAACTTATTTACGTAATAGTAATGTACGTACAGGCGGATTTGATCTAGTTCAGCCTACTGAAATATTGTCTACTATTACTACGGCCCCGGAAGTTGCTAAAGAAATTAGTAGGGACTATATCTCAGATCCTAAAGACATATTTAAAGAAGCTCCGACTAAAATAGAGCTTTCTGAAAAAGATATTGATTCTCCTACTTATGTTCCCCTGCTGCTTCAAGCTAAAAATAATTATGAGAATGCTAAAACTGCTAGTGATATATTATCTAGTAGAATATGCAATACTAAATTTGATGTTGAAGAAATGAAGATGGAATTGAGTGATGAATTAAGAAAAGGATTAATAGATAATGAATTAACTCCGATGGAAGTAAAAACCGCCGCTAATAAATATCCTATTTTATGGAATGTATATAAATCTTTAATTAATGATATGACTACAGATGGTAGTTTTATGTATATAGAAAAAGGCGCGGCGGATAATATTTCTAATACTTTAAATGAAGAGCATCCTATTACTAGATTATTAAAACAGATTACTTCCTTTCAAGATAATATTTCTAATATGTCTAAAGACTTATCTGAAATAGATAAATTTAAAGATTCTGCTTTAAAGAAATTAAATGAGGCTATGGTAAGAAATATATGACTCGATTAGAACAAATACAGGCTCTATCTAATTTATTAGAAAAAAATTCTGGTATTGCTAATGCCGCAGCTAAGGTATTACCTGCTATAGGTAGTTTTGTCGGAAGAACAGGATCTAATTTAGCTCACGGTATTGGAAGCAGGGCTATAGGTGCTGTTAAAGGCATTGGTAATGCTTGGAGTAAATCTCCTAGAGCAGTTAAGCGTGGAATAGAGATGGGGGCGTGGACAGGGTTAGGAACATATGGGACTTTAAAAAGTAATTTTAATGATTTCAAGTTCGCTTCTATAGATGAAGAGAAGTTGGAATTAATTAAAGAAGCTATTAAGGCGAAAGATATTGCTGGTAAAGTTTGGAAAGGAATTAATAAAAGCGTAGAAGGTGCGGGGCATGGAGTTAAGTATACTGGAGAAAAATTAATAAAATCTAGATATAGAGTTCCTTTAGCGGTGGGATTAGTCGGTGCTGGATATGGTATTCCTAAAGGTGCCAAAACTCTTATAGATCGTCGCGCTCAGATTAAAGCTTTAGAGGATGAGGGCGGATATTATCCGTATACTCAAAGTTAAGAGGGATAATAATGACTAAAAAAGAATTGATAGAGAAGTTAGAAAAGTCTGCCGCTAAAAATCCGGTTAAACTTAATGAAGCCTTTTCCTTATTAAGAAAATCTTTTAATAAAGGAAGAAATACTATGGAAGATTCCTCTTTAGTTAATTGGACAGGAATTGGGGCCGGTAGACGTAGAGAAGCTGCGAAGGGAGAATTAAATGAATATTTAAAAAAGCATTTAGATTTATTTTCTCATCCAGGGTTTGAAGAAATAGCTAAAGATGTAGACGTAAATGTGCGTAGTTTACCTAATATAGAAAGTTCTAATCATACTAGGATATTAGAAGCATTGGGCAGGATTAGAGAAGGTAAGCCTAATATGAATGAATTTAAAGAAAATACTGATGTTATATATGTAAAAAGTCAATTACTTGCTGATAGATTAAATGCTTTAAGAATGGTTAATAATGCAGACAGTAGGACTAGAGAAATTTTATTGGGTATATTAACTAATCCTAATAAAGAAGAAGGATCTTTATCGGCTGCTAAAGCTTTACATGCTAGAGCTACTGAAAAAACTTTAAGAGAGAAATTGCCTAGTAATCTCAGTATGCCAATGGTAGCTACAGTATTAGGCGGCACGGCTATAGCCGGGGGTTTAGAAAATTTCTTAGAGAATAGAGATAAACAGCAAGGCTTTTTAAAGATGATGAATTCAGATCCTGAAATGAATAATATAGATAAAATGCAAGCCTTAACTTATTATAATACTTTATATGATCTTAATCCTACTATGGCTACTCAGCCTACTATTGCCGCTACATTTGTTCGTAGTCATATTGAAGGCGGGTTAGGAGTTCCTTATCAGGCTGCTTCTGAAATTATTAAATCTCGGGCTGAAGAAATGAAAGCGAAGGCTAATAGAAGTAAAAATACTGGATCTAAAGTACGTGATCAGTTTAGTGAATCTATAATGAATTCTTTTTTAGGATTAAATAGTAAGTAAAATTACTTAAGGAGCTATTGGTGGAAAAAGAAATAATATTCAGTTTACCCAATTCTATTGAGCCTATTACTTTAGAAAAAAGTGCGGCTAAATTAAAGGAGAATATATCTCCTGAAATTAAACGCTATATTGCTAATCTAAAACCGGATAGTAAATACATGTATTTACTTTCTACTCCTATGGGTGCTTCTGAATATTATGGAAAAAATAGGAATGGAGATTTCTTTTCTGAAAAAGCTCTTAATCCTCCTGATGGTAGAACAGATTATGGATATAAAACTTTTGAGCGGGCTAATATATTTGAAGGCCATGATAATAAAGATCCTGAAAAAGCTATAGGCAGTATTGATGTAGCGGCTTATAATAAAGATCTTCATAGAGTAGAAACTATTATGAAGATAGATAGAGATAAAGCTCCTCATGTTGCAGAGCGGATAGAACGTAATGAGGAAAAACGGGCTGGTGGAGAAATACCTGACGATAATTATGGTATTTCTATGGGCTGTAAATTATTAAGTGGTGATAGATGTTCTATATGCGGTAAGGCTAATAAATCTCGTTTAGAATATTGTGAGCATTTATCTACTATGATGAATGAAATGTTACCTGATGGTCGTATAGTATACGCGGATAACCCGGAGCCCGTGTTTTTTGACCTCTCAATGGTCGAAGCTCCTGCGGCTAATGAAAGTGCTATATTAAAAAAGGTTGCTCAAGATTTAAATGATAAAGCTAAAATTAATCCTTTAACTACTATTCGTAATACTGAAAAAAGTACGGATAGTCATTTTATAAAAAAGGCGCGTAAAGTAATAGATTGGCAGCGGGCTAAAGAAGAATCTTTTGATAAAGATATTTTAAATAAATTAGCTAATATAAATTTTGAAGAAATGATAAGTACTACTTCATTATTAGGCATAGTTTTAAGGCCGGAAGAATTTCAATATATCGCATTGAAACGCGCCAATGAAGATACTTTAGCTGAAAAGTATGCTGAACATAATTTAATATTTCCTAGTGTAGATGATAGTATTAAAATAGATTCTAATAAGACATTATTTAATGAAAGTATAAATAAATTGCTTTCTCCTTTTTTAGCTAGTCGTTCTAGTTTTGAACCTTTCTTAAGTCAGCGTATGATTAAGTCGGCGGCTAAAATAAATAAAGATGTTGAAATATTTGAAAATCCCTTGCTAATAAAAATAAGTTCGCTATATAATGGGTATAGAGAGTATTTAATTAAAAATTTAAATACTGAAAAATTAATTATGAATATGTCGCAACATCCTAATGTTATAGGAAGTTATTTAGAGACAACGATCCCCGAATTCAAGATGGCGTCTTTTGAAGAGCTTAGTACTCCTAAAAAAATCGCCCAGGGAATGATAAGCGATATTTCTTTACTTTATTTAATTTTATATTAAAGTAAACTAATACTTAAAAGTAATTTAATCAAAGGAGTAATAGAATGAATAGAAGCGTTGATAGTTTGATTGAGATGGTTACTGGTAATAAGGTAACTGATCAGTCTGATGAGTTTCTGGAGGAATTAGAAAAACAGGCTGCTGAAGAACAGGCTAATTTATCTAAGGCCCCTGAACTTAAGGAAGTTATGGAGAAGATGAGTGTGAATGAGATTATAGCTTTATATAATAAGGCTAGTGAAACTCAGCCTGAGAAAAAGGCCGAGGAAAAAAAGGCTGATGAAAATAAAAAGGAGAATACAGTGGATATTAATGACGTTCTTGCTACTTTAAAAAATAAGGTTGTTGCGACTAAGACTGCTAGTGAGGAAGACGAGTTAGAGGCGATGCTTCAGAGTATTTCGGCTCAGGATTTAATTGATTATTTAAATGAAGATACTGAGAAAACAGCTAGTGATGAGGATGTAGATCTTACTCAGATTAGTGCGGCTGATTTTCTTGACGCGATAGATGAGTTAGAGAATGAGGAAAAGACTGCTTCGGTTGATGAAAGTGAGTTAGAGGAATGGGTTCAGAATCATTCTGCTCAGGAACTTATAGATCTTTTATCTGATACTGAAAAGACTGCTAGTGATGAAGAAGTTGATCTGACTCAGATCTCTGCTGCTGATTTTCTCGATGCGTTAGACGAGATTGAGAAGGATGCGGGTATGGTTGGTGAATTCGGTAAGACTATTGCTGATGGTGCTAGAGCCGCTGGAGCTTATGTAGGTAAGCATAAAAAGGCTTTCGGTATCGGCGCGGGTGGAGTAGGTATTGCTACTACTGGCGCTTTAAGTTATAAGTCTATTTTAGATAAGGTTCGCGGTAAGAAGTTATCTACTATTAAAACTGCTGAGGAAGAGATTGACTTGACTCAGATTTCTGCCGCCGATTTTCTTGATGCTATGGATGAGATAGAGAAGGAAGCTGGAGCCAAAACTGAGAAGGTTAAAGATGCTGCTAGAGGAGCTTATGCTTATCTTAAAGGTCCTATGACTCGTAAGGGTATGGAAGCTGCGGGCGTTCAGAGTCGTGGAGTTAGAAAAGAATTAGCTAAGTCTTATGCGGCTAAGGGCGTTGCGGCTGGCGCGGTCGGTGCTGGCGGATTAGGTGCTAGAAAATTGCTTAAGAATAAGGATAAAGAGTAATTAAGTATACAATTTTACTATAAGGAGTAAAATATGGATTTTTTTGATTTAATTAGAAACGAAGTTGGAGCTAAAGAGGAAGTTGAGGAAATAACTAAGACTGCCTCTGAAGATTCGACTGTTGATATAGAGAAGCTTGCAAGTCAGCTTGAGAAGCTGGCCGAAGATCTGTCGGTAGCTGATACTGACGAAAATGAGCCGTCAGAAGAGAAGGTAGCCTCTGAGTTACCTAATGAGGATATTTTAAAGAATACTTTAATATCCAAAATTCTCGCTGATGAAAGTTTGGTTAAAACTATAACCCAAAAACTTTCTACTAAGACGGTGGAGGAGTAAACATGAGTGCGGAATTATTAAAATTAGCTGCGGATACATTACGTAACTTAGCTAAAGAGAATGAAGATTTAAAGAGTAGATTAAGTATTTATACTAGAAAGGACGAAGCTATTAAGGTAGCTAGAGATCTTTCTAAGCGTGGATTACTTAATAGTGAGGATATTCTTTCTACTTCTGAGGAATGGGTTACTAACGATAAAGATTTAAATATAGTAAAAGAGGCGGCTGATATGGTCGGCTCTTCGCCAGACCCCTCAAATTGGGCGGGAACTGAAGCTGGTGGAAAACATTTTAAAGATCCCGGTCATGCTTTTGATGATTGGGTAATGAATGGATAAAAGGAGTAAATAATGTTAAGTCCGTTTACTGATATTAAGAAAATGGTGTTTGGGGACTATCCTGTTAGCAATACGGAAGAGGTCGATCCGACTGATGCCGATTGTTTTGAGCAGGGTATGTGGTTTTGTTTAGATACTGCCGCTTCTGGCAAAGTTAAATTAGGTACTGGTGCTGCGGCTGCTCCTTGTTGGAGTCGTAAAGGCGAGCCTTCTACTCAGGCGTTGGGTAAAGTAACTTTAATTATAGGCGGTATGCTTGAGGCCGAGACTGATCAGTATTCCGCTAGTCCTTCTCCTGCCTTCGCTATTGGAGATTCTCTGTATGTGGATGCCGATGGTAAGTTGACCAACGTATCTACCGGCACTCAGGTTGCGGTTTTGTTAGAAACTCCTGCCGAGAATGCGAATGGTAATTTAAAATTTAGACGCATATTATTAGGGTAAGGAGGAAATATTATAATGAGTACTTTCGATCCGTCTGTTGTAAACAATATGTTCCTGCGTAAGCTGGATTCTGAGCCTGATTTTGAGAAAAAGGCTTCTGCTAAATTAACTGGTTATATTCGTGACCGTATTCGTGATACGGTATTTGCGCGTAAGATTTTAGGCACCCATACTATTACTCCGCAGGAGTGTCAGGTTAGCGTTCGTCATGAAGGGTTAGTATACATTCATGAAATGGAGCCTGATTCTTCGGCTATGTCGATGGCTTGGACTGGCGAACCTTGGACTCAGTATGTCCGTCCCAAGAAATATGAGATTCCTTTCTTCCAGATTGGTACTAAGGAATTTGCTATTCATGAGAACGAACTGATGGCTACTCGTTTAGCTCTGACCAAGATCGTTGAGAAAAATGCCATTAATGATATGGGCACTGTTGAAGACCATCGTTTCCTTACTATGTGTGAAGCCTGTGCGGTTCAGACTGGCAAGGTTGTGAAGGGCGTTAACTGCTTGTCCGGTACTGCGAGTGGCGATATCGAAGTTGATGACATTCAGCATATAAAGAATTCTTTAGCTGAAGATCGTAGAGCGGGTACTACCTTACTCGTTAACGATGTTGACCTTAACGGTCTTATGAAGTGGAACGCTTTAGAGATGGGCGATAAGTGGAAAGGTGAGCAGGTTTGGGGTAATGCTCAGGCTGATAAGATCTTTGGTCTTAAGGTAATTCGTACCGCCAAAACTAATCTTCTGAAGTCTGGTAATATCTGGCTCTTCTGTGATCCTGAATGGGTTGGCCTGTTCCTCCTCTTAGCTGGCTTCCCGAAGGCTGAAGTTCGTAAGGAACGCTCTAAGATTACTTGGAGTTCTTGGGAAATGCTTGGTATGTCGATTGCTAATGGTCGCGCTATGGCGAAGTTAGAGCTTTATGCTGGCACTACTCAGAGTCTGCCGACTGAGGAAGAGTTGTTCAAGCCCGACATCGCTATCCCGCCCAAGGATGGAGATGTTACTATTGATCAGGTTCCGCCTCCGACTCCCACGATCAATATTTACTAACTTATTTTTAAACCTGAAAAACGGGGTTGGGGAATTGCCCCAGCCCCTTTTTTTAAATAAATAGAATGCTCTATATTTTATATTAAGAAAATAGTATAATATATTTAATAACTAAAAAAGTGAGGTAAGTCATGGGATTTTATAATGTAAGAAATACTTTGGATAAACATAAATTGAATAGGAATTTCGACGTTCTTATTAAAAAGGGATATACGACTGGATTATTTTTACGTATTGGCGGGGTTAAAATAGCTCCTAATAGAACTGATAAAATAGATGATAAATATAAATCTGATATAGATTATTTAGTAGACTTAGGAGTATGTGATGTAGTAGATGATGCTAGTTATTCTAGTAGCTACGCCGCCGTTCCTAATGCCCCTATTATCTATAAGACAGTAAGTAAGAGCGGTAAAGTAAGTAAAGTAGAAGAGCATGACGATTTTATAATAATTACTAGCGGCCCGGATATTGTTAATCCTATAGTAGAAAAACCTATAGAAAAGCTTATTACTCCTGAAATAATAAAAGAAGTAGTAGATACTTTAGCTAAAAGGGGCGAGGATATTTTAAATACTATAGTTGATAAAGTAAAAGACGATGAGATAGAGAAGATTATCACAAAAGACAATGAAATTATAATTGAAAAAACTGAGGAAGTTAAAGAGTTAAAGAAAAGAAAATCTAAAAAGGATAAAAAATAATGTATAGAATTTATAATATTACTGATGTCCCTATTAATGCTATTAAGGAATGTATCGATCCAGGCAAATCTATTTTAGTAGAAGATAATCTTTATTCCGGCTCGATAAAAGCTTTAGAAAGGTGTGGATTAGTTAGTGTAGAATATGTAGATTTAAAAAAGCGTAAAATAGAAAAGAATATTGAAGCTCCTATGATTAAAACTATTTCTAGTAATTTAAATATAGAGAAAGATTTTATAATTATAGAGACTAAAGTTGGAGAGGATTTAAATGAACAGTCTATTACCTCCGAAAATACGGACGGGGAGTTATATGGGAATGTTGCAGAAGGGAAGAAATCTAGCGGGGCAGATGAAAAGTATAATAAAAAAGGGAAGCGTAAATAGGATAGGTCAGATAGAAAAATTGGCTAATAAGCTTAAGTATGTTAGTCCTGATTTAAAACAATTAGGTAGAGAGTATAAAATAACTCCCGAAAATTTTAAAGCTATGCTTAAATTACATACTAAGGCCGGAAGAGTTATAGACAGAAAACTTAAATAATGTTACTTAAAAATATACATATACTTTCTTTTGCTATATCTCATTTAGATATTATATGGGAATATACTGAAGAAGTTGTTGGAGAAGTGAGTAATTATTTATTATATATCTATAGATCTAGCGGCCAAGCGGGTACTTGGGAATTAATGACTCCCACAGGATTTGATATAACTAGATTATTTTTTAGAGATCATAGAGTAAATTTACTTTCTAAAAACCGCGAATATTTCTATAAATTAAAAACAGTAAATACTATAACTGGTGAAGAAGTAGAATATGATCCTGCTGGATTAGAATTGTTGCCTGATGTTATATCTTTAGATATAGTTAGACGTAGTAATTTATTATTAGATTTTGTTGGAATGGATGTAATAGTTTTTCAAGTTAAAAAACAGGGTGTACGTTGTTCGTGTTATGATGCTAAATTAGGCGCAAAAATAAGACATAATTGTGAAAGCTGTTTTGATATAACATTTACAGGTGGATATAATCGCGGCATTAAATGTAAAATGAATATAGTTCGCGGGGCTAATGATTTAACCAATACAGCAATGGGAGATATAGAAAATAATATGGCGCGTGGATGGACTTCTAATTATCCTGTTATTAGCCCGCGAGATTTAATAGTCATTCCAAATAATGAACGATATAGAGTTTTAACGCCGGTTAATTATAGTACTAAATTAGGATTTACTACTTCTCAGCAATTTAATTTAGGGCAATTAGATAGAAGTGATATAGCCTTTAAAGTACCTATAAGTATTACCGCATATCCTAAATATCCGGCCAAAACTAATATGTATGAAATTTATACCGATGACGAACAAAGATGGAACGATATGCCATTATAAGGAGTTATTATGACTAGATTAGAACAATTAATAAAATTATCGGAAGTTATATCTACTTCTAAAAATATAAATAATAGCCGCACTTTTCAAATAGAGAAATTAGCTGAATTATTAAAATTAGGTGCGGAACCGCCTTTTATTAAAAAAATGGTTAATGGAGTAGCTCAGTATGTACGTAATCCTAATCATGGAGTAGCTAAAAAAGTTGAACAGCATTTTGGCGCGGCGGCTAGTGATGCTAAAAAAAGTGTATATGGTTTAAGTCATAAAGCCGCTACTCCTGAAGAGCGTAAAACTTTTGCAGGAGCTATGAGTAGAGGAAAAGTTGTTGGCGGTAGTCAATGAGTAGAATAGAACAGTTAGAAAAATTAGCTATTACTTTGGGAGGACCTAAAGTAATTATCCAAAATGGAAAAAGAATCCTTAATCCTAAACATAAATATTTCAATAATAGTTTAGAAGGTGGGATAGAGTATATTAAACATTTATTAGCTATGCGAAAAGCTAAAGCAGCAGCTAGAGAACTTAGTAGAAGAAAAGCGCCTAAAGGTATGGAACAACGTATGGGGAATAAATTACAAAATAGAATTACTAGTCAGGCGGGCTAATTAAATGGCTTATAGAGTTACAGATTTAATTTATGAAGTTCGTTTATTTATGCGCGACCATGCGGAATTAAATAGATTAATTTCTGATGTCGAAAGTTTAGATGAAAGTATAAACCTCGCAGCGGAGCAAGTTTGTGATATTTGGAATTCATTACCGCCCTTTGGAATAAGTACATTAACTATAGCTGCTTCTGGAGATGTTAATGTGGTAGCCGTACCTACAGAAGCTAAATATATATTTGTTTTAGGCGCTTCTATACAAGTTATGAAAAGTGTATTATTTTTAAGAGCTAGAAATAGATTAGCATATAATGATGGAAATATAAGCGTTGACGATCAGGGAAATGTTTTTCAAGGTTATATGACATTACTAGGTATGTATCAACAGGAATTTGAAAGTAGATTAAGGAATTATAAAGCGGCTAAAAATGTTAGCTTATTTATGAACGACGTTAGAGGTAGCTTAGGGTCGGATTATGCATATTTGTATTTTCTACCGACCGGCATAAATTATTGATTTTAGAGGAGAAAGTATGCAGTTTAATATTCTAGAAGAACAGAAAAAATTGAAAGGTGTTTATTTGATTTCTAATGATTTAGACGAAACTGCTTATATAGGAAGTACTTTTGAAAATTTTTGGATGAGATGGAAAAAGCATATAGATAAACTAGAAAAAAATAAACATCACAATATACATCTTCAAAGATGGGTAAATAAGTATGGCATAGAGCATTTAGTATTTAATATTTTAAATATATTAGATATTCCCGAAGAGTGTTTACAAGTAGAGCAGGATCAAATATTTAAATTAGGTGAAATTCGTCCTTTATTTAATATAGCTAAAGAAGTGACTCATACTACTTTAGGAATTAAATATGGAGAAGAGGCACGAAAAAAGATAGGAGATAGGCATAGAGGTAAGATAATTACTAAAGAACATAGAGAAGCTATATCAAAAAAGTTAAAAGGTAAAAAATTTAGTTTAGAACGTAATAAAAAAATTAGTAATTCTTTGAAAGGAAGAGAATTTTCAAAAGAACACAAAAATAATTTATCTAAAGCTAAATTAGATAAAAACTCTAATACATATGTAACCCCTATCATACAATACTCTCTAGATGGAATATTAATTAAAGAATGGGATAGGATGAATGATATTACTAAGGAATTAGGGATAAATAATTCTATGGTATGGAGAGTTTGTAATAATAGTAGAAAAGTTACTCACGGATTTATTTTTAAGTATAAGGAAGATGTCTTAGTAGATGGTAAAGTATTAGATAAAATTGATGTTGAAGGATTGTTTAAATTGAGAATAAATCCTGATAAAAAGAATTGGAGTATATCAGTTAGTCAGTATTCAATAGATGGAAAATTTATTAAGAAATATGATAGTGTAAAAGCTGGAGCTAAATCTTGTGGTATAACTAGTCAGGCTATTTGTCAGTCATACGGTAAAAATAAGCCTGCTGGCGGATATATCTGGAAGCGTGGGGAAAGGGTAAATTAAATGTCAGATACAAACTTAAAAAATTTAAATACTTCTATTTTAAACAATTCATATCCTCCTACTATATTATCTAGAATAGTATTTTTAGATTTTTTACAGGAGATGTTTTTTGGCGCTCCGAGTGGTAATTTTAGGTGGAATAAAGATGAGCAATTAACTGAAGTACTTATACGAGATAGTTGGACTAGAGATACAGATAGTACTGGTAAGATTCCATTAATTATAGTTTCTCGTTCTTCTATGGCCCCGGCTGAAATGTTTTTAAATAATAGTATGAGTAGTTATAATATTGCTGGTGATAATAGTAAACATGCTGATATATTATCAGTAAATATGATATTTACTTGCCGCGCCAATGATGTAATAATTTCAGAAACTCTTGCTTCTACAGTATATCAAAGTATAAAATATTATAAGGAAGAACTATTACGTAGAGGTTTAATGGCAATTAAAAATTATCGTATAGATCCTCCAGAACCCGCGCAAATTTTGCCGGGGGAATCGAAAATAGAAAGAATAGATACTAGAGTAAGTTGTGTAATTTATATGGTCGATAGATGGCAGAATAGGTGGAAAACTACAGAAGAATTTGATAATTATGTTGCGCGTACAGGAATAGATCCTAGAACTAATAATATTAATATTCCTCCTCATACTTTAGGAGCTATAGAAATTAGAGAAGGTATAATTGAATAGAATTAATCAAATAGAAAAATTAGCTAATATAATTAAAGAAGCTAATGTGGCTAAAGATATAATGGGTGTGGCTGAAAACTTTAAAAAATTATATACTTCCGGCGCGGCGGGCAGAAAACTAAAAGAGACTGCCACTCAAATAGGTAAATTTAGAGAGGGAGTACATTCTAAAGGAAGTAATGTTTTTGAGCAAAGATTAAAAAATTTGGAACAGGATAGATTAAGAGGAAAAGAATTTGTTCCTATAAAAAGGACAAATAAAGCTACTGGACAAGTACGAGAATTTAATACTTTAGATGAGTATAAACAACATTTAGAAAAAGGATTAAATTTCCATAAAAATAAAGCTGAACATTTTAAAGATACTATTAAAGATCGTAATTGGATAGGAGCAGGTAAACAAGGTATGGGCGGAAAAAGTAAAGTTACTGCTGGAGATTGGATGACTAGGCAAAAAAATAGATTACCTTTATATGGTAATACTATGTTAGGCGCTGGAGCAGTAACTGGGGTAGGCTATGCGGGAAGTAAGGTTATTAGTGGGCTTAATAATAGACAAGATTTTGGCGGATACACTGGTGGTCCAGTGTTAAATAGGAATTAATAAGGAGAGTAAAATATGTCGGGATATATTTATCCACCGAGCGTACAGATAGAACAGGTTAGAAGTACTAATAATCCTGTTATACGACTGCCTCGGTTGTTAGCGGCAATTATAGGACCGTGTAAACAGTTAGTAGACGTTTTAGATGCTGATGGAAATATCAATAGTGATGCTTTAGCTGGAACTTTTAATGGTAGTGAAACTGTATTAGCTTTTACTGATTTAGAAGATGGGGCTAAAGTAGATACAGATACTATTGAAATTTATACTCAGTATGGAAATTCTAGTACTTTAAATTTAGTTGATACTGCTGATTATGACATAGTATTAGACGGATTTAATTTACCGGCCAGTATTAGATTACACGATAATGCGGCTGGAGTAACTAGTGGAAGTGGGGTCATTGTAAACATCTATAATCAGTATGAGGCCCTTCGTACCGCAGTTACCTGTTCCCCGGCTGTTACGGGCATTACAGGCACTCCTAGAGGCATTTATATAGAGACTGTAGACGATATAGAAACCTATTTAGGTACTATAGATCCTCGTAATCCATTAGCTTTAGGCGCTTATATGGCTAAACTTAATGCGACTACAACTAGTATACTTTGTTTGGGCGTCCACGATACAAGTACTGGAGATGAAGTTTATGGAACTAGTGTAGCTTATGCTAGTGCTTTAGAAGCTTTAGAATCGGTTGATGTATATGCTATGGTTCCTTTAACTATGTCTGCGGCTATTAATGCTCAGTTTCCCACGCACGTAAATTCTATGAGCGCGTTAAATGGGAAGATGGAACGTATAGCTTTTGTCGGTACTGATATACCTGATCATTTCGCGGATGAGGTTCAGGCTTCTGGAAGTTATGGAAGTGTAGTCGATACTAATACTTTCGAAACCTCTGGTGATTTAACTACTGTAAGTGCTAATGACGTTTTAACTATAGTAAATGATACTACTGAATATGTTATTCAGTCTATATCTGGAACTAAGGTTGATGTATTACCTGCCACTTTAAGCGGTACTACTTCTTTAGCTTGGTCCATTGCTACTCCGGGTGCGGCTATAACCTCTAAAACTGATATAGCTACTGCTTGGGCGGCTATTGGAGAAGGATATGGAAATTATAGAGTCTATAATTCTGTACCCGATATTTGTGAGATAACTATAAATGGTATTTTATATGAACTTCCTGGTTTTTATAATAACTGCATGACTGCTGGAGCTATAGGTGAGCTTCCTCCTCAGCAGCCGTTATCTAATTATCCTTTGGCTGGCGTAGAAGGATTACAGCATTCTACAGATTATTTTAGTCCGACTAATTTAAACTTAATTGCTGGCGGCGGAAGTTATATTTACTTTAAAAATACTGACGATAGTCCTGTTATGTGCCGTAGACAGTTATCTACTAATGTAACTACTACAGAGTATTCTGAATTGTCTATTGTTAAACAGATTGACTATGTGGCTAAAGCGTTACGTAATGCTTTAACTCCTTTAGTAGGAATTAATGTAATTACTGATTCGTTCTTATCTGGAACTATTGCCCCGGCAGTAAATGGTTATTTACTTGCTTTAGTAGATGCGGGAGTTATTAGAAAATATGAGATAGTTAATTTAGCTCAGTCTACTACTGCTCCTGATACCGTACTTGTAGAAATTAATATAACTCCATTGTATCCTCTTAATACTATTAAAGTTACATTGGTTGTTTAAAGGAGAATAATATGGGCGTACCTATATCTAGACCAATTGATATTAGCCAGTGGGATCATCACTTATACCGCGCTTTAGAGCCGGGGGCGAAGGATGGTAATTTTGCTGGTTCAGAAAGTGTATTGTTAGCGGCTGGACCTCCGATGTTAAGTATGAGTGGTGGAAGCTTTAATAGTGAGGCCACTATTAATAGTGATGGTACTCAGATTTGTTCTGCTTATCCTATAGGTATGTGCCAAGGATTATCTATCGGTCAGAATCGCCAGCAGATGCGCGTATTCGAAATCGGTGGAAGTTGGGACTATATAATTAGTGGTAAAAGTGTAGGACAGATAACCATTTCTAAAGCTGTATATTCTAGTTTAAGCTTATTACGAGTACTTTATGCTTATTATGCTACTAATGCTCGTATAGATATTAAGCCTTTAATTAATAGCGTAGCGGCGGCTAGTGGAACTTTAAATGATGTATTTATAAGTCCTGGCCCCAAAAATATGTTTATAAACTTAGCTTCTGACTTATTCATGAATCCTTTTGGATTAATGTTAATAATCAGAACTAGTCAGTTAGATCATATTGCCACTATTTATCTTGAGCGTTGTGTTGTCCATAGCCATAACTTAAGCATAGATCCGCAGGGTATTATAATTCAGGAAAATGCTAGTTTAAGCTTTGGCCGTATAGTTCCTGTTCATACTGAAAGTAATAGTATTCAGGATGTAGCTCTTAATACTTTACGTGATGTACTTCCCTAGATAATTTTTTAAATATATGAAAATTGGGCCAATTAGTTTGGCCCTTTTTTTATGTATAAATTTATGAAATATCTGGTATAAAGAAATTGGAGGATACTATGTATTATACAAGTTTAGAAAGTGCGGCCAAGAAGAATAATATACACTTTAATACTAACGATTTATTTTGTATAGGTACTGTAGGATGTAACCTACAATGTAAATGGTGTTTAAATAAAAATTTAGTTAGATTAGGAGAGGGGTGTGTACATAGTGAAGAAAAAGTTTTAGAAGATATAAGTAAACAGAATCGTAATACTGTAATTGGATTTTGTTATAATGAGCCTACACTTAATCCTAACTTAAATTTCATGGCTAGGTATGCCTTAGAGAGAGGCTTTAAAACATACATTTCTACTAATGGAATGTATGCTAGTTATGGTATGTCTGTTTTTGATTTATTTCATTATATAGATCTAGATATTAAATATCCTATAGATAAGTCTGGTACTGAAAAATGGTTAGGAATAGATTATAAGGAATATTCTAATCGTATTTCAAGAAGTATAAGTACTTTGGGGCCGAATAAAATAAATATTACATGGTTATATATTCCCTCTTTCTGGAATAAAGATGATATCGATTATATAGCAGCTCTTATAAATAGATATATATCTCATGGCAGTTGTGTAAGTTTAAGAGCTTTCTACCCTTATGAGGTATATCCTGAATTAACGGCGGTAGATGAAGAGCAATTAGATGATTTCTATAAAACAGTTAGAAAATTGATTAAGGATACGGTATGGGTTAGAAAAGATATAGGAGAGTATTATTAGTGAAAAAGATTGTGTGTAAGTGTGGAGGGGGAGATTTCAAAGTCGATTTTACTGGATCGGCTAAAATCTCATTTACTGGCAGTAAAGGTAAGGTATCTATACTTTCGGCAAATACTATTTACGACAGATTATTCATTATCTGTTTAAATTGTAATCGGCCTTTAAGTATAGATCCTACTAATTCTGCCGAACAGTTCGATCTAGTAGAAGATATACTAGATACACTAGTCAAAGTGGAGGATAAGAAATGTTTGAAGGTCAAGTAGCTTGCGGGACTGATTGGGAAGTGATGGATATTCATTATCGTATGGTAAAGTCTCAGAACTCCATCTCTCCTATTTTAAAGGGCGGTAAATTAATTGGAGTAGATAAGATTTCTCCTGATGATCCGAAAGGCGATAAGTATATTCATGTCATCTTGAAGATTCGCAATAAGCATAACGGTCAGGATGAAACTATTAATTGTACTCCCGGCTGGAATCCGATGGGCAAGCCTTATTTCGATAATAATACTCTCATGAACATTTTTGAGGGTAAAGATCAGGATAAGTGGATGGAGCGGTTAGAGTCTAAGATGGCAGTAGGCATCGGTAGTGTGCTTAGATTCTCTACTTATCCTCGTAAATGGGTCAGCCCTAAGATCGTCTTCAATAGCTCTGTTATCGTTCCGGTCGAGCATATCGCTCCTTACAAGAGTCCTTCTGAAGTGGCCGAAGAGCTTATCAATAAAGTATATAGACTTAATGAAATTTCTGAATAGATAAAAAGAAAGGGAGACGAATCTCCCAATCTTTTTTAACTATGTAAAATATGAGTATCCCCATTTATTTTACTATTTTTTTCTAGACAATTTGGACAGGTTCTAAAATATTTAGTTTTAGATGGAAATGGATTACCACAAGTTAAACATACTACTTTTTTCTTCTTTTTCTTTTTATTCATATATCTCCTTTAACACTTACTATTTCCACAGCCACTACAATACTCACAGCCTCCTGCAACCTGAATATCTCCACCGCATTTAGGGCATTTCTTAGTAGAGGTAGTATAATTAATCGCGCCTATATTATTTCTTTGAGCAAATCGTTTAATAGCTACTCCAATAGTATTAGGGCAACTCATAAGTTTATCAGGTTTTTGCCCGCCAACAGCAGTATCCCAACAAACATTATCACATTTAATTTCACCCAACTGTTCTACTATTTCCTCATTAGGAACTTTATGTTTACGACATAATGTAATAAGTCTGCTAGTAGCCTCTATATTAGCAGTTACGCATGAACCAGAACTACCTTTAGTTACTATTACTTCTCTTATATCTCTAGTTCCAGGAATAGAATTAATATTAACAAGCATAGAGCCGCAACTACCTAAATTAAACTTTTCAGTTTCGCCAGCTAATACTTTTTCCCGACTTAAAACTTTAGTCTCTTTAACAACTTCAGCTTTATCAGATGCTGTAACAGGTTGATCAGATTTAGTTCCATCTAAATATACCGTTATACCTTTACATCCTAAATTGTGGGCCAGATAGAAAGCTTTTTCTACATCTTCATAAGAAGTATCTTTTTTCATATTAATAGTTTTACTTACACCATTATGAACATGTTTCTGTATTCTAGCTTGCATTAATATGTGATCTTCATAATTCATATCTAACGCAGTTACAAATATTTCTTTTATATCATCAGGTATAGTTTTTATATTCTGTATAGACCCATTATTTCTTTCTATCTGATCTAATATTTCTGTTCCATCTCCCCACAATTTTTTACGCTTAAGTGTAGTAACTAATGCGGAATTTATAATCTTTAAAGGTTCTTTAGATTTAGAAGTGGCTATTTTCATAACCCACCCAAACCAAGGTTCCGGGCCGGGAGAGCAATTAGCTAATATACTTAAAGTACCCGTAGGCATTTGTAATGTTATATAACTATTCCTTCTAGGAGTAGCTATCTTAGCCTCTGCAATAGCTCCGAAAAATCCTTTTTCTTTACCTAATTCTTCACTAGTTTTAACTGAAAATGCGGTTAATTTTTTATATAAATCCTCTACAAAATCTCTACCTAATTCGGAATTATAAGGAAGTTTTTTAGCTATTAAAACGTCAGCAACTCCCATACCTCCTAAACCTATTTTTCTATAAGCAGTAGCCATCTCTTTCATACCGGGTAAAGGATAATTATTGAGATCAATAACATTATCTAAAAATCTAACGGAGGTTTCTACTATCTTATAGAATTCTTCATCACTATCTAAAATACCGTCTTGTTCTAATTGCTTAAAATTTAAAGCACCTAAATTACAGGCTTCAGGAGCGGGACTTCCCCACAAATATGTTTCTCCACAAGGGTTAGTAGTATTATATTTTTTATCGAAAGGATTATCTCTATTAGCAGTATCTATAAATAAAAGACCTGGACACCCATTATCTTTAGCGTTCTTAACTATCTCTTTTAATAATATAGATGCATTTATTTCTTTAGTTATCTTACCACTATGAGGATCTTTTAATTCTATAGTCTCTCCAGCTTTGGCGCGTTCCATAAAATAATCATCTACTACTACAGATAAATTAAAATTAGTAAGTTTCTTTCTATCCTTTTTAATAGCTATAAATTCTTCTATATCGGGATGATAGACAGATAAACATCCCATAGAAGCTCCCGGTCTAACTCCTCCCTGTTTAATTATATATCCTAACCAATAATCATATCCTTCCATAAAAGAAATGGGGCCGTTAGTTACACCATTAGTACTAGCTATTTTAGAACTTTTGGAACGTAAATTAGAAAAAGAGAATCCTGTGCCTCCACCATTTTTCTGAATCATTCCAGCATCGTGTAACGTCTTTAATATTCCATCTAAAGAGTCTTCTATATCTAAAACGAAACAAGCACTAAGATTTCCTAATATCTGACCATCTTCTCTAGCTCCGTGTAATAGTGTGGGAAAGTTGGGTAAAAAATAATTTTTATCCATAATATCGAAAAACTTATTTTCCCAATATTCTCTTCTTTCTGGAGTTTCTATTTGAGCTATATTTTTTGCTACTCTTTTAAGAACACTACTAAAATCTTCTCCCTCCTTTATAATACCTTTTTCTAACAAAACCTTTTCAGCATTTGGACCAAGTTTCTGCATATCGACTCCTTTTTATAATAAAATTAAGGATATAAAATATCCTTTTAAATACCTAAAATTTGACTACCTACCGTATAGATGTTATATTTAATTAAAATATAACTCGGAGGTAACATGGAAGAAGAGAAAAACGAAATTCAGGCTACGCCAGAAATTTATGATCGTAGCGTATTTGATCGTAAAGATTTAAAGGAAAAAGTTGAAAAACTACTCGATCCTTTGAAAGTTGAAGATTTAATCTTCAAGGGTAAATTAACACAAGAAGTCCCAATTTACAAGAGCAAAGATAAGAAAGTTATGGTTACTTTTGCTACTCTCGAAGCCGGGGCAGAATCAGTTATAGATAAACTTGCTTTTGAACATTGTGAGAATACTAAAGAAGACGTTAGAAAAATCGGGCCAATGTTAGAATTAGCCGCTTCTATAGTAGCTATTGATGGTAAGCCTATTTCTAATATAGAAATAACTTATACTCCAGATAAGACTGAAGAATATATTAAAAATGTAAAAGAAAAGTTTGATCATATTAGACAGATGCCTAGTACTATAGTTCTCTTACTTTCTACTCAGCTTATGTGGTTTATTGAGCGGGTTAATAATTTAGCTATTAAACAGTTCTCCGAACAAATTATAAATTTTTAAATACTCCTTCAGGATGGATACGGGCATTAGTATTTTATGATAAATGTGGGCGACCGAAAAATCCTCTGGAGGAGTCGTTTTTAGAATTAGTAAAATTTAGAGTAAAGTTAGAAGAGTTACATAAAATAAGTTTAGATATAAGTCTATCTTTAGGTGACGGTAAAAAAGCTATAGAAACATTTAATTTAATTTTAGGTAAATACTTAGATATTAAACTCAATGAATCTAAAGAAAATATGTTAAAAACTTTAAAAGATATGGAAAAGAACCTTTCTAATCCTATTAGAATTAGTGCTACTCCCATATTGAATGATGCTAATTCTTTAGAAATGTTTAAAGATCGTGGAATTGTCGATAGTGATGTTTCTTTATATCAAGGTATTACTCATAAAAAAGTTCCACGGGGGTTTTAAATGGGCCGAGAGATATATCTGCCAATGTTTATAAATGAATTTAAAAGATATGAACAGAAATTATCAGCTTGTGCTACTCCAGTAGATATAGAAAGAATAAGAAATGATGCGGCCCTACATTTAATGTGCATAGTAGAAGAGACAATAGATAAAATACTAGAATTAGATATTCCTCAATATGAGGATGATGAATAATAAAAAAGGAGGGCAACCTCCTTTTTATTTTATATTAGCCTTATCAATTACATCTTGAGGTAGATATTGAAATACGTTACATTCTTCTAAAGCCTCCTTAGTAGCCTCTACAATATCTTTTTTAGATACCGAAGGTTTAGTAAATTTAGAAGTTTCTATCATTTGAGTAGTAGTTAATTTTTTAGTAGTAATAGAAGATTTTCTAATACAGTCTTTAATTAAACATTCAATATCAGAACCTACTAATTCTCTTAAATGCGGCGAGACTTCTAAAGAATTAACCTCTACCTCTACACCTACATCATTTATAACATTTTTATATTTACACAATAATGCATCTATAATAGAAGCGCGGGGTTCATTACCTCTAAGGACAAAAGGAATTTTAAAGTCTATTCTACCAGTACGTCTCATAGCACTATCTATAAGTTTAGGCTTATTAGTAGCTGCTATAAATACCACTTGTCCTCTATTATTATCGTCCCCCAAAAATTCTAATAGCTTCTTAAATATTCTAGCACTTACTCCACTATCTCCTTGATATCCGCCTCTCTGCATACCCATCTGATCTACTTCATCCATAAATACTATACAAGGAGCTACGGCTTTAATTATCTCAGTTACTTTTTTAATATTAGCTTCACTACTTCCAACATACCAATGAAATACCTGAGATATATTTAAAGTTAAGAATGGTAATCCACAACTATAAGCTATGGCTTCTGCTGTGACACTCTTGCCCGTATTATGCGTTACTGTAAAATCGTCCAGCAAGTATCTGCCGTCTCCATCCAAAGTAAATCCAAAATATTCCTCTTCTCCCACATCGACTACTGAAAATCCAGTTCGTAAAACACTTTTTTTCTGCTTTCTTGGTAGTGCTTTTTTACGTCTAATTTTTACAGGAATCTTATCAATATCTCCACTAATTCCGACTCTAAAATATTCTCCCTCAAAATTATTTTGGCAACATTTTCTACATTTTTTTATGTAAGCAGCAAGACCAACACTTCGAGCCAAAAATACTACATCATTAGCTAGTTGCTCGGACTTCGATATAAAATCAATTGTGGCACTCCAACCTAAACTACCATCAGTATCTATAAGTCCTGCTAGAATTTTTAGTCTTGCTTCATATGTCGCCGTCTTATAGGAAAATGGAACGAATTTTTCTCCACATCCTAGTCTATATAATCCTAAAAGTTTCAGACCGCAAATCACTAAATTAACATCTCTAGTTGTTAGTTTTCCACTTTTACCGTGTAAATAATATGTAGGGGCTTTAGCATTTGAATCATTTATTCTTATATTTAATCCAAATTTTAAAGCTTGATTTTTTATCTCCTCTACTATTTCTTCATCACAAGTAGTTACTCCGACACCGCCATATTTAAAACTCCCATCTCCCAATAAAACACCTAGGAAATACGGATCTAACAACATTTCTTCTTCACTTAAAGCACCTTCAAAAATTGCCTCGCTTCTAATTAATTTTAAGTGATGTCTTCTATTTTTTGACAATTTTTCCAATTCTTTTATAGAGATATCAATTAGCTCTCCTCCGACATGATTATCGTAGGTAGTTCGTACAAGTGTTAAGATATGGTTTTCATTAACTACAAAAGAGGTTCCTTTATTAGGAGTTACCTGAACCATTTTCTCTCTTCCTCTACAAAGAGATAAAACTGTTCTAAATGATTTACCGTCCCCTCCCATTAGTCTATCTCCAGGAACTATATCTTCTACTTTCTTAATCAAACCATCAGACATAAGAATGCCTTGTCCTTTTCTATGGCAGCCTGGCGGGCCGGTAAATAATAATCCGCTAGGAGTTAATGGACTTTGAATTTTAAGAAAAGGAATAACTTCATTATCCATTATATTCTTTACATAATCTAATCCACCTACAGAACTCCAATCGTTAATTGGAGTATCTATAGTTACTAAACCATTACCGAATTTTTCTACATATCTTTTTCTATGCTTAGTTATATTTTCTGGAATAGATGTTTTTTCATAAATACTATTTAATACTAAATGTTTTAACTCTCTTAAAGAACAGCCCGCAGAATTTTTACCTACTAGTTCTACCTCCTTTTCAGATAAATTCATATCTTTACTAATACTAGGCGTCTCTTTCAATTTATTAATCATAGCAATTCTATTACTAAGATCTGGTAAAGGAATATATATTTGCTTAATTCCATTATTCTCATCTCTTAATGCGGGGTGCAGAACGTCTAAATCATATTCAGAGATAAGTAGTAAAGTATGTAATAGATTCCTCTCAGTAATGTGAGAGAATAAAGCTATATTTTTTATTAAATTATTTACTATTCTATTAGCTACTATATTAGTATTCCAATCTTTCGCGGCCAGAAATAGTTCTATAGACTGCATAAGACCTAATATAGGGATAGTTATTTCAGATGATTCCATCATCCAAGAAGATAGATTAGATATAAATGTATCTGGATTTTTAGTAAATATTCTATTCTCTTGAACACTAGCTCCTATTCCAGCTAAAGCAGCGTTGGCGGCGGAAACATCACTATCAGCTAAGGATACTTCTAATTGCTTTTCTAATTCTGGGGATAATTTCTTTTCTAATACTCTAGTCCCTCGAATAGGATCAAAAGCAAATTTTAATACCTCTTTTTCGGCTTTAAATTTATGTAAGCTCATTAAATGATTGGCTAAATGTAGCATTAAATAACTATATAAAGATCCTTTAACTAATTTATTATCATCATTACTAGTCATAAAGTAATCATTTACGCCGGGGCCATGTAAAAGAAATACAGCATTATTTTTAGTAATTCTATAAGAAATTAATTCTTCAACCCATTCAGGAGTATCTAAAGGATATTTATTATCTATAGTTATTTCTTCAGTAGATGAATCAGCACTGGACTTTAATTTTTGAGTCATCTTCCCCCTCATTTCTATTAGTTACATTTATACTTTTAAGGTCAATACCGTTTTCTCTTAATTTTTTAGTAAGTTCTTCTATTTTCTTAGCACAAGAGCCATCTCCAGTTTCGGCGTCAATAATACTCTCGCAATTTTTAGTCTGCATAAATTTAATACTAGTTCCCATTTTTTAACTCCTATACTTCCAAAGTAATTTGCATACTGCCATCTTTAGCAGTAATAAAATTAGAAACAGTAAATCCCTGCTCTTCACCAATCATAGCAGTTACGCCTATGATATATCTATTCTGTATAAGTTTAGTTTCAGCTTCTCTACGATAGCGACTATCATCATCATATGACAAAGAAAAATTGCTGCCATCTGCCTTCCACTCTGCTTCTACGAAATCATATCTACACTTACCTTCAATTCGTATGCCTGTATCATTATCTCTAATAACACGCATTTTAGTTTCTTCAGCCAGCTTTTTTATGATATTTTTCATCATGTTAGGAATAACCTTAGTAATAGTAGTCTTAGCTCTGACAGTTTGAGACATTTTAAATCCTCCAAAATATTGATGTCGGTCGAAAATATTATAACATAATATATAAATTTTTTTCTGATTGTAGTTATTTATTTTTTGATTATAATATAGTATAAGTCCTATAATAATAAAGGAGAATACTATGTTTGCACTTAAATTAGTAATTTGTTTAGGGAAAAAAGGCGAGGTTAGAAAAGGTAAATCTGGCGGGGTGGCTAGAGAAATAAAGGTTCCTCCTATTTATGGATTTATTACTGTTAATAGAATATTAGATGATTTAACTACTCAAGTAGTAGGTACTGATATGGTTGGGGCTAACGAAACTACAGAGGAATTGATACCTGAATATACTACTTATTTTAAGAATATATCTTTAGATAAGATATTTACTTTATTAAGAACTAAATTTTCGGAGCGGCCAATATTTACTAATGCTGATATAGTTGTTACTGTAGATTATGATAATCATATGTTTGAGGATATTATTCCCAGACCGATTTATATAAATACTAATGATGAAACTATAATAAGAGTCTATCAAGATAAGATTATGGAGAATATAAGTAATTTAAATAGTAATATGAAAGACTATACTAAATTAATTATTTAACGGAGTTTAAATGCCGCCTTACGATTCAAATTATATACAAGGAGTTATAGGAGCAGATCAAGCATTCTTTATGCAGAATGCGGCCTATAATCAGGGTATGAGAAGTAGAGAGACTGGTGGACCTCCTCCTCCTGCTATTTCTTCTTATGCTCCTCCTCCCCCGCCAATGGCTATGAACGGTATGATGATGCCTCCTAGTATGGTTCAGCCTTTTTATCAGACTACAGGATCGGCTATACGAGGAATGATGGGGATGCCCGCAGGTCCTGGCTATACTGGAGCAGAATCTAGTCGAGCGGGTAGACGGTATATGAGAGAACGTATGGGCGATATGGCAGTTGGAGCTTTCGCTTCTCTTCCAGAATTAGGCTCAGGAGTATTTGAAAATGCGGCGTGGATGATGCCTGGTGTAGGAATAGTAAATCCTGCTGCGTTAGGAGTTATGGCTGCTGGATGGGGCATATCTGAAGTTGCTGGAATGCCTTTTAAAGGTCCTTCTCAAGATTATAAAATGGCGCGACAGATGGAAATGGAGATGCGTAGAAATCCTAGTTTAAATAGATTTCATGCTGGATTTAGTCAATTAAATAATTTTGCTAAAGAGACTCGCGTTAGTTTAAAAAGTAGATACGCTGCGGGTGAGAATGTCGGTATGTCGGAATTTATGGACGTTACTAGTGCTGGCATAGCTGGTGGAATGTTCGATAATACTAGAAATTTCGAAGAATTCGGCAAAACTACTAAACAGTATTATGACGCTACTAAACGTATAAGTAAGATATTAAAAGTAACTGCTCAAGAAGGAATGCAATTATTAACTGAATTAAAAAATATGGGTTATTATGATTTAAAAGGGCAGATGAATCAAATGACCTCTATGGTTGGCGCGGCTAATTTAAGCGGAATGGGAGTAGCAGATGTTATGAGAATATCTGGTACTGGCGCTCAATTAGCTGGTGGAAAATGGGGAGCAGGACAAGCAACTTCTTTAGTTGGAAGTTTAGGATATGCGTATTCTCGCGGAGGAGCGGCATCAGATAGAATAAGAATGATGGGTGGAGTAGAACAGGCTTCTTTATTAGCTGTTCAACAAACTACTAATACTTTACAGAATACTGCATTTGGTACAATGATGCTTGCTCAACAAATGGGCGGTGGTGGAAGTTTGGCGGCTATATCTAGTAGAATGAGTGCAGATCCAGCACAGATAGCTAGATTATTAGACGCTAATTCTAAATCACAGTTACAAGGTAAGATGGGAGATTACGCTGGAGTACAAATAGTAAATCAAATGGCTAAAGCATTGAAAGATGCTGGTATGGCTGTAACACCAGAAATTATAGCTATGAAGACTGGTATGGATTCTAATACTGTTAGAAATCTTATGACTCAAGGAAGTAAAGAAGCTATAAGGGCTAATATTAGAAGCCAATATGCTGGATCTACTTCTATAGAAGGGCCTGAACGAAGCGGTTGGCAAAAGGCTTTAGGTATAGTAAACGTATTTAATCCTTTTGGATATGGTGGATATTGGAATGAGAATGTTAAAGAAGATAGTGGATTTTTCAGTAGAATGAGAGCTTCTTATGTACAAGGTGCAGAGGCTGGTAGAGGTTATGGACAAAGTATGGATAGATTATCAGAGGCTGTAAGCTTACGTAGCGATAGACTGCCCAAAGTTAGAGCTTGGGGTGAGCGTATGTGGGAGACTTTATCTGGTGAAGAAGGAGTAGCATATAATTATGGAAGTAAGGTAAAGATAAATGAATCTGCTAGACGTAGAGCCAGCCAATTAGCTAGGGGCATTAGAGGGGGAAGTGCTGAAAGTTTAAGTGCAGAAATGAAAAAGTGGGCAGTAGCTAATTTAGGTGGAGATATAAGTAGTGATATAGAAAGAGGCGGTCAAGAAAAATTACTTAATTTATTATCTAGTTATTCTGCTGGTGAGGATAAGAGCCAAGAAAAATTAAAAGGATATTTATTAGCCTCCGGTAAAAGTACTGAAGAAGTTAGTGAGATAATGGGCAGACTTACTAGTGCTAGTGGAAAAGCTGGATTAAGCGAATATGTTGCTAAAAGAGAAGCTAAAAATATAGTAGAAAGTCGTAGATATAGAAGCCCCGATTCTGGAGCTTTAAGAGGTAGAGGATTTAGCAGTAATTTATTACAAAATTGGGAATCTACTGGAGACTTAGACTCATTTAAAGGTTTATATCAAGAATATAAGAAAATGTCTGATGTTCAAAGAAGTAAATTAGGTAAGGATGCTAAAATAGCGAACTCTTTATTATGGCAAAGTATGTCTGGTGTACAAGGTAATGATGTTGCTGGGGCTTGGGATTTATTGCGTTCTCAAACTACTGAAGGTATGTCTTTAGGAGCTAGTGGAGAAGCAGTTAACTTTAAAAGTGGTACTGTCAATATATCGGCCCCTACAGCAGTTTATTTTAGTGGGGTTACTGAAAGTGTAATTAAAGAGGCTAGGACAGATCAAGATGGACAAGCTGCTGGAGGACGATAATGGCTATAATTCATAGAACTAAATCTTCTATTAATGGTTCTACAGTAGAGGTAGATGTTGTAGATAACTTAACTTGGGAAGAATTAGTAATATTCAGAGCTAAGACTAATATTCATCAAATAATTAGTGAGCGTAAAGATATAGTAATTCCTACATATCGTGGAATTAAAGATTGGTTGATAAAGGAAAAATAATATGGACTTTACTACTTCAATGCTTGCTTTTAAAAGTAAGATTACTAATAGTTCTAATATAACCAGCCCGACTATAAGTGGAGGCATTACTAATAGTATATCTTCTGGATTAGCCAATTTCTCTAATCCTATTACTAGCTCCCCGGCGATGAGCGATTTAAAGCATTTTTTTAGATTAGGCAATGATAGTACTCCAACTAATGTTCCAGCTACAGTAGAAAATATACCTATTCCTACTTCTAAATTCGCGGCGTATATGATTAGTTCTAGCCCTCCTAAATTAACTAAAGCTTCTAAAGAAGGTAAATTAGAGGCAGGGTTGGCAGTTCGTAGACCTACATTAGGAGTAGTTCCTAAAGAAAATACTTATGCTAGTTTATCTTTAGTTAGTGATATGGATTATAAAGATCTTCCTATGCCTACAGATAATACTTTATATGATTCTTTATTAGGAACTACTAAAAATTCTAGAATAACTACTAATTTTATGATAACCAACGCATCTCAGCAGCGAGTAGAGAATTTCCAGATAATGCAGACTTTTGGTAAAACATACTTATTCTTTTTTGGAGAGAAGCCTACTAGTGTAGCTATTCAAGGTTATTTATTAAATAGCCGCGATTTTAATTGGCGTAATGATTTTTTACGTAACTATCAGGAAGTATTAAGAGCTTCTAAAGCTACGGCGGAAGGTAGAATAGCTGTGTTAGCTTATGATGATTTTGTCATACAAGGGTATATACTTAATTTAAGTATAGCTGATGATAATGAAATGAGAGAATTAAGTAGATTTACTTTTGAATTTTTAGTAAAGAAGATAGATATAGTTCCTAGTTATGATTATACTTTACCGGCCCAAAAACCAACTAAAGTAAGTAAAACTAAAAAAGATAGTGAAGGCAATCCTTTAATAGTGCCTGATCCTAAAAGTAGCAGCCACTTAGATTATGAATATATGGGGGCTTGGGGACCGACAAATAGTGATGGTAATAATAATGGTCCTAAAGTTATAGTTAAATTATCTCAAACAATGTCTGATGCTTTATCTAAATATATAGGTTTTGATTTAGCCTCTATAAGTAGATTTAAAGTTTTGGGCGGATTAATGAGTGAAGGTAAAATACAGTCAGTAGCTAATGTAGGATTAATTGCTTTATCTGACCGCGCTGAAAGTAAAGGATGTGATTTATGGGATATAGGAAGGATATTATAAATGCCATTATCTAGTGAATTAGGAACAGTACAGAGTAAAAATATATATTGGAAATGCGAGATTGAAGGTATAGATGTGCCTATTAGTAATATTACTATTATGGCTACAGTAAATAATTCAGCGCAAATAAGTATTTCTATACCTCCTATAAAACAAGTATTAGATTTAAAACCTAGATCTATAGTTAATTTATATATAGGAAAACAAATTATAGATTCTTCTGGAAAACCTGCGGTACAGTATTATTCCGCCTTTTCTGGATATTATTTAAGTGATAGTTATGTAAAAGATAGAAGTACGCGTAGTTTTTCTATAATGTGTGCAGATTTCTATACTTTACTTAGTTTGATGTTCGTCATCCAGTTAGACACTAATCCTCAGTCTATGACCTTCTTAGAGGCATTCTCAGGCATATTAAGTAGTAAAGCATTGGTGTCGGCTAATGCTGAAACAGTTTTAGAAAATGATTTTGCTGAAAATGTAACAGATAAATTAAGTGACTTATCTGGGACTACTGTAGACATATCTGCAAACTCTATTCGTAGTGCGGACGGTAATTATTTAAATCCGGCTGTAGAATGGGGCTATGATTCTAATGAAAGAGTAGTGTTATATTCAGATCAAGCAGTATCTAAAGATAAGCAATTATTAGTACCAGATGCTAGAAATGAATATTCTAAAATAGGAGACTATCTATATAGCGGTAAAATTTTGTTAGGAAGGCCGATGGATAAAGTATATGTGGAATATTTTGGGATGATGAATGGGGCGATGGGAAATAATGTAAAATATTATAAAGGTAAATCTCCATCTTTAATGACCCAATATGTAAAACTTCAAAGAGATTTAAATAACATTCTAATTAAAAGACATGGAGGTATGTATGCCTCAGAATTTAAAACTTGTTTTTATAATAATGGAGTAAATAGTATAAAGCGCGTAGTATTTGGAACTAATAATGAGAATATAGAGGTCTGCCCCGATGCTTATGTTACTGATTTAAGTATAAGCAGCGGCTGGCCTGTCATAGAAAATAGTTCTCCTGGATCAGTAATTATTGACTCTAATCATGTTGGAGGAGTAGCTGGAAATACTGAATCTAATCCTTATAGATTTGAAAGAATAGCTCCATATTTAGATACTAGTATAGTAATTAAAGACATGATTAAATATGGATTTTTAGAAATTAGCAATACTTTAAATAAGGATAAAGAAAGTTCTGTATGGGGATTGGGTACTTATGTAACAGTAAGAATTTTAAATCCCTCTGGAATTAGTGCTACTGGAGATCCTATAATACAAGAATTTATAAATACTATTAATAGTCATGACGAATTATCTAAAGTATCTATAAGTGATGTTAAAAATATAGATTATGGAAGTAAGAGTGTAGGAGCGTCTAGTGTGAGTAGTGAATTTTATAGTTCATCTATACTTAATAGTGTAGCTCCTTCTAAATATAATTTTATGACTTTTACAGTTTATATAGAGCTTAAAAATTGGCAGTCTTTAAAGACCAGTTTATTTGGAAAATATATTGAATACATGACTCGTTCTGGAAAAACTTCTATAATGTGGGGGGACCAATCGTTATCTACTTCTAGTACTGGTCCTATAACTACTGCAAGTTCTAATAATGGGCAGCAAGTAACTACTTCCGGCACTAGTTATGCGCCGGGAAGTGTAGTTCCTTTTGAAGATATAGTAAATAAGTATGCTCAAATTTATGGAGTAGATCCTAAATTCGTTAAGGCTATTATATGGCAAGAATCTAAAGGAGGTAAATATCAAGTATCTAGGGCCGGGGCTGTTGGATTAATGCAAATTATGCCTAATACTTGGACAGGACTTTCTAAAGAATTAGGATTGAGAGGAAATATTGAGGATAGATCTGACCCCGAACAAAATATTATGGTAGGCACTTACTATATATCTAAATTATTTAAAAAATTTGGAGGAGATTATGGTCTAGTAGCGGCGGGATATAACGGAGGAGATACTTATATACAAGGACTATTAGATTCTCATCATGTCACTAGTTACGACCAAGTAAAACCATATATAACTAAAAATGAGACTAGAAAATATGTTCCTTTAGTTTTAAATTATATGAGTCAAGACATTCAATTAGGCTCAGGAGTAGTTGGAGGAGTAAATAATGCTAGTATACAAATGTATGCTCAATCTGCTACTGCTGGAAATGCTATTCTAACTGACATTAAAAATAGTTTTAATCGGGCCGGAAATGAGGGTATGGCTGCGGTAGTTAAAGATTTAATTATTCAATTTAGCAATAATAACTACATAGATAAATATCAACAGTTTGAATTATTTAGAACTAAATTATTAGATCAGATAGTAGGAGAAACTAGTAATATAAGTAAATTATTTGATTTAGAATTTGCTCAAACAACTTTAACTAGTCAATTAGGAATTTTTACAGGTTGGAAAGTAAATGTGGATCAGATATTTTCTTATATATTCAGTAAATTATATTATAGTTATGTTCCAGCCCTTTTCCCATCTATCAAGGCGAATGATCAGGATGTAAATGTATTAGGTACTGGAATGATAGTCCCTAGAATTTATTTTGAAGAAGCGCCTAAATGTAATAAGTTATCTAGTACTGAATATACTCGTTTTTCTTTTGATAGACACTCATTAACAGATATAACTCGCGGCGTAGGTATATGTAATAATCTAACAGAATTTTGGGATGGTAAAAATTTACCTTCAGTATTAAAAACTAAATTCTATGCGCCCCAAGAATTTGAAGATCCGGCTAATGTAGATAGAATAATGCCCTGGGAAATATTTACTGGCATACTTCCAGATTGGATTGATGCTACAGATTATTATAGTGCGGCTACTCAAGCTGAATTAAAAAATCAGGCTGAACAGAATTATGGGACAGGATTTTTAAAGTATGCTAATCAAGATGCATTAGAAGCTAATTTAAATATAGAAAATAAGGATATAAATCCATTTGGTATAGATTTTAATACTCGTAAAGATTTAGCAGGATTGTACTATCCTTTCTGGATGAGATTAATGAAGGCTTGTCTTGCAGTAAGAGCTACTTATGGATTTACGTATGGAACTCATTATTGGTTTAAGTGCGGAGTTAGATATTCTGGAGAGGGAGAGAGTAGACATAAAATAGCTCAAGCTGTAGATATTCATGAAGTGAGTAATGGAGTAGGTGTAGAAGAAAGTGGAGGGGGAGATGATTGGTCTAGTAAAACTATTAGACAGTATAAAAACTATAACACTAATCAAATGGAGTCTTTAACTTCAGCACAAATAATTACTGCTTTAGGAATAGCTTTTGTAGATCCAAATATAAATTTAAGGTGGGGAGGTTATGATAAAGAGCCTCAAGGATTTGGTTATGATGGATATTTAAAGAAATTTTTTGTTGAAAGAAATCCTAAATATTCGAATAGATTAGGTCAAGTTGTAGGAAGAGTTGTAGGAAATGATCCTGAGCATGTAGATAATGGCGCTTACGGCTATGGTCAAGCGGTTACTGAGGCTGAAGTTAAAGGAAATACGGTGGCTGATATGTTAACTAAACTGGGTAGGAATGTGGAAGATATTATAAAACAAAATGAGCAGATAGTCGCTTCTGTGAGTACTAAATGATTACTATAAGAGAAATATTAGCGGATTTAAGGTCTGCATTTATAGTTGCTAATGCCTCAGCATCTAATTATGGAGCTTATTATAATTTATTTATAAGTATTATGCAGGGGGCTGGGGATGCTAGTACTGCTACTATAGGCTCTACTATAGGGCCTTTAGTATCTAATTCGGCGCTTAGAGATACCTTAGAAAAAATAAATAAAAGTACTTCATATACTATTACTCCAGAGAAATTAGATATTTATAAACAATTAATACAGTCTTATTGGAAAGACTGTAATAATATATATGGATTAGAGGATAATCAGTATCTAATTTCTTCAGAAGTATCTACTACTAATATAAAAACAATAATGCCTTTAGTTATATCTACTATAGCTACTGATGAGTATATAAGTATTAAAACTACCTTATCTAATGGAAAAGAAGTAGTTGCTAGTTACCCTCAAATAGTCACTATAAGATTTTTAGATCTTTCTGCTAATAGACTTAAAAATGATAAGACTATAAAGACAGATACTGCCAATACTGTTGTAGCAAATGATTCAGATGTTGCGGCAGTATCTAAAGAACAAGCAGAGACAGAATTATTAAATGAAGTATTTAGTTTAATGAAATCTATAGTACGTTATGAGTTTCAAATAAGGAGATACTCTCAACGGCGCGGGCAATTACATATGCCATTTAATCCTAATATAATGCCTGGTTTTCCAATTGAGATAGAAGATACTTATGATGGCGGGGAGAATGAGATTATCTACGGATATGTAGAAGGAGTAAGACATACTATAGATATAGCCTCCGGTAATTATACTACTGATGTAGAAGTAAGTATGATACGTACTAAAGCTGAAGATGCGGAACTACATAGTATAGCTTCTTTCTATACCCCATTTGTTACTCAAGAAATACAAGATTTATATGATAATTTAGGATTAAATAATACTCCTAGAATAATGGCTACTAGAGATCAGGTTAGAAAGTTTTTTAAATTTGATACTTACGGTAAAGGTGGGAAATATTCAGAAGCAGTTGGAGATGATATTAGGAAAAACGTGGGCGAAGATGTAGAGCAGAAAATGATAGATAGGTATAAAAATGCAGCTACTTATGGGAAAATATTAACTAATAAAAATGCATTTAGTATGTGGAAAAAGAATAGTTAAATAGGGTATAATAATTATATGTTAAAAAAAGATGTTAAATTAGAGCCGCATCAGGAAGAAGCCTTACAAAATTTACATTCCAATAATGGAAGAATTTTGTTGGCAATGGCTACAGGTAGTGGGAAGACAGTCACTAGTATTGCCGGAATTGAGTCATTGGCTCAACAGGGTAAAGCTAAGAATGTGTTAGTCATTGTACCGGCTGCGCTTAAAGATAATTTTATAAATAGCGGCATTAAGAAATTCTCTGATAATGTGAGTATTCACGATATCCAAGGTTCTCATAAAATGAATGCTGTGCAAAGTTCTAGAGATGGAACATTAAACTATCATGTTGTCAGCCAAGAATTATTTAGATTAAATCCTGATAAGTATTTAATGACGGCTAAAGGTCCTATAGATAGTTTAATTGTAGATGAAATGGCTAGGGCTAAAAACTTTGATAGTAAGTTAGCTGATGCTTTGATGAACTCTTCTAATAAAGTTAGAAATGTTATTGGACTCGCCGGAAGTGTTTCTTCGAATACGCCGTCTGAAGTAGTTCCAATGTTACATTCTATATTAGGGAGTAATTTTTCTATTAAAGACCCGGCAGATTTTAAAAGGCGGTTTATGCAGAATGTAACTGTTAAAGACGAACATGGCCATCCTGTACAAGAGACTAGGCTTAAGAATATGCGTTCTTTAAAAGAAATTTTTGGTAAAAGCGTATTCTATTATGGGCAAGAAGAATTAGAAAAAGATTATCCTAAAAAAATAGAAGAGACTATTAAAATACCTTTAGCTGGCCGCGAAAAGCAGTTATATGATTTTGCTATGGGGGACTTATCTAGGTCTGATAGAAAGAGAGTAGAACAAGGCCTTCCTCCCTCTTCTGCTAAAGAAATGAAACATATATTTACTAGATTACTTAGAGCTAGACAAGCCTCTGTTAGTACCGATGTATGGGGAAATAAAGAACCTATAGAAAAGACTATAGAAGATTCTCCTAAAATAAAAGCTGTTATAGAAGACATACAAAAAACTTTAAAAGAAACCCCAGATGCTAAGATTATGGTATACTCGGATTTCATAAATGGCGGGTTGAAAACACTTTCTGAAAGTCTTAAATCTAAAAATATTAAACACGGGCTGTTTGTTGGAAAGGGAAACAAAGAATTTAAAGGTAATGATAGGAATAAGGCAGTTAAAGAATATAATGTAGGTAAAAGTAAAGTATTATTAGTAAGTTCTAGTGGAAAGGAAGGAATTGACCTTCCAAATACTACACACATATCCTTACTATCAAATACTTATAACCCCGAGGCAGAAAATCAGGCTGTGGCAAGGGGCGTTCGGTTAAAAGGACAATCTAATCGTAAACCAGAAGATAGAAAAGTCGTAGTTAAGAAATATATAAGTACTTTACCTGAGACTTTTCTTAATAGATGGCATTTGACGAAACGCAAAAAAAGTGTGGAAGAGTTTGTCGATAGTATAAGTTCTAGAAAAGCTAAACAAAACGATGAATTTAAACAATTCTTAAAACAATTAAGGACTACTAACCATACTCCTATAATTACTCCAGCTAAAAATTCTTCTAGAAAGATAGGAATATCCAAAGTTAAAAATTTCTTATCTGGTAGGAATGGTATAACTATGGAAACTAAACCCTCAGATAAATCTAATAAATAATTAAAAAAGAGTAGGCAGTCCTCTTTTCCTCTTTAAATGCTTTTTACATATATGTGTAAAAGGCATTATGTTTTCTATCTCCTAATTTCCCGTCCCCCCAATTCTCTCTGTATGTTTTTCGATTTTCATAATCTGCTATTGCAAATAATCCTATAAGTTCTTTTTGCTGCTGTACGTCAAGATGCTTATTATTGAAAATATTTGAATAATCGAAAGGGTTATTATAAAATCCACTTAATCTTTCTTTGATAATAGTTATTAGCAAGTCCCGTTCTCGGTCTTTTTTATAAAACCAAGCAGTTACTGTACCTCCAGTAGTACCGCTTGTAAATGTTTTTTGTACAATCTGAGGCAATACTTTTTTATTTCTCATGTAAACTAGAGCAGTATACTCTAATTTTAAAATACGTAAAACTCTTGTTTCAGGAAAATAATCTTTTTCCAACTCGGGAGGAAGACTAGGATTACACATTATAAAGTCCTTTCTAAAATAGATTTGATTCAAGTATTATATAACAATTTTTTATATCTATTTGCGCCGTTAAAAATTAAAATAATATGTTATAATTATTACGGAAGGACTAACCCCTCTTCTGTATAACCTTTACTGCTCTAAGCTACAGTATAAAGGCTCTATAAAATATTCCATTATGTTCGTGTCGGCGCATGGATTTTTGTCCTTGTCGCCAGCAGGAATAAGAGATTTTAGGATTACACTTAGACGATAAAATCTCAGGGGTTAATTTTTTTATTTTTATGTTATATAACCTTCGTAGAAAGTCTTTTTTTACGGAGGTCATTTTTTGAAAGGAGTTATACATGTTTATATGCCCTATTTGCGGGGAAGTAAAAAAAGTAATTAAATATATCGGTAATTACAAATATACTTATCTGGCCGCGAATTTTGAAAAAGATGATATTCCATTACCTATAGATATGGAAGATAGTAATAGTAATATAAGTAATGAGCATATTTATTATTGCAATAACTGTGAGGAATTATTAGAGTGGAAAGGTAATTTTGAATTACCAAAAATTAGAAAATTAGAAAATAGATTTAAAGGTTTAAATGAAGAAGAGACTTATAAATTATCTAAAATAAAGACTGAGCCTATTAAGGAAGTTATTCCTAATAACTTTAATTTACATGGGACTATATATACTGATAGAACTATGATACAGAAAATTAAATTTGTATATGGTAGTGGTAAGTTTCAAAATCGGCCCGATGATCACGATCATGAAAGAGTTACTGGTTTTAAAAAGCATATAAACGAGACTTTAGAAAAGAAGATTAGAATATCTCAAGTAACCGCTAATTCTATTACTGATTATAATAAAGCTTCTAGAAGAGCAATTTGTTTTAGTGATGCAGGATACGAAAAAGAAATAGTAGAGGTTTATTTAGATAGAGCTATAGAATTATATAAAATAGCTCACCCATTAAACGATAAAAATTTTGGGGCGACTATAAGTGCTTATGGAGATGTAATTATTCAAAGAGGAGATTAAAGTGATTAAAGAATTTATGAAACAAATTAGAGCAGGTATTACTTCTCCAATATCTAAAGAAGATTTGGAAAAAAGTAGAGATAAAGTTTTCAGTAGAAACTTTTCTGATGCTGTGGATTGGGCTATTACTAAAAAAGCTTTACGAAAATTTCCTAATGGGGGAGAGGAAGCATATGACGAGGCTTGTAAGATGAGATTAGAGTATTCTGAAAAGTTATTAACTATCTTAGATGAGTATATATATGTTAGATAAAAAACTATAGTAATTCATGTTGAGGGTGGAAATATACAAAATATAGTATCTAATTTTAGCACGGCAGGTATAGATATTATAGTTAAGGATTATGATAATGGAGAATTAGATAGTAAGGATAACATTATTATATATCCTATGACTTGGGATGTAGATTGGGATGAGAATGCTGTAGAAAAGTATTTGGAGGAATAGGTAATGGATTTAAAATGGGAAGAGTATATAGATTCTTGTTTTCCTAGAGAGTGGCAGGAATCTCTTATTAAAAGCGGTAATGATGTTAATTATTTACGAAATATAATTATGCTGCAATACGATATAATTAAGGATCTTAATTTAGAGATAAATTCTAATAGAGAGGCTGTAAAAATAGGAAAAATAGTAGGTAGATATGTATATAAAAATAGAGAAATACTTGATGATTTAGTCAATATTGCTAAAATCACGGAGAATATATGAAAGATAGTTGGGATATATCGACATTTACTGGAATTAAATTCAAATTTGATGATCCTGAATTTAATATTATAGATATTGCTCATGCGCTTTCTCATCAATGTAGATTTGTCGGCCATACTAATAGATTTTATAGTATAGCTCAGCACTCATTATTAGTAAGTGAGTTAATGTCTAATGATTTAAAATTAACTGGATTATTGCACGATGCTACGGAAGCATATTTAGGGGATGTAAGTAGACCGTTAAAAAGATATTTGCCGGACTATAAACTGATAGAAGAAAATTTACAAATTAAATTATGTTCTTGGGCTAATATAATTTATCCCTTTTCAAAAGCTATTCATGATGCTGACTATATATTACTTGTAAATGAGGCTCAGCAATTAATGGCGGATAAAGGAAAAGATTGGTATAAAAAAGATATTGAAGTTCCTTATATAGAAATAAAAGAATATTCTATGAGTGAAATTAAAAATATGTTTATAGTAGAGTACTATAAATTAAAGGAGAAATTATGTGTATAGGTACTTGTAATAAATGTGCGTTGATGTGGCCAAGTTGCGGGGCGGAGGCGAACTGCTATTTGAGCTTATCTGACTCGGCTGATCGCCCCAACATCGTAAGGGGTTGCGCCCGCCACTTTCAGCCTAAAGCGAATTGTATTGCGCGGGACAAATGTTCCGAAGCCGGTAAGCACGATGAGTGTGTCGAGTTTACGGGTGCTAAAGGGGTTGTCGAGAAGCAGCTTGACGCTGCCCTCGCCCGCGTGAAGGAGCTCGAAGCCGTGGTGGAGGAGATGAAAGCTGACAGGGTAAACCTAGTCGCCAAGATTAACGATGAGGAAAAGAAACGGGTGGTATCCCTCGATGATTGTCAAACCTTCAAGCATCGTTCGCACGAAGCCGAACTTGCCCTCATAACGATGGAGCAGGAGCGTGACGCCGCCCAGAACGAACTCGACCTGTTCGGGTACAAGCTGGACGCCGCCCTCGCCCGCGTCAAGGAACTCGAAGCCGATCGCGAACAGGCTAAAGACCTCATCAATACCGCCCTCGACATGAACAACGGCAGGAAGGTGAAGGGGTGGGTGCACAAGGGGCTTGTTGGGCGCGATGTGGACATGATTACCGTTTATATGCGGCAGTACATGTGCATGGATTCTGTCCCCGTAACCCTCACCATCGAGGAGGAGAAGGGATGATAGTCAAGAAAGTTTGGGCTTGTCACTTTGATGATGATGGAAGTCCGAGAGTATGGTGTACTGTGTGTCCACCTAAAAATATCAACGATTATTTTGGGTGTTGCCTCACTAGTGAAGTTAAACCCATCACCATCACCATCACTGACGGCCACGGGGAGGGCAAATGAGCAAGCCAGGGGATGAGTGCGCGGAGAAGTGCTTTTACACAGAGAATGGCCGTAATAATTATACCGAGGAATTTTTCCGCAACTATCCCGACCGCGATCATGGCCCAAATAGCGAACACTGGAACCACGATTGGAAATTCTGCCCGCTGTGCGGCAAGCCCGCATTGGAGGAAAACAAATGAGCAAGCCAAAATTCGATATCGATAAACCCCAGACATGGCCCCGTTGGAGGTTGGATGCGCTGGGAAAGCGGGTAGGAAAAATTGTTGCCGGGAAGAAATCAGGCAAGACCGCGAAGGAGGAAGGATGAGGCATACTTTTGATTGGTTGGTAATTCTTGCGAGTGGCATCTGTCTGGCGTGTTGGGAATCGGGTTGGATGCAGGTAATAGGGGTGGTGTTCGTGTTCGGTGGAAGTATCGGTCTTAGAAACGAATTGGAGTACATAGACAAGAAACTCGGCATCGACCGTAAATCGTTTTTCGAGGGGTCAAGGAAGAAGGAGGACTGATGAAAAAGATCATACCGGACGCGAGAAAAGAGACAGACACTACTCCCCGACCTCATCCTTTGGATGATGATTGCGGCACAGAAATGAAGGAGGAGATAGTTGCTAAAGTGCGACTGCATCTGCCGGTGTTCAAACCAGGCGACACCAGCGGAAGGAGAATACGATGAAAAAGATCATACCGGAGAGGGTGATTGAGAGGTGCTGTAACTGCATCTATTTTTCGGAGTCGCAACAGGGATGCAATCACCACAACGGGGAGATATATGATTGCAGTCAGATATTTGCAAAAGACTGGGATGGTGATCCTTACACCGGCATCCACCCCGGCTGCCCCCTCGCGGACGCGGTGGAAGACCCGTGTCATGATCCCTGCAACCTGGGCAAATCGTGCGCCGATACTGAGGTCTGCGTGGCCAAGGGCATTCTCAAAACATCATATAGCACCTGCCTTGGCGGGGGAGGAAAACTAAATGGAGATTAATAAAACATCTAATAAAGAAGTTATGGATTTTTGTAATTTATTCTATAAGAATTTAAGAGATAAAGATTATGTACCTATAGTAGAAGTAGATTTATTTGATTTTAATTTAATAGGTAAATATGATCCTAATACTTGGGATATTAATCAGAAGACTTTATATACTACTTTAGAAAAAACTTTAAAAGAATTTATGTCTGGCCGCGAAAAAATAGAATGTTGAGGTAATTATGAAAATAGTAGAAGTAGTTCCTAAAATCGAAGAAGATGGAGATAGCATAGGTAATTATATTTTAAATTATGCGGTAGATTATGTATGTGAGTGGTGTGATAGTAAAGAAAATTGCGATAGACTAGAAACTACGGGGCAAAGTATTTCTTGCCCGCTTTTATATCATTTAAAAGAATTATGTATGATAGATTTATCTAGTCTAGTAGATAAATATAAAGGAGAGTAAATTGAAAAGAGTAGCAGTAATTGGGGCGCATTCAGTTGGTAAGACTACATTAGTAGATGAGATATTTCAGGATGAAAGAATAGTTAATAGTGATATTTTAAAGATAGATGAGCAAGCTAGAGATTTTCTAACTAGGTACGGATTAGATTATCAAAATATGGATTTAGTTACTTTTGAGGCTCTAGAATATGCGCTATATTATTACTTTAAATATTCTTTTATGATAAATAGAAGTTTTATAAGTGATCGTTCTCCTTTGGATGTATTTGCTTATATGTCTACTCGTTTAAGTTTAGATAAGGTAAATATTTTGCGGGCCGAATTTATGGATTATAGAAATGAAATGTTTAAAAATACTAAAATATATTTCTATACTTGTGATGGACATGACGTACTTATTCCTAATAATGAAAATTCTTCTATAAAAGATATAGAAAATAGAATGAAATTATATGTAAATGAGTTAATCTATGCTCCCGCCAAAAATTGTCCTGAACACTATTCAGATATTCCTGTTAAGTACTTTAGTAGAAAAGACATAGAATTTATTAAAGAAGAAATTATAGATTATATGGTAAGTAAATGATTATAGATATACCCAAAAATACTTGGAAAGATTACTTCTTAAATATGGTAAATTATATAGCTTCTAAAAGTAAAGATCCTAGTACTAAAGTAGGGGCTATTATAGTTGGCGAAGATAATGAAATAAGAAGTACTGGATTTAATGGACTACCTAGAGGTATGAAGGACGATATTCCGGTACGTAATGAGCGGCCATTAAAATATAAATATTATGAACATGCAGAACGTAATGCTATTTATAATAGTGCTAGAATAGGAGTATCTATAAAAAACTGTACTTTATATACTAATATATTTCCTTGCACCGATTGTGCTAGAGGAATAATTCAATCTGGAATTACTAAAGTAGTAGTTAATATTAATACTCACAATGAGCGTATAAAAACTTGGAGTGAGGATTGGAAAAAGGATATAGAGCTTTCTATGCAAATGTTAGCTGAAGCTGGAGTTGATGCATATTTCTGTTAATCCTGAAAATTCTTCTAAAAATTAGTTATAAAATTTATAGAAGGATAAGGAGGATCTTATGCACAAGAAGTTAGAGGGATGCGATAGAGTTAGGCTGATAACCGGCAGTTGGAACTGCGGATGCTGCGGACAAATTCATAAGGCCCTAGAGCCTGAATTGTGGTTTGAAATTTCCGGGAAGGTGATTTGCCCGGAATGTGCTGAGGGAGTATTGGATGAAGTTTTGGAGTTTTCTGAACTGGTGGAATATGTTACTGGTAAAGATAAAGAGACTATCATCTCAATACTCTCTTCGGCTCCGTTCAACATGAGACGATGCGATGCTGCAATTTTGGCGTCGAAAACAGAAGGATGGAGGAAAAGAAGGATGAATCGAAGTTTCTGTAATTGTGTTGAAAAGGAAAATGCGATTTCATTGGTCGAAGAAATTAAAGAGGCTCGTAATGCTCTTAATTCCAAAATCAGAAAAGACGGAGAGGCGGGGTTGATGACTCTCTTGGCAAGAGAGGCAGAGGTAAATGAAACCTACCTCTACGGCTGCTTCGGGCGGGTCAAAAAGGGACAGACTTTCCAAGTAGGCACCTATACCAAATTACGGAACGCCTTGGCCGCTATCGTAAAGCGGTATGCTGAACCTGTTGTTGAACCTGTAGCGCCGATTGTGGAGGAGAAAGATGGTAGGACCATCGTGATTACCATCAGTGGTATCGAAGGTTTCAAGGAGGAAGAAATGAAACGATTCGAAGGAATTCTTTCGAGCATCTCTTCTCTCGTTTCAATCATCAAGAAATAAGTTTCTGCTAATAACTGATGGGGAGAGAAATCTCCCCATTTTTATCTATTTCCACTTCTCTATTTTTTTAACTATACCTTTTTTAATTCTACTTACTTTAGTTACACTAGTATTTAATTTATCAGCTATTTTAGTTTCAGATAATTTAGGTTTACCATTCATTCCCATTAAATATTCATAGACAACCTGTTCTTGAGGGTTTAACTCATAATATATATTTCTTATAATTCTATGTTCTCTAGTATGCCCAGGAGTAGCTATTCCTACATCACTTTCAAAAGTGGAGGCTATAATAGAGGGCCTTAATTCTTTTTCCATTCTTTCTATTTCACTAACCGGCCAATTTAACATTTCAGCAGTTTCTAAACTACTAGCTTCTCTACCTAAATTTTCACTTAAAGTATTTTTCATATTAGTATATTGTTGAATTTTTAATCTTCTATTTTCAGGTAAATGACCCATATTCTGACGATCTCCGACAAATCTAGAAAGACGTTTTAAATTAGTATAAATATGAGTTTGAAGATTAGTATCTCTATTAGGAGAATAAGTATTGAATGCATCTACAGCTAATTTTTTAGCAGCTATTATCATAGTAGGTTTAGGTATATTAGCCCCTGAAAACATACTTACTCGTTTCATAATTATAGTATTATAGAATTCTAATAGATTTCTAAGATTAATATCTGTGGGCGCTTTCTTCCAAATCTTCCACAATTCTAATCCTTTATCTACTAAAATATTATCATTTAAATCAGGCATTATATCTCCAAAATAAGACTTATAAATTGTTGTTAGTTATAAGTTCTAATGTTATAATTATACAATATAATAAGTTATATTGAAATAGATTATCATACTGAGGTAATAATTTATGTCTGAATTAGTTAGAGTTACGAAAACATTTTTAGATCCGAAAACTAATACAAATTTTGATCCGGATGGAAATGCTGCAACTGTTGAGTTTTTTGATTATGCCGGGGTTACTTATTTTACTGCTTCCGCTGTTAGAGAAAGTTTGGGAGTATATCATGCAGACGTTACTATAGATGATGATGATTATTTCGGAACATGGGAAGCTCATTGGACATATGACGTATCTCCAGTTTTGGGAATAGAGTATATAGAAACTATCTATATGCCTCCTTCCGTACCTGTTATAACTAATCATATTAGAACTTCTGCTAATGTTGGAACTATAGATGTTTCTGAAATAGGATCTACTGAGGTAGTAAAAATTTATGGAGCTATTCTAACTACGAATCCTACTACTGTAGCTCATGTTGGGACAATAACAGGTCCGGGTACTGTTACATTAGATATGAGTTTATTGTGTAATGTGTGGTGGTCTCATTCTATGGCAGTTCCGTATACTTTATGGGCAGTTACAGAAAATGGAGTAGGAGCAACTGCTACATGTACCCACGGCCTACCTACACTATTTATGTTTAATGGAGATGTAGTAGATACTTCAAATTTAATAAGATCTGAAGATGGCACTACTTTAGATTTTGATATAACTACAACTTTAAGTTCAGACACAATATTTTTAGTTTTCTATACAGATCCGGGTCACGGAAGTATTGATGATGTGGCATTACAGTATTTAGAGGGGACAGGGCATCATCAATTAGTAGACTTAACTCCGGGAAGAAGTTATATATTTATAATTTTCCCATTTGAGTTTGGCCAATTATATCAAATAGCTTCTATGGAATCTAAATATCCCGATCCGCATTGGGTAAATAATTTGAATTTAGGTTAATATATGTTAGGTTGGAGGATATGATGATACGTTTTACAAAAGAAAGAAAAATTGTTTTTGGGACGGGGGATAATGCTGATGAGAAGAAATGCTCCGCATTAACTCCAGTAGAATTTAAAGATAATATTACAACTTATTCTCCTATTTATAATTTATATAATATTAAAAAAGTAGCTTTAATGGTAGAGGCTATTAAAACTGATAGCCCTACTAATATAACATTATTTTTGGAGTATAGCCCTAATCAAGGTGTAGATTGGTATACTTATAATGCTGCCGCATTTTTAACTATAACCGCTTCTTTAAAAGTATGTTATGAGATATCTACTCCTGGAAGTTATGTACGATTTAAAGCAGTCTCTACTGGATGCGATGATACTAATTATTTCACTTTAAGTTCTTGGGTTATGTTAATTAATGAGTATAAAATATGAGCTACTTACCGACATACTGTATAGATGATTTAGGATATTTCGATTTCGAATTGGATGGGGGAGAATCATGGCCTGATTGGGACTCTACTTTATCTGTTAAGTTTTATGATAATGATGATGTTTTACAATTTACCGCTACAACAATTTCTACTCCTGCGTTAGTTAAAGGCACGGATACTGATGGAAATAGCTATGTATATGTTACTGATCTAGAATTATCTAACTATGCTTCTGGAATAGCTTATGTAGAGGTAACTGCTAAAATAGATGCGGAAGATATAATTCCTCAACCCTCTACATTAGCAGCTTTTTTAATAGATAATACTTGTATAGTTCCTCCAGATCCTGAATATCCTTTTTTACTTATAAATTCTACCAGTTGGGTCACTCATAGCGTAGTAGATTCGGATAATAATCCAGTATTAGATTTAACTCATGATGATATTATATGTAAATATTGGAATAGATATTTAGATAATTATGGAGACTTAGTATTAAATTATAATAACTTTGTTAATGATGGGGATGGAAACTATTCTATTAGATATACTCCTACCGAATTGAATGCTACTGGAGCTTTCCTATCTACGCTAATACCTAGTTCAGAAAATAATTGGTTTTTCTCAAATAGAATATTTACTTGTGTAAGTACTGTAGAAGGTACTTGTATAGTTTCTGGAAACTGTATAGATATGCAGGGAGAGCCGTATAATAAGGTTACAGAAGTTATATTAGAAAATATTTATAGCCCCACAAATTTCGCGGATTTAGGTGGATCAGTAACTAGAAGATCTAGAATATTTACAGACATTACAGGATATTTTGAAGTTAGATTATTGAGAGGTTTAAGTGTGAGAGTTTCAATTGGAAGTTTAGGAATAGTAAAAACAATAGAAGTACCTAATGAGCCGACAGCAAATATATTTGATTTATTGGATGCGGCTGAAGATGAGCTTGAGCCGGTATAATGGAAATTAATAATACTTTGTTTATGAATAATTTTTTATCTAACGATATAATTATTCTATTTAAACCTATAGAAGATAAAGGTATAGGTAATTCAGAAGAAGCAGAAAGAACATTTTTACTTCATATAATAAAAAAGGCTATAGAAGATTTACAGTATTTAAAATTAGAGGACGTTACTCCAGAGCAAAGATATTATGGTAGAACGGCTTTAGTATGGTTATTTTTAGAACGAGAAAATAATATAGAAAATACATATTCTTGGTTAAAAGAAGAAGATATTAAAAAAATACAAGTAACTACATTTGACCATATTTGTAGCTTATTAGAATTAAGTCCCACTTTTTTAAGAAAGATGATTTTAGAATACGCTAATTTAGAATATTTAAAACCTTTAATGTAATGTCATTAGAAACTGAAATATTAACTGGATACTCTAGTTATGTACAGCAAGAGATAACTAGACTAGTAGGATTATTTTCTTTTTTAGGCCGACTTAAAACAAGCACATCTTCTAAACTTAAAAAATCTAATAGTAAAAAATTAAAAAGTAATATAAAAAGTGAGTTAGCTTCATACGGAGTTAGTGTAGAGGATGAAGAAGTCTACACAATGTTAGATACTATTCTAAAGTCTTTGCTAGACTCTACTCCAAATCCGGGGGAAGGAAAGGCAGGATTAGCTGTATATAAGATATTAGAAATTATAGGAACTTGTTCCGTACTTAATTCTGAATATATCTATGATTGGGCTAAAGTAGTAGCTAAGAAATTAATAGTATTACTTACATTTGAAAGTGTGATAATAGAATCTATTATAGGTAATACTTCTGCTAATCCCCCTCCCCTTATTCCTATAACTGGTTTGATAAATGAAATCCACAATACGTTAGTGTATCAACATAATAAAGGCCTAGCTAGAAGAGAAGTATTTGTAGATATAAAAGAAGTAAAGAATTTCCCTCCCAATTACTACGCTAATATTTTAAAAGAAGCAGAAACTAGTATAGATAAATTAATATTGTCCGCAGAAAAAGGTAATAGTAATAGTATGTCTGTAGATAATTTTAAAAACTCTATAAATACTATTTTACAAGATGAGAATGTTAGTGAGTTTACCTCTGAATATAATAAGGCCGATAACGCTATTCGTAAGTTAATTGTTAGAGCAGACTATTTATCTAAAATTCATTCTAATTTAATGGATATTAAAGATAATTTTGGGACTATGGTAGATATATTTATTAATTTAGAAATAGGTCATAAATTTTCAACGGCTATTTTAAATAATATAAAAGATAAGGTTAATTATTGGAATAGATACTTTAATACAGTAGAAGATAAAACTAAATTTACTGAATTAAGAAATACATTACTATTCTTAAGTACGGCTAAACAAACTGTAGAAGGTATATTTGATCCTTCTGCGGTAGATACTACAGCAGCTACTACAGGAACGGTAGAATGGGTTAATCAAGATGGAAGTTATTATAGTAATATAGTAACTAATACTATAGGTACTCCTACTATAGGAGATAAAATAGGATTTCATACTGCTTCTATAGATTCCGATAATTATCCCACAGAATTTACTATATTAAGTTTTACTACGGATAATATTATATTAGATAATAGAGTACTTAAGCCTACTACAGGAACTACTTTATATTATTGTATTTCAGATAGTGCTAGATATTGTAAATATAAAGCGGTTAGTGAATATATAAATAATATAGATTTACCAGATTCTTTTGATTTAGGAGAGAACCACTCTACCTCCCAATTTAATGATATTCGTAAAATTTTGGGCGAGGCAGTATGGGAATTTATAACTCAATATGGAAATAAGTATTATGATATTACTTTACATGAACAGAAAGTAACAGCTATAGTTACTAAATTTACTGACTATAAAAATATTATAGATGAAATAAGTAGTAGTTTAGGAGGGTATTGCTATCCTTCTCTACAAGAAATAGAACTAGTAGATGATATATTACAAGAATATGATTTAGATACTATGAGAGATAATTTCTTAAATGGAGAAGTTAAAAAATTCTTTAGTACTACTTTAAATACCGCCTCCAGTAAGTTTACTATTATAAGTAAGATAAATGATTTAGTTAAAAATTAAAATATATTGGTATAAATATGTGTAGATAAAAAGGAGATTAATATGTATCTGAATATTAAGAGTTTAACAGAAGAGTGGAATAAAATTGTAAAAGAAGATAAAAAGAAAGCTAAAAAAGACATGAAAGATAGGGATTACCTAATCATGTGTCGAAAAGTGAATAGCTCTATGTGGCCTGAGAAAGAAAAATAGGGATTTAATCCCTTTTTTTAGATATAAGTCATTTATTATTTGAATAATAAATTATAAATAGAGATAATATAACTATGAATTTATCTATAGAAGATCGTAGAAGTGTCAGTAAATTTAAAGAGGATTTACAGGCCGACTCTACAGCTAAAATTTATTCTGGAAGTACTGAAAGTCTAATTAAAAATCATTTGGGCGGGCTTTTTGGTAATATAGAATTTGGCGGCTCTTTAAATATAGGCGAAATAAAAAAACAGTTTACCGCCAAAGGTGTTACAGTTCCTGTTAATAATACTCAAGATGCCTTTAGAGCTATTGGAGCTAAAAGTAATAGACCTACTAGTAAAATAGAATCTTTATTAAAAAGCCAGGAATGTGTGAAGACATTAGTAGCTAAAACCTCTAGTAATGCTGAAGTAGCTGATGCTGGAGATTTAGTAAATGAGTCTGAACAAGTAGCAAATGAAGAGGGTTTAGATCCCAACTATTTACGTAAAACTGTAGGCACTAGTTCTAATACTTCTTTTAAACTTATGAACTATATAAGGTAAAAAATGGACGATTATGGCAGCATAAAAGTTTCTCCAAGCGAGGCTACTAGTATAAATACTGTTAGTTTAGGAATAGTAGAAAGTAGTCCTAAATATAATAAAATTATGTATGCTATACAATTATTATCTAAAAATTTACTTACCATTCGCGGGAGCAATATATTTAATCCTGATGAGGGCTGTGATTTACTTTCTATATTAGGTCAAGCTATAAATTCGCAGATATTAAAATCTTCTATGGCAGAAACAACCACTATGGTAGATAAAGTATTTTCATTAGTAGATGAGTATCAGAATAAATATTCTATATTAGAAGAAGAAAGAGTTACTGGTATGACTTTATATAGATTTTATTATGATCCAGAAACTTTTATATTATATATAACTATATTAATTTCTACTCCACAGAGTTCTTACCCAATTAGTATAGAAATTGGTACTTAAGGAAATAATTATGGCTACAATTTCGAGAGAGTTTATAACTACTAAAATACAGGCTATCTGGCCTAATGCGGATGTTTCGGTAGGATCTAGAGTAGATGCTATTATAGTAAAGCCTTTACTTAATTTATTTGCTGATTACAGTACTGAAGATTTTGAGGCATTCTTAACTGCTAGAATGGAGGAATTTAATCCTAGTTTAGTGACCGCTAAAGGTAGTGCTAACTACGATATTTTAGTCGGCCCGTTAAGAGCTATATTAGAGCCTTTAGAGTGGGAAATAAACGCATTAAAGACTTATCAGAGTTTAGATAATTATACTAGTATGCCTGATGAAGAAGTTGATTCTTTAGTAGCTAATTATTTTTTATCTAGAAATCCTGGAAGTTATGCCTCTGGAAGCGTAAGAGTATATTTCAGTTCTCCAGTAGGATTTTCAGTATCTAAATTTGTTAAATTTAAAAATAATGATGGATTAGGTTTTGTACCTACTTCAGTTCAAGTATTCCAAGCAGATGCTATGTCTTTTAATCAGGAAGGAAACTTATATTATGTAGATATTCCTGTTATAGCTGAAGGCACGGGAACTGAATATAATATTAGCGCCAAAACTATAGTTTCGGTCGAAAATTTAAATGCTAGTTATGTCAAAGTAGCTAATCTATTAGCTTTCAATGGCGGTACTTCTAAAGAAACAAGTGATGATCTATATACTAGAGCTAAAGACTCCATTACAGTACGTAATTTAATCAGTAAAAAAAGTATAAGAAGCGTACTATTAGGCGAATTTAATAATATAGAAAATATAGAGGTTATAGGTTTTGGCGATATAGAAATGGAGCGGGATTTAATAACTACCGGCTATTCTACGACCACTACTATAACTAACATACTAAGCGGCAGCATTTTAATTCCAGTAGGCTCTAGCGTGGTTACAGGAGCTTTACAGGTACATGCTGGGGGCAAATCAGATGTATATGTATACTCAACTAATTTGGCCGAAGGGTATGTAGATATAGGTTATTTAGATTCTTCAGTATCTATAGATATGAATAGTCTTCCTCCTTATTCTATTAATATGCCTTTAATAAGAGTTAAAGATGTAGAGCGTTTAGACCCCATCTCTATGAGCGCGACTGGACAATATATTCCATATGCACATCCTGTAGATGTTAGAGTTTTACGAGATTTTTATACAGATAAAGACCCAAACTTTGTAGATAGATCTGTAGGTATGTTACGACTATTCTTTGATAGGCCTACTAGTTTTGGGGTAGATTCTACTAATACTACTTTTACTACTGAAGATGGATTAGTATTTAGGCCCATAAGTACTCAATCGATTCCGGCTTCGGGAATGAGTTTAAACACTGGGCAGAATATAACTAGTACTGAGATGGATACTAATATAGTTTATTCTGATAATATTAAATATTATTATTTTGATATATCTGTAGTATCTGATATTTCTGGAAGTACTTATACTCAATTAGCTCAAAATACTTATCTGGCCCCGGCAAACTATACTTCAGAAGGGTGGACATTAGGTACGACAAGTACTTCATTAGCCTTCTCTACTAGAGAGACAGTTAATTTAACTTTCTCTACTACATTTAATGATGGAATTGTAGTAACTGGAGAGGCTATTAGAATAATATATGAGTGGGCACCTACTATAAAAGATATTCAAGATTATGTAGAGGACGATGAGAATAGAGTAGTAACTACTGATATATTAGTAAAACATTTCCAGCCAGCTTATGTAGATATGGCTATATCTTATTCTGGTCCGATTAATTCTGAAGATGTAGAAGTATATGTTAGAAACTTTATTAATTCTATAGAACAAGGCGCGGATTTTGAAATAGCAGATTTAATTAATACTTTATATTCTTATGGAGCTACTAAAGTATCTTTACCTATAGAGGTATTAGTTATAATTTTACAGAAAGATAGGACTATAGAATCTCATAGATTTGAAGATAGTTATAAAACTGAAAAACGTATACATTTTGTAACTAGGAATTTATCTATAACACAGACTTCTACTATTTAAGGTAATTAAATGTCTTTTAAAATAGAACAGACAAAATTCTTATTAGACTCTTTAGGAACTTCTTGGACAAGTATGCCTGAAGAAGATCAATTAGCTCTAATGAATATTTGGATGGGATATGTGCAGTTGGCGGGGGAGCAGTATTCTAAATTATATCAGTACGATTATAATAAATCTCTATCAGATATTCAGCATTATTTAAAAAAGACTTGGCGGAAATTTAATATATGGAACTATCATAGTTGTGAAGAAGATCCAGTATTTGATTACGATAAGTTAAATTATGATAATGTTAAATGGGATAGTAAAGGATATATAGATTGTTCCTTTACTCCTAAAGGTAGTGGAGAACTATATTATAAGGATTTAAATAGTACTGTAGATAATCAAGCTAATTTATATTGGGAAGCTAAAATATATATAGATAGTTTAGGGGCTGGCGGGCAAATAGGATATTTTAATAAATATAATTCTGATTTAACTAATTCTATTTCTTTCTGTTGGGATAGCGGGAAAGTATATGGAGTTATATGTGATGATTCTAATAATATAGAAATAAATAGTACTTCTGAATTTATGCAGGTTAAAAACGCTTATGTTATAACTGCTACTTATTTAGCCAGCGGGGGAAACTTAGAGATAAATTGTTATGATACTAATAATAATTTATTAGATAGTACTTTTGTAGGAATATCTACTATAGAGACATTAGCCTCTGGCGGGACAAGCGGGGTATTCGAATGCAATAGATTTGGATTAGGAAATATTAATTATAAAAATAATTACGATCATTTTAAAGATATAGTATCTACTTCAGGTACAGCTAGAGTAAGTAATATAGGGTATGCAGATCCAAGTTTTGATATTAGTATACAATCTATACCTACATTACAATCTCAATTAGATGAACCTTTATCTATTTTAACTTATGGGACAGATTATAATATTATAGGTTCAGAATTCTATTTTCCAACTATTATTCCGGCCACGTATTTGTGGGCCGAAAAAGTATATTATGATAATGATGCAGTAGAATCTAACTTCGGTAGTTTAGTAGATTATAGAAAAGATTTATTAGAACATACTACTAAAGAGTATTTAAATAATGTAAAAGGAATGTGGCATAGCTATGTATTTGGTCCTACTATATCTAATATAGAAGTAGGATTATCTATTTTAGCCAATGAGCCTTATTCTCTTAAAGATGGGACTATATCTTATATTACTTCTGATTATAATACTTTATACGGTCTTATAATTATAAGGCCCAGCGATGGAGGAGAAGAATTACCATACTTATTTAAAAAAGTATCTGGAATAGCTATTAATCCTCGTACTGGAGTTGAGTATAGATCGGGGGATGAGGTTAAAGCATATGAAGCTCTTTCAGACGCATTAAGCGTAGTAGATGATATTAGCTCTCCAAATTGGTGGCTATATCATTTATTAAATACTACTTCAAACTTTACTTTACAGAAATATAAATCTTTTGGAATAGCTTTAAAGCCTATAGAATTAACCCCGATGAGTTTATCTATAATGGTTTGTAATTTTATAAATCATCTCAAACCTAGCGATACTCGCGCTTGGTTTACTATGGAAGACTTTACTCCTTTATTTGTAGTAGGTAATCATGAATACCTTCCTTATGTAGTTGCAGAGATTATAGGAGATGAGAATATATTTTTGCCGGGAGAATTCGTATATAATGGTTCTAATGAAATTAGATATTCCCCAAGTAGAGAAGATTTATTACCTGACGAAATAGATTTAGATGAATTAGGAGTTACCTCTTATTCTATAGGAATTGGAATGACTCAAACTATATTATTACCGAACTTTACAGTTCCTGAAAGCGACTTAGGAGGTTATCCATTAGTGTAATGGCTAATATAACTATAACAATAGGAACTAAAACTTTTGTATTTATAAATAATGCTTGGACAGAGTTGCCTGAAATTATAGATATTGTAGAAGAGATAGTAGGAGGTTTAGCCAAAGATTCTCCTGAAGCTACAGTAGTTGGAGGATATGAAAGTACTATATTAAAGTTAAATACTGTAACTAGTTCTAGTATAGCTCCAGCTAAATATGCGCGGGGATTAGACATAAATAGTAAGTGTACTTTTTGTACTAACCCTATAACTGGTCAGGCTTTAGTTATAGGTATTAGTGAATCAGATAAGACTAAATTAAATATTTATACTTTAGAACATGTTAAAACGGATTATTAAATGACGATACTAAGAGTTAAAGATAATGCTCCAGGCCCTACTCACGATGGGTATTCTTGGGGTACTGCTTTTCAAACTATAGAAGAAGGTTTGGCTGCACTAGATACTGGTGATCAGTTAATTATTGCTAAACATAGTACTGATGCCTATTCATATACTACTACTTGGACTACCCTTAAAAATGATGTAGAAGTATATGGAGGTTTTGATGGAGTAACTGTAGTTACAGCAATAGATAATGATGTATTAAGAGCTAGAGATTTAACTACTAATGAGACTATTCTAGACGGACTTCATAATCCGGGCGTGGTAGATGGTCATGAAATAATGCATCTTTATACTAATTGTATAGTAGATGGATTTACATTTAGAAATGGATTAGCTAGTTCCCCTTATGGAATAGTCAGATTAGGTAAAAATAGTCATGCCTATAATTGTAAATTAAAAAATTGTTATGGGAGTTCTGTAACATACTCTGAGCTTTTAAGTATAGGTAGTGGAGTAGGGGCTGATACTGGTACGGTAGAGAAATGCGAATTTACAGATAATACTTTTTATGGATATCCTATGTTTGATGTATCTAGTGGAAGTTATAAAAAATGTTTATTTAAAGATAATATTAATTCTGGGGGCTCCAACAACTCTTTATTTTATCATGAAGTAGCTGCCTCAGAAAATATTAGTATAGATCGATGTGTATTTGAAAATAATACTGTCTCAGAAGTAATATATAGCAATGGATTTAATCAGGTCCCCAGCACTAGACATACTCAAGTAAATATTATTAATTCATTATTTATAGAAAATACTGTAACTGATTTAATCAGCTTTAATAATATAGATCCTACATATTTAGATTATAATACTACAAATATAAATTCTTGTACCTTCTATAAAAATAGCAGTACCCATGATTTAATATTAAATACTTCCACTAATGTAAATCGTACTCAATCTATTCGTAATTGTATATTCGATACCAATACTGTTGGCGGCGGATTTTATAATATAAAAACTTGTGATGATGTATATAATTGTTCTTTCTCCGGAACATCTGCAACAGCGTTGGATGGAGTAACTAATTATGGAGATATTTTATATAGTATTACTCATATTTATACGGACGATACTGATAGAACAGATTATTGGTTAAAGACCGCAGGATTTATTCCTACTGGACCAGCTTCTATTTTAAGTGGGGGAGGAAGTACTGGAACCTCCACTTACGACTTAGCAGGATTTCCAAGACCTTCAAGTACTGATTATTATATAGGAGCATATCAAGCGTATCCAGATAAAGATACTATTCTTTCTAATTTAAGGATATTAATAACTGGATATACTGAGCTTACGGCTGATTGGGATATGGCTGGTGGAGTATATTATACTAAAATTGATGGGCGAATAGGAAGTGTAGGCCCATACATATATACAGTAGAGTTAGGAGAAGGAATTACTGAATACACTGCAACAGGACTTACTCATGGAATTATTTACTATATTCAAGTAAAAGTATATTTTGATTGGGGCGAGTCTAGTATTTATTATTATAGAGATATTCAAACAGAAGACTCTCCGTACAATTTAGAAGTGACTCAGATTGGGTTTTCTCAAAATTACTTAACGTGGGAATTCGGAACCGGGTCTGTGGATGGGTTTTGGGTATATAGAAAAATAGATGATGGTGAGTATGTATTAGTAGGGGATTTAGCAAATACTGCTAGAGACTACTCAGATATATTTAGTGTAGATTATTACACTACCTATCATTATAAAGTAGTTTCTCATCCTTCGTGGGGAATGTATATCCCTACTTGTGCAGATTTATATACAGTTACTGAGAAATTGGCTGAGAAAGATTTACCTATAGTTTATACTGAGGTAGGCCATAATCAATTATTTTATGATACTGTAAATTCTTTATGGAGACTGTATATTTTAGAAGCTAATTATCCTATAGTACATTTATTGTCTTCGTCGGACGGATTAACGTGGTCTTCTACTAGTATATCTCCAGTAGTTAGTCAGACAATATTATCTTCTAAAATTTTCCTTTCTAGTAATAATACTTTATACTTTTACTATAAGGATGAGATGGAAGATGATTATATAACTATAAGTAAGACATTAGGAAGATTGTGGTGTAAGCCTACTAGAATAAATAATGATGATAACTATTTCAAGAAAAATGTGCGCCCCGTATTTATAGAAGATGTGGATGGAGTAATTAAACTTATCGGCAGCAATAGTAGCGATGAAATATTATTAAGGACGGTTATTATAAATACATGAGTTATAAGAAAAAAGAATATATACAAGAAAATTTAGATTTGGTGCCGGGGGATAATTTTGTAAGTATTAATAGACATAATGCTACTCATTATCAGTTATCTGAAAATTCCGACATTATGTTAGTAGGTACATTGAATCTATTAGACCAAGCTGGAATAGAGGTATCTACTACTAAAACTATTCCAGATTATAGCTCCAATATTTATATTGTTGACGGCGAAGATTTGATAAAAACGATAGCTCGTTTAGATAAAACTTTACATGCTATATATACTATGACTGTAACTAAAGGTGGAACTCCGGGCGCTTCTGGAGAATTTACTATGCACGTTTATACTCCTACTGATATTTTTACAGTATCTAATACGGAATTTAGTTCAGATCTTCACGGAGAATTTTTAGATGTTATGTGGGATTCTGCTGCTCAGAATTTATTGATGTATTATTTCGATGAAGATGGTAATCCAAGAGCTAGAACTAGTAAAGATGGAGATAATTGGAGTGATGAAGTAACTAGTGGGTATATTAAAATTGGATCTGTAGTAGGAGCCTATAAAATATCTTTACTTTTTTATATAGATACTAATAATCTCCCTCGTCAAATATTTGCAGTAAATAGTATGTATGGTGGGGTTAATGAAGATATTACTATTTTTACTAAATATATGCGTTTAGGTGGAGATGGAGAGTATGTGTGGTATTTAGGGTCAAGTAGTATAGTCGATGCATATCATTTGAATATTTATTGTACTAAATCTGGAACTTCTCTTATTAGCGCATTGAAAGCTCCTTTAGGAGTAATATCTACTGATTTAGATATCTACTATAAAGATCCTACACAAGATTATTCTGGGACAGTTCCTCAAGCTGGAGCATTTACTCTTATTAAATCTTTAAGTAATTGTACTGTAAGTAAATTAGCCGCGCCTGGATGTTTTTTTGAATTTACTTCTGGCGGTATTACGGCTATATTCTTACTCACATGCGATACTAGTGGTAATTTAAAAATTTCTACAAGTATAGACGATGCAGTTACGTGGTCTGCTTTACAAAGTTTTACTGGGTTTAGTATAGATATGACTAAACTGCGGGGGGGAATAAGCTCTCTTAGACTTTTAAATGAGTATATTTTTTTAAGTTATGTAACTATAGAAGATAACATATTAAGAGTGCATACTCAGCTTAGTAGAGATGGAGCAGTATGGTATCATAATTATATGGATTTAACTACGGCCCACATAGAAGATTCTTCTTATATTAGAAGAGTTAGTTTAGTACAGCTAGGATCTAATTCAGTATTAGGGTTTATTCCAGTAGAGAGTGGAGATACTTCTAATATTTATATGATAGAGTTTAGATTAGAAGGAAATTAAGTTATGGGAACTTATTTAGATAAAAATGAATTAGAAACTTATATGATAAAAGATGGGGATAATTGGATATTATGCTCAACCCACAATGTTATTCATGAAAAATTAGAGGAAGATAGCGACGAATTAAAAACTAGAATAGATAATTTGGCCGATAAATTAGGATTAAGTATATATCAGAAAAAGATACCCGGCATTCCTATTTTTACAAGCACTAATTATATTAAAACTGGAAATACTTTTGTAGATGGTATATCAGTATTAGATAGAGAGTTAAGAGTATTAGAAGATTTAAATATAGAGGTTTTAAATCAAAGAGCTATTTCGGGGGCTAATGCTTGGAGCATTACTAGGGCCGAAGATGCGGCTCAAATAATAGATTTAACTAATAGTGACTACCCCTCTCAATTTAAAGTGATAGACTTAGGATCTATTATGTGGCTTATAAATCAAGATGGGGATTTTAATATATATACTGGAGATGATAACGCTAGTAAATGGTTATTAAGTAGTTCTGTAGTAAATAAATTTAAATTAGCTTTTACGTTAGAAAAAATAACTAGTTGTAGTTTAATACTAGCGGGCAATCCCTATTTAGCTGGAACGTATTATGATCAATATACTCCTGTAGGTGGAGTAACATTTCCTAACTATTTAAAATTAGTAAGAGGCACTTTAACTGGTACTGATAGTATCTCTTTCCCTTCCGAAACAAGTAGTGCTCCATCTAATTATGTTATAGATAGAACTAATAGTGATATGAATTATGTTAGACAGACTTATTCTACTTATAATTTGGCGGGCAAAATATTAGAATATCTAATTCCTACTATTTCTAGTAATCCTACTTACTCAGAAGATAGAATTTATAGAATGGTACTGCCTGAAGATATAGTAGTTTATGAAATAGATATAACGGCCAATTTACAGGATGAGGATGGAAAAGTTCCGGCTGAAAAAACTATAGGCATTTATGTAGAAGGTCAGGGTGTAGATTTTAATTACATATCTTCTATGGATATGACTCAGATTACTGATACTAAAATAGGTATGGTATTTTCAGATGAGTCTGGAAATATATATTTTAGAAGTAGTTATGATGGAATTAATTGGTATGAAGATGCTACTATTCCTTCAATAATAGTAGACGCCAGTTTATACCCTACTTATAATTTTGACTATCCTACTTTAATCCCTATCGCCAACGGCGGGATATTAGTATGTTATAATAACGACTATACTTATGGCACTTATGATGAGATAAGTTATTCATTCTTTAGAACTGGAGAATCTGTATGGACAACTCCATTATTATCAGAACAGATAAATGTTACCGGGATATTTCCTAAATTAATAAAAAGAAGTAATGGTAAGATATATTTATTTTATCGTACTGAAGATAGTATAGATATGTTACCTTTATTATTAACTACTACTAGAATATATTCGGCAGAATTATAAGGAATAAGAAATGGCATATAAAGATGAAAGAGACATGATTGATGAGGAGATTTTCTTACAGCCCGGAGAATCTTTATTAGATGAACTTATATTAAATCGGCCCCATCGTCAGTTAGCTGAAAATTTCGATATCATAGTTCCTTATATAAGTTATCTATCTTTAAAAGCAGGAACTGATTATACTTTAAGTCGTCAGAATGGATTATATCCTTTATATAGTCAGTATTATGGCGGCGGGAAGCCTTATTATATAAAAGATGGAATGTCTGTACGGCAAGCTTTAACTGAATTAGATAAAGCTATAGCTAGAATAAAAGCTTTAATATTATCACATACTGATACTCCTACAGACACGACTCCATATGCTACTCCGAGTGGAGAAATTATTATTCCTTTACCTGACGAAGTAGATTATAAAGTTTGGCCGGGAATACCCGAATCGAGTGTAGATTGGCCTTTCTGTAAAAATACTCAACTTCAACCTTTAGTATATTCTGTAGGGGGAGGGGTAGGAATACCATCTAGTGAATTATTAGCTTTCGGTATGAATATTATAGCTTCAGGAAATATACATCTAACTTTATATTCTTCTCCTGATGGAGGAACTACGTGGACTCAGACAGTAATAACTAGGCAAGCTTATTCTAGAACTATAGTAACTATAGGAGCTATAACTGCTTTTAGAGATATAGGAAATACTAGTTATATTAATTACGATCCTGCGGCCCCTAAAGATATAGCTGAAATAAGTTTTGGGCATACTAATGACGATAATATCATTACGAATGAGCAAACATATGTAGGAAGAATTAAATATGATTTAGCGGATAGTACTTGGAAATATACTGGATACGATAATGATTTCTCTCGTTGGGGACACCAAGATATATTTAATGCTTCTGTAAAAAAGTCTCAAACTGGTAAAAACTTTATAGCATTTTTTGCGGCCAGTGAAAGTCCTGCCTTAAGTAGAATATATAAAAAAGCTTATGTAACCGCTTCTAGTTTAGAATACTTTGTATGGAATAATATAACTACTTCTATTTTCTCACTTCCTGAAACAGTAGAATTATTACATGAGGGTAGTTCTTTTTACGCAGTTTATGGCGGGGATGTGGTAGAACTTAATGATAGTAATCATTTAGGCCACATTCATGTAGTATTCTCGGCTAAAGAAACAAGTACTAGTTTAATAAAAATATATCATAGTTATTCTGAAGATAGTGGAGCTACATTCTCTAATGCTGAAGTATTAGTAGATAGTGCTTATTCTATGGCTAGTCCTTCTATAGAAAAAGTAGAAAATGCTGAAGGTTTAACTTTAGTAGTTAGCTATACTACTAGTGAAGATCAAAGTACGGGGACTGAGAATAATTTAGGAACTATAAAAGCTATAATGAGTAGTGATTACGGCATTACTTGGAAGAACAAAATAACTTTATTGTCTCCTTATCAAACTACAACTTTTAAAAGTTATATTCCAGAAGTAACTACTGCTTGGCCGACTTCTAAATTAATTTATTTAAGTGATGGATCTTTTTATTGCTTTGTAAATAATTATGATAATTCCGGTACAGTAGCTAATTACGGATTAGCTGGAAGTTTAGTTAGAATACCTTTATCTTTTAAGAAATAATTATAATTTTTATATTTTATTAGCCCTCGCAAAATGCGGGGGTTTTTTGTTATAAAATATATAAGGAGGAAACTATTATGATGGCAAAAGACAAGTTGAAGAGTCTGCTGACTGAAAGAGGCATGTTTGATGAACAGGCTGAAGCTGTTCTTTCTGAGGCTATCCCTCAGATTGAGGCACTGGTTCCTGGGTACAAAATCGCTTGGAGCAGCCCTGCTGAAGACTACCCCGACCAGATGTATACCGTGTGGTGGATGAGCTTGAAAGAAACCGCTTTAGTGTGGATAGATAAAAATATCCCTAAAGCGTGGTTCCGCCCTATGTTTGAGTAAGGAAGTAATGCTAAAAAAGAGGACTGCCAACTCTTTTTAATTGTATTTTTTTATTTTTATAATATACTGTGATAAGAATCGATATAAAGGAGAAAAAAGAAATGTTGAAATTAAAGATTGTTGATCGCGGCTATGGAAAGGATGAAGATGGTAATGAGATTAAGCAGAGTGATAGATATGTTCTTACTGATGGCGAAAATTCTATAGACTTGGACGGGCTGAAAGATATTACTATTAAAGATGCCGGTAAGATTCCTTTTAAAGTAGTTACCTTGAAAGTTTTAGTAGATGATATTTTAGTGGAGAAGAAAAAGTAATGGCTATACTTAAAGTAGGAGATCGTGGGCCTGAAGTACAGAGGTTACAGGAATTATTAGTACGTGAAGGATTCTTACGTATAGTTCCTAATGGTATTTTTGAAGATGCTACTGAAAAAGCTGTTTATGATTTTCAGGCTACTCATATTGGGCCGGATAAAAAGTATTTAAGTACTGATGGTATTGTAGGTCCTAATACTTGGTGGGCTATAGAAAATCCGAGTGGTAGTAATCAGCGTAATAATTTTGATCCTATTATCCCTAAAGGTTTAACACCTATTCGTCAGAAAGTATTAGAAATAGCTACTCATGAATATAGAAGTAATATACATGAAGATCCTGATGGCAGTAATACTGGAGATGGAGTAACTAAATATCTTCCTGGTTTTCCAGCGCAATGGTGTGACTGTTTTATAAATTGGGTGTTTAAACAGGCGACTGGAAAATATCCTTTTGGCGAACATCTTGAAATGAGTACTTGGAATTCTTGGCAATATAGTGAGAAAAAGGGTATTTATTTTAAAAAGGAAACTTATACTCCTTATCCCGGCGATTTCATGCTTATTCAACATAAAAACGCGGCGGGAAAATGGACCCATACTGGTCATATAGGAATTGTCAGTAATGTAAGTGCTAATAGAAAAGAAGGATTTTGTACGATAAGTGGGAATGAGGGCAATAGAGTTAAATTAGGTCATAGATATTATACTCAGCAAAATATTATAGGTTTTATTAATCCTTATGGCTCTACCGAAAACTGTCCTGATTTTGAAAAGGGTTTAGTTACAGCGCAGGACATTAGTAATATACAGACCACTTAGGAGAATTATATGAATGAGATTCAATGGTACTTACTTGAAAAAGTAATGGTTAAACTATACCCATCTGCCCTTAAAATATCTAAGTATGATGAATTTACAAAAGATTTATATACTATTTTTGATGACTTTTTTAAAGGAAATTATAATCAAGAATATTTAGATAGTTTTAAATTAGATTGGAAAATAAGATCTGAAGATAATAGTTGGGTATCTATAAATCGCGGGTATTATTTCGGTATTTTTAAAAGAGATAATGTATGGGGATTAGAAATAGCAGATAGTATAACAGATACCCCTTCTATAGTTAAAAAATTAGAAGATGAGGAAGGGGCTATAGATAAACTTAAAAAAATAGCAGAAGAACATTTCTATAATAATCCTAAAATTATTAAAGCTATGCAGTTGAAAATTTCTTAAAAAATATGTTATAAAATATATGAGAGAAAATATTCTCTTAGAAGGGGTCAGGGCATGATTGGGGAAACCTAGTCCGGCCCCTTTTTTTATTTATAAATTATGGTAATATAAACGTATGAAAAATACATTACCTGTAAAAGATATAGAAGTAAAAATTTATAGATATTTAAAGATGAACCAGTATTGGTGGGTAGTTCCTAGAATTTCTTATAGTGTATGGGAGGCCGATTTAATTGCTTGGGGCAGTCATAAAGGTATCTTAGAAGTAGAGATTAAGCGTAGTTGGGCTGATTATAACAATGATAAACTTAAACATACTTATCAGCTTAGAGAAGTATTAAGTGATCTGGATAAAGCTCATAATTTAATTTTAGAAAAAGAGATATCTAAACTTAAAAAAATTGTAGCCCCCGAAAAATTAAGGTCTTTATATGAAAGTTTTAAAGTGGCTCCAGTATATAAGTATGACGCGCTGCTTAATTTTTTTGATCTCTCTTGGCGGCCGAATTATTTTATGTACGCCGCTCCTATAGAATTAGCTGAAAAAATAAGTGCAGATCCTAATCGCAAACATCCATTTGGAGTTATAGGCGTTAGAGATAATGGACAAGTATTAGTACTTAATAAAACTATGAGATTGTGCAAGTTAAGACCGTGGTATATGGCTAACTTTAGAAATGAATTATTTAAACGGTCGATGAATTTTATGGATAAATACTTTCAGTGGAATAAGTATATAGATAATGAGGATGAATTATTAAAAGCAAGTATTTGATTTATAATTAATTATAAGTATAATATAAGTATACTAAGTTTAAGTGGAGGTAAATAGAGATGGATATTAATGTTTATGCGGCTGAAATTGTAAAGGGTTTGGTTAATTCGCCTGATGATGTACAGGTCAGTACATCTACGTTAGATAATGCTATGATAGTATCTATAAAATGTTTAGATGATGATATTAAATATATTAGAGGTACTTATAGTAAAATTGAGAAAGCTTTGGAGACTATTTTCTGGGCCGCTTCTCATGGTAAGTCTATTAAAATTTCGTATAAAGCTATCGATATAGTAGAAAAGTAGCTGATATTTTTTTAATTAATATGTTATAAAATATTTGTACTAATGTCATACTTTACTGGAGGTCACACATGGAAATCGGGGATGTCGTGAAAGTAAGACTAGGAAAAGAGTTGGTTCGTGGACCGATTGCACGAATCGGAGAAACAGTCAGTTATGTTCTTTTGGATGGAGCGGTTAAAAAAGTAGAAAATGATAACATCATTAACTTCATGCCTCCTGAAAAAAGCGAGGAAAATACGTTATAATAAGTATGAGAAGAGATTGCAGCTTCTCAGGTTCTCCTCCTTCTGTTGGGAAGGGAAGTGGCTCAAACCATTTCTCTTCCCTAATTTTTAGATATAAGGGGTAAATAATGTTTGAAAAGATAAAAGGATTTTTGGCGGGCAGTAAAGTTAAGATTATAGGTATAGTAATTATTTGTTTATTAGTATTACTAGCTGGAATATATACTTATAATAAAATTAAAGTTTATGCTGATGGTAAAGCTAAAACTGAATCTATATTATTGACTGAGAAATTTGATAGAGAAGATGCGGTCCAAGCTTTAAAAGAAGAAATGGCTAAAATTAAACCTAAAACTATTATTAAAATAATTAAATTAAAAGTGCCCGTAAAAACTATAGCAGATAATTTTCCTTCTGATTGTAAAGATTGTTTAGAAACTATAGCAATACCTTATAAAAGTTCTACTAAATATTGGACTGCTGAAAGCTCTGACTTACTTCGTAATGCTTTAAGCGTAAATATTCTTCCAGCTTATGATGACGCTGTTGCGGCTCCTTGTAGAAACTTATTAATTAAGACTCAAAAGGAGTTAGCTGATTCTACTCCTTATCATCCTATTCGTTTAAATGCTGAAGTAGAGGCCGGTTATGGTGTTGCAGGATTGCCCGCAGAAGCCCGTATAGCCATTGAGACGGGTAAGAAAACTGAAGTAAGTCTTGGAGTAGGGGTTACTTCTAATATATCTCCTACGGGCGAAGTTATAGTAAACCCTGCAATAACATTGAGAGTTGAAAGAAGATTACTTCCTAAATAATTTATTTCATATAAGAAAGGATAGCTAAAGCTGTAGCTACTAACCAGCCAATTCCACTGGAGATGTATGAAAAAATTAATTTCCAATTACTAACATGATTCTCTTTATGCTTATTAAATTCGGCAGAAAGAGAGTCTAATTTATCCGTAATGACGGCTAATTTTAAACAAGTAGTTTCAGTTATAGTTTTTTTAGCCTCTTCGAGTTGATTACAAGGAGTAGGATGGGCATCAGCAGCGATATCTCTTACTATATTTTTAATCTCATCTAATTGAGACTGCATCGTTTCTAATTTATCGAGAGTCCCTTTAATCTGGATGGAGATTAGTTGTTCTTTTAAATTATCAACAAGTCTCTCAAGCTCAACAATACGAGGATCTTCAACATTCATAATTAGAGGTTTCCTTAAAATAAAAATACCATAAGTGGTCTAATAATAGACTAACATAATAAAAATAAAATATATAGAGTACGTATCATATTTTTAAAATATTTTTTAAAAGGATAAAGCATGGATTTAGTTAAAGAATTTATGAAAGAGAAAGAAGGATTTCCTGACAAACGAGTTCTTATTTGCGCGGCAGATTTATCTGGCCCAGCACATTATAGAGCTTTATTACCTTGTTTTGGAATGACTAGAAATAAATTGTGTAAAGTAGTAGTATCTACTTTTATAGATGATATAAAGTTTAAGTGGAAACCGCATGTAGTTGTTTTTTGTCGGCAGCATAGGCCTGAAATTCAAATGGCTATGAGAATATTTAAAAATCAGGGGGCTAGGATAGTATATGATACTGATGATAATTTAATTAATATACATCCTAATAACCCCGCTAGATATGGATTTACTCAGACTAGACAAGAGATAGTTAAATTAAGAGATAAGCAAACTGGAAAGGTAATAAAAGAAAAAGAAATTAATATAACTGTAAAACAAGATGTACTTCATTGTCTTAGACTGTCTGACGTAATGACAGTAAGTACAGAGCCTTTAAAAAATGCCTATTCTGAGTTTTGTAAAAATATACAAGTATTACCTAATTCATTATTATCTAGTTATAGTTATTTATCTTTTCCTAAAAAAGATAGCAAAATTAGAATAGGATATGCTGGAAGTAGTACACATTATCATGATATAAAAATAGCCTTATATGCTTTAAAAGAAATAGTATTAAAGAATAAAAATGTAGTTTTAGTTTTTATGGGGTATGCTCCTGATTACTTGAAAGATAATATTCCGCCCGATCAATTAGAAATCTGGCCCGCTACAGAGATAGGAGATTATCATTTAAGATATGCTAGTTTAAGATTGGATATTGGTATAGCTCCTTTGCACGATAATATCTTTAACGCTGGCAAAAGTAATTTAAAGGTAATAGAAAATGGAGCCTTATCTATTCCTACAGTAGCCTCCCCTATTTATCCTTATTTAAATACTATAGAAGACGGTATTGACGGATTAATAGTTAAGAAAAATAAGGATAGTGAGTGGATTAAATGCTTACAGTTACTTATAGATAATAAAGAATTAAGATTATCTATGGGCGCTAAAATTAAAGAAAAAGTTATGAGAGAATATAATGTAGAGACTAACGCTCATCTTTGGTATGACGCATATTTTAAAGATTTTGACTTTGAAAAGTTTGATGAGAAATTTAGAAAAAGTCAGGAAGATTATGATAATATAAAATTAGTAAAAGCTTTTATTGAAAAGTCAGTAGAGTTAAATCTACAAAGGAATAGTCGTGATAGCTATCGGAATCCCGGTTTTTAATGCATTACCTAAATTAAAAGCTATGATAAATTCTTTATTAGCTTATACTAATAATTTTACTTTATACATAGTAGATGATGGTAGTAATTTAGAGACTAATAATTATATAAAGTCTTTGCCCGCCAAAAAAATAATAATACATAGAAGACAGCAATGGTTTAGTAGATCTGCTAATGATTTATTAATTTTAAGCTATTTATCGGGGGCCGATAAGATATGCTTATTAAATAGTGATATTATACTATGTGAAAACTGGTTAGATAACTTACTTAAAGGCTTTGAGCCAAATATGAATGTAGGATTAGTAGGAAGTGTTTTCAACGGTCATGGAGATATAAATAATTTTAGAATAATATCTCCTCCTAATTATGTGACCGGCCATTGTTGGATTATAGATAGAAAAGCTATGGAAAAGTCGGGGATATTAGATGAGCGGATGGTACATATAGAAAGTGATAAAGAGTATTGTTATAGATTAAATAGAAACGGATTTAAAACTTTAATAAATTATCATATACCTATTAATCATTATGGCGGCGGAAGCTGGCATCATGTACTATCTGCTATACCTAATAAAAATAATAGAAGTCTAACTATGGCGCGGCCAGTAATGTGTTTGAATGATACTAACTATAAAAATAAATTAATGGCTAAATTTAAAATAGAAAATAAATAAAATTTTATGGTATAAAGAATATAACTAGTAGGAGCGAATAGCTCCTTGTTTTATTTTTATATAAGGAGTTTTAATGATAATAGGTGAGAATAGTTTTGAAAATTTATGGTTAAATAAAGCGGGATTCGGGCCTATATATAATTCTATAGATCAGTATGAAGATAGAAGGCATGCTCCTTGTGTAATTATATATAATCAAGAGGCTAATAAAGCTTTTTACGATCATATACTAGAAGATGATGAGAATAAGGCTCCAATTATTACTATAAATAATAGTAGATATTGTGGAGGTAAGTTATGGAATATGGCGGCTAGTTTAATAGATTTAAAAATACCTCCCATTATTTATGGCCCGAAAATTAAAGATAAAATAACTTATGTAGATTATCTTTTAAAACCTTCAGGACAATTATTAGGCGTAAAAGATGTTTTTATTAGTCCTCTATATATAGCTGATTTAATAGCGTCTTTAAATGCTATATTAGATAGAGTTAGACAAAGTAAAAGTCTAATATTCGAATCTTATAATTTATCGGGGCCGGAATATGTAGATTACTATACTTGGGCGCAAATTATATCTAAAGTATTTTATATTAAAGAGCCTATAATTCCTATAACTAGTTTTGATTTAAAATTAAATGGTATAGAAATTAAAACTTCTGAAAAAGTAAACTGCTCTAAATTTTTTAGGAAGTTTAAATTAGGTAGAAAGCGTATAGGATTAAAAGAAGGGGCTATGAAGATAAAACAGTGTTATGGGGAAAATAATATATGATAGTAGGAGTTAAAGAGATGACAGTTAAAGACCTTAAACAGGCTCTAGAGGGCCTTCCAGATGATTGTATCGTCTATACAGACGCAGATCATGGTCAGACTCCGGGATTTGCGGCTTCAGTGGATTGGGCAGTAGTTGAAAGTAGAAAAGATTTACCTGTTATGGATTTTAATGAAGAAATTAAATGGGATAATGTTAATAAAATTAAAAGTATTGCAGATGCAGTACTTATAGGAGGCGGTAGATGAAAAAGTTAGATAAAGAAGTATTAGCTAGTTTAAATCCTACAGAGAAAGTATATAGAATAGAAATTCCTAGAAATGAGTATAAAAACCCTGAATACTCTACTGGAGGAGTTAAGCCTTGGTTTAGGCTTCAAGGGGGTAAAATTTGGCGTTTATGTAATTTAAGACTTCATCTTAGACAGTTTATAGGTAAGTATGGTAGGCCTAGTGATTATCCTCTTCCAGAAAAATATTTAAAATGTGATATAGTTGAATATGAACTTAAAGAGGTTAGACGCATTAAATTGAGTGATTATATTGAAGAGGGAAAATGACGAATCCTTGGGATGATAAAAGAAAATATAAAACTCGGCTAGAAAAACTGGCTGATGAAAATATTGTTGAAAGTTGTCGGCCAGAAGATAAGTTAGATAAAAATATATGCAGAGAATGTGAGATGAGTAATTGTAGAAAATCTATAAAAGGCTATTGGACTAGATATCAAGCGGCTAAAGATTATGACGAAATGCAAGAACAAAATGAATTTATAAATAAATTTATAGAAGTTAAAAAAGTAGAACATAGAAACTATTCTGAAAATTTTAGATTTATGAAAGGGAAGAAATGATGGGTAGTTGGGGATATATAATTAGATATGAAATTTATGGTTGAAAAAGAAGATAAAAATAAGTCTGGAATATATTTTATTACTAATGATTTAGATAATAAATTTTATTTAGGTAGAACACATGATTTTAAAGAAAGAAATAATGGTCATAATACTCAATTAAACAGAGGAAGTGATAGTATTCTTCTTCAACGATGGGCAGATAAATATGGTAAACAGTATTTGAACTTTTTTATAAGAGAATTTGTGGATGTAGATATTTTAGTAGAAGTAGAACAAATTTACTTAGATAGATATAAAGGATCTCCAGACTCATTGAATAGTACTTTTAGAACTGAAATATCTAATGCTGGAGGGCATTTAACAAAAGAGCATAGAGAAAAAATAGGAAATTCTAATAGAGGGAAAGTAATATCTCTAGAACAAAGAAAAAAATTAAGTGAATCTAGAAAGGGTATGAAGTTTTCTAAAAAACATTGTGAAAGTATGAGTAAATCTCGTATGGGAAAAGGGCCTCCAATGTGGGTTAATGCTATGAGTGTTTTAGCTAAAAGCATTCCCGTAGTACAACTTAGTCTAACTGGAGAATATATTAAAACTTTTCCTAGTATTGCTTCAGCAGAAGAAGAAATGACTAAACATTTAAATCTTAAACAAAAAAGATATAGCGGATCTATAGGAAGAGTTTGTAGGGGAAAACATAAAACAACATATAAGTTTAAATGGATGTACGCTAAAGATTATAAAGGAGAAAAAAATTGAGTTGGAAAACTGATTTGTATATACAAGAAATTTCTATGCTTAAGACCGAGAAGTTGAAAAAATTATGTGAGTATTTAATTGATAACGTAATGCCAGAAAGAACTTTTACTATTAGACCTAGCAGTTCTGGTCGATACCATCCAGAAGCTACAAAAAAAATGGGAGGATTGTGCATACACAATAAACGATCTATTTCTATTTTAAATTATCTAGTAGAAGCGTATAGATACCCTAAAGTTGCTGGAAGTAGGGAATGTAAAAGAGTATTGACTGACGATGAGATAGACTGTATGCGGATAGCTGTAATATGTCATGATATGTGCAAACGTGCGAATTATAGGAATGATCATTCTCTTTCTGAAAACCATCCCTTAGAGGCGGTAGAGCTTTTGGAAGAGAAGGAGTCGGAAATTTTGGATATAATTTCTCGGGCCGAATTAAAACTTATAACTCAATTAATCAGGCGTCATATGGGTCCTTGGGGTGCTAGTAAAGATAGTATAGATAATAGAGATTTATCTAAATTTTCTATTCCTGAATTAATATTCTATTTTAGTGATTACCTTAGTAGCCGCGATTTAATTGGGACCGCCGTCGATAAGTGTATTTTAAATTTTCCAGAGGGAATGGAAGAAAGTAAGGAATAAGAGATTATGGAGACAAGTAAAAAAGATCATAATTGTTATTTCTGTATACATAGTTTCCATACTTCTAATTTAAGTGGTTGGCTGAAGTGGGAATGTAAAAAAACTGGGGAAGTAGTTTCTTATAAAGATGATATTGATCCGCCTAATAACTGTATTATGTTTGAGAGAAATGAAAATATAATGAGAAATTAAATGGAATATAAACTTTATAATAATGAGGAACTAATTAAAAATAACTTAATAGTTTCTCATTATGCTGGTAGTCGCGCTTACGGAACTTCGACGCCAGAAAGTGATATAGATATTAGAGGTATATTCTTTAGTAATCCAATAAACACACTAAGTCCTTTCTTTAAAGTAAATGAAATTATAGAGAATAAAGAAACAGACATCGTATTTTATGAGTATCAACATTTTATAGATTTGCTAGTAGGATGTAACCCTAATATTTTAGAGAGCGTGTATATTTCAGAAGAAGACATTATATTTAAGACGCCTGAATATGATATTTTAAGGGGGAATAGGAATATGTTTCTATCTTCTAAAATAGCTCACACTACTACTGGTTACGCACATGCTCAGTTTTTTAAAATCAAAGAAAATGAATATAGAAATAAAGATCCTAAAATGTGCAAACATGCTATGCATCTTGTTAGACTTATGAAAATGGGCCAAGAAGCTTTAAGAGATGGACAAATTAATATAAAACGTCCTGATGCTGAAGAATTATTAGAAATACGAAAAGGTAAAATATCTTATGAAGATTTATCTATTTATGTAAAAGATATGGATCGTGAGATAAGAGAAGTACTTTATAATAAGACCTACTTACCTCATCATCCTGATAAATATAAGATAGCTCAATTAATTATAGATCTGCGCCAGAATTTTTGGAAAAGGAATAATTTAATCTGATTATATTTTTAAAAGCATTATGTGTAAGTTCTATATTTTGTATAGAGATATTATCAGTACTTCTATTTATACAGAAAGTATTGAATATAAATTTTATGGTACAGGAAGAAAATGGTAGCATATTCTCTAATAAATCATTTTTAATCGGCACCGTTTTTTTGGGCGGGCTGGTAATGATAGCTGAAATTATTATAGAATTAATGTTATAATATAAGTAATGGGGGCATAGCTCAATTGGGAGAGCGTTTGCTTTACACGCAAAATGTCGGGGAATCGTACTCCTCTGCCCCCACCAAATACGCCTCTTTAGCTCAGTTGGAAGAGCGTCTGCCCTGTAAGCAGAATGTCGGGGCTTCGAGTGCCTCAAGAGGCTTTAAAATTAAATAAAGAAATGGACTGCAAACATTTCTTTTTTTTAGTTATAAAGGTAATTGTAAGAGTGATACTTGTATGATAAAGTATTGAAATTGGTCGGGTGGATGAGTGGTTTAAATCAACGGATTACTAACCCGTCGAGTCCTTACAGGCTCCGAAAGTTCAAATCTTTCCTCGACCGCCAAATAGGAGATTACAGGCAATGCCTATAGTTAGAGAAAGGGACAATAAATTAGATAAGAAAAAGTTGTTGGTTAGGGCGGGAGTAGTAATAGTTTTACTAATATTATTTTCTATAATATTCGGTATAGATACTTTACTAGAGATATTAGGATTAATATTATTACTTGTAGTTTCTATTATTTTAATAAGTATTTTAACTATGAAGGAGAAATGATGTTTTTCTATGCAGATCCTCATTTTAGACATTCTAATATAATTAAGTATGTAGGAAGACCTTTTAATAATGTAGACGAGATGGATAGAACATTAGTTAGAAAATATAGAGAAAAAGTAAAAGATAGCGATGAAGTATTTTTTCTAGGCGATTTTTGTTTGGGGGGAGTTAAGTATAAAGATAGTTTAGAAAGATTATTAGATAAATTACCTGGCCAGAAACATTTAATTTTAGGTAATCATGATCGTATGGGAGCTTTTGATTATACAGATATAGGGTTTCTATCTGTGCATACGGCATTAGAAATATATATGAATAAAATTCCTACTCTATTAGTTCATGATCCAGCTATTACTGTCATAGCTCCCGAAAAATTAAGTTTATGCGGTCATGTACATAATCTATTTAAACATGTTAAAAATACAATTAATGTCGGCGTAGACGTATGGGATTATTATCCAGTAAGCGATGTAGATATTTTAGAATATATGATAAATAACCATATAACTATTAAGGAGTGAAGGTGGGAAATCGAGAGTTAGTGCGTAATTATTCTAATAAGGAACGTAGAAAATTGGTAGAGGATGCAAAAGATAGAAAAGCGGGGCCGCATAAATTAACTAATACAGTTCCTAGAACTAAAGTTAGACAAGTCTTAAAAAATGTTAGAAATTATGACGAAAGTATGGAAGCTGAAGAATTCTTTGAGGAGGATATAAATGAGTAAATTTGAACCTGATATTAGAGAATGGAGCTATCATGAAGATGGATATAGAAGGACGGCTGTAATATCTTTTAAGGGAAATAATAAGTATGTAATAGATATTAATTGTGGAAAAATTCAAATAGCTATGACTATAAAGGGTCCTTATTTAAATAATAATGATAATATAGAATTCATACAAAATTTTGTGTATGGTATACTTGAATTAGAAGCTAAAAGGAGAAAAAGTGAATAAGATATATGAGGATAATGAGAAGATATCTAAACAGACTACTAGTGATGTTAGATACCTTCAGCATGTCGATAGAAAGAGGCTGTGGTGCCTCTGTGATGAGCATTACTTAGGTATGTGGTATGACGACGATTGCGATATCTGGGGCCTAGAATGGCGAGAATCGGGGTTTAAGAGGCATAATAGTTTATTCTTTAGAATCATCTACGCTTTTCAATACATATTTCTTTATGATAATAAAATACATAGCGATTATATGGACATTACTAGGGATCAATTAGAGGGATGGAAAAAAGTTATAGAGAATGAATTAACTAAAACTCCTATAGAAGAGACTTTAGAAAAAGATGAGAAATACAGTTTAGATAAATGTTTAGACGAGATTGCCCAAGAAGTTAGAAAACAGGAACAAATAGTTATAGATACTTTTAATGAAGTAGGCACTTTCAGATTGCAGAGATTGGCTGAACAGGTATTAAAAACCAGACGCGAAAAAAGGCGGGCAGAGGAAAAGAAGCGGAAGAAGCCATTGATGGAAAGAATCTTCAACTATTTAGATGAGAGATATGGATTATAGAAGTTTCTAATCTATTCTAAGGCCGAGTAATATCGGCCTTTATTTTTTTGTAAGGGAGAAAGTATGATTAATCGTATTAGAAAAGGATTTGCCACTAATAGTAGTAGCAGTCATAGTATTGTATTAGTTAAAAATGAGAAAATAGATGATGACTGCTCTAATAGTGAGGATTTAGAGTATGGATGGGAGAAATTTACTTTAAGTACTTATAGAAGTAAGAAATGGTATTTTCTAACAGCTTATTTACAGCAGGTTGGAAAGTTATATGATGAAGGTTTTATAAAAAAGTGGTTAGACTTAACTGATGAAGATTTAGATTATATTAATGATCAAGTTAGAAACGATAGTTTTTATGGAATAGATCATCAATCTAGATTTTTATATCCTGTAGATGATAGTGGCCATCCCCATAGAGAGTTTTTAATGGCTCTTAAGGACGAAGTTATTAAAAATCCTAAAGTAGTAGTTTTTGGGGGAAACGATAATGATGATAACGATCTTCCTAGCTATATCCAATTAGCAAAGAATAATCATCCTTTACTGGAAGCTTTAGTCGATGAGGGTAGAGACTCTACTTATAAAATTTCTAAAGGAAATAATTATTGGGTTTTATTTAATACTTCTACAGGAGACAAGATTCATTTTGGCGGGGATGGAGTAGTAGAGAAGGCTGATTTTCCAGAGTTAGTAGATCTTAAAATTACTGATAGGTGTGATTGTCATTGTAATTATTGTTATCAGGGATCTACTCCTAATGGGAAAATAGCAGATTATAAGGATATTGACGATCTAATTTTTGCATTTAAAGAAATGGGAGTATTAGAAGTAGCTTTAGGTGGTGGAGATCCACTAACTTATCCTAAGTTTAATTTATTATTAAAGAAATTTAGGGCTAATAGAATTATTCCTAATTTCAGTACTAAAGATTATGAAGAATTAGTTACTAATAAGAACTTTAAATCTATTATAGAGAATAGTGGAGCTATAGGAATATCTGTAAGTAATTTCTATGAATTAAAGACTGCTTATCATCTACTCTTTAGTGCTTGCTATCTTGCCGAACTAGACGAAAGATATTTCAGGCAGAAAAATATTAATAAAATAGTATTCCAGGTAATTCCTGGAATAATTTGGCCCGCAGATGTTGAAAATATAATTGAGTATATGAGACATAATACTTTTAAAGTTCTTTTCCTCGGCCCGAAATTTAAAGGGAGAGCTTCTTCATTAGATAAAAGTAATACTTTATCTAGAGTAAAAGAAACTATTCCATATATTATTTCTGGAATTAAAGAGTATCCGGGGATGATATCTGTAGATACTAGTTTAGCTAATTTAATGGAAAAAGATTTAAATAAGATTAAAGCTGATAAAAGAACTTATTATACTGAAGAAGGTAAATTTAGTATGTATGTGGACGCGGTAAATAAGACTTGTGGAAGTTGTAGCTTCGCAGATAAATACGCTGATTTTCCTGAAAAGAATACTTATATCTATCACTCACAATTGGCTAAGTTCTTAATGTCTGAATTTAAAAAATATTAGGAGATATAATGTTAGTATTAGATTTGGCTAAGGTAGTAGGAGTTGTAAATGATTCTTCAGACCCTTGTTTTTCTGAAATGTTATTTAAATTATTGTTTAAAGCGGATAAAGATAATTTTCGTTTACTTAAAGCTATCTATCCAGAAGAAGCTAAAATGGTAGAAGTATATCGAGCGACTGGAGATATAGTAAATATTTATGATTTGAAATACGGATATTATACTCAAGATAAAGAAAACGGCGGCTATAAAAGAGTAGAAGGGGATGCTAAGGAAGATTCTATTTTAGAGTTTTCCTTACTTAATTGTAATATAGCTTCTAGAAGTATTCCCTTACAGAGTAAATCTAAATTAGAAGCTTTAGAAGAATCTCTTAAGTATCTTAATCATAGATTAATAGATGGTAATTAATTTTATATTATGTATAATATAAATATTCCTACCTAACTAAGTTTGCGGCGTTAGTTTAGTGGTAAAACAAAATCCTTCCAAGTTTTAGTCACCAGTTCAATCCTGGTACGCCGCTGTTTAATCTAATTAAAATGAGCCAAAGAGTTAAAGAATTTAAAATAATGTGTGCTTGCGGCATGTTATATTCTTTAAAAGAAGATCCTACTGCTAAAGAAGATTGTAAAAGCTTAGAATCTTATTTAAAGCATATTTCTGGCCGCAGCAAAAAACTAAAAAATTTTACAAAAGCTTCTAAAATATTGGAAGCTAAACTTAGAAAGAAGGCAAAAAATGGGACCAAGATTTACGCCTGAAGAAAGTAAGTATATTGGATGGGAAGCTAGAAAAATGAAGTGGCCTACTTTAGAAGAAGTTATAAACTGTAATGATAGAATTCAATTACTTACTTGGCATAGGCATTTACCTATAGCTGAGAATGATGAACAAGTTAAGGTTATTAGTGCTTTAGTAAATCATAAAGTATTTAAGGAGAACCATGACTAGAATTAAATTAATTCGTCCTTATGTAGAGTTAAAGACTGAGTTAGATGAAGATAAAATATTAAAAGAAATAGAATTAGATGGACGTACTTGTTATAAAAGTGAGGATAAAATAACCCCGACTTCTGCTCAACGATTTGTAGAGGCTAGACTTAATCAAAAAAGAGTTCATTGGGGGTTATTTAGGCATAATTTAATTAAATTTAAAATTGTTACTGATAGGGGGATAGAGAATGAGATAGTAAGACACCAACATTCTAATTATTTAGTAGAGAGTACTCGTTATATAAATTATCAAAAGAGGAACAGTTTCACTTATATAATCCCTCCTTGGATATCCCATATTTGGGAAGATAGTTATGATGATCATGATATATGGAAAATGGGTCAAGCAGATGGATCATTAAGGGATCATTACGATGAATATATTTGGGCACAAGGATTAATAGATCAGACTGAAAGATATATACAATTATCTAGAGATTATAATTGGTCCCCTGAAAAGGCTAGAAACAATCTTCCCTTATCCCTTAAGTCTGAGATTATAATGAGTGGATCTATTCATCAGTGGTATTATGTATTAGATCTTCGTACTGAATTAGATAATCATTTTCAAATGCGAGAAGTAATGAATATGGTATTGAGCATATTACAGCAAAAGTTACCTACAATATTTAATAGAGTAAATCCCGGAGAAGTTAAGTGTTAGGAGATCATATTGTTTATTAAAGACGGGGATAAGGTTATAGATTTAAAGAATATTGGGGAATTTAAACTTAAGAAAGTAGATGATAAGACATTAATTTACGGTATAGACAGCGCGGGGCTAGGATATAATATAGTTTCTATATCTAATGATTTAGTAGATAATTCTTTAGAATACTTAAGTATGTTAAAAGAATCTACTGGAATGATAGATAAAGTAGAACTAGAAAAGCTTTTAAATAATACTTCTACAGAAGATATTAAAGAAGACGCTTTTGTAGCCTACCCTATGTGTCATAATAATCGTAAATTTGTAGTAACAGCATCAGCTAATAAAGATAATGTTTATTATTGCGCGGTAGCAGATGCTAATGATTTAAAAGAAGCTGAAAGCTTATTAGCATATCTTCATTCTGAGATAAATGAAAAAACCGCCTCCTTAGATAAAATCCTTAAAAAATTAGCTTTTCAAGAATTATATAATTGGATTACTAGAAAATCTAAAAAGAATGAGATTAGATTTACTAATGGATTAGTAGTTCAATTTAAATATAAAGAATTAGGCATTAAGCCTACCGTGAAAAAAATGGAATAAATCTGATATAAAGTAAGTATAACAATTCTATTTTATTATGGAGGTTGCATGTCAAGTATAAGGTGTAGAGGATTTTTAAAGGACGAAGGGTTACGTATTGCTACGAAAGATCGAAAAATTCCGCCTGAGTTTTGTGATGATATAGAGTTACATCTATCTAGGTCAATTCCTACTTTAGATTATTATGATAATTTAAAGCATAGAGAAACTTTATCGAGAGAAGTAACAGACGAGCTTTTCGGTAGAACTTTTTACGATAGGACTGGCAAATGAAGAAAGTAATTTATTGTATAGTGTTTCCGATCATATTATCTTGCTGTATAGGAGCGGCTTTACGAAAACATAATACCCCTGAAAGTACTTATAGGGATGAGTGGTGTGCGTTACATAACGGTATTACAGAGGTTAAATATTCGCGGGCCAGAATTGATTGTGTGACTCCTAATTATGCTGTTGAAGTAGAATTCGCTTCTAAATGGGAAGAAGCTATTGGACAGAGTTTATACTATTCTACTTTAGTTCATAAACAGCCCGCTATATATTTAATTATAGAAAAAGAATCTGATAAATACTATTTAGAACAATTAAATAGTGTAATAGATTATTACAAACTTCCTATTAAAGTATTTACTGATTTAGGAATTGAGAAGGATTAATTATGGATACTAGTTGCCGTAATTGTAATAATTTTGTAGAATACAATTCTCCTTGTGTTCATATAAGAATATTATCTTCGGAGGGGGACTTGCTAGATACAATTATTATGCCTAGAAAAGATGAAGATAATAATACTATAAATGATTGTTGGAGTAGAGGATTAGGATATGTTTGGAGAATGAAGGGTATGAAATTAGAAGAAAGACAGACATATCTTTAACTTAAAAAGAGGAAAGCCTATCCAACTTTGAGGGGAAGGAGCGGTCTAAGTGAGAAGGAAAAGATTAATTCTCCTCCTCTTTTTAGCTTGATGTTTACTTAATTTTATTTTATACTATTTACATGGAAAAAATACGTATTATTCAAGAGTATGGAAGTTTTGATAATTTAAAAAATTACGATTATGCCATAATTATTACTAGTTATGGCCGCGATATTTTATTAGAAAAGGCCCTCAATTCGGCGGTTAATCAAAAATATAAAACTGCGATACTTATAATAGACGATAATAGCGATACTATAAATAAAAAAACTAAACAGATCATCTTAAATTTGGCCAGTAAAAATGATAATATACTTTTTTTCAGTACGAAGACTTCTAATGAAGAGAGAAAGAAAGTTTCTACTTTTTGTAGAAACATAAATTTTATGCTGAAAATATGTATAGATAATCTTCCAAATATAAAATATGTAAGTTATTTGCCGTGTGATGATATTTATCATCCTACTAGAACAAGTTTGGCGATAAGATACTTAAGAAGTAATGACAGCATATCCTCATGTTATAATTATATAGATTTAGTAAGTATTGGGGGTCAGAAGATAGGGAAAATACCTGGAACTTTGAATAAATCTATAATAAATGCCGTGGCGGTCCTTGACCATAGTTGTGTTACTCATAAAATAGAATTACTTAATAAAATGGAGTACCCTTATTGGCCAATATCTAAGAACTCCGAGCACATAGCTCCTGACGGAGAATTTTTCAATAAATTAATTGCTGTTGGAGGACCTATATTTAAAATTTCTGGAATAGTTTTAGGAGAAAAGTTACATCATGGGAATAGTATACAAGGTAAAGCTCATGGGTGGTAAATCATGAAATTAGGAGCGTCTTATAGCTTTTTTGATGGAGAAGAATTACTTAGATACTCTATTAAAAGTATTCGTGATTCTGTGGATTATGTTGTAGTAGTAGCTCAAGAATTTAGTTATACTGGCAATCCTTGGACTTCTGAAGCTAAAGAATTGTGTGATGAATTACTACGAGACGGCTTAGTAGATAATTTAGTGATATTTACTGCTTTATCAGGGATGAGTCCTCATGAGCAGGAAGTATGTAAAAGAAATTTAGGATTAGATGATTGTAGAAAAAATGGATGTGAATATATTATGTCTATGGATTCAGATGAGTTTTATAAGCATGATGAATTAATACAAGCTAAAACAATAATAGAGGAACAAGCTATAAATATATCATATTGTAGCTTTTATATGTACTATAAAGAGCCGATATATAGAGAGGTAGCTATTCCTGAAACAAAGGTAGCCTTTATGCAGAAGGTATCCCCTACTAGTAAATTCGTGTTATCAGAAAGTGATAAATACAGACACATAGCTTTAATAGACCCTACTCGTACAACCGATATTGGTCCTCCTGTAAAGTTATATGGGGATGATGTAATTATGATGCACCATATGTGCCATATTCGTAAGGATAGTTTAGTATCAAAATATAAAAATACTTCCGCTTATCAGCATTACTTACCTAATAATTTAGCTGAAAAATTATCAGAAGAGTATAAAAATTGGAAATTTATAGAGGGAGATAGTTTGAATATTATTAAAGTAGAAAATATTTTTAATATATCTATATAAAGGAAATTTAAGTATATGAACTATTTCATAAGTTGTAGGCCAGACCCTAGTGCTTTTTATAGAGGAGATATTATTGTAAACGCTTTAGGTGGAACAATAGTTAGTAATAGTATTTTAGCAGATAGGGCTTTAATAGTAAGAGTAAGTACTGCAACTCAATTTCCTAAAGCTAAAAGAATAGTTTACTCTTTAGATGACTCGTTTTGGGATATTCCTAATTCCCATCCTCACTATTCTGCTATTATTCGGGCCTCTAAAAATTGCGAGTATTGGTTAAAAAGAGCAGATATTTTAGTGGCAACTACTGTAGAAATAGGAAATAGAATGTTTGAAAAATCTGGTGGCAGGAATATAATAGTAGCTGAAAATTGTGTGCCAGATAATTGGATAAATAAATCTGATTTTACAAATTTTAATGGTAAAATAACTTTAAATCATGGATTAAATGGGCATGAGTATGATATCCCCGGATCTGGATTATTAGAAGAACTTGCTAAAATTAGAGAAAAATATGAGATACAGTCTATTGGGTCTACTGATTTAGATATAGGATGCTCTTCAGTTTTCCATACTGGGGTAGAAAATTATATAACTCACCTAAGAAATTATTCTAATTCTATAGGATTAATTCCTTTATCAGATATACAATTTAATAAGGGTAAATCTACTATAAAATTTTTAGAGTATGTGATTTGCGGCATATTTCCCATAGCTTCTCCAGTAGGAGAGTATAAAAAATTGACTGATATATTTCCATTTATTAGGCAGGAAGGTACTTGGTTAGATAGTATTGAAAAGGCGAAAAACAATTTTGATAAATTTGGCCTATTAAAAGACTATGTGTATGATAAATATTTACTATCTAAAAAAATTGGAGGATGGAGAAAAGTTCTAAATGGCTAGAACATTTTCTATAATATTCCCATGTGAAAGTACTAGACTGGGCTTATTTAAAAATTCTATTAAAGAGTATATAAAATATCCTTCCCATAAAAATATTATCATATATGTAGTAAGTAGAACTATATTAGAAGAGGATCTAGGCTTTTTAAGGAGCAATTTTAAGGTAAAACTTATAAAATATTCGTTTCCCGGAGATTATATTAATCCTAGCACGGCTCTTAATTTGGGAGTAAGATTTTCTGAAACAGAAGATATAATAATTACATGTCCAGAAGTCATGCCTAAAACTGATGTAGTTCAACAATTATCTGCCCTTCCTCGCGGAAATTATATATGCCAAGTATTTGATTTAGATGAGCTAGGAAATGAAACTATGTCTTTAGTTAACTCTAATTTTAGAGGCAACGACCCCTCTATGTATTTTTTAGCTTATTTCAAAAAAGAGGATATTTTACGTATAAATGGATGGAATGAAGAATTTATGAATGGTTTAGCTTTTGAAGATAATGATTTTGGTAGAAGATTTTCTCAAGCAGGACTATCTTTTATGTGTAAAGACGAAATCCAGGGAGAACACCAATATCATGAGAGATGCTCTTCAAATAATATTTTATATAGTAATAATAAATTACTATTTAATAGCAATACGGATATAAGGACTAAGAATGGTATATATAAATAATAAAGAAAGTTTTACTTCTGCTAATAGCTTGCCTATTAAACTTATTATGGATAGAGAATTATTTAGTAGTCTAGAGCAAAAGATAATATTGCCCAGGCATGTTCAAGTATCTCCTACTAATGTATGTAATTTAAATTGTACATTTTGTAGTTGCAGAAATAGAAATAAAGCTGAGTCTTTAACTTCTGAGCAGTTAGACAGTTTATTGAAATATATGATTAACTATCATACTGCGGGAGTTACTATAACTGGTGGAGGAGAACCAGCTCTATACCCCCACATCAATAATTTTATAGATATGTTAAGTCTAAATAATATAAAAATCGGCTTAGTTAGTAATGGAACTGTCTTAAAAAAGTTAGGCAAAGAGCAGATATCTAGTTGTAAATGGATAAGAATTTCTTTCGGGGATGATAGAATTTGGGACAGTAATTTTATTAGAAATATGGAATATATGAGAGATAATGGCAATGATTTAGCGTTTAGTTACGTAGTAAGTAATAAATATAATTTTAATAATCTTGTAAAAATAATTAGTTTTGCTAATAATAACAATTTTACTCATATTCGGTTAGTATCAGATATATACAATCCTGACAGTAAAATTATGGAAGATATTAAATATAGATTATCTCAAGAACATATAGATGATTCTTTAATCATATATCAGTCTAGAGAAAGGCATACTAAAGGAGCATCTAAATGTTTAATAAGTTTACTTAAACCTTTAGTAGCTGCTGATGGAAATATATATCCTTGTTGTGGAGTTCAATATTCTTTAAATGATGAAAATAGAACTTTTCCAGAAAAAATGATTATGGGAAAGTTAGAAAATTTAGAGTATATGTGGGGTAATCAAAAATATTTTAATGGATCTATTTGTGAAAAATGTTACTATACGGAATATAATTATTTACTTAATACCTTAATGTCTGAGGTAAAGCATAAGGAATTTGTTTGATGAAAAAATACATAGAAAAATTTTGGGAAGGTCAGCATGAGATGGAAGATCTTTCCTCTGATACATTAACTGGAAGCGATCCCATATATGTATTAGATTTCTTAAATCTATCTGTAGAAGAATTGAGAAATAAGAAAATAATAGATATTGGAGTAGGTTTCGGTACTATGGCCGTATTTTTAAAGAGTTTGGGATGTTTTGTATGTTCTGTAGATATATCTCAATCTGCCTTAACTAGAATATCTTCTATATCAGATATGATATGTCACAGCGATAGAATGTGTGATATGCCTAATAGATATTTTGATTACTGTATTAGCATGAAAGTTTTCCAGCACGTCCCTCCTTCCTGTTTTTTAAATATTAGTACTAATGTAAGTAGTTCTTTGGTTGTTGGAGGTAAGTTCGCATTTCAATATTCTTCTTCTTATGTGGGAGAAGAAGTTACTAGAGAGGAGGATCTTACTGGTAATTTACTACAAGCAGGAAGAGTATTGCGTACTCCAGAATCTATAGGTAATATATTTAATACAATAAATATGAATCCTACTTTTCTTTCTTCTAGAGTAGATTATCCTGAAGTTAATATGTCTGATAGAGGTATGTGGGGCACAGTATTGTGATACCTAAAATCGCTCACTTCTATTGGGGGGCTAAAAAACTATCTTATCTTAGATATTTAACTATTTTCTCCTTCCACAAATATAATCCTGATTGGAAAATCATATTATATATTCCTAGTACAGTAAATGAGAATATTCCTTGGATAAGTCATGAACAGTTAGTACCATATATAGGTAGCGACTATTTCAGTTTATTAAATTCTCTTCCTATAGAGAAAAAAACAATTACTACAAAAGAAAGTTTATCTGAAGTACATAAATCAGATATACTTAGATTATATTTGCTTAGTAAATATGGAGGGCTTTGGTCGGATATGGATATTCTATACATAAAACCTATAGATTTAGATTTAAGTTATGATGTGTGTATATCTAGAAATGATGTATATGGGTATGGAGTAGGATTTTTACTTGCTGCCTCAAATAATAAATTTTTCTTTTCACTATATGAGGAGGCTCTTAATAAAGTAGAAGACGTAGATTATCAGGCATTTGGGGCTAACTTATATAATAAAAAATTTCCACATATCAGTAATATTGAAGAAGCCTTTAATATAAGAGTATGTAATATTTCTATGGATAAGATAAGCCCATTTGATGCTAATAATATAGATGAAATTTTTCAAGAGGTGGGGAAATTATTACCGGAGCACTGTATAGGACTTCATTGGTTTGGAGGGCATCCTAAATCTGGAGAAATTCAAAATATACTTACTCCAGAAACTGTTTTAGATATGGATAATTATATAGGACTATCAGTTAGAAAAATATTGGAGGTATGAAAGTGAAAAATGCCCCTCATTATGGATGGGAATGGAGTTCTCATCAACCATTATTACAAGCAATTATATCGATACATAAGCCTATTCAAATTGTAGAACTGGGTTTAGGCATGTTCTCCACTCCTATTCTGGTCAAACCTCAAAAATATGAGTTTAAATATCTTGGGATAGATACGGATGAGGAATGGATAGGAGAAATAAAAAAAACTGTTGTGGGCGGTAATAATATAGTATTGAGACATCAACAACTCCCTAATGAAGTAGTTTGGGAAACTTTACCTAAAAATCTTACTGAAACTCAAAGAAAAGAAATAGAAGAGTATTATTCTAAACTTTTTATAGAACTATCTCTTGTGAAAACCTCTCCTAATTTTCTATTTGTAGATAACCACAGCACTTGTCGAACTATAGCTATTTGTAAATTGATTAATATTTTCGATGTAGTAGCTTATCATGATTGTCAAGAACCTGCTGGCATAGATTGGTATAGTTATTATTTCCCTAAAGAAATGTTCATTACTCATAATCAATTAATACTTAAAACTCCGACTGCTTGGACTGGTTGTTTTATAAAAAAAGAGTTATGTAAGGAAAAAATGCTGCTCTTAATAGATACAATTAAAGAAACTTTAAAAAAGTATCAAAAAGAAAATAATTTATCGGAAACTGGTTTTGAAATATTGGTACGGGGATGATACATGATTATTATTTTTTCTCCTCATTCGGATGATGCAGAGTTGGGATGTGGAGGGGCTATATCTAAATTTTCTTTTTCTAATAATAAATGTTTGAATGTAATTTTTTCCTGTTATAATGGAGATAGAAAAGCTGAGGCTATTAAATCTGCTCAATATCTAAATATGGAAGTATGTTTTGGAAATTTTATAGATGGCGAATTCGATAAAGAGCCTTTTAAAAATTTTGTACTTTTTATGGATAATATTTTCAAATCATATAAGGTTGATTCTCTTTTTATACCATACCCTAGTTTTCATCAAGATCATGAAATAGTATATAAAGCAGCAATAGCTGCTCTTAGACCGTATTCTTCTAATTCTTCCATTAAAAAAATACTTCAATATGAACTTCCTTACACCTATTGGGGGCCTAAAATAGATGGTTCTTCAGTATATATACCTTTAAGTGGGGAAGATGTAAAAAATAAACTTGAGTCTATAAAGTGTTATTCATCTCAAATATCTATTGAGAAATATCACCCTAGAAACTTAAATGTAGTTAAAGATTGGACTAAAATGCGTGGCATGGAAATATCTACAGAGTATGCTGAAAAATTTTATTTAGTTAAGGAAATATGGAATTGGTAACAGAAAAACAGTATGAGAATATTATAAAACTTTTTAAAGAATGCTATTCGGATACAGGAAGAGTATTACATAAAAGTATGTATAATTGGATGTATTATACTCAACCTACTATAGTTACTCTTAGATATGATGGAAATAAATTAGTAGGGCATTATGCGCTAAGAATTTTAGATAAGTTTTTAGATAGCGGTTTTGGAAAAGTTGCTATATCGTTTAATACGATGGTTCATCCTAATTATCAACATAGAGGAATATTCATATCTTTAGCAAAAGAGGCTTATGAAATAGCTAGAAATATGAATATTTCTTGCATATACGGTTTTCCAAATAAAAACTCTGCTCCAGGATTTTTTAAACATCTGGGATGGGAAAAGTTAGAAGGTGTTTATGAATATAGATACGATACGAGATCTTTACTAACTAATAATCATATAAAAGAATGTAGTATTTCTAATATAGATACTTTTGAAGTGTATAATTTAAATCATAGATTAAATAATTATTATCCATATAATAGAGGACACTATACTCTTATTGGAAATTTTTATAAGGACAATAAAATTACTAAGGATTGGGCTATATATAAAACGTATTACGGCCCAAATTTTGTAAATAGGCATATTTTAAAAGTAGAGTCTTTTACTGAAAATAGTAAAAAAGATATGGTATCTTTTATTCTAAATAAATCTTATGAAGAGGGATTTGACTACGTGTATGGATGGGCAAATAAGGACGATAGAATAGATTTCTATCCCATAGAAAAAATAAGAGATGTTACGTGCGGGCAGTTAATATTTAAACGGGGGATGGTAAAAGTGACCACATTTGACTCAGATTCTTATTAGAAATAAAGGAGAAATATAGTATGAATATATTAGTAACAGGTGCGGCAGGATTTATCGGGTATAACTTTTATAGAAGTATGTCTAATACATTTGGAAGAGTAGATAGTGAAGATAGAGACATGTTTCCTATTCCTTTAGATATCTATACTTATGCTTCTCAATATGATTTTAGAGGTCTAGATTGTGAGTTTGTAGATATAAGAGATATTAAAGCTTTACGTAAAGTATTCTTCGAGCGTAGACCTAAAATTATTGTTAATTTCGCCGCCGAAACACATGTTGATAATAGTATAAAAAATTCTAATGACTTCTATTCTACTAATATACAAGGTACTATTAATTTATTAGAATGTTCTAAAGAATTTGGAATAGATAAGTTTATACAAATAAGTACGGATGAAGTATATGGAAGTAGTAAGTTAGAGATAGATGATATACCTTTTACAGAAGAGAGTAAATTAAATCCTAGTAGTCCTTATTCTTCTTCAAAAGCCGCCGCCGAATTAATAGCTATGAGTTATTATCATACTTTTGGCTTACCTGTCATAGTTACTCGTAGTTGTAATAATTATGGACCTTATCAGCATCAAGAAAAGTTCATACCTACTATAATTAATAGTTTACTTAATAATAAAAAAATACCTGTATATGGAAATGGGTTGAATATGAGAGATTGGATTTATGTAGGTGATAATGTGCGGGCTATAAGACTTATTATAGAAAAAGGAAAAGTGGGAGAAATATATAATATATCTTGTAAAGATGAGTGGAGTAATTTAGGTATAATATCTAAAATATATAATGTTTTATATATGTATAATTCTGAAAAATTATTAAATAATGACAATATAGAATTTGTTACTGACCGTTTGGGGCATGATAAAAGGTATAGTATAGATAGTAAAAAACTATATGATTTAGGTTTTTCGGGGGCCGAAAACAATATGGTAGACAATTTAAAAACTACTATAGAGTGGTATAAAAATAGGCCAAATAGAAAATTAGTCTAGCCTCTTGACTATATTAGAATGTGTATTACATTTATAGAAAATAATTTTGGAGGTATTAGACATGAGTTTTAGAGAATTTTGGCCGTGGGAAGACAATCGTTGGATTAATAAAAATTGGGGTTATGGATTTTATAATTATAATAAATATGATTATTTAGATAATTACTTAAGTCTTCCTATTGGCGGCGATAATGTAGGATTAGATGTATATGAAGGAGTTGGAGGCAAAAGTATAGAAGTTATTATGGAATTGCCGGGAGTTGATAAAGAAGATATTAAAATAGAGATAGAAGATAATTATCTAGTTATAAGTGGTAAGAAGCAGAAGTATAGTGATGAAAGCAATAGAAAGTATTTAATCTCAGGAATTATTTACGGGCCGTTTAAAAAGTATGTTACTTTAAATAAAAATATAGATAGAGACAATATTGAAGCTAAATATGAGAATGGGGTTTTATATATTACTTTAAATAAAGTGGAAAAAGTTAAAAAACCTATAAAGATTAGTTAATCGCAAATTCCTCCTAAAATTTGTTATAAAATATATAGAAGGAAGAATACCTAGTATTCCCACCTTCTGAAACGAATCTCTTAGGAGGAGATCATGAATACTTTGAAAGTGAATCAGGGCGAAGAAAAAGAGTCCAAAACCGATGTCGCCGTCCACATGGACGGATACGTCCAGATGTCCATCGCCAATCCCGAAGGGGCCATGAACAAGGTGTTCGAGTACAAGGGCGAGTTCAACTTCACCGAAAAGAACATCGAGAGCCTCATCTCCCGCATGGTCGAAAAGGCGGGCAAAGTTGCGGTAGCCCTCAAAAGCTAACCAACGATTCGCAACAAAAAGAGAGGACCGCCAACTCTCTTTTTTAATTTGTATTTTTTTAAATATAAGATATAATAAATAAAATTCGATTGAAAAGGAGAATATTATGTTAGACGATACTATGCTTGCTATGTTCGATAAGTTTAAAGTTTTTGCTAATTCTAAAGATGACGGTCCTTCGGCGGATACTATTGACGAGTTTGTTAAACATATTAATTTAATTGATGATTTTTTAAATGCCAATAAAGAAGATCCTATTATTGCCTCTTTTATGACTTTAGATAATTTAGGTACTAAAATTCAGTTAATTCTTTTAGGCGCGATTTTAATGTCTTTGAATGAGAAGTAATTAGTATTTTTTTAGCGACCCTCATATGTTATAATATAATTATCTATACTTATGGGGGTCACTAATGAAATTAGTATATATTAAATGGCTAGATGCGTGTTCGTTCGAGAATGATGGCATGAAAGCCGAAGAATTTACTAAGGTAGGCATAGAGTTACAGACTGTCGGTTTTGTAGTTAAAGAAGACGATACGGGAATTATAGTAGCTTTAGAAAAATGTACTGAAGATGATAATTATAGGCAAATATGTTCTATTCCAGCGCCTTATATTTTAAGTAAACAGTATTTTGAAATAGATGAGAATCTTAACCTTAAAAAATTACCTAAGTCTAAAAAATTAAAGTAAAGAAATAGTTTAAAGGAGTAAGTATGGATTCTGTATTACGTAATATAGTAAATATATCTTTTAATTATGATTTAAATGATGATGTATTGGCAACTCCTCCATTAAGTTGGAAAATGATAGTTACTTTAGATACTAAAGGGAAGTGGAGCGAAGCTACTAACGATGTTTGGTTATTTTTTAATAATATAACTATATTAGACGGCAAAAATTGGGTATCTGATAGTGACTCTATTTCAGTAGGTATTTATTCTGATGACCTTTGTAGGTCTTTAGTTAAAATGTCTATAGATTGTAGTAAAAAGAAAAAGTCTATAGAAGTTGTTGGATCTCAAAGTGTTAAAGTTTTACAAGATATAGTTAAGTCAGTTTTTAATAATAAAAAAATAACTTTTAAAACTTTAACTGATATTCCAGAAGTTAGGTGGGCTACTTAATAATCATCTACCATTTATAGAATGTAAGAGTAGATTGATGTGGGGCTATCTTTGAATAGCCCTTTTTTTATTTAATAATTTTCTATTTTTTTTGTTATAAAAACAGTAAGGAGGAAATTATGGTAGATACATTGATTCTGTATTCTTTAGTTGTTGGAGGATTAGCTCTAATTTACTTGGTCCGCTAACAAAGGAGAGTTAGATGAACAGCAAAGTGAGAGGACTGTTGTGGGTGCTGTTTCAGGTGTGGGTGGGGGTTATGATAGGAATAGTTATCTCGACAACTGTTTCTATGGCCCGTGAAAAACCAGTGGTGATAAACAAGACTTTCTATACTACTACTATAAAAAGAGCGGTAGTGTATGAAGTTATTCGTCAAGATCCTGAAAGGAGAAAGAAATGAGTGATATATCTTTGTATGATATCGAGGTAGCGTTAGGTAGAATTTTAGCGGATGAGAACGAAAACGGTACTTGTGACGCTTATCAAATAAACAAATTATACGGCAGCGTTCGAAAAGCTAACGAAGAAAAAGAACACAAGATTAAAGTAGAAAAGCTGCGTTTAGAAGAAGAGAGTATAAGAAGCCGACATCGCGTACCAGAAAGGACTAAATAATTTAAATGATTCCGAATGATGTAAAGGTTATTATGGAGACTCTCAAAGCTAATAACTTTGAGAGTTTTTTAGTCGGAGGCTGTGTACGAGATACTTTTCTTGGTACAGAGCCTAAAGATTACGATATAGTAACGAATGCTACTCCAGAAGAAGTTAATAAGCTTTTTGAACATACTTTATTAGTTGGCGAAAAATTCGGGGTAGTAGTTGTAGTATTGAATAAAGTTCAATACGAAGTAGCTACTTATAGAACAGAATCTAACTATGATGGGCGTAGACCTGAAATAGTTAAATATGCTAAAAGTATTGAAGAAGATGTCTCTCGGCGCGATTTTACTATAAACGGGCTTTATATGGATGAGGACGGTAAAATCTACGATAAAGTTGAAGGCATAGTAGATATCCAATTAGGGGCTGTAAGGGCCATAGGAGAGCCTGTAGAGCGTTTTAGAGAGGATTATTTACGTATGATGCGGGCGGTTAGATTCGCCTGTAGGTTTAACTTTATTATAGATAAAGCCACGGCTGAAGCTATATATGCTTGCAGAGAGGGAATACTTCATATTTCTAAGGAAAGGCTTAAAGATGAATTACTTAAAATCTTAGAAGCAGATCCTAAAAGAGGTATTCAGTTATTAAAAGAGTTGGGCCTATTGAATATCTTACTTCCTGAAATATCTAATATGATTGGCTGTACTCAACCACCCGAATTTCATCCTGAAGGAGATGTCTATAGGCATACGTTGGAAGTATTAGATATTTTACATAAGGATAAAGCTCATCCTCTTTTGAAATTGGCCGGTCTTTTACATGATGTTGGTAAACCTTTAACGCGGACGGTTGAAGATCGGATTAGATTCTCTCAGCACGATTCTGTGGGGGCTAAAGAAGCAGAAAGAATTTTAACTGATTATAAGTTTTCTAACGAAGAAATAGGGTACGTAGCTACTTTGGTTAGTCAGCATATGAAGTTTGATTGTACTAAAGATATGAGAACTAGCAGACTTAAAAGATTTCTGCGTCAAGAGTTTATTGATGACATGCTTTTACTTCATAAGGCAGACGCTCAAAGTAGTGGGGGTAGATTGGAAACTTATAACTTTTGTAAAGACAAGATAGAAGAGTTTAAACAAAACCCTGAAAAAGTACATCCTGTTAGATTAATTACTGGCAATGACTTAATCGCCAGAGGATTAACTCCTGGGCCTAAGTTTAAATTTATTCTAGAGCATATAGAAGATTTACAGCTTGAAGGGAAAGTAACTACTAGGATAGAGGCTTTACAGGAAGTAGAATTCTATCTGCTTAAAGAAAAAAGCGAGTTGTGGGAAAAGACATTTAAACTGTTTAACCGTGAAGGCCTTTGAGCCTTTTTTATAAAAGGAATAAGTATGCCTGAATGTAATATGTGTGGTAAGTGTTGTGAGAGCTTCTATTTAAATTCTCTAATCGGCCAAGAAGATATTATAGAAAAGATATTTCTATTTGAGGCATTATTATTTTGGAAATATGTAAATAAAGATTTAGTAGACATAGTAGCTGAAAGAAATAGATTTAAATCTGAAATAGATTTTAATTACCCTCAAACAGATATGACTGTACTTAAATTTATGTTAGTTAAAAAAGAAAAAATGGGGGAGTATGGTTGTAGATTTTTAGTTGATAATAAATGTTCTATATATCCTTACCGGCCCGAAATGTGTAAGGATTATGGAACTAAATATCCTTGTAGTCACGAAGGATGCAGTATGCGAAATACTGATAAAAGTAAGAGATTGGAGATATAATGGATAAGCTTAAATCTATTGGATTTTATACTTTAGAAGATGCTAGAGCTAAAAATATTAGCCCTTCATCTCCTATGTGGCGGGCCGAAATAATTATAACCAGTCGTTGTAATTTTAACTGCCCTTACTGTATGCCTTTAAATCATTTAAAAGGCGATATGCCTAAAGAAGATGTAGAATTAGTTATAGAAGATTGGTGTAAGGATGGATTAAGAAATATTAGATTTTCGGGGGGAGAGCCTACCCTACATAAAGATTTAATTAATTTTATAGACTTTTCTAATGTGCGGGGGGTACAAAATATAGCTATTTCTTCTAACGGCTCCGCAGATCCTAATTTATATAAAAAATTAGTAACAGCCGGGGCTAATGATTTTAGTATTAGTTTAGATGCTTGTTGTTCCAGCACGGCAGATATAATGTCTAATACTAAAGGTCGATTTGATAAAATAGTAGAGAATATAAAGTTATTATCTTCTTTAACCTATGTAACTGTAGGAGTAGTTTTAACTAATAAAAATATTAATGAACTTAAAGATATTATATATTTTGCTAGTTCTTTAGGAGTTGCAGATATTCGTATTATCAGCGCGGCCCAAGAGAATGAGACTATTTCTTTAAATGAAGTTTTAAAATTGCCTGAAGAGCTTTTAAATAAACATCCTATTTTAAAGTATAGGGTAACTCATATAAAGAATAATGTAAAAATGCGGGGCATGATAGATAGTGATGCTGATAAATGTTATTTACTTCAAGATGATAGTGTTGTAGAGGGTAAATATCATTTTCCTTGTGTAATCTATCTTCGTCAGTTAGGAAAACCTATAGGAGAAATTCGGCGGGGAATGAGAGAAGATAGAGTTAACTTCTTTAAAAACTTTAATCCTTTAAAAGAAGAAATTTGTCGTCGTACTTGCTTAGATGTTTGTGTAGATTTTAATAATAGATGCAGGGAGTTTAAAAATGAGTACTGATCCAGAAGCATATCTGTTTTATGGATTTATAATTAGTAGTGTATATCATGAAGTACCTGATTATGATATTTATGATAATATTTGGGAAGATCCTCCTGAATATGGATTTTATATGCCATTCTAAAGAAGACATAGAAAAATTATATGCTGAAGTCATTAGACTTAGAAAATTAGAAGTTTTATGGAATGAATTTTTGGAGGATAAATGAAGAAAAAATATTTATCTAGTTTAGTAGCTCCTATTATTAATTATTCTTATCCTACTAGACACATTACTGATTGGCATTATATTCACCATATTAAAGGTATAACAGGTTCTTGGATGGATAAGCCTTTAGGAGCTTTTCATAGAATAACTAATCATCACTTAATTCATGATGGATATATAGTTATAAATAATAAGCAATTTAGTCTCCCGCAGTTTTTACACCATATAGGTTTAGATAGTTTAACGGCCAGGGGAATTCCTAATCCTTTACTACCGCACAATATTATATATACTTTAAAAGGATTAGGATTTTCTCATAAAATAGCTTATGAACTTTCTACTATAAATATGGCTAAATTATTAAGCGGTATTATTCCTCTAGCTATAGCTATTAATGACGGTAAAAATTGTATCGATAATAAAATACCTTTGGAATGGGAAAATATTGCTTCAATTTTTGGTGGGGGGATTATAAATATAATAATAGGAATTTATCTATTAAATACTTTTCTCATTTTAGCAGGGGTAGTAGAGTTGGGGGTAGGTGGAATAACTATATTTAGAAAAATAAACGAAAAATTTGAAAATAGTGTGGGGGAAGAATTATGTATAAATTATTAATATGTATTTTAATAATAATTTTAACTTCTTGCGCGGGAGAAGTAGGAAAAAGTAATAAATTAACTATTCCTGAAGGCCCTTCTGAAGGACAGATGTATTTATATGGAAATACTATTAGTTTGAGTTGGCAAGATAATAGTAATAATGAATTGGGATTTCATATAGTACTTTGGGTCGAAGTATTTGGAGAAAGTATATATACTAATATACCTAAAGAATGTACATATGAATATCCTTTTAAAAATATATATTCAAGATATGTATGTAATTATTATACTTCCATAGACGGTCTCATTATAGATGTTCCTTGGTTTGAGGGGTATAATAACTATAAGTTTGTATCTTTCATGGTTTATGCTTACGATAAAAAACCGGGGAAGGGCATAATTGAATCTGACACATATGCGGATGATTTATGCTTCTACTACTCTAAATGTAATTAGAATATAGATTAGTAATTATCTAAAGTGCAAAAAATTTAAATAAGGTGTTATAATATTAATGTGAAGTAGAAATACTTTATACGCGACTGTGCCGCAACCGGACAGACGGAGCTGGCTTAAAACCAGCCGAGCGTAAGCTCATGGAGGTTCGACCCCTCTCAGTCGCATATAGAATTAGATAATTTAGAGGAGATAATCTCCTTTATTTTTTTCCAATACATATCTTTTAATTCTTTAGACATATGTTTTTCTATAGTAGGAATAACGATTAACTCAATTCCTTTTTCAGCGCAAGCTAGTATTTTTCTATTATCATTATTATGTATTTTATCTAAAGTATCAACTCCATAAATAGGTTCATAGTGAAGAATTCCATTAATCTCTATTCCTAATTTTAAAGTGGGAAAATAGAAATCTAATTCGCTTCCAATAACTGTTTTATCATTGCATAATATTTCTAGAGATAGAAAAGTTTCACGTAATTTATCTTCGAGGAATTTTTCTAGTTTAGACCTTCTTATTCCATAAGTTTTATGAGTATTATTATATGTGGCCGAACAAGAATGATTACAGAAACTTCTGCCACTTTTAGTTTTTTTGAGTTCTTTAAATGGTTTTATAACCTCTTTTCCACAATTTGCACAAATAATTGTTACTTTACTGTACTTAAAATCTCTTGAGCATTTACGACTACAAAAGATATTTACTTGGCCGCATTTTATTTGATAGTTATAATCTTTTAAATCTCTAATAAAAGAAATTCCACAATGAGTACAAATTAATTTAATTGTTTTAATCATAATAATATATTAATATATAATATATTTAAATGCAAGAGGGGGAATTCGAAATTATTGTTTCCAGTCCCATATCAAAGTATTATGTCTGATGTAACCTATATAAAGGAGTATGTAAAATGACTGCGAAAAAGAATTCTGAAAAACCGTCTATGTTAGGGTATTATATTGGAGATAAAGTATTTTTTATTAAATTAAATGAAAAGCGGGTAGAGATTGCTTGTCCTGTATGTAAGGGTAATTATACTATTACTGTAAAGGGTGTAAAGTATATCTGCAATGAGTGTGGGAGTGGATATCATTCTAAATTAGGAATGGCGTATAAAGATGCTATTAATAAATCCATCATCTATTCCGGCTCCATTTCTAGTAAGGCTGTCACTAAATTAAATAATAATGTTACTGAAATTTTCTATAATATAAGATATTCAGATGAACATAATAATAAGCGTAATGAGGAAGTTAATTTAAATTTAATATTCGATAATGAGAGTAGTGCTATTGAGTATGCTAAAATTATCATGTTACAGAAAGAGTATAATGGAGTAGATATAGTTATAAATAAGGAAGATTAAATGGAATTATCTGATAGTGAAAAACAGACTCAAGAAATTATTATAGCTACTACTGAAAGTATTTATAATAATTTACTTAAAAAAATTAAATTTAAGTTAGATTATGCGCGGGATCATGAAGATAATTTTAATAAAATAGATTATATGTTATTAATTAAAGATCTCTATAATGATCTGCCCGCCGAAATTAATAGTGGATATGAGGATATAAAAGACTAATTATTTCCTCGTCGTCTAATGGTAGGACAATAGGCCTTGGACTTATTAATTTACGTTCGAGTCGTAGCGAGGAAGCCATAAAAATAATGGAGGATATAATGTCTTCTACAGCATATAGTATAGATATATCTAAAGTAGATTTATCTAATAGTCAAAAAGGTCGGGCTAATAATTTATTTATAAATATTTTAGCCGGGTTGAGGTGGGATGATTTATCTACGGACGAGCGTAATTTACTTAGATTAAATTATACTTCTGATGTAATAGATATATTAGAGCAATTATAAGGGAGATATCTATTGAAGATAGTAGTAAATAGAAATTATGGCGGATTTGGCATATCTCATAAAGGTCTTATGAAATATGCCGAATTAAAGGGAATTAAATTATATGCGTATAAGGACTATTATAATCACGCATTTAATACTAATTTAGTATTGCTGACCGATGAGGAAGCTATATCTGAAAGGGCAGCAACTATTTACTATTCTACAAGTATTTTACATACGGTAGAGGATCTTAATGCTGATTCTGGATATTTAAATGAGAGAGATATAGCAAGAAATGATCCAGCTTTAGTACAGGCAGTAGAGCAATTAGGTACTGAGGCTAATGCTAGATATGCTGACTTAGAAGTAGTAGAGATACCTGATGACGTAGATTGGCAGATAGATGAATATGATGGATGGGAATCTATCCACGAAAAGCATAGAAGTTGGTGAATAATTTTGGGAAGGTAATTTAGGGCGTAACCTTAGTCCGATAATAGGATGTTGGTGGTAAACAGAAAGCCCATAAAACTTAGTAGAAAGTGATATCGACAACTACTAAAAGTAGAGTGCAAGTCTCTACTCTTCCCACCAAATTTTAAAAAGAAATTAGCAATAATTTCTTTTTTTTAGTTATAAAAGTAGTAGGAGGAAATTAAAATGGGTAAACCTAAAAACTATAAGAGAGTGAAGTGTGAGTATTGTGGAGGGGACCCTATAGAAAAATATGTAAAGTATCTAGGCTGGAGTATTACATGTTCTATTTGTGGAGAAAGGACTCTACCGCCTTTAGAAGGGCAAGTTTTATGTGACGTTAAAGGAATAAGAAAGGAATGGTGTGCGCGTCAATATAGCCATAAACTTACTTTCTATACTAAGTGGAGAAGTAAGCGTAATAGAGCTATTAGACAGGAATATGAAAGAAAGTTTGCTGTGGGTCAATAAGGAGCAATTATGAGGTTAAACGCATATCGTAAAATTTTGCCGGGGAGTAGGGTAGTGGTTTATTGTAGCAAAGGAGACTATAGAGATTGGAGATATAAGTCTGCTACTGTAGTAAAACGGTATGGAAATTTAGAAGATGCGATTAATAAGGATTTACGGTTAGGTCCTTATGAGGATCTGGTAGACGTAGAGTTTGATGACAGAAAAGGGCATGTCTCTAAAGGTCATTTTACTTACGGAATTATTCCATTATAAGGAGTTAGTTGTGGGAAGTAACGTATTTTGCAGATCGTGTTCAATTCCTGATGATAACGACAGAACAACCTGCACAAGATGTGCAGATTACGAAAGGAGAAAGGCTGCAAGATATCTTAACCGCATTTCAGGTAAAGGATACGAAAAGCCTGTGGTTTTCAGATTCATAAAGGAGATTTAAGATGAAGAAGGTATTTTTGTGCTTGATGGTATTGGCATTAGTCAGTATCTCTTGCAAAAGAGATATTGATGTTATGAAAGAATATACTTTTAACAGTGTGTGGTCTAGTGGAGATTCTTCTCCGCTTATGGCCGTATGTTTGGGGGGTCCTAATAGTAATATTAAAGTGGGAACTCCTACGGACAATATTACGTGGCGAGTCGAGGTACTTAAGATCGATCAGAAAGACGAGCGGATAATTATCAAAATGACTCGCCCTAATGAAATTCCAACCATCCATACTATGAGAAAATTGTGGGATGAAAGGCGTGAAGGTTTTCATCTTATGATGAGTGATGAAGTGGGGAATAACGTGGAATATGGATTTGTAAGAAGTTACATTCAGGGTGAATGCGAATAATTTTTCGACTGGAGGGCTATTAAATAGAAATATTTACTAGCCCTTTTTTAGCTGTATATTTTTTGAAATAATATGGTATATAAATAATGTAAGGGCCTATAGCTCAGTTAGTAGAGTACGTGACTTTTAATCACGGTGTCGAGGGGGCGGAACCCTCTAGGCCCACCAAATTTCAAGGCTATTAATTTAGCCTTTATTTTTTAAGGAGAGATATATGAGATTTACTGCGTGGAATAAGTTACCTAATAGACTATTAAAAAATCAGTATGCATATCTTAGATATTACGTGAATGATACTAATGAAAAGCAGTATTACATTCTTATCTCTACTGAATATGAAGATGCTACAGTAGATAAAGTTTTTAAAGTTCCTAAGTATTTAGCTGAAATTTTCGATGAGCTATATGGAGAAGGAAGAAACTCTATTATAAATAGTTTTAAAGAGTTATTTGAGGTTAAAAAATAGAAGGGAGGGTAAGTGATTAAAGTAGTCGTATTCGTCCCCGGCGCGATTGCAGAAAAAATGACGCCGTGTGAGACAGATGGAATTATATCTATTAATGAAATAAATCATACTTTCCAATTAAGTAATTTATGGAATTATAAATTAGTAATGAGGTTCGATGATTTAGATACTGAAGTAGATAGTGTGGATAATAGAGAGCCAGTATTATTTAATGATAGTATGGCTAATGAAATTATAGATTGGTTAGAAGCCAATAAAAATAATATAAAAACTTTAGTCGTGAATTGTAATGCAGGAATTTCGCGTAGTGCGGCGGTCGCAAAATTCGTAGCGGATATTTATAAATTAGATTTTAATGAAAAATATAGTTTATATAATAAACATGTTTATAGTACTTTGAGAAAAGAATGGGATAGGAGATTGTATGAAAGATAAAATTATATGGGTGTGCGGGCAATGGCATAAAATAGATACTTCCCCATACTATGTGTGGGGAATTAAAGGATTATATTTAAAAGAAAAAGATGCTATAAAAAACTGTGAGTCTTGGGAGTTTTTTGTCGGCCCACTTATTTTAAATAAAACATATCCTAGTGCGATAAGTGAGTGGGAAGGATCGTACTATCCAATAGACCCGCCAAAGGGTCTTAAAAGATTTTTGGAAATAGATAAAAAAGGAGAAAGTAATGAGTAAGGTAGTTTTCAAGGTTACTGGTAGTTATAAGGAGACTGAGAAGGGTCGTAGGAAGCAGGTTAGTATGTATCTTAAGCATGAAGATAGTGGATTAGGATTACTGGAACATGCTACTAATTCTTTATTCTCTTCTGCCCGCGCCGGTAGAAAATATACAGATGTTTTGAATGAGAAGAAGTTTAAACTTAAGTATATTGAAGTAATGGCTGGCGGTATTCAGGATATTAATGCTTGTATTGAAATAGATAAAGAATTTTCCAAGCAAGTACGTAATATGATTGTCGTTACCTCTTTAGAAGACTAAAAAACTGGGGTCAGTAATTCTGGCCCCAAATTTTTTAAGATGATAAAAAATAGAGAATTAGTAGATGGAGAATATATTATAACTAGAGCTATATGGGTAGCTAAATGCCCTACCTGCGACTTTAGAATAATTGATGCTTTAGAAGACAAGTCTAGAAGAGAAGTTTTTTGTAGTAATTGTAAAATTTGGATTCCATATATACAGGATACTTGGAGGGGGCCGGAATTAATAGGAGGGGAAGAAAATAAACATACTTACTATTATAAAGACTCTCTTTTTCCGGGAGATATAAAAAGAAAACAATTTGAGCACATCTCTTCTATTAGAGAAAGAGATAAATTATTTGGAGATAGGAGATAAATGGAACCTAAATATAGAATTTGGTGGGGAGTAGAGACTGAGGATGTTGGAAATTTATATAACGTATTTAGACAAGAAGTACATTCTATAGATCATGCTAAACATCTATTAGATGTTATAAATCAGTTTACTGAGTTTTTATGTGAAGAAGAGATAGCTGATATTAGCTCTGAGTTTCAAACTTTTATCGGTGGGCTAGAGATATGTATGGATGGAATTTGGGAAGAATGGGCTGATGAAAATGGAAATGATATATGGTATGAGGAAAAGATATGATGAGTATATTAAGTCTCATTACAATTAATCATTTCTATATCATATACGGTATAATTGGATTGTTGATAGGACTCTATATAGTTACAAGTACTAGGTGTCTAAACTTACATTGGTATAATAAAATAGTATTAATAATACTTTTAATACAAATATGGCCATTGATAGTAGTGATAAATTTATTCGATGATTTAGGAGCGTGTGGATGAAGATAGTAATAAAGGGCGAATCTAAAGAAGGTAAAAGTATTATAGCTAAAATAATTAGTAATGCTTTACTTCAACATCATATATATTGTCATATTGAAGATGCTGACGATAGTTATAGTTATAGAACATCCATGTCTCAAGACGATATAACTAATTTTTGGCGCGGAAGAGAAAGTATTTGTATAAAAGTTAAACAAGAGTAGCAAATAAAAAAGAGAGGTGAAAATCCTCTCTTTTTTTAGTTATAATATCTTTGAAGGGTCGAAAGACTCTATCTTAGATATACATTTTTATTAGTTCTTCATCAGTGAGGATAGTATCATCTATTAAATCAGTCGCACCCATTATGCTACACATATCTCTCAATCCATTAGTATTATCTTTTTCATCAATATTATAATTTTTAATAGTTTCTAAAGGAATTAAGTTATCGTCCGAAGTCTCTTCTGCCCCTTCCCATACATTTAAAGAGTTGCATTTAGCGCACCTAAAGGTATTATACTTACCTCCATCCCTATAATCTTCTTCATTTATTTTTAATGTTTCTGCTCGTATTTCAACTCTATTTCTATATACCCTAGAGGTATCTTTAAGATAAGATTTTACGATATGATAATCTCGCATAATCTGAAAAACCTCATCAATAATTCCGCAATTTTTACAGTGCCACATATTAAGTTTTCCTTATATAATATCTGTAAATAAATATAACTTCTGTCTAATATCAGTAAACTTTAAATCTCCATTATGGGCTAAACTAACTATTATTTGTTCTTTAGGAATACCGTAAGGATAGCTTACATAAGTAGGAACTGCTTTAGTAAGAAATATCATACATCCTAATTTACTATTTAATTGTTTTACGCCGCCAGAAACACAATGTAAATACCCAGAATCGGGACTTATAAATCCTACTCCTCTCGGCTCATTAAATATAAAATCTATAGTATCTTTAACACTAGGTATACTAACTTTATGTATTCTATTACTAGGTTTTACATATTTATCAAACATAGTCCAATCAGTTCTGTCGTGCCCTAATACTGCGATATCGTGTTTAGTTTTAATAGTTAGAAATTCAAATATAGAATTCCATAATTTCCATCCTAAAGGTCTATCTCCACCACCATCAGGCGTAGTAATTCTTCCTCCGCAAAATGGGGTTACAGAAATATAAGAATTAACCATAGGCCATTTTTCATTATAAATATCTATAGTAGGTAATATAGGAGTATAATCTTTTAAATTTACAGTCTTAACTTCTTTTTTAGATCTTCTAATTTCATCATTAAGATGAACAGCATATCCTTCAGATATGGGCCTATTTAATCTCCAGCTATGTTTAGAGGCGTTTTGAACGGCAAATAAGTGGAAGAAGTCATAAGTATCTTTATCGGCAGGATTCCTAGTTAAATCAAAATCGCCAGGAATAAAACTAACTGCGATACCGGGAAGGTTTTCTAAGACATGACAATGAGGCTGGTCTTGTAATCTTAATTCAATTTCATATTCAGGATTCGCTTTTTTCCAAGCATACAAAGTCGGGGTTATCTCTACTAAGTCCCCTAACAATTCTACGGCACTAAACAATGCTTTCATATACTCTCCTTTTTACTTTGATTTTTTACATTAATTAATATAACATAATTACTATGGAATTCAAACTCGCTTCGACAAATACTATACCTAATGCAGAGATAGGTATAATTCTATTCATTAAAGATAAGTTTAATGAATGTTTAAATTCTATTTTAGAACAGACATATAAAAATTATTTACTTTTTGTGATATATAACTCTGAAGATAGTAAAATAGCCTCTCAATTAGACGGCTTGCAAAATATAAATATTTATAAATATAAATATACTTCGGAGGGGGAATTAGACAATAAAATTTATTATGATACTATAAACAAAGTAATAGATGAAATATTATCTATGCGGACTGTAGTTAAATATATAAAAATAATAGATAAAAATATAAAATTAGATATTAATGAATTAGCTATTACTATAAATTATTTAAAATCACATCCAATAATGTGTAATATCTATACATCTAAAAATAATATTAAAATAGATAAGGATAATTTAAAAGATATAGGTATTTCTAATATAATTTTTAAAAGTATGGTTTTATATAAATTTGCCCCGCCAATTTTTGATGATAATTTTAAAGACAAGCTTTATAAATATGGAGGAGCTATATATCCAGTGTGTATAAATAATTTAGGTAATAAATGTTAAAGAAGAAAATAAATTGCGGTAAAGTTATCGCTTTAAATAAATTTATAGTCGTAGGAGATGTGCATCCTAATGATATGAATTTGCCGGTGGTTATAGATATAAAAAAACTTCAAGAATTATTTACGGATATAGGAAAGAAAATATGTGTAGGAATGGATTTAAAAATTAAACAGGAAAAATTTTGCAAAGGTATTTTAGAAATAGAGGTAGTAAAGGAGAAATAATTTATGTCTTGTATTAGCGGATTTAAAAGTAGAGATGATTTAATAGAAAAAATAGTAGTGGCTATGAAACAGTTACAAAATAAGAAGGTGACTCCATATAGAATAGTACTAACTCCTGAATCTAAAAAGTTATTAGGTTCATGTAATTATTTCTTAGGAGTTCAAGTTTTTGAAGGCGTAATTAATAAAGTATGTTCAAGTCCTATTTACAATGTGCAGATAGTGATAGAAAATGGGATTTGAAAGTAAAAAAGTGCCTACAGTAATTCCTATAATAAGTGGATATACTTGTGATTATTGCGATAAGTATTTTGATATAAATACTAAATATTCAACTTTAAGTTTGCCGGATGACAAAGAACCTATAGTGTTTTGCGATGAATGTACTGAAAAAGTATTAGATCAATGTGTAGGATATAGGAGAGAATAATGTATACTACTAAAGTAGAACTGTATATATCGAAACCCTGTAAAGGTACTAAAGGTAAAATGAGTTTTGGCTATAGGATAGAATTCGACTCTAGTAAAAAAGAAGATATTAAACGCCAGTTATCTGAAATGGTAGATAGTCTATGTGAAAGCGGTAGTAGAGATTGGGAGGAAGAGTAAATGCCTATATTTGAATATAAATGTAATAAGTGTGGACGTAAGCAGGAAGAATTAATTATTACTACTGAAGATAAAAGTAAAAAAGTATCTTGTCTATATTGCGGAGCCAAAATGAATAAAATATTATCTCCTACCTCTGGTAGGTGGAGATTTATGGATACTTACAAATGATATGAAGTTAAGTACTAAATGGAAAAAAATGTCAGAAGTATATATGTATTTTGCAGGGGATTATGATTACCTTAATTTTGATGAAAAATCGGCGGAAGACTGTTATAAATTTGAATCTCAAGGAATAGGAAAATTAAATATAACTAAAGATGTTGATGGTAAATATAATGGGTACTTTGTAGGTAAGTTTTTAATGGATATAAATATATCTATGTGGAAAGAAGATATTGAGAATGGGTATTTATTTAAAATAGAATTATTAGAAGATAATAGTTTATCTAAAATAAAATGGTTTATAGAGAAAATTTTAAAGGATATAATAGTTAAAAAATGTCTGAGATATTAAATACACAGATAGAGAATAATACTCAGGAACGTATGAAGTTTGACATTCCTCGTGAAGATTGTAAATGTTCTGGAATTTACTTTATTGTGAATTCCTTAGATGATCGTTTTTATATTGGTCAAGCACAACAATTTAGAGGTCGTTATTACGGCCATCGTCATTGTTTAAAGTATGGTAAGGCTACCCCTAAACTTCAAAGATTTTCAGATAAATATGGGGAAGATAAATTAACTTTTTATATTGTTGAGTTTGTAGATATTGAAAATCTTAGTAATAGGGAACAGTGGTATTTAGATTTATATTTTAAGGGTGGGCGTTTGTTTAATAGTTCTCCTTTAGTACAAGAGCCTGGAAGAGGTTGTAAACATTCTGCGGAAGCTGTAGAAAGATCTGCTAGTGCTATTAGAGGAAGGAAACATTCTGAAGAGCAAAAAATAGCGAATAGTAAAGCCCATAAAGGTATAAAACAAAGACCTGAAATAGTTCAAAAAAGAGCGAAATCCTGTAGTAGACCTGTATTACAATATACTAAGGAAGGTATCTTTATTAGAGAATATGAAAGTGCGAGAATAGCGAAAACAGTATTAGGAAAAGATATACATATTTCTTCTGCATGTAAAGGAAAAAGAAAAACTGCTGGGGGATATATTTGGAGACGTAAAAATGTCTGACGTATTAAATATACTTCCTTCAGAGTTTGTAGAAAGAGCTGTTTATGTAGAAGGGAATCCTTTCGTAGGAGAGTATGGATTTGATAGTTGGAGGTTCCTTTAAAGATATATATGATGATGATTCCACATATATGTTACTTAAATGTTCTAGACAGTGTAGTAAGAGCACAACTCAAGGTAATAAGATACTAACTTATTGTGCTCTACTACCTAATTTTAAAGCTTTATATGTGGCCCCCACGCACGATCAGATGAGCGTCTTTAGCAATGAACGCCTCTATTCAATAATAGATCAAAGTCCTATATTAAAAAAATTAACTAATAGTAAAACTACTAATAACGTAATGGAAAAACGACTGGTAAATAATTCCAGTATTCGATTACGTTCTTCTTTCGTAGATCCTGCTAAATCGCGTGTTCGAGGTTTGGCGGCGAGATTAATAGCTATAGATGAGATTCAGAATGTCGGTATGGATCATGTACCTGCTATTCTAGAATGTGCTGCTACTTTTCCTACTAATAAAATAATTATATTTGCCGGAACTCCATTATCTATGGAAAATACCATAGAAAATTATTGGTCAAAAAAATCGTCCATGTGTGAGTGGATGACGAAATGCGGTTGCGGTAAATGGAATGCTACAACTATGAAAAATATAGGAGTGGAAGGATATGTTTGTGAAAAATGTGGAAAGGGCCTTGATATACGCTTGGGTACATGGGTTGCTGGAAGTTCAAAATATCTATATGCTGGGTATCATATTAATCAGTTAATGACTCCTTATACTCATAAAAATTGGCAGAGTATTCATGATAAATATCATGATTATGATTTGCCGGGTTTTATGAATGAAGTATTAGGAGAATCTTGGGACTCAGGAGTTAAGCCTATAACTAAAGCTGAATTAATAGCTTGTTGTAGAGATTATGAGTTCGAACGTAGTCCTAATCCGCCTAGTTTAAAAGATAGTAAAATACATGTTATGGGTATAGACTACGGTACTGGAAATGTAAGTTATACAGTAGTTACCATACTTACATTAGAAAGAGATGGTACTTATAAATTATCTTATATGAAAAGATATGCTGGTTTAGAAGCTAGTGAAGATTTCTTTTTACAAGATATAACTGAGTTATGCCATTTATGGAATTGTAGAGTAGTGTGTGCTGACTGGGGTTTTGGAGTAAGTTATAATTTTAATTTACAGAAAAGAATTGGAAAAGAAAGAGTAATTCCAGTTTATTTTAGCGCAGCCCAAAAGGATAAAATAAGTTTTGATAAGCATGGCGGCGGTATGATGGTAGTACATAGAAGTAGAGTATTGAGTGATGTATTTACTTTATTTAAAAATCAAGAAATGATAGCTCCTTATAAATCAGACCCCGAAAAGTTTATAACTCCATTTGGTCAAGATATATTAAATGAGTGTATAGAAGAAAGTAAAACAGATAGACTTAAATATATACATGATCCAGATAATACTGATGATTGTCTATTTTCTATTACCTTAGCTTATTTGGCCGCGCAGATGAAGAATCCTAGATTAGATATGCATGTCGTAGACATTCCCGGCAAATCTATGTACTCTAAAAAAGAACCTTTTGACCATAACTATAATTAAGCAATTTTTTTTATTTTTATGGTATAATAATTATAGCTGAAGCTATTCTTAAAGACAGTCAGGGTCGATAAGAATTACAAATTGTTTACTGACTAGGCCGTTGCCAGCCGAAAAATTTGGGCACAGGGAGAGATGAAAGACTCCGTGAAAAAAACTTACTGCTTGTTAAAAGCCCCTCATCCATCGGGTTAGATGGTGTCGAAAATTAAAGGTAGCCACGCTACCTTTTTTAGCTATATAAAATTTAATATTTTTTGTTATAATACCTTTGTAAAAGAAGGTATTATTTTTTGGAGGAAATTATGGATAGGGATATATCTATGAGATTTTGGAGGTGTGGTAGAAGTAAAAAGCCTAAAATAGAGACTTCTTATAATAGTTCTCCAGGATACTCTCAAAAATATGGAGTTTCAGGATGTGATTTATATCAACGAAAAGAGTGTGAGAGAATGTGCGGATTAGAGAAAAGTTGTACTGAGTATTTAATTACTATTACTAAAATAGAAGATTAAGGAGAGAAAAGATGAGTAAGCATGAAACTTTGGTAGAGAAGTATTTGAATGAAAATATTAAAAATAGGGTGGAAGTTAAAGCAGAGATTAAAGTTTTAGAGTTGTTAGAGAAAGTTGCTATAAAATATAAAGAATATTTAAAATCTATTGAACATAGTAATGATAAAGATACTTGTGATTTTATAGAATATTTTTTGGCGGGAGGGGACGATTCCGATGTTACTATAAAAGAATTTTTTAAAGTAGCTGACATACTTGGATTTGATATTGAACTTATTCTTAAACCTGAATTTTAAAGAGATGGAAAATGGGTAAATGTATAGATTGCGTGAATAGGTGGCCAGAATGTCATGGAAATTTTGCTGTTCCATGTGAATATAGTATTAAAGATGTAGAAGTGGTAGGATGCAGTAAAAAATTTAAATGTAAAGATATTAAATCCTGTAATAATTGTGCTTGTTATGAATATGCCCATACTAATCTTCAGCCTTGCGCCGGATGTAGTAGTGGGACTAATGGAAGATATGAGAATTGGATTAGCATTACTAAAGCTTCTACAAATGTATTAGCTCAAGCGGTAGATACTATTAATAATTGTATTACATCTATTAATATGCAGGTTTTAGATGATAGATATCCTCCTATCAAAATGATTCCTTTAACTGAGGAGCAGGTTAAGGAAGGTAAGTCTAATATTTATAAATTAATGGAAAAGCAAAATATAGAATCTGAACATAAATATACTAAAGGTGGAGCACCTAAACCTTTTAAATGTCTTCATTGTGGCCGCTTTTTTGAAGTACCTATGAGACATAGATGTGGAAGAACTGTATGGAGTCGCGGAGCTAGAGATATGGTTCATTATAAATATGTAAAACCTGAATATGGAAAGGATTGAAAATGGAATATGAAAAAATAGAATCGGATTTACTTTATATTAAAAGTAAAGATGGATTAGTTATTAAAAGTTGGTGTAGAAATCCGGAAGAGGGAGCTATTCAACAGGCTTTGAATATAGCCCATCTTCCTTTCGCTTTTCATCATATAGCTTTGGCCCCAGATTCTCACCAAGGTTTTGGAATGCCTATCGGAGGTATTTTAGCCACTAAAAATATTATAGTCGTGAGTGCGGTAGGGGTAGATATTGGATGCGGTATGATTGCTACTCAAACTTCAATAAAAGTAGATGAATTTGAAGATTTTAATCGTAATAAAATTTTAAACAACATTAGAAAAGCTATTCCTGTAGGATTCCATCATCATGAAAAACCCCAAGCTTATTGGCCCGATATTTGGCCTAATGGTCTGAATGAGGGAGTAGTATCTTTAGAGGCAGAATCTGCTATGCATCAATTAGGAACTCTCGGATCTGGAAATCATTTCTTAGAAATTCAAAAAGGTAGTGATGGGCATATTTGGATAATGATCCATAGTGGTAGCCGTAATTTAGGAAAGAAAGTAGCGGATTATTATAATAGTGAAGCTAGAGAACTAAATGCTAGATATTTTTCTATGGTTCCTAAAGAATGGGATTTAGCTTTTCTTCCCTTAGATTCTGATGAAGGGCAAGAATATATAGAAGAAATGAATAATTGTCTTATATTCGCTAAAGCTAATCGTAAGCATATGATGGATAAATCTAAAGAGATATTTAAGGAATTTGTAGATGTAGACTTTATTCAAGATATAGATATTCATCATAATTACGCGACTATGGAAAATCATTTCGGCAGTAATGTTATGGTTCATCGTAAAGGAGCTACCTCTGCTAAAGAAGGGCAACTAGGAATTATTCCAGGATCTCAAGGTACGGCTTCGTACATAGTTCGTGGAAAAGGAAATCCTGAAAGTTTTAAAAGTTGTTCTCATGGCGCGGGTAGAAAGATGGGTAGGAAAGAGGCGTGTAGAACTTTAGATTTTCAAGCAGAATTAAATAACTTAGAATCTAAAGGTATTTTTCATTCTTTAAATTCTAAAGAAGATTTAGAAGAAGCGCCGGGAGCTTATAAAGACATAGATATTGTTATGGAAGAACAGAAAGATTTAGTAGAGATAGTTACTAGATTAGAACCATTAGGGGTTATAAAAGGATAAAATATGTTACACTTAGCTTCTGTAAATATTCCAGATTCTGAAATAGAGAAAGCGTATCAAGTAATTTTGACTAGAAAAAATATGGGATGCGTGAATAGATTCCACGCTACTTTCGATATAGACATTGATGGTAAAATAAAATTCATAGAGTTATTATGTCAATTAGACGACTCTAATAAAATATCTATGAGTATAAGTGAATCAGAAGAATGTAATTTTTGTGGTAAGGATAAAAAATGAGTACGGTATATATTTATCCAGGCTGTTATGAATCTACATTAGTACCATTTTAAAGGAGCTTATAATGCCTTGGATGTGTAAAATACATGGAGAATGTGATGTGTATGTATTAAGAGTTGTGGAAGTAGAAAGAGAAATTATATTTGATAGTGCAGATAAAGAATTATCTGACCCTGATATTAGAAGTGAGTACGACATAGAAAGGTCTACTGGAATAAAAGACAATCTTTTATGTGCAGAGTGTCGTAAAGAATGTAAGTGGGTAGATTAAAATGCCTATATATTTTATAAATTCAGCTAAAAGCAGATTATGTACTTTAGATCTTAAAAAGCAATACCCCGATCTTTCTAAATTCTTAATTCCAGTTTTTGAAAAGACTATAGAATTCGCGCCCAAAGAAATAGAGACTAAATATTTATATATGATAGATATTGGTAGTGATGATGTTAGCCATATTATGAACGTAGAAGAATTAGTTAGATTACTTAATAAGAAAATTGTTTTAAAGCCCGGAAATTTTATAGAAGAAGAAATATACGATTTATGGGATTTTTTTGATGCAGAATATTCACTTGATGAAGTACGAGAAAAGGTAAAGCCTTATGAAGAAATGGCTGGCAACATGTGGATTACGATATATGATGATTATCTAGAATGAATTTCTAGAATGATAATTTATAGAAAAATAAGGTATAATAAATATGAGTAGTGTGGTGCAAATAGACACAGGAGAAGATCTCTGAATTATATCAACTCTAGATGAGATATAATTATATGTTGGTGTGAGTCCAACCACTACTCCCAAATACGCGCTTATAATTCAGTGCATCAGAAATCGTGTCTTCTAAACACGAAGTCCCTGGTTGGAATCCAGGTAAGCGCGCCACTAAAAACTAGGAAGAGTGATCTTCCTTTTTTATTTTAAGGAGATATAAATGAGTTTCATAACTGAGAAGGAGTGGGTGTGATGCATTATGAATATTTAATAGGATATTTCTTGTTTAATTATATTATCACTGTAAGTATAAGCACATTTAGTACTAGAATAAATAGATTATTTACTACTCCCGGCCAAAAACTAGTATTATTAGTTGCAGGGACGTATAATTTATTGTTTATTTGGATAATTTATACCTTAAGTAAAACTATAGATAAAGCTGTTACAAAAGCTTTTGACGATATTAGAAATAAAAAACCTAGTATAGGTAGTGATAAAAGTCGCGGGCCATTAGGAATAGATTAAGGAGAGATCGATGAAAGTTGTAATTAAGCCTTATGGTTGTTTACCTTGCTCGGCTGAAGTATTTACTATTAAAGGTAAAAATGCGTGTACGGATGATTTTGGCCGCGAAGAAGATTTAGATAGTTATAATGCTGAACCTTATAGTTGTAGCGATATGCAATTTATTCCACATAACGATCCTACTGAAGGAGTATTAAAATATTATAAAATAACTAAAAAAGAATATCGTGAGATACAGGAAAAATTAAAAGATGCTTTAGATGTCGGAAGTTGTGGATGGTGCGTATAATGTCTAAAAAATTAGTTATCCATCCTCCCATAGAAATAGAATTTGAAGGGGACGGATGTACTTGGATTATAGATGTAGATGGCTCTAGAAGAAATATGAGTAGGGGATGGTGTAAATATCTTAAAGGATATGGATTTCCTTACACGCATTGGTGCGACTTATTTAAAACAGTGATAGATGATAAAGAATTAAATTATCCTAGAAGATGTGAGCAGGGTTATAAATGTTCTGAAGCAGAAGGGAGCTTATATTAATGAATCAAGGACATAAAAAAGTAGTATGTAATTGCGGCAATATTATGGAAGTACCTTTTGAGGATAATAGTATTATTCTAGAAGAAATGTCTTCAGGATCTAAACATTCTATTATATCAGTAATTAGTAATGGAAAGGTTTCTAGATGTTCTAAATGTTACCCTAAAGTAGTTTATACTTGTAAAGGAAAAAATTATGTGGAAATGTACTAAATGCGATAGAATAGCTTTAGTAAGTTTATTAAAAGAAGTTTTAGTTAAAGAAAATAAGTATTATGGTTTGGATGATAGGTATTTAGAGGATGAGCGCGGGAGCGATACTATTCATAGTGAGGAATACGATGTTTTAGACGCTATCCCTTGTTGTAGTTCTTGCCATTCCCCGGCCAAATGGGAAGATGAGTATGACGAGATATGATCTTCCTAAACGAGGTAAAGCTAATTGTATCGTATGCGATGGAGACTGTAACTATAAAAGAATTCGTTGTAGTCGGTGCGGGGAATTATTTTGTACTAAATGCGATTCTAGAGTCTATGGGGTATGTGATATATGCGTTGTTATAGAAACTGGAGAATCAGATAGTTCTTTTCCAGAATTAAGAGGAAGATATTATGATTAAAAGTGTTAAAATAGAGATTCCTATTCCAGATAAGTATGTAGAGTATGACTATCCAATATGTTCAGAAAATTGCCCTTTTCATCAAGTTAAATTTGATATGAATTATACTTTAAGTGTTAGACAGGATAGGTGTATTTTAAAATTAGCTAAAGGAACTAAAGTAAAAGGTATCTATTTGACCCCCGGCCAAAAATGTAAGCCCGGAAATTATACTTTGACTCTAGAGAATAAGGGTGAGGAGTGAGGGTAAAATAATGCCGCTATGTAAATACTGTGAACACAGTAATCCTCTAAGTAGTGTATGTAATAGAATGAGGGAAATACAAAACTGCCGGGGAGATAAATTTTTAATAAAAGTACATGCATGTGAAGATATGTTTAAAGAGGCAGTAGTTTCTTGTGAAACCTGTCCGGGCTGCACAGTAGGGGTGGAAGAATGGAAGAAAACTTGTTTAGAAAATAATTTCCTCAACTGGAGGCCTAAATGGTGGAAAGAGTAGTAATAGGTTGGAAATGTTATGAAGAATTAGGTCCCATTCATGCTAGTAGAAGTGCTTTAGAAGGATTAGGGATAAGTGATGTAGATGGAGAACTTAAAAGAATAGAAGAGCATAATGAAAAATATTATGAGGAGCATAAAGAACATATAGCTGCTTGGGATAAAATGTGGGGCGGATACTATGACCAACACGCAATATGCCCTATATGTAAGAAACGTAGTTTTAGAGTAACACTATTAGGATATTCTAATCCTCCAGATCTTAATAGAGTAACTTGTAGTTGTGGCTGGGTCGGTAAACGAGATGATATGATTCCGTGGGAGAAGTAATGGCTAAAGTAACAATGTTAGTGTATACCTGGCCCAATTTAGTGTAGCTTCTGGAAGAACTCATCGTTGTGATGAATGCCGTGCGCTAGTTGGATATGAGAAGGATGGAAAGGAGTGTACATGAAAGATAAATACGTAGTTATGAAGTATAGAACTTCTCATTCTTGGGGGTTTTCTGAGTGGCAAAGAAAAATAGTCCATATTTATGAAGGTGAGACTATAAAAGAAAAATTTAAGAGTGTCGGAGATCAAATGGCCGATAATTGGTCTTGGTCTGATAAGTTCCATTATGTTGAATGGAAACAAGAAAGGAATAAGAAAATTATTGCTGAAGTAATAAATGAAAGGAAAGAATATCTAAAACAAGAACTTAAAGATTTGGAAGGATAAGATGCATATTACTATAAATAAAGACCATCAGCAAATGTGCGAAATGTTGATTAAAAGTATTGATATTTTAAGAAAAGATGGATTTTCTGATGAGAGAGTAGTCAGTAATATTTATCAAGTATTATTGAAAGTGAAAAATGTGGAAAAGGAACTATAGTAAATCGAGGTCTGAAACTTAAAGATTTGGAGGGGTAAATGTCAGAAAAACTAAATTTTGAGCCTATAGATAATTATGATTGTAGTAGTTTTTACAGCAGTTTAAGAACTCGCGGCTGCACATGGAGCGAAAAATGTAATTGGGAAGCTAGAGGAATGTCTAGTATTACTATTACACCCTATACTGTAGGATTTATAGATTGGATATTAAAAAGAAAGAGTTATTGTAAATCTACTGAGTGTAAGTGTTCTGGATATTTAAAAACTAATAAACCCGATTCTGAAATAGAAGAACAGTGGTTTGGGTGTAGATAAGGAGAGAATATGAAAAGAAAAAACATAGAAGTTAAAAAGAAGATTTATACTTTTGATCTCAATGATTTTGAAGGCTGCAAGTGTTTAGATGATCTAATTGTTAAGATGGAAGAGATTAAAACTTATGTTAATGAGCACATACACATAGAAAATTCTACTATAGAAATACGTCACGAACCTGATGAGTGCTATAGTGATCATTGGGGGATAGTAATTTATGAAATTTGGTCGCGGCCAGAAACAGATAAAGAATTTAATAGGCGTATGAAAAATAAAGAAACTCAAAAAATTAAAATAGAAAGGTCTAAAGAAAAACGCCGTCAGCAATATCTAGAACTTAAAGAGGAATTTGAAACTGTGCCAGATCCTGATAATAGATGGGATGGAGATAGAAACTTGTGTTAAGTAGTAAATTATTTGAATACTAAGCAATTAATATGATATTATAGATAAAAAAGGGGGTCTCCTCTTTTTTAACTATTTATTTTGGCGGGCCAAAAATGGAATTAATTAAAAAACTTACAAATGATAGAAGAACTCAAGATTTTAGTATTAAAAAATTTATATTTTTTATTTCATGGCTATGGAGTATGGTTATATCTACTATTCTTATTTTTAAAGTAATAGCTTTTCCAACCGCACTTCTAATATCAGCAATTGGTCCTATAGCTTATATAATTTTTGGACTACTTGGTGTAACGGGAAGTTTATATTTAGGAGGTAAATCTTCAATATTTTCAGGACTTTTACAGACACAGAATGGGCAAAATTGTAATCAGATTTATAGTCCTAGTGTGGAGATTGCTGAAGAATCTAAGGAGGATGGTGATGATGGCCCCGGACCTAAAGCATAACATTTTTATAGAGTTAGATGGTATTTTATCTAATTACTATTTTTCGGCGCGGGAATATGCTTTAGAAAAATATAATAAAGTAATTATTGATGATAGCTGGTACGGTCATACTTTAACTGAGCGCGAAATTATAAATATGCATAGAAGTAAAGAATTCTATAATAATATGAATTTACTTCCATTTGCTAATAATATAAATAAGTTAGATTATAATATAATTATAACTACAGATAGAGTTATGGATAAAGGATTAACTTTAAGCTGGCTGGTCAGAAATAAAATTAATTTTGATATAGTTCTTCATCGTTCTACTATAGGTAAGAAAAATCTTATTAAGGATTTTAAACCTGTAGCTATTATAGACCGCGATTTTTCTTTTTTATCTAGTTGTATAGAAAAAGTGAATAAACTAGTTTATGTCTATAATCCTTGGAGTAATTTTTCGCGGCCAGAAATTGTTTCTGTTCCTAATTTAGAAAATATAGTGACTATATTAAATGATAAATAAGACGACTATGGAGTTAGCTACCATAGAAGAGGTAGATGCTAAGACATGGACTGTAACAGTATCTACCGTACTCTCTAATAAATTATATAGAGGAGTACAAATAGGTAGCGCTTATCTAAATTCTACTAATGGAGCTATGTTAGGAGCTTTACCAGAAGTAGGAAGTGTTGGATATATATTAACAGGAGAAGGAGAAACTCAGAAGGTATTAAGTTATTATTCTACACCTTTTAATCATTCAGAACATTTTAAGGCTGGACGCCCAGAAATAAATCCGGGCGATATAGTAATGCGAGGCACTTCTGGTAATGAAGTAATAGTACGTAGAGGAGATGTAATAACTATATCAGCCGGTACTGGTTTAGCCATGAGAACCTATACTGGTAAAGATAATAGTATAAAAGATATATGCGGTAATTATACTTTAGAAACTTCGGGGGGATATATGAAATGGGGGACGGATAATTTAAATCCATCTCCAACAGGAGTATCCCCTACTTATTTAAAAGCGGAATTTAGAAAAGCAGATGGATTAGATAGTACTATAATGATAGATATAGGTACTATAATAGATGATGCATTACAGCAAATAAAAGTTAGAGTATTAGATTTACTAGGAACTGAATTATATAAATCTACTGTAGATGTTACAGGAAAATCTATAGAAACTTGTACTAGTAAAAAAATAGAAAGCACTGGAACTTTAACATTAGGAAATATAGAAATATTAACTACTACGGGGCATGTTAAATTAGGGGCGGTAGGATCAACTAATTTTGAACAGGCTATACTAGGTTCTTTTTTAACTAGCGAATATGCTAATCACTTTCATTCAGGCCCTTACGCTACTTTAGTAGAATCAGATCCGGCTATTATAGCTAGATTATTAGCTTATTTATCTAGTGTAGTTTATATAGGAGATTAATTTGGCTACACTTTATGCTAGAGCGGCTGGAGGTGCGTGGGCCACTGTAGGAACTTGGTCTGATACTGATTCTTCAGGAGCTTCTTCAGGTACAGTCCCCTCTTCTACTGTAGACGTTATATTTGATGCCGGATCTACGGGGTTAGTTACTTTAGGTGCTGGAACTTTAGCTTGTAAAACATTAACTTTTGAGGGGGCAGGAAATCAAATAGAAGTTACCTCATTAAAAAATTTAAATGTATATAGCCATCTGACCTTATATTCAGGAATGTCCATAACTGGTACAGGACTCATAATAGTTAGGGGTACTACGACAATAACTTCTAATGGAGTTGTGGTGCCATGTAATATGTCTTTCTTTAATAGTAGCCATATTACATTATCTGGAGACTTAACGTTATCTGGATCTTTCACCGCTGGAATTAGTGAAATACTTGGAGATAAATTAATATTGGGCGGCGGGTTTACTGGAGCACCTACGATTACAGGAACTTCAGGAGTTTATTTAACTGGAGGAACTTGGGATACCTCATCTGGGCCTACAGGTGTGCAAAATCTATTTTTAGATGGAGATGTATTAGTAGGAGTAAATCCTTACTATGGCGGCGGAACTCTGAAATATTTATCTGGAACTATTGATACAACTACTAATATTTCTATGTTGCATATATCTTCTTCTTGTACACTTGATACTGAGGGTATGAGTTGGTACGATATAGCATTTGAGGCAGATGCAGTACTGTCTTTAAAGTCTAAACTTTCACACCTAAATACAATAATTAATAATGGATATACTGTAGGTATAGAAGGATTAGGTGGGGGCATGTCTAGATCAAGGGTAGTTAATGGCGGGGGATTTTAATGAGAATAATAAAGAAAAATAGTACTCCTACAATATCCTTTTTAGTAGTAAGTTCTAGTGATCATATTACTGGAGTTACAGGATTAAGTGAAGGAGCTACGGATTTTGCTATATTTGTTAGTGAAAATGGTGAAGCTTTTTCAGCAGACGCTATATCTAGTTTCACAATTACTGAACTAGCTTATGGGTGGTATAAATGTGTTTTTGATGACACTACCTACACAGATACTTTGGGAGAACTGTTATTTCACATAACTGCTACTGGTGGAGATCCTATAGATTTTAAAATGATGGTGTGTGAAGTTACTTTAGATGATGTGGGTGCCCCTGTTACTGTAGATAGTTCAAGTACGGTATTTGCAATACTAGATAAATTAGCTGGTAGTAGTTTTAGTACAACCACAGATAGTTTGAAAGTATTGTCAGATAACTTAGATACTGTAGATGGTGTAGTTGACGGAATAGATACTGCTGTTGGTGCACTGAATAATCTTTCAGTATCGGAAGTATGGGGGGAGGCTCTTCCCGGCGCATATGGTGCAGGAACTGCGGGATATTTAATAGATGCGATACAAGATAAAACCACTAATCTTCCAGCCGATCCCGCTTCTACTACAAATGTAACAACTAGTGAAGGGGTGATAACTAGTGCGATATCAGGATTAAATAATATCAGTGTAGCTAATATTTGGGGAGAAGCTGTTCCTGGAGCTTATAGTGCTGGAACAGCAGGATATCTTGTTGACGCAATTAATGATAAAACGACTAACCTTCCGGCTGATCCTGCTGCTACAAGTGATGTTTCGGGACTAAACAATATTAGTGTGGCTGAAGTATGGGGTGAAGCTCTTCCTGGCGCTTACGGGGCAGGAACGGCTGGTTACTTGATAGATTCTATTAATGACAAAACTACTAATCTTCCGGCTGATCCAGCCTCTACTACAGATGTAACGACTAGCGAAGGCGTAGTTACGGGGGCTATTTCTGGATTGAATAACCTATCTGCAACTGACGTAGAAGATGCCGTATGGGATGCGACAATGACAGACCATGAGGACGTTGGAAGTACAGGTATAACATTAAGTACTGCTGGTGCTGGTGGAGATCCTTCCGCTATTGCAGACGCAGTTTGGAGTGAAGACATATCTACCTATACTACTCCTAATACAGCAGGACAGATGTTACATGACGAGGAAAGTATTATATGGGATGCTACTATGGCTAGTCATGTACTTACAGGAAGTACTGGTAAATCATTATCTTTAGCTGGAAGTGGAACTATAGATTATAATGCCATAGCTGACGCAGTATGGGATGAACCTACTGCTGGACATGATATAGATGATACTTTTGGTAAACAAGCTTCCAGTACTGTAGCTGTTGATGTTCCGCCCGGAGAACATAGGCCTTGTGTTTGGGGAAGGATATAGCTAAAAAAACTAGATTTCTCTAGTTTTAATTTTTAAATAGCTGGTTTATCCAGCTATTATTTTTACTACTCTATCAATAACCTTTTCCAACTTCATACTACTAGTATTTATAATTTCCATCTTAAATGCCGGATGATTAGAATACTTCTTATAATTATTCCTAACTCTAGAGAGGAAATTAATATCTTCAGGTCTAGGAGTTCCTTTTCCACCACTTCTATCGATACATCTTTTAATAGCCGTTTTTGGATCTATATCAAACAATATAACTACATCAGGAATTAAACAACTATTAAAACAATAATTTTCTACAAAAGGATATACATCTTTATCTGTATCTTCAATATAAACTTTACGCTTATTAACTTCTATCTCATATAACTTTTTACTTAAAGTTTCTTTTTGATATGCTAATGTGCTTAACCAACTTCTATCAGTTATTACAGCACCTTTATTAACACTATTTAAATAATGATCTATATCTTCCTCGCCCATTTTAAGATCTGCTAAAAACAAAAAGAGTGAGGCCTCGGGATTGGTTTTCTTTGTTATAGTCAGTAGATCTTTACAAGGTTTAGGGTAGTTTTTAAAAAATAAGTTTTTAGAGTTGGACTGTAAAAAATTATAGACAGAAGTTTTTCCACTTCCGTCTATCCCTTCCAAAAATATAACTTCTTTATTTTCAAACATTTATTTAGACTTCTTCTTATTATTCTTTCCGGTAGGTTTAATATTCTTCGCGCCATTTTTAATTGCGCCAATAGCCGCAGCAGCAAATTTCTCACCTATACTCATACTTTCTCCTTTATTCATTAAACTACCTCCAACATATTATTAGAGGCCTCAAATACTATATAACAATATATTAATATTTTTTGCGCTAAAAATATTAATATTATGGTATAAATTATTTGAGGAGATTAATTATGAATAATAATGGTTGTGTCATTCCATGCATATGGTGTAGATTTTTCTATGTCTGTCCTAGTAGTATTTTAATGGAGGAAAATTGAAAGAAAAATATTGGTGGACTAAAACAGATATACTAAAAATGCCAAAGAGTGATAATTGGTTTTTCGGTATAGTAAAAGAATCAGCTACAAAATTGTGTGTAGCTGAGATATACCCTAGATTTGGATATGCTGAAATATTTGAATTAGATTTTGGAAAAGAGTATGGGCCGGGAGGTAGATATCCTTATGACGGACATAAAGAGCTATTTCAATTTTGTAAGGATTTATATTACTTTAAACCTATTAATAGAAAGGGGAAATAGATGGGTAAGCTGAACCGCATCGACGAAATCAGGGAGAGGTTGGAGAAGGCAACAAAGGGATGGCGGCAAGACGATGTTGTAGAACATTACATTGTCTGGGGAGAAGAGGGAGAAAGGCATTTTGTTTGCTCTGCTTATGACGACTTTATCCCCCTCATCGCCCACACCCCCGACGACCTCCGCTTCCTGCTGGCGCGGGTGGGGGAGTTGGAGAGTTTTATATCCAACCACCTCATTAATTACACATGCTCCGATTGTCCCAATATTGATTTAACAGAAACCGATAAAATGGCGGCAAGCTTTGATGGGGGTTCTTCTGAAAAATGCCGACAGTGCCTATTAAACAAGGCCAGCGCTCTGCTGGCGAAGGAGGACAAAGATGGAAAGTAAGCAGTTACTAGAAGCCTATGCAAAGGGTGAAAGAGTTTTTATCAATGCGGACCTCCGTGGCGCGAACCTCTGTGGCGCGGACCTCTATAACGCAAACCTCCGTGGCGCGAACCTCCGTGGCGCGAACCTCTGTGGCGCGAACCTCTGTGGCGCGGACCTCTATAACGCAAACCTCCGTGGCGCGGACCTCCG